ATGAGAGATGAAATAAAATGTCCAATAACATTAGGCGAATATGAAAGATATGTTAAAAATAAAGCTATATTTGATACATTACCTAAAGAAAAAAGAGATTGGGTAGAGTATTTCATGTTTACGTATGAATATTTATTATCTGATTTTGTAATGAAATTAGATGGTGATGAATTATGGATTTTAATAAATACAGGAAAAACTGTAAAAGAATTTAAAATTTAAAGGGATGATAATATGAACGAAGGAGTACGTGTATACAGAAATTTATTATGGGATATATTAGATCAAGAATCAAAATTATTCATAATAACTTTATTAATGGAAAATGGATTTGATGGAGAATGTAAATTAATATCTATGATAGATGGAGATACCACTATTATGGAGGTTACCGATACATTTGGTCATTCTATGGTTTTACCTATAAATATATTAGATATTTTAAATAATTGAGATATAACCTTTATAAGGTTATATCTCTTTCAAAATCGAACAAATCTATAACATAATTTATTATAAAAAGGAGTGAATAGAATGCCTAAAAGATTATATGTAAGCCAGGTTGAAGCTGGATATTTTATAAAGAACGCTTTAATGTGTGCTCCTAATATACCTACTAAAGGTATATATAATGTTGGTGATATAGTTATATCATCAGTTCAACAAAATGACGTATTTGGATGGGTTTGTGTTGAAGCAGGAGAACCAGGTAAGTGGGAAGTTATATGTGATATAGTTGAAGTTAAAAATGGTATAAAGCAAAATTCTAATAATATAAATAATCTTATTTCAAGAATGAACAATGCTGAAGTTAAGATTGTTAATATAGAAAACGTTGTTGCAGCAATTGATAAAAAAATTGATGAAAATGTTAATGCTATAAATACTCAGATAGAATTTGCTAAGAAAACATTAACTAGCTTATCTACTCAAATAGGCAATAATGCCAGTAATATAGTTAAAGCTAATGCTAATATAGCAAATTTAGAAAAAGTAGTTAATACTAATGCTGGAAATCATGCTAATGATATATCTAACATCAATAAAAATATAACAAATCTACAAACTATAGTTGGTAATAATGCTAACGATGCTACTGAAGCAGCTACAGGTTTATTAAAAGAAATAAATGATTTAAAAGTTATAGTTGGTAATAATGCTGAAGCAGGTGAGGAAGCAGCTTCAGGAATGTTAAAAGAAATAACTGACATAAAAACATTTGTAGGATTAGTTGAGGGTGAAAATCAAGGTCCGACATTAGAAGATAGAATTGATGTATTAGAGCATGTTGTTGGGGAAGAAGCTAATGGTAAAGAACCTGCAACAGGTTTATTTAAAGATGTAAATGAGTTAAAAGACTTTGTTGGATTAGGTGAAATGCAAGGAGACCAACCTAATTTATTAGATAGACTTGATGACTTAGAAGAATTAGTAGGTAACAATGCTGAAGAGGGTGAAGAAGCTAGAGGAGGTATTGTTAAAGATATCACCAATATCAAAAGAATGATAGGGTATGTTGATGGTAATACATATACAGTACCTCTATTAGAACAAATAAAAGGTTTACAAAATTTAGTAGGAACACCTGCCAAAGGTGAAGATCCTGCTACAGGATTGCATAGAGAAATAAAAAATTTACAAGAATCTATAGAAGAAGTGAAAGATGATTATCTTAAATTTTGGGTAGGAACAAATGCAGAGTATCAAGCTCTGACTAAAGTAGAACATGGAAGATTATATATAATTATAGATTAAGGAGGTATTAAAAATGTTAAACAATGTAAGATTTAATGGAAAAACCCCTCCTATTTTTCATATTTCTATAAAAGATAAGCCTGTAGTAACAGATGAAGACGTTGCTATTGTAGGAAAAGCGATTGTTGGTGAATCTAAAGTTTCTGATGAACAATCTGCCGTTATTGCTGGTATGAAACAAGTACGTTCAATGTATCTTAATGGACAAATGGTATATAACTATAGACCTTGTGAAAAACTAGAATTGAATGCTATGGAATTAGTTCTTACGAATACAGTTGATAACTCATTCAAACTATCAGTTAAAGTCACACCTTCGAATTGTACTGAGGAAGTAACTTTTACATCTAGTAATACTGATGTTGCGACAGTTAATAGAGATGGATCTATTCGTCCTGTAAATTTAGGTACATGTAATATAATCGCAACATGTGATAAAAAGAGTGTTGCTTGTAAAGTACATGTTAAAGAACAAACATTATACTTATATAATCGAGGAGTTGTAAATAATAATAGTGAGTTTGGTAAGATAGTTCATCCTAGTGATACAAGTAAGTTTAGTTATGCAACTGATAATATTTTCCTTAAATTAGCAGGTTCGAATAGTGATTATGGAACAATATGGTTCAGTTGGGCTAACAAAGTTGATTTTGGAGAATATGATGTTATGCATATGGATATAACAAATACAGCAGACCATTCAACTATAATTGGGCTAACTAGAAATAATAAAACCGGACAACAAGGATATCAAAACGGTAATCCTACAGCTGTAGATGGTACGACATTCGTTGATGATAGAACAGTTATAGCATTAAAGCAAGGGGTTAATAAACATTCACTTGACGTTGACCTTGTAAATGGTGATGGGTATTTAGGTCTATACTTTAAACGTAACATTGGTACAGGAGATACTCTTGAAGAGTTTATTAATATAAATACTATCTATTTAATACGTAAATCTGCTTATGTTCTTGGTACTGGTGTTGATACTTCTGAAGAAGTAAATGTACCATGTACTGGATTATCATTTACACAAGATGAAATTGACTTAGAATATACAGGTAATACTATGTACAATCTAAATACATTATTATCTATAGACCCACAAAATTGCGATGAACGTGTTCAATGGACAGTTATAGATGATGGTGATCATGTAATGGATGTTAATGATACGGGATATCTAAATATAACTGGTTTAGGATCTGCTCATGTTCAAGCTATTTGTGGTAAATACTTTGATAGTATAAGAGTTAATACTATTTCAAGCTGTACAGGAGTAAGTTTAAATAAAACATCAGCAACATTAGATTTATCAGGAACTAAAACAGTTACTCTTACAGCTACAATAACTCCATCTAATACTACAGATACTGTTTCATGGAGTTCAAATAATAACAATGTAGCAACTGTAAGTAATGGAGTAGTTACAGCTAAAGCTGCTGGTTCATGTACAATAACAGCTACTTGTGGTAGTAAATCAGCTACTTGTAGTGTTACTGTAAAAGTAAGTTGTACCGAAATATTGTTAGGAACTTCCGTAGGAACATTGGATGTATCAGGAACTAAGACAACGACAATGCAAGTATCAAAAACACCAAGCAATACAACAGACGCAGTTACTTGGGAATCAAGTAATACTAATGTAGCAACTGTAAACAATGGTGTTGTAACTGCTAAAGCACCAGGCACTGTTACTATAACAGCTAGATGTGGTAGTAAATCTTCTTCACATACACTAACAGTAATTGCATCTTGTACATCTATAAGCTTAAATAAAACAAGCCATACGATGAATTTATATAAATATCAAAATAGTACTTCAGCTGATAATAGTGTAACATTAACGGCAACTAAAGCACCGGCTAATACGACTAATAATGTAACTTGGTCTTCGAGCAATACATCTGTAGCGACTGTTAATAGTAGTGGTGTAGTAAGTGCTAAGTCTGCGGGAACATGTACAATAACTGCTAGTTGTGGTAGTAAATCAGCTACATGTAATGTAACGATAATAGCTGTTCAAATGGATGTTGATGTTGCAACATATACAGGAAAAACAGGTACAACTGTCAATCTTTATAGTAATTTAATAGTTAACCCAAGTAGTTATAAATCAAATGCTACGTGGTCAACAGATGACAGTAGTATAGCAACTATCAATAACAATGGTGTGTTAACAATAAAATCATCAGGATTAGTTACAGTTAAAGCTGTTGTTAATGGAATAGAGGTATCTATGTTAGCTTATATTGAAGCTATCAATCAACCGGGATTAAAATTATCAGCAACTAGTTCATATATGATACCTGGAGAACAACATACATTCTATGCAGATATTACTAATTATAATAGTTCATGTACTTATAATTTTGAAGTTAATAGAAGTAAGACAACTATAGATGTTGCCGCATCTGTTCTTAACGGCGGTTCAAGATTAGCGGTAACTGTCACTATGAATAGTGCAGAATCTGCTGCTGTTAATATAATATTAAAAACTGATGGATTTGCAGATGTAAGTGAAAGATTTGAAGTTTATGTGAGAACTTGATGATATAAGAATAGATATAGACTACGGTCTATATCTATTTTTTTCACCAAAAACAATCTCATAATAAATAAATAATTGAAAGGAGTTATGAATATGGCTGATAGATTGTATGTAAGCACAGATGAGGCTTCTTATTTTATTACTCGTACATTAGGATGTGCTGAGAATCCACCGATTTCAGGAGAGCATAATATTGGTGATATAATAATATCAACTTTACAACAAGATGATATTTTCGGATGGGTTTGTGTTAAAAACGGTAATCCTGGAGAATGGAAAATCATATGTGATGTAATAAAAATCAAAAATGATTTAAATATAAATGCTGAAGACATTAAGAAACACGCAAATCGAATAACAAAAAACGAATCAGATATAAAAATAATAAATGATGCGATAACTAAAATAGATGCTAGTATAGAAGGGGATAACGATGAAATAAAAGAACTGATTAATCAAAACACTTCTAATATTTCTAAAAATAGTAATAGCATATCTGGTATCAACAGTCAATTAAATAATATCAATGGATCTATAACTGAATTGAATACTAAAAATGATAATAATGCTGAAGATATAACTGAATTATATCAAGAAATTGATGATCTTATAGATTTGATAGATGGATTAGATGGTAAAACTGATGCTAGTGATAGTAATATAACAGGTATTAATAGTCAAATAAATGATATGAAAGAGGATATAGAAAATTTAACAAAAGAATTAGGAGATGTGCAATTAATTCAAGGACCAAAAGGAGATAAAGGAGATCCTGGTGAGCAAGGACCTAAGGGTGATAAAGGAGATCCTGGTGAGCAAGGACAAGATGGAAAATCTATAACTATTAAAGGAAGTATTGAAGAAGAAAACTTACCGGAGATTGGTAATGTTGGTGATGGATGGTTGATAAATGGAAATTTATTTGTTTGGGATGAAAACACTACAGGATGGATTAATGTTGGGAGTATACAAGGACCAAAAGGAGATCCTGGTGAGCAAGGACCTAAGGGTGATAAAGGAGACCAAGGGGAACAAGGACCTAAGGGTGATACAGGTGAGCAAGGTATACAAGGACCTAAGGGTGATAAAGGAGAAGATGGGTTGAATATATCAATATTATTGAACAATGAGTCGTATATTGCAGATCCTCAAGGAGTTATATCTTTACCGAATTATCCTGATTTGACAAATTATGTAGAAATTTCATTATTAAACGATTTGATAAATAGAATAAGTGATTTGGAAGCAAGAGTAGCTAAATTAGAAAATCCTGAACTAGAAGAACCAGCACCTGATGATCCTGAAACTGAATAAAAAATAAGATATAGGACATTTGTCCTATATCTTTTTAAAATTTACTCATAAAGTTTCTTATGTCATGTTTTATTTTATCTTCTACTTTAATATAATATGTATCAGTACCCTCTTTTAATATTATGTTATTTAAATCTTTTGTTAATTGTAAACTATCACCTATAACCTCTTCAACACTTTTAACTAATTTAAAGTTTTTAGACTCTTCTTTTATAAAGTCTGTAAACATTGCTTCGTTTACTGCAAACACCATATCTCTGTATTGCTCTTCTGTTATATCAGCTCCAGCACTTTCAGTTATTGCTTTATTAACTACACTCATAGCTTTAGTTTCATCTCTATAAGCTTCACAATGACTTGGTAATATAACACAGTCAGCAGTTACTAAATGACCAGGTTGGTTCATTAACATAGTACCGTCTTTAGTTCTGCTTAATTTAGCTAACATTCTTACACTGAAAGCCGGTTCTAACCCTTGAAGGATTCTTCTAGTTAACATAGTACCACAAGCACCGTCATCGAAAGTTTCAAATTCTCCCTTAAGTAAATTACCACTTCTATAATATGAATTTATTCTACCACATATTCTAGCAGGGTCTATTTGAGTTACTCTAGACATAGATTGGTCTAATGGATGACCGTATTCACTAACAAATGATTTCTTACTTATAAGTTCTTGTATATGAGGTGCGTTCCAAGAAGCCATTACAGCATCACCATCATATATTCTTTTATTTCTGTTTTTAACTCCAAATGATTGAAACACAGTTTCGAATATAACATAAGTCATACCATTTTTGTTAAAGTCTCTTACATTAACAGCACATGGATCTGCAGTTTGTTCCATGATAACATGTGCAACAACTTCATTTTTTTCTATCATGTTATTACTCCTTTCTAATTTATTTGTATGATTACTGTATTGTTCAGGGATACAAAAAATCTGGACAATTTATTAAAGGAGGAGATAATATGATAAATATAAGTAAATTAATATCTTCGATTAAGTTAGAATTAGGTTTAACTGCTATGGCTACTCCATTTGATAATTTAGATGAAATGATTAGAGAAATAATAGTCATAAGAACATTACCAGTATTTGACGAATTATATCCGTATATAGTTCCGTTACAAATAGATACCAATGACTTAACACAAGTTGAAAGAAGATCAGAAAGCACTATTTATAGACTACCTGATGTGTTTGGTGAAGCTACTATAATGATGATAACACATATGGAACCTCTATTTGATGAAAATAGATATTCGCATGATTATAATACATCATTATTCTCATATGGTGTAACACCGTGTATATATGGTTATCAGGAACTTATGTTAGCACAAGCACAAGCTAATATGTTAAGTACTGCTTCTAAAGGTGCAACATTCCAATTTATACCACCGAATATGATAGAAATATTTAGTGGTTATGCTATGGGTAATACTTTTAGATTATCTGTTGCATTATCACATGCTGAAAATCTTTCTACATTACCTGCAACTTGTTATACATCATTTCATAAATTAGCATCATTTGATGTCAAAGCATATTTATACAATACTTTGATACATTATGAAAATCTATCTACTGCTTATGGGCAACTAAGTTTAAATATAGATAGATGGAGTAATGCCGAAGATGATAGACGTGCTTTATTAGAAAAATGGGAAGCTACATATCATTTAGATTTGTCAAATATTTATTTCATATAAAAATTTATATGATAAACAATTAATTATCCTTTAATTTAATTTATTTTTTTTATTACCAATATAAAAAGGAAGATAACCAATATGATTTGGTTATCTTCCTTTTTTAATGTCGAAAACAATTTTGTAAGGGATTACAAAGGAAAGGAGAATGTATATGAAAGATTTTTACAACATAGAAGAAAACTTTGACTTTCTTTATAATGATATAGCAACATTACTATCTGGTGAAATAATAGATTCTTCTATTTCGGAAAACTGGTTAGCTAATTGGTATGTATGTGATAAATATAATACTACTAAAGCTGTTGAAAAATATGCTGCAAATAAACTTATAAATAAAATAAGATATTCAGATATCCCAGTAGATGAATTTAAATTAATTATCGACAGAAAACTTAGTGGTTGTTGTGAATCATATAATGATAATGAAGCTACTATAGAAGATAAAAAATATATGATAGAAAATATACAAAGGGTCAATATCGATAAAAGTACATTGTCATATATAATAGAAGATTTTGAATGTGATGAAATAGTTAAATATATCGAAGAAAATTATTCTAATATACCTAACACTATTGATTTTAATAGTTTATCTGAAAATACCAAAGAGGTTTTTAATATAATTTCTCATATAAAACATGCTATTTTAGAAAGTAGAGAAAATCAAGATAAATTAGAATACATTAAAGATTGTAATACTGTGGTGTTGTATAAACATAAATATGTTGCTAATGAAGCATATGTATTTGATATGTCTGAGATGTATAATACATTAGAATATTATCTTTATAATGAATCTGATGCTATTATAGAACATACTATGAAAGAACTATCTAAAGGTAATGAACTTATAGATTATTTAATAACACATAAATTAGATGAATCATCCGATATATTTATATATGAAAAATCAATAGAAATGTTCAATTCTTTAGTAGAATCATTAGTTTTAGACGATAACGATATGGAAATTGATGACTTTATTCGTTTATATACAATAACAGAAGCTTTATGTGATTATGAAGAAACTATGGAAGCATCATCTAGAATAATTAGAAAAGGTACTGAAAAAGTAACTAAAGTTATAGGTAATAGATCAGCTAAATCTAGAGGTATGAGTAAAGCTGGTTCTGCTGTAGGTGAAATAAAAAGAGGTGCAAAAATAGTTGATGATAGAGCTTCGGATGCTATAAATTCAAAAATAGATCAAATAGTAAACTTCACTAGAGAACAAAAGAATGAAAAACTGATAACTGGTAAAGCAACTGTTAAATTAAGTAGAGTTCTTAAAAATGCGATAGCACTTATAATTGCTGGTGGTATTGCTAAGAAATCACCAGTGATAGGTTCTATTTCAGTTATAATTGGTTTATTAGGTGCTAGAGCTTTAAGCAAAACAGTTGAAGCTAGGGAAAAACGAAGAATACTTTTAGATCTTGAAACTGAGCTTAAAATAACTAGAGAAAAAATAGAAGATGCTAAAGCTGAAAATAATAAAGAACAAAAATATCAATTAATGAGAATTGAAAAAGAATTAGAAAAAGAAATATTCCGTATCAAGAATAATTTAAAATATTACTAGGGGGTTGATGTGATGAAACACGATGATTTTTCATGGGACGATATCATATTAGAAGCTCCTGGTGATGATGCTATTGAAGGTGGCGATGATGAACTATCAGCTACAGATTATGCTTCTGATGATGTTGATGCTGTAGAAGCTGAACCTGCTGAAGATGATTTAGAAGCTGATGATTATACTGCTGAAGAAGGTGAAGAAGACGTTGAAGCTGATCCCGAAGCTGAAGAAGATCCAGCAGACGAAGATCCATTAGCTGAAGATGAACTTGGTGATGAAGAAGGTGATCCAGCAGACGAAGATCCATTAGCAGATGATACTGGAACTGAAGACGTTGAAGCTGATCCTGCAGAAGAAGAAGTTACAAGTGATGTTTCTACGGATAAACAAAATATAAATCTAGTAAATGATTTTATTGAATTATATACTAGAATGGGAGAAATAATGGAGCAACTAAGTACGAATTGTAAAACAAATATTAGGTATAATCCAAATATTATAACAGTAAGACGAAATTTAACTAAGTTAAGAGAGACTACATATAATTATATAACTACTAGGTTTGTTAAAGAAACTTATGTATCAAATTTATATCAATTTAATCTTATAATACAAGCTTTAAATGTTAATATAGACTTATTAAGTTCGGTTATAGATTCAAATAGGAAATTTAATGAAAAAGAAAACAAAAAACCTGCTAAAAAACGTAATAAAAAGTAGTTCTCAAGTTTTATGGATAAAACAAATTAATAAGCGTGAAATATAACAATATTTACAATAAATTTTTGAAACAACTATTTAATATTAAATTAAAAATAATCGTAAAGGAGTGTATTTGTAAATGGCTAGATATAATGAAGTAAACCCAACAAGAGTTGTTGGATCATTTGTGGAATCAAGAAATGAAGATTTTAATAATCAATTAGTTTCTATAAACGAAACATTTAAAGGTTCTTTTGGATTAGATCCAATAGAAGAATCTTTAAAAGTATACAAAGATGATGTTATATTCGAACAATACAAAGAAATGTTAATAGGGGATTTATTTGATAATTCATTAGGCGACAGATACTTAGACTTATTACCTTCTAAAGTAGAACAAATAATAGAAAACTCTAAATTTGAGATAGTAAATGAAGCTTACGGTGTTGCTCAATTATCTCCAATAGTAGGATATACATTACCTATAATCAAGAAAAATATGCTTGAATGTATAGCTAAAGACATAATGATGACTGAAGTACCAGATGCTCCAGTAATCAAAGTTGCTTTCGAAAGAAAATTCTTAAAAGATAAAAACGGTAAAAAATATTATATACCTGAAATATTCTATGATAAATCTTTCAAGGAAGCTTCTGAAATGGCTAAAGGAACACCAATAATGGCTGATCCAATACAAGCACCACTTGATGAGTTCCCATTAATGGAAAACTCTATGATGGCTGCTGGTATGGAAGTAAGAAAAGGTCAAGATTCTTTTGCTTACGACTTAGCTATAGAAGAAGTTGTATTTGATGGTGTTACTGTAAAAGGATTAAATATAAAACCAGATATAGAAAATGATGGTGTATTCTATAAAGAAGTTAGAGATGGAGAAAATAGATGTGTTATAGTAGGTAGAGTAGACTTCTATAACGGAACTGTTTCTTGTTCTTCTTTAGATGGAAAATTAGAATCAGTTAAGTTTGTTGGACATATATCAAACCAATTCAATGATAACTCATTAGATATGGATAGAGAAAGAACTCCACAAACTTGGGAAATACCAGAAGGAGAAAGAATCAATACAGCTCTTACTATAGAAAAAATAAGAGACTGGAAAGCTATGGCTAATATAGACATAACTCCAGAAATAGTTAATGATATAGCTACTACATTAACTCAATTTGAAGATTCAAATGCTATGGACTTCTTAGAAAATAGTTTAGATAGATGGATAGATAAAAAAGATCTTCCATATGGATATACTAAAGGATTTGTTCAAACAGCTACTTTTGACTGCAACGTTACAAGTGGTATGTTAACTCAATCTGATTACATAGAAAAAGAATTAAAATTCAGATTTAACAAATTAGTATCTCAATTAAAAGATATACTAAAAACTAACGAAATAATGTTCGTTGCTTATGGACATCCAGATAATATAGAATTATTTAACAGTGCTGTTAAATGGGTAGTAGACCAAAATACTAGAGTAGGTGGAGTACAATTAGACTATAAATTCGGTGTAATGACTGAATCAGGAAATAGAATACATTTCTTATCTTCTCTAAAAGTTGCTAGAGAATTAGGTGTAAGAATAGTTGCTTATCCTACTACAGCTAACCATATAACTTTCAAACACTATAAATATTCTTTCAATATAGAAAATACTTATAGACATCCTCAAGTTGATAGAGTTCCTAACATCATGGGTACTCATAGATACTTATCAACTGAAATGTTACCAGTTCAAGCTCGTATGGAATTTATAAATAACGAATTCGGTATAGATGCTAGAGAATAGTCTTGAAGGATTTTAAATCCAAGATTATGAGACGAGAGGGCTTAGACCCAGTTAATATGTATAAATGAATTTCTAGTACAATCTTATAACGAGATTGTACTAGAAATTTTATTGTAAAATTTAGTGGAAAGGAGTATGGATAAATGTCAAGATTTACAAAAAAAGAATCACTTTTATTTGTAGAAGAATGTTTTAGAAATATTCAACATGAAAAAGAAATTTCTAAGAATCTAAAGCTAATAGAAAATGCTATTAGAAGAGAATATGGAGTTAATTTAAAAATATCTATAATAGATAACAAGAAATCATTTTTTGGAATGTGTGTTTATCCTTCAGTAGATGAAATAAATGCACTTACTAAAATGCTATTAGAAACTAATGTTCGCATGGCTGATGTTGAAAAACTTCATATAGAATTTATGACTAAAGGTGAGCATATAGTAGAAATAGATTCAATGCTTTTATATGATCATAATCTTAATGCTAGTGCTGGAGAAGTAACTGCTATATTATTACATGAAATAGGACATATATTAATGTCTAATAGTATAGTATGTAGATTTGAAAGAGCTAAAGAACATATAACTCTAAAGTTTGACACGAGAACTAAAAGATTAATTCCTATAATTCCTATGATTAAACAATTATTCAATATAGTAACACTTCAAATATTCTCTAATCATTTTAACGTTCAATTAGTTAAAGAAAGGAAAGCTGATGAACTAGCATTTAGAGAAGGATATGCTCAGGAACTTCATGATATTTTAGGAAAACTTATAGCTAATGGCAAGGGAGAAAGGGTTAGACGATCTGAAAAAGATATGGATAAAGATATAGAGGTAACTATAGACTGGTTAGTTGTTAATATAAAAGAATTAGAATATCGTAAAGATAGATTAAAAAGATCTATAAAAATATTAAAACTAACTACTCCATCGTTATATCTTAGTAAGCAATTAGATGAAATACATGATAAAGTATTTAAAAATGATGATAACGAAATGCTAGAAAAAGCTGTAGTTATAAATGAAGCGTTTATATTATCTAATTTAAATGATAAAAGAATGAAAGCTCCTATGGGAGCGTTAGATCGTTCTGGTAGAGTTGTAAAATTATCTCCAAGAGATTTGGATGTTTATAGAGCAGAACTAGAACGTGTTAATACTGTTGATGATAAAATATTCTTATTAGAAAGATTATATGATTTACTTGAAATAGCTGAATATGCTAAATATATGGTTGAAACTGATCCGAGAAGAGTGACTCAATCAGAACAAACTATAGATATGTATATTAAACATGTACATGATTTAATAGCTGAAGTTAATAGCAGAAAAACAGCTAAAACTAAATACGGATTATATATTAAGTATCCTGCAGATTATGAAGGGTAGTATTTTTTAATTGAAACTGTAGGGTATACTACAGTTTCAAATATTTTTTTGGTGGTGAAAAGAATGCGTGTAGACGAGATAAATAATGTTTTTTACGATTGGGAAACGAAGAACATTTCTTTTCTTCAAGTAGCCTCAGATTTACAAAAACTTGGTATAAAGAATAACATGTTCTTTCTAAGATTATATGATAAAGGATTGCAGGGTATAGATCCACATGGTCCTATAACTGCAATGTCAACTGAATTCTGTCAACGTATTATGGCAGAATGTATAAGAAATCCCTGGTATTATTTAAGAGAAGTTTGTAGAATACCTGACCAAGGGAATAGTAATGGTATTCCTTATAAATTAAATAGGGCGAATTTAGCAGCTACTTGGTGTTTTGTTAATAATATCGACCATTATCTAACAATACCAAGACAGGTTGGTAAAACTCAATCGATTATAGCAAATCTTACTTGGGCGTATTTATTTGGTACGACAAACTCTTCGTTTGCTTTCTTTGCAACTTCACAAGAACTTGCATCTGAGAACTTAGAGAGATTAAAAGCACAAAGAGAGTTGTTACCTCCTTATTTAAGATTAAGACAGGATTGTGTTATAGATGCTATATTAGGAACTAAAGATAACGAAATAGACAATATTAGAAAAATTTATAATCCATTAAATAAAAATACGATAGTAACTAAACCTAAAGCTAGTAGTAAAGAAGCAGCTATAAAACTAGGAAGGGGTAATACATTACCTATTACATATTCAGATGAAACAGAATTCACTGATTATATAGATGAAATCGTTAAAGCTGCGGGTGAATAGTTGTGCCCGAGTAAAACCTCTCTAACTGCTGGAACGTCTTATTTTTCAATAAGAAAATCAGCAACGAAGATTTAAAAAATATCCAAATAACAAACCATTAAAATATTATAAAGGGGTTGATTACAAATGGATATGCTTTGCACAGTAACTTATCCAGGTGTTAAAATAAATTTTTATGATATTGATATAAATGGTGTTGTTACTAATAAGAAAACAGGTAGACCAGTAAAACCTTATATAGATGGTAAAGGATATGTTCGTATAGCATTACAATCTACAAAATCGAATGGTAAAAGAATTGATGTTGGATTACATAGGTTGATTTGTTGGGAATTCAACGGTCCTTATAATGACAGTACCGATCAAGTCAATCATAAAGATGGTTGTAAATCTAATAACGATCCTTTAAATTTAGAATGGTGTACCAATGGTGAAAACGTTAAACATGCGATAGATACGGGATTGTTAGTTATAAATAGACAATATGATTATGATATTGAAGTTATACGTACTGCATGTGATTTAATAATCCTAGGATTAACTAATATGGAAATTACTGATTATATCTATAATGGAATAGATATTCACTCAGAAGAGCAAGGTAATTTTTTAATTACACTAGGCTGTATTCGTGCAGGTAAATCATATCAGAACATATTTGAACAACAGAAAATATCATTCAACCCAGATGATTATAAAGATATTGATATAGATAATATCAAGTTATCGTTAAAGAAAACTCGTACTAACGTTACAGATAAAAATATGCGTGAAGAAATAAAACAGTATAGACTCGAAGGATATAATAAGATCGATATTCTTGAGAAAATAACTGGATATAGAGCGTCTTCAGCAACTGTTTTCACAAAACGTGTATATAAAATGATTTCGGATATTTTTAAATAACGCTCAACGACTATCGAAAGGGTATCTATAGAGAAATACTATAGAGAGTAACCGAGTAGAGTACACTCAAGCGAGTGGAAATGGGAGGCATAATAATTTTGGTAATAGAAATTATTATGAAGATATAGTCTGAACTATATGGTGACATATAGAAGGATAGATGTAGCGAATCTATTCGTAACATAATTGCCAGCGTTCTCAACTGCAGCAGCCAATGCAGAACGAAATGGTGCTGCGTATTGTCGTATATTCTCAAGTACACCTGGAGATCTAGACTCTCCTGCGGGTCAAGCTGCACAAGCTATATTAGATAAAACTTGTCGTTGGAGTGAAAAATATTATGACTTAGGACCAGAAAAAACTAAAGAAATAATAGCAACTAACTCTGAAAATGGTATTTGTTATATAGAATATTCTTATAAACAATTAGGTTTAGGAGAAGAATGGTTTAGAAAACTATGTAAACTTGTTAATAATGATCCTACAGCAATTAAAAGGGAATTGTTATTACAAAGAATTAGAGGTAGTAAAGATTCTCCTTTTAGTGAAGAGGACTTAATGGCTATACAAGAAATAAGACCTAATATAATTGAAGAACATTATATAATGGATATATATCAATTAAATGTATATAAATCATTAAATCCTAAAGTTCCTTATTTAGTAGGAGTCGACGTTGCAACAGGGGTTAACAACGATAGTACTGCAGTATCTATAGTTAATCCATATACATTACAGGTAGATGCTGAATTTAGAAGTCCTATTATGGGATATCCTGATTTAAAAAGGTTCTTATACCAATTAGTTAAGAAATACATTCCTAATTGTGTATTATGTATAGAAAAGAACCATGGAGGGGATTCAGTAATACAAGACTTAAGAGAAACGGTTCTGAATAGAAATCTATATCATAGTATGTCTAAAGAATTAGTTGACGATAATATATCTAAAATAAATAAAGGTCATATAGAAAGAGAAGTTGAAAGAAGAAGAAATTATGGAGTATTTACAGGTACCAAATCAAGAGCATTGATGATCGACTTGTTATTTTTAACTGTACAAGAATTTAAAGATAGATTAACTTCTCATTTTGTTATAGACGATATACTTAAATTAGTTAGAAAGAATGGTAAAGTTCAAGCTGCACAAGGAGAACACGATGATAGTATTATGTCATATTTAATAGCTTTATATGTATATACGTACGGTAAAAACTTAAATCGTTGGGGAATTGTAAAAGGAATGAAAGAACCAGGATATGATGGAGATAAAGCTCAAGAAGAAGATGCGATGCAATATGCTATGGATAATTTATCAGAAGATGATATGATGTTCTTTCAAGCACAAATAATGGCATCACAAGCAGCAAGTACATATGAAGCTCAGATGAAAAAAGAAGCATATGAAGCGAATAGACAGTCTGAGCTTATAGATAAAAAAATAAATGCTACGACTAGAGTTGAAGATATGGAGAGAGAAGATTTTAACTATGATTATGATAAAAGAGAAAGTGGATCGAATCCATGGATATTAAATGGGTTTGATGATTTAAATGATTGGTAGGTAGAACAAATTGTTCTACCTATTATTTTTTATTTCGAACTTAACAGTTATTTAGATAGAAGAATAAAAATGCAAAGGAGAGATGGGAAATGTTAAGAGATGATGATTATATTAATGGGTTTGATATAGAAAGAATATTAGGCGATTTACCTTTAGATATAATAAAAGAGAATATAAAATCGCAAATAGATGATCCATTAACATTTATGACTAATCATTGCGATCAGGTATATGAAACTCTCGACGAAGCAATGGATGAACTAGGACATATAGATGAATATAGATATGAAATAAATGAAATAAGAGATGATTTTAATTCATTTTTAGTTACAGAATTAGATACTCGATTTAGTTTGGGTATAGATTTAGATAACTTACAAACATATGAAATGGAAGAAATAGGTAAGTATTCATATGAATTTTTTGTTGTTGATTTAAAAAGAAATATAACAAATTTTTTAATGAATTATATATGTTTAAACAAATCGTATTTAGCAAGTTTATTTACAGATGAATATAAACGTAAAGATGTTACAACAACTAACATGAAGAAATTAACTAAAAATAAAGATGATGTTGTAATATTAGCTAATATAATATCTGTAATATATAATATATTAGAATTAGAATTAGATCCAGAAGATTTTATGGAGTTAGCAGTAGAACCAGGAGATTATGCAGGTGAAGCTGTTAAAGAATATGTACGAAGTTTTAGAATAGCCAACAATTTTGTATACAATTTATTCAATGAAGTGAAATATATACACAATGACATAATAGATGAATTTGCATCAGAGATAGGATTTTTATTACAATCAAATTTAATATATGAAGATAATGAATAAAAACTATTAAGGAGGTAATTAGATATGACAAATACAAAGTTAGACGATTCAAAATTAAAAATAAATAAATTAAGAGAGTCACAACAAGAGTTATTGCAAGATGACGAAGATGCATTTGCTGCAATAGTAAATACATTATCAGTAAAACAAATTGAAGAAATGAGTGCTGAAGAACTTTTAGCATTTAATAATTATGAAGAAGATAAATGGTATATAGGTGAACCTGATTTTGAAACACAAGAAGAACTTGTAGAATATGTAAGATCAGTAATGGTGTATTTAGTTCAATCATATGAGTTCTCAGTTGAAATGGATGAGAGAATAAAAGAACTTAATGAAATAACAGAAGCAGCTAATAAAGATATAAGATCTATTTATGGTTTAAGTGAAGATACTTCTTCTGTAGATGTTATAAAAACAGCTATAGAGAAAGGATTAACTGATGCTGAAGCTAAGGGTGATATATCAGCTTATAATAAAATATTAACTTCAAAATATACGTTTGAAGAAACATTTACATTAGATAGAATAAAGAATTTATATAAAAATTTAAATCCAGAAAATTTAAAACAAGATGCACAATCTGATAGATCTGTAACTATATATAAAAATTATACAAAGGTGCAACAGAGATTAGGATCTAGTTATGATTTAATTCAAGTTAAAGATTTAGAAATAAGATTTTTACCAGAAGAATATCATCATTTAAATAATTTATTTATAATAGCTGTAATTAAATATATAAGCAAGTCTATGAAAGAAGGTTATTATTCAAGTGATACAGCGTTCTTTGTTTCTCAATTAACAACGAATTTATTTATGCTACATTTAAATAAATTACCAGAAAATTATAAAGAAATATTATTAGCAAATATAAAAGAATTCTTAGATATAGTTAAATAGATATTAGGCTTTTGCCTAATATCTATTTTTATTGTCAAAAACAATTACCTAAGATTCGTAAAAGGAGGAAACTAAATGTTAAAAGCAAATGTTATAAAGAAAGATGGATTCATCATATTAAATTGTGCATATGCAGAATTCTATGTTCCTAAGCAGTATTTTGAAAAAGAACTTGCTATGGACTGTGGTGAATCATTTAATGCGTTCGGTGTAATGTATTTAAGAACATTTTCTTCGATGAACAAAGCAAATGAATTAGAAATTCTAAAAATACCTAATATAATAAGTTTTTTCCCTGCTGAAAAAGAAAATCGAAAAATGACATTAGGACGAAATGAAGAAGATGACTATGTTGTATTGAAATTTTATAAGGGGAATAAGTTATTTCCATCTGCAATTAAATGTGATAATGGTGCTCCTGAAAATTTCCTTAACATATTACTAGGTGGTCAAATACCTAAAAACGTACCTTATGATAAGGTAATAGATTTATTCTTAAAAGTGTTTGTTCAAAATAAAATAGGATTACCAGCACCAGCAGTAATGCTTGAAATGATAATAAGTGAAGTTTATCGATATGCTGGAGATAACTCTCTTAAATATGGACAACACTTAGCTAAAACGTTCGATCCAAAGAAAAAACAATTAGACTATTCGTTAGCGAATGTTAGAACTATATGTAAAAACAACAGTTCTTTCGCTGGAGTATCTTTCGAAAATATGGATGAAATGATTACGTCAGCTATTAATAATAATAAATATAATAGATCTGAGACAAAATCACCACTTGAGGATGTAATCAAGTATTAATGATTTTTTAATACAATATTATAATAGCAACATTGGTTGTTGAATAGGCAATATGCCTCTTGAACAATTATTTAAATTTAAATAAAACAAAAAGGAGGACTAAAAGTAATGTATGTTGAAAATAAAAAAAATATTCCTGAGTACGATCATCCGTTTAACGTTACGTTAATTAATGATAACTCAGCTATACCTAGAAATCCACAAACTATACCTGAAAGAGTAAACTATTTATGTATATTTGTTGGTGGAAAAGGTAGAGATAATAAATTAATCAAGAAAACTAACAAGGCTGGTTTCATAAGTGAATATGGTCAACCAGATATATTCAAATATGGTCAACCAATATTAAATGCATATGCTTCTATAGTAGATGCGTATTCTCATGCTTATTGTATGAGGGTTATGCCTCTTGATGCATGTTATAGTAACATGATAGTTTCTATTAAATATAGACGTAACATAGATGGTCATCTTGAAGTTAAGTTTGTAAGAGAAACTGAAATGGGACTAAACAACGAAGGTCATCTACAAGAGATCTTAGATGATAGATTTAATGATCAAGAAGATGAAGGAGGATATAAAACTATACCTTTCATAGCTGTACGTAGTTTAGGTAGAGGTGCGTATGGAGATTCAATGAGATTAAGATTAACTAACGTATTTAGAAAAAAATCAGTAATAGACTATAGACCATATAGATTAGAAATATTAGACGTTGATGCTGGAAACGTTGTAGTTGAATCATTCGATGGTTGTTTATATGATTATGCAGTTAATGGTAATTCATTATTATTATCAGATAAAATGGATGGTGAAACTAGTTATTCTGAAAAAGTTGGTATGGTTATAAATGAAGAAGTTATACCTGTTCTATATGAAGAATATGTTAAAGCATGTGAAGGATTAGGTGTTGAAGTTCCTGTTAATAACTACAGATTATTTGACCCTATATTCGGTGTAACTAATAGAAAAGAAACTATACCATATTTAGTAATAGATAATAGTGAATTAGCATTAGATAGATTAGATGGTGTACCTCTAATGGGTGGTAATGACGGTTCGTTTGAAGGTGGAATAGATTTAGACAGTGAAGTATTAGAAGATTTATATATGAAAGCATTCAGTGGTGAATTAGATAGAAATATATTATCTACTAGAAGAACACCTGTAAAATTCATATTAGATGCAAACTATTCATTACCTGTTAAGAGAAGAATAGTAGACTTAGCATTATTACGTTATGATGCTATGGTATACTTAGATGCTGGTATAATAACTACTCATGAAGAAGCTTTAATATTCGGTGAAGATACTAAAGATATGAACTATAGAATAGTTTCTAAAGGTTATCAACACTATAAAATAAGAGATCCATTCAACGGTAAAAAAGTTGAAGTTACATATACTTATCATTTAGCTTGTGCTTTAGCTAAACATTGTGAATTATATGGTTCTCATATACCATTTACTGGTGAAGCTTATGGATTATTAACTGGAGCAGTTAGAAACTCTGTTCTTCCTGTTCTTGAAGAATTTGATGAAGATATGAAAGAAGAACTATATGATTTAAGATTAAATTATTATGAAGCTTTAGCAGAAAATGTTTATGCTAGAGGAACACAAACTACAGCTCAAGATTTAGATTCAGATTTAAGTGAAGAACATAATATGATAATAACTCTTGAAATAAAAGATATAGCTGAAAAAGAAACTATAGCTAAGAGATATAATTTTGCTGAACCTGAAGACAGACAACTATATACTGAAATATTAGCTGAAAGAACTAGAGCTTACAGAGATATAGTTAGACATATAAATGTTTTATATGATATGAGTCCAGAAGAAGAAGCAAGATCAATCTTACATTGTTATGTTGAAGTTGTATTTAAAACTATTGCTAAGTCTTCAATAGTTGAAATTAATATAAATAGAAGAGTATAATAAAAAGGAAGGTGACTATAAATGGCTTTAGATCCACAAAGAACGTTACAAAGTAATATCAAGAATAATACTACTGACATGACAGGATATTCACTATTCCTTGGAGGATTAAACGTTAAACGTGCTGCATTAGAACAATATAACGTTTTAAAAACTGGTAAAGGTAGAATATTCTTAACTAAAATGCCTTATTTCATGAAAGAATTAATGCCTGAAGCTACTAAAAACTTCAAACATGTTATAGAATACGGATTCATGGATATACAAGGTATACAAGATTTAACTATGGAATTCGATAGTATAACTGGTGGATACGCTGGTAGAACTTTCGAAATACCAACTATATTAAAAGATGAAACAAATGAAATATCTATAAAAATATTAGAATTTGCTGGTTCTCCAATGAGAGAATACTTAGAAATGTGGATGACAGGAGTATCTGACCCTAATAGTGGATATACACACTATCATGGATTAGCTATACCACAACAAGATTCTAATGGTAACTTCCAAAAAGCAAAAGTTGAAGTTTCACAAGCTAATCATACTATGGAAGCATTCTACGTTATGACTGACCAAACAGGATTCAATATAGAATTCTCTTGTATGTTATGTAACATGTTCCCTAAAACTTCAGCTAGAGCACATTTCAACCAAACTCCAGGTGAAATGAACCATGTTGAATTAGAAATACCATTCACTTGTACAATGTATACATCACCAGATATAAATGCAGTTGCTCAATTATTATTAAATAAATATAGAGTTCTTTACAACTACTTAGACTTCAAGTCTGAAACTGCAACTGTAACTAATGGTGTAATGTCATTAGACAGCAATGCATTCCCAGATTCTAAAATTAAAGACTGGACTGCAATATAGAAATAAAGAATATAGAATACATCTTCGGATGTATTCTATATTTATTTTTAATATTCTTCACCACCAGTAGAATCCGAAGATCCTTCGCTAGCTTTTTTAACATTAGCTTTTACTATTTCTAATTCAACTTGTTCCATTATTTCATCTACAACTTCCCAAGGTAACATTGGAAGAACTTTCTTAGACATTTCTTTTCTGAACATATCTTTTGATTTATTTAAATCTTCTGTTTCTTCACCATATTGTCCGAATATAGATTTTTCTAAGAAATCTAATATTTGATCACCATAACTTATCATATCAACTAAGTTGTTATTTGGTAAAGTTTTAGGTCTTTGTAATGTGTATCTAAAATTAGCTATATCTTCTAATTCTATAGTAGTACAATAGCAAAGTATTTTTTGATACATATGTGTTATATCTTCACTAAAATTATCTTGATACATCATAACTCTACGAAGATGTTTTGCGTTAGCCATTACTAATGTTTTAGCAAAATCTGCTTCGTTTATATAATTCATTATTACTGATGGAACACCAGTACCATTGATATATGATTCTTTAAGCTGTTCCATTAATTCATTTTGCATATTAATATCTTGACCTTGTATTACGTCCCAAGATAAACCTCTTTCTCCAGATTCACCTTCAGGAATAAATAAATCTCTACCTGTACCTATCTTACTATATATAGAAGAATAATCCATTAAATCTCCTATACCTATTTGCTTAGATTTCCATTGTCTAGCAACATCCATAGTTTTATTTATCATATTTTTATCTATACCTGATGTTTTAACATAAGTTACTATAGTATCTTGTGATTTAGTTAAATAAGTAATCATGTTAAATACTAATAAAGAAAGGTATAATTTAGCATAGAATAATGATTTATATATCATTGATTGCCCATTACCATTTTCATCTTCATTTATAGAGAATCTGCATATATTATCTCCAGGTATGAATTGATAATGAAGTTTCTTTTTATACATGTCATTATATAATAAAGAATTTATTATAAGTTCTTTAAATTCCATATTATCATTAAGATAATCTTTACCGAATGATCTTACAACAGCATCTGCTATATCTGCTATTAGATTTTGTTGATTTGCTGATTTATTAGTTATGCCATCAACTACATTAGAGAATCTATGTCCATGGTTACAATGATGATTTGCAACATCTAATTCAGCATCATGTAAATAATAGTATCCTATAGTGTAGTTCATAAGTTTAACAGGTATAACTTTCTTAGGATCTAATAGTTTTATATAACAACCTTTAGTTGATTCCCAATCATCCATTTTTAAACTTTTAACACCATCACTAAATCCTAATGATGAATATTTGTTAATTCCGTTATTATCTTTTTTAGTTTTCCCTTTAGCATTTTTTAACATATTCGATAAATTATTAAATTGAGCTAAATCTTTCATAGCCCCAGTTAACGTACTATTTTCAACTATAGGTAATGGTAAATCAGTATTATTTATTTTTATATTTTCTGATACATAACTAATCATATCATCGGCTTTTAAATCTTTTTGTATATTCATAGATTTATCTGCTTTTAAACTATCAATGAAACTTTTAGCTGTAGTTGATTCCATAGTAGCACCATTTGTAAGTTCCATTTTCTTTTTTTGAGCATTCTCATATAGTTTACTTTCAGGTATTACATAAACATAATATTCACCATATTTTAATGTCTTAGGAACTATATGTTCTCTTATAATATAATTAAGTTTATGTATTTCTTCTTGTTTTTTAACTTCAGTTATAATTTCATCATATTTATCATCATCTTTGTCATCTAATGAGAAAGATAAAGATCTTGATATTTCAGCACCAACATCATCTGCTGATACTATATCATCTCTTGTTGTATTTATAGCTTCAGTTAGTTCAACTAACTGTTCACTTATTATCTCTAAATCGCTAAATAATAAAGCTTTATTTCTAAATCGTTCTTCGAATGTACTAAATATATTTCCATCACCTGATAAAAATATACTTTCTAATCCTTCCGAAGAATTTTTTTGATCTATAATAGTATTACCGAATTTATTTGAATTTGCAATAGTATTCATTAAGAATCTACTTAAATCATTTTCTCCACCGTAGGATTTCATCTCTTCAATATCATCTGCTATTACACGTTTTATCTTTTCGGACATTGCATCTATACTTTTCTTATTTCCATCAATATCCACGTCATGTGTATTCATTGATATCTTTTTAAATAAATCTTGGAAGAGGTCATTAAGCTTAACTTCTTCCTTACTCGTAGGAATTATTTTCTCTTCTTTTTCCTTTTTTGATTTATTTTCAGCCATATATATCACTCCTTTATAATTAGATTAATCCATTATACTCTTAAGTAGTTGTTTTATTAGGTAAAAAAATAATCTTAACCCAAGAGGGTTAAGATTTATATTGTAAATTCACCTTGATATCCTTCACCTGTTAAATTACTATAATACATCATTCGTTCATAACTCACGGGTCTATAATGATGTACGTCTACACCAATATTAATTCCATAAGGTTTTATAAATGCTAAATCATGAACATGACCGAATAGATTAAGCATATTAGGAACATGTTTAGACGGTTCATGACACATGTGTATAAGTTTACCATCAAGTTCAATTAAGGCTCTATCCTCAAACACTTTAACAAATCCAGCATTTAATAAATCCTCTTTAGTATACCCATTTTTCTTTTCATGGTTACCCATTACTATTCTTACTTTACCGTTAAGTTTCTTTAATACCTTAAGATCACCAAAATCACCTAAATGATAAACTACATCGTTTGGTTTAATTACTTTATTCCATTGTTTTATCATTTCTTTATCCATTTCATTTACACTGTCAAACGGTCTGCAAGTTTTCACTCTTGTTTTATCAACTCCAAAATGAGTATCACTAATAAACCATATGTGGTTTAATTGGTCACCTTTAAAATATTCTACTGATAAATTACTTATTGAATTATTCATATCAACATTCTCCTTTTTTATTTATTGAAGTAAGGAATTTTATTTCCTTACTTCAATATTATAATATGGTATTTAAATCCTATGAATTACGATTAATCTAAATATAAAAATCTATATACATATATTACTTCTATTTGAAAAGTTATTTCTTCTTTTTTATTTCGTTCTTCTATTCTATTTGTAAATACTCCAAAAAATGTTCCATTATCATTTGATTTTGCACCAAATTCAAAATCGACTGCTTTATTAATTACTGGAAATAATTTGTGAGTTAATATTAAATCGTAATTATTTCTTTTTATACTTACAAATTCTTTATTTTCAAATTTAGGTAATATATCACTTAAATCACATGTATATTCAATATTATTAAATATATCATTTAAATAATCTATATTTAATTTAATATCATTTTCAAATACACCCACTTCATAATCCATTTCAATTGTTCTTATTATAAGTTTGTCTGTTACTGAGTACCCTATTATTTTTGATTTACCTGCCTTTAAACAATCGCTAACCAATTTTAAATTTAACTTTAATAATTGCCAATCGTCTATATCAAATAATTTATTTAATGATGATCTACACAATACTCTACCATTATTTAATTTATTTTCTAATGAATAACAGACTCCTTCTTTGTCAATATAAACTTCATCGAATAAGTTTTTTAATATCTTAACATTATTTTCTAAATCTTTAAGAAAAGAAGTTTTAAACTTCTTTTCTTTATCTTCAAATAATATATTCATATAATTACTCCCTTCTATATTTATTTTCTTCAGGTACTAATTTACTTGTATCTTTACCAAATTCATTTCCGACCATTTCTAATATTTCCATCATATTCGGTAAATTAAACCAACGCACACCTGTCATTACAGGATTTTGACATAACAAATTCTCAACAAAATCTTTTCCTGAATCATACATGTTACCTTTATCATTAAACATTTCAAAAGCTGTATATTTATCATAAACCTTTTCATCTAAGGATATTTTACCTACTAATGTATGTGGTGCTATATTATGAGCTATTTTAATACTTGGATAAAGACTTGTGTAGTCAAAATCTATAACATATTTACGTATAAATTTATTTCTAACACCATTAACAAGCATACCGTTTTTAACACTATTTAATACTGGATCTCCAACTATTGCTCCTGCAAATTTATCTCCTTCTTCTTCATCATCAGAATCCCAATCTTTATCATAATCTAAGTTTATATTGTTACCTATAACATACCCTTGCTTTAAATAATCAACGTAACATCTGTTTCTTAATAATGCAGTTTGACTAAAAACTTTTTTATAAGCAACACTATTTAATATACTACGTGTATATAAGTTATCTAAATCAGATGTTTTTCTTTCTATACCATATTGTAAAAGAACGTCTTTTATATTATATAATAAGAATTTTTTATAATTTACATATGGTAATGTCTTGATGTTTGCTTCTTCGCTATAATCTAATTTTTCATCTCCAAGTTCTTTTTTACCTATTATATTTAATTTAACTGAACCTAATTCAGATTGCCCTTTTCTTATTTGTGCATATAGGATCATCTGATCAATCCATACTGTATAATCTGATATTGTAAATGCGTCTTTTTTCATCTTAACTGCAAAGTTCTTTCTATCTTCATAATAATAACATCTTTTTGAAGGAAAATCTGGATGACACATTATGTCCGCTGGATTATATCCTAATTCAGTTATTCTATCCATTAAATAGTTAGCATCGAAGTTCATATTCCAGAACATTATGAAATCTCTTTTTAATGTATGAATTAAACTAAAATAATCTCTTAACATAACTATTTCATCTTTTTCATCGTAGAAAATAATATTATAATCAAATTCTCCATAAGATTCATCAAACATTTTATGACAATCTTGTTTAAATCCTTCTATATCATTTTCAAGTTCTTCTATTTGAGGATTCTTTTCATTTCTTAATGCAAACGTATAGCATTTTCTAGTTTTTTCATCAATTAAAGTTATTGCATTTATAGGTGCAACTCCATCTTTAACGAATCCTTCTACATTTATACCGTCAACCTCTATATCTGAGTACATCTTAGTTATAGGTTTTGGTTTTTCATTTAAATAATGACAAGAGAATTGAATTCTATAATAAGACTCAGGATCATAATCACTTGCCATAACATATTTATATTTGTGTAGATTTTTTAATCTTTTTCTATTCTTTGTCTCAACACATTGTCTATAATACTCACTGTATTTTCCACCTGCTATCTTCGCTATGTCTCTAGTTGCATATTTACAACTTATGTTTTTAATTTCCATTTGTTCTACAGGCATTGTATATTTTGGATAATCATAATTTTGAAATTCAGGTTTTGTAAAATAAACGTCCATTGTTGGATTTACTATAGTTTCTAGATATTTTTTATCAGTTGCTAAATCTTTATAAATTATATCTAATGAATCTATCCAATTAGTTTGAGCACTCGGTTGATTATAAATAACATTTAATAACATAACATCTTCTCTTCTAGTTTCTTTTAATTGTAAAAATTCCATATACATTCCTCCCTCATATTTTTATTCATCATAATAATTTGTTAAGTTTTAAATAAAAAATTAATATGATATGAGAAAATCAAATTCTCATATCATATTAACTTCGTGTATTCGTATATATGGATAAATGTAATCTAATTACTTAAATATATGTATTTATATATACAATTTTATTTAAGTCAAAATACAATATAATAACAAAATCATTGGAGGAATGGTTTATTAAAACTAAAGGAGGAAATGTATATGGATAATATGTTTGATGATTTAAATAATGAGGACTATCAAGACAATACTGTTTTCGATATGCCTGAAGACTATGATTTTATAGCCGATTATGAACAAATGATGCAAGAATTAGATGACCCAGACCCTATAAATCTATTGCCTGAAATTGATGAAGATGTAGATTTTTATCAAGCTATAGATAATTGGGAAAATGGAGAATATTTAGAAGAACCTCTTGATAAGTATTCTAAGAGAGGTAAACAATCATATTCTAAATACAAAGAAGATGAAAATGAATATAAAAAAGAATTCGCTGAAGAATTAGCAATGTTATATGACCTATTAGATGAAGCTAATAAATTCAATAAGAAGTTAACTAAAAAGTTTGATGCTATTGATGGTAATAAAGCTAAAGGAACATCGAAATATTTAAATGATTTAATTGAATCTGTATTATCTTCTACAACTAATAGATTACAAATAATAAAAGAGATAAACACACTTAAAAAGAATATTCAAGAACTTAAAATTAAATCAGATGGTAAATATGCTAAAATGGGTGGAGATGGTTCATTAGAAGATGATGCTAATAGCTTCTTCCAAAATATAATGGGTGTTGGGAGAAATAACTTTGTTTCAGCATTAAATGGTGATACTGATTTCCATATTTCAAGTTCAGATTATTCTAGTGATGATGATATAGAATACGCAAACGCATTACCAGATGCACATAATGCTATACATGATATGATAAACGAGAGATTAGAATCAGAGGGTACTACTAGATCTTCTGATGCAGATATGTATATTATATACGAAAACCTAAAACCAGAATTAATAGTTATGTATTCTGTAGTAGATAATACTTGGGAAATGGTTGCTATAGATAAAGATGGTCAAAGAATTCAAGGATATCCTGTCCCTACTAAGAAGGAATTAGGGAAAATGAAATTCTCACAAGATAAAAAATTTGCTACTGATGCATATGGTAGATCGTATAAAGTTATGGAAAAATATTGTTAAGGAGCTGATATAATGAATGCTGGTGTTTGGTATATTGTATTTATGGTAGTAATAGGTGTAGCATCACACTTATATTTGAAGAAAAAATAAGGAGGAATAAATAATGAGAGATATTAATTTAGATATACTTGATAAATATTATTTAATACGAGAAGTTGAAGAGCAAATACTAAGATTAATAGATAAAAAAAGAGGACCGTCAAATAATAATAAAATAGATATACAAGTAGAAATGTGGAAAAAATTATTAAACATACTTCTAACATATGATGATCATAGTAATAAAAAACACAGATATGTTTTTGATGTTAATTCTATAGGAGAAGTAAATGATGGTAGTCATAGTTTTGATGATTTATATTGGCATAGAATGATGTTATTTGCTGTGATATGTAATTCACATAAAGATAAAGCATGGAAAAGCAAATTACATCATGATGGTACTATGTATGATGATTATTTTATAGTTGGTATAGAAACTCCTGAGGGACAATATACTTACCACTACCATATAGATTGGTGGGATAAATTTGATGTTCAACAACGTTTAAGAGCTCCTGAATATGATGGACATACATCAGAAGATATTATTAGATTATTTTCATTAATAGAAGACAAAAAAGAAGAAGATGAATAGGATTTCCTATTCATCTTCTTATGGTTTAAAAATTATGTTAGCAAATTTATAGTTCTCTATATCCATATCACCAGTTAAGATTAAATCAATCGGTTCATTGTCAAACATGTTATTATGACTGATTAAGAACACTTGCTCACTATTAACTTGATTGATAAATGAATATAATACTTTTATAAACTGCTCTCTATTCTTTGTATCTAACGGTCCATCTAATTCATCTAAACATATTATATCATATTTCGTCATACTTTGTATTATTAATGATAAACTTAATACTATTGATATAAAACTAGATTCTCCTTGACTTGCCATTACTATATCAGGTACTCTTATACCAGATTTATTAAATGGTATTCTAAATTCATTCTCATCTATTAAGAATCCTTCTATTTGTAATTCTCCGTTATATATTGTATCCAATAAGTTATTCATCATTATAGGACAGTTTTTAAGATATACTTGAAGGAATATTAATGGTATACCTTTAGATGAATTTAAAGCATCTTTAATAACATCAGCATCTTCAAATAATAATTTTAATGCTTCATGTTCAGTTACTAATGATTTATATGTTTCTTTATTAAATGATAATTGATTTGCTCTAGCAGTTAATTTATCTATAAATTCGTTTATCTTAACTAAAGAATCTTTATTAGTTCTTATAGTTTGTATACATTGCTCCTTCTTAGTTTTTAATTCTTCTATTTCTTTTAATCTTATTCTTAATTCATTGAATCTTTTTGTCATATCTTCCATAGAATCTTTTATTGTTAAAGCTTTTAATATTTCATTAGTTTTAGTTTCATTTTCTTTTAGTTCAGTTTCAACTTTTATTTTATTTTCTGTATTCTTAGATATTATAACATCTCTTTCATTTATCTTATCATTAATATCTAATATCTTATTTTCAATTTCTATAACATCTAATCCTGAAGCTTTAATAAGTTCATACTCTTTTTCAAAAGATTCTAAATCTTTTCTATACGTTTCTAATAAATCAAACTTTTCTGAATCATCTATTGCTAAGTTTAATAACATCGTATTAACTACAGGTTTACCCATTATATAATTTTCAAAACAACTTGCAAAATCATATTCTATAGGTATCTGATATTCTTTTTCATATGACAAGATATGATTCTTTATGAATATCAGATTATTATATAAGTTATATAACTCTTCATATCTAAGAATTTCTTTATTAACTTTATTACGTTCTTCGATATATTTATTTAGATTATTCTTTTTACCTGCTGTTTGTAGATAGAATTGTTTATAAGGACAATCTTCTGTACATCTATTATCATCTAAATCTATATCAAAATCAATCTTCATATTCTCTATGTTTATTATCTCAGCATTTAATAATTCATATGTTGATTTATTCTCTTTATTTTTAGTTTCTAGAGCTTCCATTAATCTATCATTATCTAATATACTTTCCATTAATCGTCTTATATCAGCATCACTGTATATATTAAGATCCCTAATATATTCTTCTGTTTTCATACAATGTTCTTTTAATATTAATAAAACTGTTTTATTATACTTAGTTCTTCGTTCTAACTCTTTTTCAAGATTAGAAATATTTACTTTGTATTCTTGTATAACATTTTTAAGATTTCTTACTCTTTCTGCAGAAGCAGCTCTTTTTATAGACTCTTCTAAATCTTGTTTTTGGTTATAATATATATCTCTTTCAGATATAGCTTTATCTATATTACTTTTGTATTCTAATAAAGCTAATTCAAGTTGTTGTTTATTTTTCTCACAAAGAAGTTCATATTCTTCTTTAGACATATTTATATCTCTAACCAATGATAATAACTCATCAGCAGAATTTAAATCTAATTCTAATGATTTATATGATTCTAAGACTAACTCCTCGTCATTTATATTTATCTCTGTTATTGTGTTCTCTAATACTGCATTCTCTTTCTGTATTCTTTCTTTCTCACCCGTATATTTTAATACTTCTTGATTAGCTATAATTATTTGCTTATCAAATTCGTCTTCATCTTGTATATTGAATTTACTAATTTTATCAGCAGTACTTTTCATTACTGCTCTTATATTCCTATATTCTTCTGAAACTTTCTTATAGAATCCATTATATACTTCTATATCTGAAAATAATTTAGTTGCAAAGTTCTTTCTATTAGTTGATTTCATATTAATAAGACTTGTAACATTACTACCTAATCTCATTAGTTTTAATAACTCATGGTCAATCCCTAACTGTTCACTTACAGCTTCTTTAAACGATTTAACATTACCATTAGGATTTAATTCTGTTCCATTTTTAGTTATAAATGATTTAACTGATTTAGTTTTTTTAGAGAATAGATAATGATGTTTGATAATATATTTGTCATCTCCATCAACTATATGAACTTCTTTATACCCATCTTTACCTTCTATAATAAGATTAGTTTCACCTCTAACATCCATATTACCACTATTAGCAAATGGATGCATTTCAGATAATAAACTTGTTTTACCAGTTCCATTAGGTCCACATAACAAAATTAATTTATTAACACTTTTATTTAAATCTATTTCAATTTTAGTTTTCTTCATTCCTGCTTTAATATTAATAAAGTTTTCTAACTTTAAATAAGTTATTTTCATAAATTACCTCCTATAAATAAAAATAAAACTCCAACCAAAATGGTTGGAGTTGGTTATTAAACTGTTACTATAAATATAGAATTATTTAATTCTCTAAATTCATTATAATCTGTATTTAATTCTATGTCTATATTTTTATAATATACTTTATATTTTTGATTACTATCTATCTTTCTTTTTTCATATGATATAGCACTTACTCTAAATGAATCAACTACATCTCTTTGAACTATCATAGTTTGACCGTTTGTAAGATGTACTAATAATTGCTCATCATATTGATATATTACATCAGCTTCTAATTTTAATGTAGCATCACATGAATCCATGAATTCTGACCTCATAGTTTCTATTTTATGTGTTGTTATTTCAACTAATTCATAATTACCTTCATGTGCATATTTTTCTCTTTCATCTTCTAATTGTTTTAACTCTTCTTTTATTTCGCTCATACATTTTAAATCAATAGGATGATCAACATCTGTTACGAATGCATGATTTAATACTATTATTAATTTCTTGTCTTCTACATCATCAGGTATATCTGATTTATCTATTATTCTACAAACAGGATCTTGATAATCTCCAGATAATGGAATTGGTGTATTAAATTCTTCATCATCCCCAGTTATTTTAAATATATCTACTATCGCATCTTCTATCATTTTAGCATAATCATCTAAGAATATTTCTTCTTCATCTGTAAATAAATCTTCAGCTTCATCATTACTTACAGGTGTTATACTTTCTAGTTTTTCTTTTATAGTTTCAGGATTATCTTCGCCTAATATTATAGCTACTACAAATCCTACAACATCAGCACTATCACTATCTATATCATAATTCAACTTAAGACCTTCTTTAGTTTCAACCATAACGACGTTAGCTGGTTCACCTTTCTTATGAATAACTATAACATCATCCTTTTTAAAATCAGGTCTACTATTTAAAATTGTCATTGCTGACATTCCTAATAAATTTGATGTTTTATCCCATACATAATAATCCATATTGTTTACCTCCTAAATATTTTTATTTTCTATTATATTGTATGTTCCATTATTATTTTTCAATCAATGGAAAAAATTCATCTTCACTATCTTTATCAAAACCTAAATGCACCACAAAATCAGTGCTTGTAAATAAATGTTCTGAAAAATCTGCTAATTGTTTTGGGTTATCTATAAGATATTTACCAAAACCCTTAAGGGGGTTAAGAGATAATATAACCCCCTCAAGATTTTGATGACCCTCTTCTTTAAATACTTCATATGCCACTTCTAAATCATCTACAATAGATTTCTTTATTCCTTTATAAATTTGCTCATTAATCTTCATCTTCATCTTCTCCTTCACTATTATATACATCCTCTTCAAATTCTAAATCCTCACAACCTTCTGCCCATTTAACACTGTATCCATCTTTACTATTATATTTAAATTCTTTACAACAAGGATATTCACTTTCTTCAGAATCTTTAAATGTGATTTCTATATCCATATCTAACAATTCAAGCCATCTCTGCATATTGTTTACTGTTAAAGAACCTTTCTTTCCATCAGGACTGGATTTAGTTTCCAATGCTGCTTTTAGATTTGTTATTGAATGTGCTTTTGTAAATTTATCTTTGAATTGTTTTATGTCAACCTTTTTATCATGAAGAACAAGTTTTACAAGATGTTTAAAACAATCATCATTTACATCTAACTCTGGTAAATATATATCTGATGATTGTGTTATCTGTTTCATTATCTTACGTTTTAATTTAGGGTCAACCAATTCTGCTTGTTTAATTATAGATTGTATTGAATCGTCTTTTATATTTTCAAACGCATACTTACTACTATCTTCTGGATTTAAAGAGAAATACACTTTCCCTTTCTTATCTGTAAATACTCCATTCTTAAATTTCTTTTGTTTTGAGATATCTCCTCTATAGATATATACATATCCTTCTCTAAGATAACCTGTATTCTTTTCTAATTTAACACCTTTAAAATAAGGTACTACTGAATAAATGTTTTCATCTCCTTCAATACTAATTACACAATTTCCATATCCATAATTCATCATATAAATTTACCTCCTATACATAATCATTTAAAACTAAATATGCCATTTCAGCTAAATCATTTTTTGTTAAATCGATAGGATTTACATCACCACCGAAATTATATTTTCTTAATACAATTTTAACCCAACCTTTCTTTAATTTTTTACTATTAGATGGTATATTGAGATTACTACAAAATTTCTCAAATTCTTTTGTTTGTTTATTGTATGTTGTTACTCCTTGTTCAAGATTACAAGCATATACTACATAAGATAATATATTTTCTATATTCATCCATCTATTAGTTTCAATTTTATATATTGTTGAAGCTATAATTAAAATTAATGATATTAAACCTTCCATATTTATCATATTACTCTGAAGTTCTTCATTATATAAATCATAAGTTGCATTATACAACATGAAATTATTTACTATATTATTATATACAAATCGTTTACCAAATTCAATTGTTAACTTATCCAAACGTTCAGATAATTTATTTAATAATCTAAATAAATTATTATATTCAGCCTTATAGAAATATTTCAAGAATTTTTCATAATCTAATTCTATATCAAAATATTTTTCTGTATAATTACAATTCATAACTTTATTTCCTAAGAATTCAATTGGTTCTGATATATTTATTTCATAATCATACGTTCCATTACTTCTTTTGTATTGATGTGAATAGCCTTCAAAATAAATAAAATTACTTTTATATTTATATTCATAAATATTATCTTTTATATCCATCTGAACATGATCTGCTATATAAACACCATTCAAATCAGTTAAGTTAATAACTGTATATAAATCACCAGAATATTGTCTTACTATATATCCATATCCTTTTACTAATTTACCTTCTTTATCAGCTAAATAAGGTCTTTGTTTTTGTTCTCTTTCTTTATCTCTTTCCTTTTTAGACTGACTTCTAGGATATATATTTGTTATATTTGTTGTATTAAAGCTATTATCGTTGAAACTTTTATTATTTGTACTATTATCACCTGATAATTTATTATTATTATTAACATTTTTCATAAAATTCAACTCCTTTAAAATAAAATAAAAATTCCTAATGCATATATGCATTAGGAACATAATAAATTGTAATTAAGAAAGGAAGTAGGATAGGAAGTAGGATATATTCCAGTGCATATAACAACACACTGCGAATACTCCAATTCCACTCCAGTGCATATAACAACACACTGCGAATGTCTCCTCAATATTCCAGTGCATATAACAACACACTGCGAATACTCCAATTCCACTCCAGTGCATATAACAACACACTGCGAATGTCTCCTCAATATTCCAGTGCATATAACAACACACTGCGAATACTCTTTTATTACAATATTGTTAATATATTTATTAACTTTCATAATTATAATATATAATTGAAATGTTACCTTTTTACGGTAAATAAGACCTATGAGAATAATCTCATAGGTCAATAAATTATTCAGCTTCTGCTGTTTCAGGATATAATATTTCGTTTATTTCTTCTCCTGTCATTTCTTCTCTTTCTCTTAATATTCCGGCAAAATCTGCCATTTTAGCTTTGTTCTCAACTACCATTCTAACAACATCATCATAGCAAGATTTTAATATTTTGTCAACATGTTTTTGTATTTTTAATATTGTCATAGGATTATTCATATTGTAAGTTGATAATCCTAATTCTTCTACAAGAGCATATTCACAAACCATAGCATTTGCTATATTGTTAGCTTTTTCTAAATCATTTGCTGCACCTGTAGTTACATCGCCAAAGAACACTTCTTCAGCTGCTCTACCTGCTAAACAAACTCTTATTCTATTTAATAATTCTTCTTTACTTTGTAAGAACTTGTCATCTTCTTCTTCATTTACATGCATTACAAATCCTAAAGTTGTTCCTCTAGGTAATATAGATATCTTTTTAGTTTTGTTAACTTTGAATATCTCATTTGCAAATAAATGTCCTGTTTCATGTATTGATACTATTTCTTTTTCTTTATCATTTATTCTCTTAGTTTCTGATTTTGCACCACATATCATTTCTTCAAATGCTTTATCAAAATCTTCAACTTCTATTACATCTTTTCCTGCTTTTAATGCTTTACGTGCAGCTTCATTTGCAACAACTGCCATATCTGCACAGTTCATACCACTCATGTTTCTTGCTATCTTATCAAAATCTACTTCTTCTGCTATCGGTCTACCTTTAGAATTTATTTCTAATATACCTTTACGGCATTCGAAATCTGGTAGAGCAACTTCTATTTTAAAATCACAACGTCCAGATCTTAAGAACGCTGGGTCTAATATATCTAATCTGTTTGTAGCAAACATCATTATTATGTTATCATTTTCAGGTGAAGCCATTTGAACTAGAAGTTCATTTAATGTTGCATTTCTTTCTTTGTTGTTTTCATTTCCATCCCTTTTAGCTGCTATTGCATCTATTTCATCTATATATATTAAAGATAATTTATGTTTTCTAGCTTCTTCGAATTTTTGTCTTATATTTTTACCTGAATCACCTAGGTATTTACTCATTATATCTGCTGTTGATAATGGGAAGAATTTAGCATCTATCTCATTAGCAAATGCTTCAGATATATAAGATTTACCTGTACCTGATGGTCCGTATAATAATATACCTTTTATAGGTTTTATATTCCAAGCTTTATATTTTTCAACATTTTTAAATTGATCTATAACATCATATAATTTATCTTTAACCTCGTGCATTCCTACAACATCAGCAAAAGTTAGGTTAGTTCTCTTAGGTTGTTCTTTCGGTTGTTCATTCTCTCTCTTAGAACCAAACATAAACATTTCAGCAACATCTTGTGGTAACATCATACCTGGAACATCTCCTTTCATACTTGTAAATGCTTGCATTGGATCAAATGGTTCAAATTGCATTCCTGTTTTACGTTTTGCTAATTTTTCTGAAACTGTATCTTCTATATATTCAAGATAGAACAAGAATGGTGTTGCTTCTAGCATAGCCATTGATGTTCTAACTAATTCTAAATCTCTTTCTATATCTCCTGCTACAAATACATCATCTAATGTTTTCAATATTCTTTCAAAATTTTCAGCTGTTGTTTTATGAGCTTCTTTAAAGTTTGTATAACTAGTTGTATATGTGCATACCGCCCCTACACCTTCAACACAGACAACTTTAACTAACATAGTTTCAGCATCACAAAATACATTAAAACTTAATTTATTATTACTCATAAGACTACCTCCTATATTTTTAATTAATTTTTGCTTACATTTTTGTTGTATTAATTATATTATTCTATAAATACTTTAACTTTCATTCTCTTACATAAATCAATAAAGCAATCGAATAATACTATATTGTTAATTCTTATATAATGTCTTATAGAATCTAAATCATTAAATTTATCATAATCGTTATGCTGTTCTATATCATATAATATCTTAACAATCGTATCATATAATGTATGTGTATTGAATGTTAATATATCTAGGAATATTGTTGAATATTTAGTTTCAATTCTCAATGTAGCTTTTGTTTTATTATGTTTACATAATAAGACGAATTCCTCAAATGTTATTCCTTCCATATTATTTTCTTTCTTTAACTTTTTAGATAAAACGTATAATGCCATTTTATCTGCAAATGTCAATTTAATACATTTGTTTGATTTCTTATTATTTATTATAACTCTTTTACATTGTAATAAATACTTATGGTTCATACAAATACCTCCCTAAAAATAAAAGAATGATAAGTTACCTTATCATTCTTTACTTGTTGTTACGATACACCCTGCAGTTGTATCGTACATTTTATTAATTAACTCATAATAATCATCAAACGTTTCTATACCAAAATTTTCTATATATTCATATTCATTCTTAACAGCTTCTTCTATAATTTTCATTAATTCAAATTGTCTTGATTCAGGTTCTTTCTTATCTGATATATTCAAACCATATGTTTGTATAAATGGTGTTAATATACCTGTAGCACCAGGGTCACTATTACCTACAACGTTAAGGTCAATACGACCTACGAATGATGGATCTATCCCCCTTTGACATGTTGCTATTGTTTTTCCTGAGCTTCCTCCCTGGCTATTAGGTCCCTTTATCGTATATTTTAGCTTATTCCAGAAATCCATATCATTAACAACGTCATCAAATTTGAATAATCCTGAATCATATAATTTGTTGATTAATATATCCCCTCTGAAAGAGAATAGTTCTCTTAATGTATTCAAACTTCTTGATTGAGGTTTTCTTACTTTACTCATAATTCTATATAATGAGTTACTTAACTCTCTTGTCATTAATGAAGCTATATATTCATTATCTCTTAAACGTTTATTAGTTATATCCATTATTCTTTTACTCTTAAGATCATTATAATTCATAAACATCCATCTTAAAGCACTATACATACTATCTTTATGATCTGCAGATATGTTTAATACTCTTCTAGTTGTCATATCCATCATACGGTCTACAGATAATAATAAATTCTTTGCTTTATCTCTTTTGAATTTTGGCTGTTGTATATTAGGTTGATGTCCTAATTTTTCTAACCAGAAGTTTTTATCAACCATGTTTTGTATAGTTACTCTGTTATTAACTAAATCTAATAACATACCAACTACAGATCTTACTTCAGCAGATTCATCAAAAGCAAATTTATTAGCTTTTATAAATAACTCTTGACTTATCTTGAAATAATTATATCTATCTAAATCATCTCCTAAACTTGTTGTTAATGTTATTACCTTTTCCATACTAAGATACGTTAATCCTTCAATGAAACCTAACTTAGCGAAGAATAATAATAACATATTAATTTCATTTTTAAATATATTCGTGAAATATATTGGAACTGTATATGGATTTCTATCCACATCATGTATTACTTTTGTCTTTCTCTTTAATGGTATTGGCATTATTGATTTTAATACAACACTATTAGATGTACTATATGTTGTAGAATCAACTAACTGATACATTAATATATATCTTTTTCCTTTTAACATATAATACCCATCTTCATCTTTGATAGGTATTAATATGTTTTTATAATGTCTTTCTGTCATCATCTTAGTTGTACCATCATCTTGTTTAACATCTATAGATAATTCATAATGAATTGTAAGCTCACCACATCTTGATTCAGCCATATTCATTACGTCTGTTTTTTCTTCTTGAACTTTCTTACCTGATTGCATCCTAGTTCTTCTGTATTGATCTAATTCTATATCATTTGCTTTATCTTTATATTCGTATCCTAATATCTTAACACATTCAAATACTTCTAAAGATTTAATTGTTTCATATACATATAAATATAATTCTTTATCTAACTCTCTATTAATTAAAGGCATGTTTAATTTGTCATCGAAACTTCTACAATAATCAGATAACATTTTATACATAAATTCAACCTCCTAATTTTTATCAAAATATAATCCTGCTTTATATCTACCATCAACTTCTTCATCATCTATATCATTTTCTTTTAATGAATTATTGACACTATCTTCTAAGAATGCATCATTCTTAACCATTAATTTATATTCAGGCATTACATCTGTTCCCCACATATCCTTTTCTTCAATATAATTAAAATACAATATATCGAATAATTTATATGTGTAATTTTTCTTACCTTTGTTTAATCCTAAATCATAAAAGACTTCTTCTAAGAATATCTCTAAGAAGATTACTAATATAGATTTATTGTCTAATTTTAAATTTATATTATTGAAACATGCTTGTGACATTTCATATAATATATCTGCCCAAAACGAACTTGTTGTATCATTTGTTTTTATGTTAATTATTCGTCCATTATATTTATCAATAGGTTGTTGATATTGATTGTACTTATTATAATCCATTCCTGCAAATTTACATCCTTTAGGTCCTATTCTAAAATCAGGTAATATATTAGTTGCTTTTTCAGTTTCTTCAAAGTTAAGTTCAACTAATCCAAATGTTACTATATCAAATAGATTGATATATGCTGCCATATCAGTTTCATGTTCTCTTAACTTACCTAATGAACTGATTAAACTTTTAAGACATATGAAAGCTAAAGAGGGTATAATATCCCTCTTTATTAAACATATATCATATTCATAACTTAATCTTATAAAAGTTTTAGATGCTATGCGATCCATAGCATCTACACAAGCACATGTGTTAATTAAATTTAATTCATTTTTTACACTCATAAACTACCCCCTATAAATTATATTATTAATTGTGTTACTATATAATTTACATATACCAAATACATTAATCTCCTCTTCTATAAGATCATCTAACATTAAGAAATATTCCATTGTTTCCATAAAAGATATGAATGATAATCCATATAATTCTTTAGGATAATCTTCAAATGTTTCTTTTAATTTATTAATATACTCATCATCTTTAAATATATCTAATATATTTTCTTTAGTTAGTTCTAATATCATTCCTGGTATTGTTTCACCTTTTTCTAAAATTCTCCATGATATTTCATTATCTTTAAGTTCTAATAATATACCACATACGATTATACCGTTATAATCGTCAATATCTTCTAAGAATTTATACACTTTTTTATCTAGGAACATACTAACTTCACTTATAACATCATTAAGATTATTAACTAATATATTACAATTGTTATATAATCTATATCTAAAATATTCTTTTATATCATTTATCATAAACATATTACCCCCTTAATTTTATCTTACTTTTTAAGACTGTTTTCTGCAAACTTATCGTCTTCATCTTTCAATCTTTGATCTTCATCTTTTATCCCTTGATAAACTAAATCAATTGTTTTCTGTGTAAATTCAGAAATTTCTATTGATTCGAATCTACCTGTATCATCTAACACTATTGTAAACTGATCAAACACTGCTAATGCATCATCTGTTACTGAATTTACTTTTATGAATGATATCATTTCATTTAAGAATACTTCAGCAACTTTAAATAAGATTTGATATTGACCTAATGTTAACCCATGTCTATCATCAAGATATTGTAATGCTCTTAATGAAATTTGTTCTAATAATTTAACGTCAACATCTGTTATAGAATTCATTGCTTCTTCAACATCCTCTTCAGGAAGTTCTAATTCTAATCTTCTTATTGCCATTCTACCTAAGCTTATTATTGTTAATAATTCTGGTTTTTCTTCTCCAGGTATAACTTCATGAATTATTCTTATCATATCAAATAAGTTTAATTCACTTCTAACTTTATCAACACCCAATGCTAATAAGCTTTCATATATTGCTGCATCTATGAAACAATTTACCATTGCTGGTATTACAACATCTTGGTTAATTTTTAATTTATATTCTCTTTGTAATGTTTCTATTGTAGCATTTACTATCTTACTTATCTCTTTATTACTTCCTAAGAATTCTAAAGCTCTAAATTTACTCATAAACAATTACCTCCATTAATTTTATTTTTTGTATTACACTTTTATAATATATAATCGAAATATAACCTTTTTACGGTAATGCTATAAGACATCTATAGATAATTTCTATAGATGTCTTATAAAATTTATTTAAATAATTCGTAATCGTATTTAACGACTACTTCATTTAGTTTCATAAAGCCTATAAATTTTTTACTTTTATCTCTATATGGTTTAACTAATGGAACATTTTTACATCTTTTTTTCATGTTTCTTAATAATAATGGTCCTGATTGACTTGTTAATACTAAATCATATTTTTCTACATTATCTGGCACTGCAAATGATAATGGTTTATTAACTAAATTAATTATACAATTTTCATATTCTTCTTCTGCTACACCCATTATTCTTTTTAAAATATTCCATTGATAACCTTTAATCTCAACTTTACCTATTACTAAAACTGTTTTTGTTATTTTTTTACCTTCCATAAAGATACCTCCTCATATTTTTTTATCTACATATTTGTTATATTCATTATAAAATTTAATTTGCGAAATGAAGGGTATTATCCATCCTTTATACACCCCATAAAAAGCAGGTATATTTGATTATCGCATTGTCAATACCATTCGTTGTCATGCTCAATAATCTCGGACAGATAATACCAGTTCGCAAAATAATTAATCAATACTCCAGTACATCTTAATTTAATCGAACTACAACTAGCTCCATTATAGTGATTAAATGTTTTCCACATAAACTTTCCCGAATCACAATGAAACGTACTGATTTATCGTACTTATTTAATCATACTATATGATTGCTATATAGTTTAACATAAAAAAAGATGACCGAAGTTTTTCGATCATTAATAAAGTTCTTTAACCCCATTTCACGTGCAAAACCGATGCGTACTGATCCGTTCGCTGGAATTAACAGCTCACGTCGTTCTGGTTACGGTTAAGTAATTCTCACGTTACTGAGGGGCTAATCCTAAATTAAATATTTGTTTGTCAATTTAATTTTAATTTTGCTTGTTCTAAATTCATAACTGGTATTCCATATTTATGTGCTTTTGTTATTTTACTAGATGTTACATCTAAACTAGGTACTACCAAATAATCTGTAGTTTTAGTTAATGAATCAACTACTTCATAACCTTTATTTATAAGCTCTGATTCAAATTGTGGATCTCTTACTTGTGAGAAACATACTTTACCTTTTAGTTTACCAGGTGCAACTTTTTCTTTTAATTGTACTTGGTCTAATAAATAATATATAGTTGACAATTTACTTATAACTCCATGTTGTAATCTTGACGCTGTTTTCTCACCAAATCCAGATAATCCCATTAAGTTTATAGCTAACATTTCATCCTTAGCTAATCTTAACATTGTTTCTAAATCCATTACTGATAAGACTTTCTTAAACATTCTAACACCTATTGATTGTATTCCTAATGAACCTAATAATTCATAATCAAACATAACTCTACGTTTGTTTATTCCTTCTATCATTTTCTCATATGATTTCTCACCAAATCCTGGTAATGAAATTATTTTACTTTTATGTTTTTCTAATTGATATAAAGATTCTATATTAGTTATTATCCCTTGATCGAATAATGTTGAAACTGTTTCAATGTTTATATTTTCTATTCTCATTTTATTTATGAAGTTTACAATATTTCCTATTATTCTTGAAGGACATTCTTCATTAACACATTTTAATAATGGATCTTCTTCTAATCTACAACCACAATGTTTACAATGTGTTGGTACATTAAATCCATTTCCTGAATAATTACATTTACATGTATTATCTATTTCAAGATAAGGTATTATCTCATATCTTATTATAACTTCACTACCAACTGTTAATTGTTCTTGCATACTTCTAAATCTTTCAATAGAACCTAATGATATAGAACTTATTGTTTTACCTAACATTACCACAGGTTCTATTTTAGCTACAGGTGTTATATTACCTCCTAATCCATACGAGAATTCTATATCTATCAATTTTGCTTTCTTAGCTTCTGCTGGGAATTTATAAGCTACTTCATATCTATTTATAGCACCATCTCTACCTAATGATTTTTGTAATTTCTTATCTATTAAATGTAACACAACACCATCAGTTGTTCTACCTTCAAGTTTAGCATGTTCATTTATTTGTCTTATACATTCACGTATATCTCTTAAATCAAATAAGTTGCTTATCATATCAAATTCTTCATTAGGTATTATCTCAGGTTGTTTTCCAATATATTGTATTCTCAATGGTTCTACTGTAAGATATTGTGTAAGATGAGGTTGTAATTCTTTTTCATTTAATATTGATGATGTTGCTGATCTTGGTGATTTAAAATCTTTATAATCCATTATTATTCTTTCATAATCCAACTGATTCATAAGAACTTCTGTTTGTATTGCGAATTTATCTTTTCCATTAGCAAACTTTTTGAAATCTTCAAACCCTTCAAAAAGTTTTATTACATCAACTGCTAAGTTCTTTTCTGTATCTCCTCTCATTAACACATGCTCAACGTTACCGTTTTCATCACATTCAAATACTGCCGAACATCCATCCCATTTAGCTTGTAATCTTAATTCAAATTCTTGTGTATTATTTATATTTCTTCCTAATATATTTTCTACAGTTGTTATCCAATCTTCTATACTTCTTCTTTTATCTCCTTCCTTATCTATATTGAATACAAAATGAACTTTATTTAATGTACCTCTAAGGTCTGGAAATCTATGTTCCCTCACAGGTTTTCCTTGACTATTAACTGAACCAACTATATCACCTAATCCAGCATCTAACATTATTTGATATAATTTATCATACGTTTCATCTGATACTGGAGGAACTATATCCGTATTATTATATATAAATTGTAATATCTCTACAAGTTTTCTACATGTAAATAAATCCATATCATCCATTTCTGTACTATTATTAAAATATTCTACAATACCCTCAAAGTTTATTCCTTTAAGCATTTCAACTATTTCATTTATTGTAGTTTCATCCATTTTTAATAATTCTTTGTGTATTGTATTTAATTGATGATATATTGATATTTTCTTACTCATAATTTACCTCCTGAAATTTAAATTTATATAAAAATAAAAGGGTTCATGAGAACCCTTTTTTATCTAGAATCTATTGTTTGCTACTGCTCTTTTTATTGCTTCTATGTCTATTGTGTTTGTTCTTTTAGTTTCTTTTATTAATTCTTTTAAGCTTTTTATTTCGTCTTTATCTTCTTTTTGTTTTACAACTTTTCTTACTTTCTTAACTTGTTTAACTTTCTTTTCTTCTAACTCTTGTCTTTCTACAGGGAACATTAAATCTTCATCTTTAACTTCTTCTTTCTTAGCTTGTTTTTCTTCTTGTTCTTTAACATGTTTTCTTACTTTCTTAACTATTCTTTTTCTTACATGTTTTCCACCAGCTTTAACTTCTTCTTTTATTTCGTTTACTAATTCTTTTACTTCTTCTTGTTTAGGTTCTTCTTTAACTTCTGGTTGTTTTACTTCTTGTTTAGGTTCTTCTTTAACTTCTGGTTGTTTTACTTCTTTAACTGCTTTTAAGAATCCTTTATTATTTAATATGTTTTCTGTAGCATCTAATTTTTTACTATGTTTTGTTATTTGTTCAAATGTACTCACTAATAATTTACCTCCTAATTCATCTAATGGTTGTTTTGCATACATTAAAGCTTCTTCAACTGTTGCTGGAACTAATAATCTTCTTACTATATAATCTCTACTTTTACCATCTTTAGCATTTAAACATGTTACTGTCATTTCTTTATGATTGAAGCTTAATAAATCAAATTCTCTAACGCCTCTAAAGTTAACTACTACACCTGCTACAACATCATTTAATCTGAATATTTTTTCTACTTTTAAATCTGGTATTATATCATAGTTTAATATTTTATATACTTTAACCCAGTTAGCAAATATTTCTAAATCGTCTTCATTTAAATCTTTAACTGCTTTTGTAAATCCAGCCATTATAGTTTCCATTTGATCATCAACATCATTCATCATTTCTTCATTTTCTTTTAAATTTAACATATATTTTTTCATAATTACACCCTCCATAAATTTATAATTTTTTAATATTATTATATCTGGAACATAGAAATTTTATTTATTTTTCTATATTCACAGATATAATATGGTATTGAAAATCTACGAATTACAGTTTAACTATAATTCATATTTCGTACTTATAATTTCATTTTTAAATTGTTCAAATAGTTCTTGTCTTTTAGCTTCATATTCATCCATTGTTCCTATGAATATCTCTTCTTCAAAATATTCATCCACTTTATAATTTATTAACATCTCTATATACTTCTCATCTGTTACTAATAACTTCTCACCATCAGGTAATTCTCTTTCATGTAAATCATTATCTATACAATCAAATATTAATTCTTTGATTGTTTCAGATTGTTGTAATTTATATCCCATAGTTTTAAGATAAACATTAAATGTTTCAACGTTTCTGTTTATTACTTTGTCATCATCTCTTAATTTATCAACCATACCTTGTTTTAATAATTGTACAGGTAGGTCATGAGTTCCTTCAATTGAACTTCTATAACTCATACTCATCTTAGCTAATTCATATGGGTCCATTCCTATTAATAGATTTAATAGTTCGTCGATACCTATTCTACAAGGAGTTTTAGCATATAAGATTTTATTCTCTTTAGCTTGGGCATCTTTAACAGGAACACCTATTAAATTAACACCTCCAACAGATCTTGTACTTAGACCTTTAGATGCTGTTTGTTTTAATCTTATAATATACATTTCTCCAACTATAAATTGATTCATCATAGGTCTATATCTACCATTCTTTTTGATAAACATTTTATATGGAGTTAACCATTCATACTTATCATAAATTTCTGATAATACATCAAATAATGGTCTCTCATGCCAGAATGGTGGAATATGAACATATATACCTTTCTTATAAATATCTTGTATGAATTCTTCTCTACCATCTTTATCTAAATTAGCATACATTTCTCCCATTTCATTTGCTTGTCTTGTATTGAAATGACGAATCATTGTAAATACTACAGCTGCTCTTTGGTCATTAGTTTCCAATGTTTTAATTCTATCAATTGTTCTATTCATTACAAAGTTTATTGATTGTTCGAATAATTGGAATGAATTAAGACGGTTGACAACACCAAGACAGTTGAATAGAACATCAACAACTTTTCCATTTTCTAATACAGGCATTTCATCATCTGGAACTATCTTAGATATAACACCTTTGTTACCAAATAATCCTGTTATCTTACTTCCTTCTTTTAATGGAACTTCTCTTTCAACTGTGAATTCTATTATCATATTACTGAATGGTGCTTTCCCTGGTTGTTCACTCCACTTAATGTTTTCATCTAAAATATCTTTACTTTTCTTATACATATAGTTTAGATTTCTACTATGTTCTTTATCATCTACAACTATATATTCTGTTGCTTCTTTCATTTCTTTATAATATCGTTGTTCGTTTATGAAATATCTATTAATTTGATCATGATATTCATTGTTTTGCATTTCTTCTAATGGTTTATTAGAGAAAACTTTTATGTCTATTATCTTTCCTCCATATCCATGTTCTATACATAAAACATCTTCTCCAAAGTTTATCTTTCTTAGATTAGTTTCTTTGAAATCATAGAAGATTTGTTCATTGTTTATCCTTCTAGTTGCACATATGATTGCATCTTTTATATATTCTCCAACATCTGGGAAACATTTATAATTTTCTTCATCTCCATATAAGTTTAATAAAACGTCGTTGTCGTTTATTGATACTTTAATTGTTTCAACCTCAACACATCTGAAACTATCTGCAAATGATTCACTAACTAAGATAGCATCTTCAGTTGTTCTTACATCAGATGTATAACAAAATGTTGCATTAACTCCAAATCTGTAGTTATTATATTCATCATAAGATGTTGATTTATATAATACTGAATCTTTTGGAATTAAATCTCCAACATTTAGTTTATCTAAATCTTCTGTATTATATCTGAATCCAAATTTTTCTGTTAAATCTTCAACTAATTTCTTTTGTATAACATCATAATATCCTGTAGCCTCATCTTTAACTACTAATGTATATAAATGATTACCTTCTTCAAATTTGTATACTTTTTCTACAACTCGCCATTCTCTTTTAGCTTTCTTAATTCCTGATGAATTCTTACCTACCATGTTTTCATATTCTGTAAACACTTTAGGGAACTCAGGATTAATAGGTGTCATTGCTTGTTTAAGATGACCTGTTGTCATTATCCCCCTATTCCCTGATATATAACCTATTCTTGTTAAAGCTGTCATACCAAATATATCATCACTACCATAATACTTCTCTTCTAATTTTTGTAATTCCTCTTTTAAGAATGCATTATCACTATTAAAATTAACTTTTACTTGTTCTTGTTTCTTTTCTCTAGCCATATAATCTACCTCCTAATTATTATTCATATTTATATTATATAATCAAAATTACTTATTATACGCTTGGAATAATGTTATTGCATAATATAGAAATGCTTCTATAGGTATATATCCACAATAGAAACTATCTGGATCTATCGGTATATCTTTTTGTATAAACATTGTGTCGCTTCTTCGTTTTAGAAATTCTTTTATAACGTAATGTTCGGACGTGCTTATAAATCTTAAAACGTAACCTATATAATCAAAATCGTCTATGGTGTATAATAACCATGACATTTTAAGTTCTCTATATAAATCCTTTGCTATTCCTCTAAACGAAGATTGATAAGGTAATACATTGTAACAATATTTATTTCTAAGTTCGTCAATCTGTCTATCAATTTTCATATAATACATAACTGCTCGTTTTTTATCTTCATTATTCATTGCTTTTTTCATTTCCTTAACCCAATCTTCATTAACTTCATCTATTATGAAATGATTATACTTACAAGATTTTGTGCAATATTCATAAAGCAATTCACATCTGTTATATATACTATCAATTGACATTTTTTGGTTCATAATATTCTCTCCCTATTTATATTATTTTAAATGGTGTTAATAATACTTCTGGTTTAATTTTAGATGGGAACGGATCTGAAAACTCCGCTCCCATCTTTTTCCAAAACTTTACTGCTTCTGGTAAAGCATCACCATGAATACATTTGTTTTTATGTTGTTCTCTAATATATCTTATAAATTTTGTAGCGATACCTTGACGTTTATATTCATCAAATATTAATATATAATTTATCTTAATAATATCTTTCGTGTAATAATAATTTAATTTACCAACTTTAATTCCGTTATAATATATGAACACTTTTTCACAATCATCTTCTATCATTATTAATTCAAATATAATTATTCACCTCATTTTATATAAAATGGTGTTAATGTTACATCATCATTATCAAATGGATCATTTAAATAAGCATTCACTGATTTCCAAAATTCAATTGCTTCTGGTAACGAATCACCAGTTATTATCACACCTTCTTTTTTTAATTCATTAATAACTCTTGTAGCTATACCCATACGTCTATATTCCTTATGAATCTTTATATACTTTATCTCTATCTCATCTCCATAATCTATATATTCTATTACACCAACTACGTCTTCATTCAAATAAATATAATACCTGTCTTTAACTGTGTTAGTTAATAATAATTTAATCATACTAACCTCCTAACATTGTAATTCAAATACTGTAAATATATCATCATCTGGATCTGGATAAGTTATTGCTCCTAATTCAACCCAATATTCTGGATCACCACAATAGCAGCCTATCGGTCCTGTTAAACCTGTTAATTTCTTTCCAGGGAACATAGATTTTAATATATCAACAGCTTCTGCAAAATTTTCAAATTGTTTATATCCACATCCAAATGATAATACCTCAACATAAACTTCATCACCTTCTTCATTATATCTAACTGAACCAACTTCATAATTATCTATTAATATTCTTCTTACATTTCCTAACCATTCATCATAATAACTTTCACCAAATATCATCATATTACATACCTCCTAATAATTTAAAATTTATTATATTATTATCATCATCAATTTCATAGGTATATCCATCAAATGTTTTACCACATTTTTCACATTTAAGAAATTCTTTAAATCTATAAACCATGTTTCTATCTTCTACTAAATCTGTAACTTCAACTAAATGTCCACCACAATCATCACATCTAAGATAAACTAATTCTAACATATATTCTGTAACCATATATAAACCCCCCCTTTAACATTCTATAGAAAATGGTGTTAGATAATCTTCAAATGGGTCTTCATGGAATTCTGCTCCCATACTTTCCCAGAATTTCATTGCACCTGGTAATGAATCACCATACATATACTTACCTTGATGTTCTTCTTTTAACATTGTTATTACTTTACTCGCTATACCTAATCTTCTATATTCATCATGAACTGTAATATACATTATCTTTATATATTCTTCATTCGCTTGATAATCTATTAATCCAACTAATTTTTTATTATAACTAATTGCTATAGAATTAGCTGTTATTAAACCTAAAGTTTGTAATAAACTTTCATCTAAATCATATAATAATTCTACCATAATATTACCCCCAATATATATTATTATATTTATTACACTTTTATAATATATAATCGAAATATTACCTTTTTACAATAATTAAAAGACGGATGAAATTAATCATCCGTCTAATATTAATCTTCGTCAATTATACCTAATAGAGCATTATCATTCTTTTCAAGCATTTCTTTTTCTTCATCTTTACTTACTCTAGATAATAATTTTTCTAAATGAGGATAAACCCATTTATCAAACATATCTCTAACTTCTTCTCTATTCTGATATTCATTTACTATATCTTTTTCATTAAACTTAACACTATCATCATCCCCAAGATATCTAGCGGCTATTCTCGAACCATTTATTAATCCTAAATCTCTTGCGTATTCTAATAATGATCTTTCCATACTAAATCCATGATCTTGATCATATATCATTGGAACTTTTGCTCCAGATATATTTGTTCTAGATTTTATTATCTCTGCATTTATTCTAAATCCTGAATATCCATCTTCTTCTACCGTACATTTAGAACTTCCCACTGCAACATGTTTTATTAATGTATTAGCAAAATATCCTATTTGTTCATATGAGTTCGCTACGCTCATACCGTCCTCTAAGGACTGCTATATGTTTCCATATAGAGCAGACTATATCACGATCCTTATATTAAGGACCCCTCCCATTTCCACTCGCTTGAGTGTACTCTACTCCCTTCCACTTTACAGTGTGGTTTCGATAGTCGTTGAACCTTGTGTGTATTAATTTATTCTTTACGTCTATTCCTTTTAGCATCTTTAACATAACTAGATGTTAACTTAATATTGAATTCTTTTTCTACAATATCCTTTATTTCGGGATTAGAAAAACCATCATTAGCAAGTTCTTCTATTCTTTCTTTTAACCCTTCAGGATATTTTCTTTTTCTTTTATGAACTAGGTTATATTCACATGAAACATGAGCCCATTTCAATCCATTGAATATTTTATCTAGATAATCGTATTTTATTCCTGATTGATCACATATTTCACGTTTACTTACTCCCTGACTTTTCAACTGACAAGCTAACCTAACTTGTTCTTCTGTATATACATGACTTGAATTATTCTCGCCTTTTTCACTAAGATCTTTTTTCATCTTGCCTTGTTCTCCTGCACGTTTGGTGTTTTCCATATGTGTAACCCATTCAAGATTTGTTATAGAATCATCTGTACAATCACCATTAACATGATCAACTGCATTTACATTATCTTCTTTACATTGTCCTTCTAAGAAGGTTTCTGCAACCATTCTATAAACCATGAATGTTTTACAATTATCTTTACTACCAAACGATAGATTCACATCATGTCTACCATCAGGTCTAGATCTTAATTTTCTCAACCGACCTGTTTTCATGTTATATACTCTACCTTCAGTTGAAATTGCGTAATCAGTTGGTTCTCCATTATAATAAAACCTAGCAAATTTTTCATCTTCTGATACTAAATCAATATCTATAAATACAAATTCAATATTATTTTTATATTCCATGATTTATCACGCCCCTTTACTTATTTGTAGGCGTAAGAATAAATTTTTAATTTACACACCTTGGCTGCTGATTACCATATCATATAGACTTAGGTTTCCCAGCAATTAAAGAGGTTTTCATATAATATTACTATTATATGCCACTAATTTGCGTTAATGGGTGCGTTACCACCTGGTAAACTTTCGTCTTGTTTTAAATATAAAACTTGTGCTTGTGATTTTGCAAATGGATTTATTTCTATCTTTTGATTTATATGGTTAATACTTATTATAGTTATATTAAACTCTTTTATTATAGGTATTAATCTACTAAAGAATTGCTTTAATGCTCTTGCAACCCTCATTGCATATGTTTGACCTTCTATTTCTTGGTCTTCAACATAATAATCTTCTTGACCTGAACCTTTCTTAGCTTTAACTTTCTTTTGATCTGGTCTTGTAGCCAATACCGGTATCGAATCTATTATAAAGACAGTTGGTTCATATAATGTTATTGGTTGACCAAACTCATCTTTAAAATCAGTTGTATACTGATAAAGTTTTTTATTCTTTTGCTTTTCATTTGCTATATCCATAATCGTATCAAATATATCTTCAATATATGAACGTGAAGATTTTAATACATAATGGTCCATGTATTCTGCATTTGTTAATCCCGTAACATTCATAACCCTTGTTGGGTTTAATGCTTGTTCTAAATCATAATGTAAAACGAAACTTGATTTATGATTTCTAACTATTTCAGCTCCCATTTTACATGCTATCGCTGTTTTTGCAGTTCCTGATTTACCTATGATAGTTATAAAACTTCCACCAACTAAACCAAGACAATCATGTGTACCTGTAATTGCTCCATATTGGTCTTTAGATACTAATGTATATCCTAATTGATAATCTAATGTTGGTATCCCTGTTGGATAACATACCATTGCAGGGGATGCGTTAAATAAACCTTCTTTATCATTCTCTCTTAAAGCACTTAATAAAGGATTTGCCATAATTAATTACCTCCTTATATTTTTTATTATAATTAGTTGTTATTAAACAAATAAAAAGTTAATAAGGATATAATCCTTATTAACAATTATACTAAAAATAAATAAAATACAATGTAAAATATCAATATTATAAATGAAATTATAGCTGATGCTATTTTTTTATCTTGGATACTTTTAATGAATGTATAAACTGTTAATCCAGCACCTATTATATATAATATTATAAATATAATTAATAATATTAAAATATTTACAGGAATCATTTAGATACCCCCTTTGTAGTTATAATAGGTTCATATTTACTATTTACCCTTCCAACAACCCAATGTTGAAATATAGTTACTATAATATAACCTAATACAACTGCTAAATAACAAAACTGAATCGGAATATTTATACCTAAATTTATTAAATGTAATGGCATTCTAGTTGTCGATGTATAATTTGTGCCGAATATAAAATTAATTATTGTATTAATCGTTAATAAAATAGTTGTTATTATACAACACATTTTCACATCATCTCTAGTTGAACCAATCTTTTTGACAAATAGATAGTTACCTGATATTAACATAATATATACGTGTAATAATACAGTTGTTATTTGTAATATATGTGGGAAAGGATATTTAAATATTGTAGGGAATATTAACCCTGCTATACCTCCATAAAATCCCCAATAACTACCTAATTTTAAACAAAACTTATTATTACAAAATATACCTATTGTAAATAAATACAACACTATTCTACATGTATACAAAGGTAATCCTTTTAGAAACAGACTCTCAGGTCCTATTATATACCAACCGTATAGTATAATTTGTAATCCTAATATAAATAAAGTTGAAATTTTTTCAATAAAAATATTTTGTTTTTGATATTTAACCATCCAATTTAAAAAGGTAAAACTTCCGACTAATAAACATATGTGCCATAATCCTAATAAATGTAGACTGCTTTCACATTGAATTGTAGCAAACATATCTCCCATCATAAATAATACCTCCCTTATTTTTATTCTAAATATTTGTTATTTGGAACATAAAAAATAATAAGGAGATTTCTCTCCTTATTAATTAATGTCTCCAAACTATTCTTCCTGTACTTATATCATAAACAGATATTTCAAAATCAACTTTATCGTTTTCTACTATAGTTATTTTATTTTGTCTAAGTTTACCAGATAGAGTACATGTAGCTGTAACTTCAACGTCATCAGCTTTTACTACAAACTTTGCCCCTGGCAAACATTTTATTACAGTTCCTGTTAATTTCATTAAATCTTTTTTACCCATGCTATAACTCCTTTTATTATTTTAAAAAAATGATTTGTTTTTATTTCTTTTTTAGTTGCAGGTCCAGCATATACTGAACCTGCAGCTATTAAATATTTTCCTAAATTACTCATTAATTTCTCCTTAGAATATATACTCAAATTTCTTATTATTATTTTTGAATTTTGTTAATCTACTATAAGCTGTTTTCATACCTTGTGGTAATTTAACATCTTTACTTTGAACTAATTTTTCTAATAGTTTATAATTTAAATATTTATCCATAAATGTATTATTAGAGTTTGTTCTCTCATTATATTTGTTTATAGAATTACAAGCTTTACCTAAAGCGTTCATGAATAATTGTTCTGGAACACTTGCACAAACTTTATATATAAATGCTTGTAATCTTGTAACATATGGTTTATATTCTGGTTTTATATTTTTATCAACGTCTGTTTTACAGAAAGCTGTTATTATTTCTTCAGCTTTTACATCTAAAACAGCTTGTGTTATTATTGCTGATATAACATTCTCATTTACTTGTTTAGCATCATATTTTTCGTTATAAGCATTATATAATACTTCTGGAAGATTTTCTAATATGTTTTCAACTTCTTTAGTTCTAAAGAATGGTGTTACATTATAACTTCTTATTGCTTTTACAGAAGCTATTAATATTGCTATATCTGTTTCTAGATGTCCTGTTATTTCACTTCCTAATTCTCTTTCTCTTAATCTGTATCCTAACATGAAAGCATCACCTTTAAGTTCTTCGTCATCTGATAAATGTGTTGCTGTATATAATACATATGCCATATCATAATTGATTCTATCATCTTCAGATTGTATTAATAATGAAATTGTTTTAAAGAATTTATTTCCTCTTATTACTGAACACACTTCTTCAAATTCTCTTTTCATCTTATAGTTATATTGATTGTTAACTATGAAATCTATTATTACTGGTTGATATTCTATTACTATGTTTTCTAATTCATTCATTGTTAAATCATAACTCATTTCATTTAAAAATCCATTTATATTTTTCATATAATTACCTCCTAAATTTTTTTATTTATTTTAATTTAAATTACTGGCTATTTTAATGTTCTAATTCAAAATTTATCCAATCATTGTCATCCCATGTAGACATATCATAAGGATCATACATATCATAATCGTCGTCATAATCGAATTCTTCATCTTCCATCTCAGCTTCTGCTTTTATTCTCTGTTCTATCATATATTGTGAAACTTCTTTTATTATTGAATAATCTCCTAGATAACTTATAAGTTCTTCATAATCATCTAGCTCTTTTCCTGTTAATAAATCTCTCATTTGTTTAACTAATCTTAGACATTCATATTCATCTTCGTTTATCATTCTATAACATGTTTTATTATTTACTACGTTGTCTTCAATATAAAATTCATTTTTTACTTTATCATATTTTACTACATGTTGATATTTATTAATAAGCATCCACGCTTCTCCTTTTGTTTCACATTCAGGAATCTTATTAAATCCATAATAAGCTCTTAATTTCTTAATAATATTCTTTTGTTTATCTGTAGGTTCGTCACTATGATTTCCTTTAAATTGTTTTCCATAACCATTTAAATTCTTTTTCATAATATCAACCTCCAAATATAATTATTATATTTCATCTATATAATATAGCATTGAAATTATGCCTTTTTACAGTTCATTATTCCGATATATAAAATACAAATAATCTATCACCTTCATGTTCATATGAACATGTCATAAGAACTAATATTTCATCGTCTTCATCATATAACGTTGGTATAAAATATTTGGAGTTTTCTTGGATAGTTTGTATACCTTCACCTAACGGTATAGAGCATAACTTAGTATAATAGAAATTGTTATTTGTTACATATAATCCTAATGGTTTATATTTTTTAATAGTTCCATCAGATCTTTCTATAACAACATTAGACTCTTTAAATTTAGTTTCATCTTCACGTAAATAATGTAATGTTGCAAACATGCTTTTATCTCTCATACAATGTCCGTATAATATAGTCACATGACTAGAAAAAGGAACTCTTGATCCTTCATAGAATATAGCTCCGTGGCTAGATTCTCTATCATATATATCATGTGAAAGGTAATAAAAATTATCTTTTTCTTTCCATGCAACAGGATAATTTATTTTAGTATTCGTAATAGTAATCCAATCGAATTTAGTTAATAATGCTTCTTTTTCTTTAGCTGCTTCTTTATATGCTTTATGACTTTGATAACTATCTTCAATAACATTAATTATAGGTTGAGCATAAACTATAATTACCATTATCAATATTATATTAATTAACCATCTAAATATTTTTCTCACATTAATCAACTCCCAATAAAAAAATAGAAAGAGCCTAAAAGGCTCTTTCTAACCTATTTTTCTTCATCTTTTTTCTTTTTATTATTAACTAATAATCCTACACCTGCAGCTGCAAGCACAGCCATTCCACCTACTGCTATTGCTTGCCCAGTTCCAGGAGTTATTTCAGGCACCCATCCTTTTGCATCTGATTCAAAGAAATCTATAAATATAACTTCAATAAGTTTCTTTTCTTCACTTACATTTGTATATACGTGATATTCTCCTTTTTCATTTCCTTCTTCTATTGTAACATAATTATCAGCTTCGTTTACACCTTCTATAAACTCAAGCCAAGCTTTCTTTTCTATCATAAAACTTGTATCTATTTGTCTTTCCCCATTATTTAAAACACCAACTGCTGCCATAGATTCTCTGTATTTATTTATAACCTTTTGTTCAGCATCGTCAAATGATACAGTTGGTTCTTGTTCTTCTCCACTAGAACTACCAGCTAATTCGTATTCAAGATTAATTGCATCGATAGCTTGCTCTATGTCAACTTTAATACGTAAAAAAGCCTTCCCATCTTGTAGTTCTAACTTAGTTGTTTGTTTACTTTCTTCTATAGCATTATACATAGTTACTACGTCTATAGACTTCATATCTATCTTAGTTGTATCCCAATTTGCAGAAATTTCATGTGTTCCTTCTGGGTGTCCTGAATATCCACCTACATTACGAATAGTTATCGTTATGTTTCCATCTTCAAGACTGTGAACACTTGCAACAGGTCCACCATCTATGTCAACATAATTAAATTCTGTTATACTATTCGTCATTTCTGCGGCATATGAATCAACTGTTCCAAAACCCATTCCTACTACTAATAATCCTGCTACTAATAAACTTTTAATTTTTTTATTCATATAAATCTCTCCTTTTAAATTATTTTTTACCTCGTTGCTATTTTATTTACTAATTTGTTATACCATAAATAAAATTATATAAACTCGTAATTATTATTTATTATTTCTTCTATTTCAATCATTAGTTCATTCATTCTATTTAATATTAATGTTATTTCTTCTGCTACTTTAGTTTTTTCTTGTTCATTTGCAGCTATTGTATATTTTAATCCTAGATCCATTAAATCGTCTAAGCATTTATCTAATTCTATAGTTAGTTTTTGTGTTGGTTTGATTCTATTTTTTGTCATATAATCAAATAACTTAATGGCATCGTTCATTGTTAAATCTTCGTCCTCTGTTATTGTAAATAATACATTATCTATCAATCTCATTATTGCGAAATATTCTTGTTCTAAAACAACAACATCAAGTTCTTGTTGAATATTTTCTTTTGATGGTTCAGGTTCATTATTTTGACATCCTGTTAACCCTAAACAACATAAAGTTAAAATAAGGGCTAAACCTATAATTGCTATGTTTTTTATCAATTTTCCAATTATCATCTTTTTCATTTACACCAATCCCCTTTCTAAATATTTGTTATATACGTTATAAAAAAATAAGATGCTTATGCATCTTATTTCCATGGCATTCCATACATATCTTTATATATTTTATCGAATTCTTCATTATTCATTATTATTTTTCTTGATTGGTTTAATACGTCTTCTGCATATTTTGTATTAAATCTAGCATATCCTTTTTCTCCATATTTATCTTGTAAATGTGATATTACTTCATCATATATTTCTTTATCATTTTTATCTGGATAATGTTTTCTATTCCATTTATAAGTTCTTTCTATCATTGTGTTTATATCATTCATTCTATCTGCATCTGAAACTATTTTACTATAAACACTTGTATACTCACCTTTATAACTTGCTCTATGTTCTTCTACTGATTTTGCTATTAATTCTATTTGTTCCTCTGAAAAGAATCTTCTTAATTCTTTTTCTTTTCTTACTATTTCTCCTGATTTAGTATGGTGTGTTTCTCTATCATACGCTAATCCTAAATCGTGCATTGCTGCTATTACTTTAACCATTCTCATATCTAATTTTATTTTCTCGTCTTTCATCATGTTTGCTGCTATATATTCTGAGTTCTTTATAACCATTCTTGCATGTTTATCATCATGTGCTCCATCAAACTTTTTATATTTTTCTATTGTTATTTCTATAAATCTATCTAATTCTTTTTCATTTATTTCTTTAAATTGTCTTCCTTTTGTCTCTAAATATATATTTAATGTATGTTTCATATTACCATCCTCCTTAATTATTTGTCTTATTCATGTACATAATATGGTATTGAAATTATGAGAATTACAAAAAAAAAAGAATATGCCAAAAGGCATATTCTAATCTAATGTTTTAGGTAACATATAATCATTCATTACAAGGTCAGTCATTAATCCTGCACCCATAAAGAATACTGCTGCAGAGTTTAAAGTAGTTTTATTAGAAAGTTTATCTGTTAATTCGTTCATTGCAACATAACCATCTCTAGCAATTTTTTTATTCATTTCGTCTTTCATTACCTTATCATCAGCTCTCATAGACATTAATTCTTTTAGTGATACGTTAGCACCATAAGTAAGTAATGCAGTAGTTTCTTGGTCTGAGTTTCTTGAGTTTTTATCATGACCTGTAACCTGACCAGTTATCATATTTCTTTCACTTATGTCTGTAGAAAGTCCTAATTTCTTAAAGTTTATTTGTTGTAGACGTTTCATATTAAGATATCCAACTAAACACTCATGCTTTGTTATTACAGGTTTACTTGGATCTTCACTTGCATATGGTAATACAACTCTTTCAAATAAAGGAACTTTTAAAAACTTAGCAGCTTTTTCTATATTTTCTATTAATAATGGATTCTCATAATCCACCATAGTAGCTGTTAGATATGGATCATCTTGTTTAAATAAGTTTTTAAAATAGTTATCAAATTTAGCATCGTCCATACCTTTAAATAAATTTCTATAATATTCTGTATTTCTACCAGATGGATCAAATAAATCAAAGAAATTATAAATTAAATTTTCCATTTCTTTTCTTCTAGCTTTATCTATCATTTATATTACTCCTTTCTATAATAAAGAATATCTGATGTATATTATAACATATAACATTAAACCTCTCTTACAATCATTAAGTGTCGCAGCTCTGGTTATCTTTTTACTTAAACCTGATTTATCAACTATATCGTCTATTATAGATTTAAGTTCATTTAAGTTTTTATCCCCAACACTTTGTTTTTTAAAATGTGCTCTCATTGTAAGTTCAAAATCAAATGTTTTTAAGTCATCAACTTTCTTTTTATATTCGAATAAGTATATTTGAATTATAACTCTTACTAGTTTTTCAAATTCTTTTTCATGATTATCGTATATATAGTTCATCATATTTCTAAGGTTATTTATAGAACATCCTGGTTCTCTTGAAGCAACTTGTTCCATTATCTTACCGTTAGGATATGTTGTTAATATAAATTTATTCATAACTTTTTGCGTATTCTTTTCAACCATAAATGATACGTTATCTGATTCAATATATTCGTCTTCTGTATCAACATCATGGTCTACGTTTAAGTAATTACCACTATCTAGGTCTTTTTTAAATTCTGCGTAGAAGTTTTTAAATAATGTATCATATCTTCTATGGTTATCATTTATCATATTACACAATGTTTCATCAGTAACTTTACCTTCAAGTTCTTTTTTTCTTTCTTTAAACCAGTTATCTATAAACACTTCTGTTTTTTTATTTATAGTTTCTTCTATATTTTTATATTTCTTTAAATCGTTCTTATAAGATAATCTGTTTATAGTAAAGTTCATACAATTTAATGCATTCTCACTAGTTTTTCTAGGATTGAAATATTTTGATTTAACGTTCTTATACATATATATCGACCATAGTTGCATAACTGCTTTAAACATTTGCTCATTCTTTCTATTCTTAAAACACAATGCAACTATTAATAAAGACATATACATAGGATTTTTTACTGTAAACCAACTATCTTTAGGTATGTGTGGAGATGAAGTAATAACATGCATGATCTCTTGACTTGAAATACCTATCGCATCAAAATATTTTTCTTCCTCCTTATGATGTATAAATAAACTCTTATACGGTACTGACATACTCAACGCTTCAAAATTAACTTGGTTACCTTTTACATTACTAAAGAATTCTTGTACTTTCCTTACATTTGCAGGGCTTCCAAGTGCAGTATTTATTTTAGGATATAAATTATCGTAAATATGTGTTGATTTTGGATCAGCCATAAATAATTACTCCTTTCATATATAATTTCATATTGTCCTTAGTCAATTGTTTTGGAACATAAAAAAAGATAGATACCATAAGGTATCTATCTGATACTACAATCTTTATAGGCTATTATTTTCTTTTTATCGTGATCATACCACACCCAACCACCATCTTTAATTAAAAATACTTTTTCCTTATGTAATTTTTTAAATTTTCTAGTTGAGGCTAATATCTTTTGAGCTTGTTTATTATCTTCTTTATTATAATGAGGTATTATAACAAATCCTTTTGTCATATTAATTCCTCTAAAAGTTTTATATTTTTTATAATCGTGATCTGGATACACGAAAAATTTCTTACACCAAAACATAGAACCTGCCGATTCTCCTACAACTATTTTACATTGTTTAATAGTTTCTATTAATCTAAATTCATGTAATAATTTAACTATATTTTCAGGAAATCCTCCAGGTAAATATACAATTGTATTATCAGCTAACAATTTCTGTTTTATTAATGGTATTGGATCTGCATATATATTTATTACCACTATTCTATCAGGATTTATACCTATATCAATAAACGGTTTTGCAGTCCTCCAATATATCGATTCTTTATTAAATAAATCCCTATCATAATGTTTATAAACACCCTCGGCATCTTTAATATAATTAAAATCATGTGCTAAAGGTAATATTACTAGTTGTGTTCTATTATTAATATTTTCTTTTAGATAATCTATTGACTCAACTCCACCTGATACACTAGTTAAAAATAATTGCATAACATAACACTCCTTATAATAATTTATTTTTTATGTTTCTTTTTATATTTAGCTATTTCAACATCATCACGCTTTTTATTTAAATCCAACCCTGCTTTTATAAGCATACCGTAGAATAAAAAGAATACTATGAAATACGTTGGTGCACCAGTTGTAATCCCTAGTATTGATGAAACATACATACCTACAATAGAGAAATCTACCTTTTTGGCATGTTTTTTCCATTCTTCAAAATCAGATGCATATTTCTTAGCTATTCTTTCTCTTTCAGCATGTGTCTCAGCACTTTTAATTTCATATCTTATATCTTTGTCACCGTATTTAATTTCTAAATAATTTAAGAATCCTGCTTTACACATCTTAACATGTTCACTTTGTTCTTTTTTACCAAATCCTTCTAATAGTGGACTATCATATGCACTATACATAAAAAACGCTCTTTCTTCTATATATTCATTATAATTATCCATTTTTAACTCCTTTCATGCTATTATATTATTGATTTGTTTTGTTCATATAAAAAAAAAGAATAGACACAATTGTGTCTATTCTACAACTAAATCTAATACAATATCCCTATTCTTTAACGTAATCATTTTCTTACAAGGATGATTTCTTGTTAATTCTGGAATATCTTTTACTTTAAATTCATGTTCCATAAATTGTGTATATATCATAACTTTATCTCCAGTTTTAACTGATTTAACACTAACTATAACTTCGTTCTTTTCTAATCTAGATAATTGTAATGTTGCACTCTTTCTTTTCATCGTTTTAAATTGAGCTAAAGCACAACGTTTTAATTTACCTTTATTAGTTGCTATCACTATAAACTTATGGTTTTTATTTATTATAGCTGTACCTACAACTTCATCAATATCTGCTAAATCTATTGTAGCTATTCCATAAGCAGCTCTACCACATTCTCTTATATCTTCTGTACTTATTCTTATACCTCCACCTTCTTTTGTATATATAATTATATCTTTCTTACCATATAAAACATCTACTGATACTAATTCATCGTCATCTGATAATTTTATTGCTGTTACTGTACCTCTTATCTTTTGGAAATTCTTATAACTTAATTTCTTAGCCAATCCTTTCTTAGTTACTAATACTAAATATACTTCTTCATCTTTTATAGTTTCAGGTGGTTTAGGGAATGATGTCACTATATTTCCAGCAACTGTAACCATTGTTCCTAAATCAACTCCACCACTATCTATTGGTGTTGAACTTATATCATTAACATCTATATTGCTCATATTACCTCTTTTGTCAAACACCATTATACTTCCTCTATTATTAACTTGGAATAAATCTTTTCCTTTATCTCCTTCTTCTACAAAACCTATACCATCAACTTTAACATCTAATTTCTTTATTCTATTATTCTTAGTTATAACTATCTTATGTTCTGAATCAGGTATAAATTTACTATCACCAAATGTTACTATATCACTGCTTCTTGGTTTACTAAATAATTCTATACCTTCTTTTAATTCATCTTTTATTATATTATCTATTAATTTAGATGATTTAGTTATAACTAACAATTCTTCTAATTCTTTATTTATTTCTTCTAACTCTTGTTTATATTTCTTATGAGAATCTTTATTAAATGCTGTTACACTCATCTTAGATATAGTTTTCGCTTGTAATGTTGAAATACCAAATGTAGAAACTAATTTACTTTGAAATTCAACCACATCTTCAGATTCAGTTGCTAACTTGATTGTTGTTTGACCATTCTTAGCATTTGTTATAAATATTAGAACTTCTAAGATATGTTTTCTTTCCATCTTCTTAGTTATCTTTTTATTTATCTGTCTTCTTTTAATATCTCTCCTAAAAGATATCCAATCTAATAATAATGTTCTTACTGTATAATGTCTTAATTTATAATCATCTACTAATGTTAAATCATAACTAGCTGTCATGACCATTGTAGTTTTCTTATATAATAATTCTAAGTTTTTATTTAAATCTGTTCCTGGTTTAAATAATACTTCTATACTTAATTTACCTTCTTGATTCTTTTTCTTCCCTTTATTTTGTCTTTTATCGTTCATATTATGAACGTCTACAAACCCTACTAATTCTCCTGATTTACCCATTTCAACTATCTTTTCTGTTATAGATGATAAATCTGTCCCCTGAGGTACTGATAACACTTCTATCTTATAGTTTTCATAATCTACTTTAACTTTAGATTTCATTCTAAAATTACCTTTACCAGTTCTTCTTATTTCATCAAATTGTCCATCATCTATTATCTCACAGTTATTAGGTATATCTGGATATATCACTTTATCGTATTCTGGATTATCCATTAACTTCAATGTAAATTCAACTAACTCCTTAAAGTTATAGTTAGGAAATTGTGAATACATTCCATATCCTATAGCTTTTATTGATTTAGTTAATGCTACTGGATATCGTGCTGGTAGATATTCTGGTTCATAAATACCTTCTATATAACCTGCTTTCATATCTACTAAATCTTCACTAAAATCTTCAAAATAACACTTATATGCAAACTTACTTAACTTAGCTTCTAGATAACGGTAAGCAGCTGCGTCATCACCAACCTCATTCCCATAAGAACCTGATCCGTCTATAAACACACAAGCATTCTTCCAATACTGTGCTAACTTAACTGCTGTATTATATATGTTAACCTCACCATGAGGATGATATACCATTGTAGCACCTATAGTTAAACCTAGCTTCTTATAGTTTTGCCAAGGTACTGCTTTTACATCTTTAAACATTGCATACAATACTCTTCGTTCACTTGGTAATAATCCATCATTCATAAATGGAATATGTCTATAAACATTTTTATTTGGAGCATATATACTAATAGCATCTTGTGCTTTATCTTTTAATTCCATAGTTGAGATATTCTCATTAAAGTTAAATTCATCTTTTCTCATATTATCAACCTCCTATAAATTAAAAGACCGATATATAACATATCGGTCTAGTTATCTAACATATCTTTTCTAATTTCAAATGCTTCTGTCATTTCTCTTCTATTATCTGAATTAGCTTTTCCTTTTCCATGTAAAGTATCGTACATTTTACATGCTTCTTTTACATCGCTAACTGTTAATTGTATTAATGTTCTTTTCTCTGGATTCATTACATTCATCCACATATCATCGCTTGATAACTCCCCTAACCCTTTATAACGTAGTTCTATACCTGGTTGTAATTTGTTTGTTAATTCTAAGAATTCTCCTATACTTAATTTACCTCTAAATTCTTTTCCGTCCTTATATTTTTCAACTACTCTATAATACATACTATCATTCTTATCCATTAAATCTTTTAAATCTTTTGTCTTTCTATCGAATAAGCTATCTATTGTAAATATCTGATAAGCTCCTTCGTATATTCCTTCAATTATCGTATTCATCTTATTGTCTTTGTCAGATTCAATTTTTATTTCTGGGAACTTCTTAGCCATATTCTTCTTAAAGTTCTTTTCATCTTTATATTTTATAACGTATTCTATTAACGTTGGATTTGCACTATAATGATTACTACATCTAGTTAGTTCATCTAGATAATATTGATTTAATTTTAAGAATTCTAATAGTTCTCTCTTAGTTAATTCTTTGCCTCCATCTTCTTGAATTGTATACTTATCCATAACATTTCTAAAATAAACTGATTGATATTGTTCTTTATCTGTTATGAATGGAGTTTTCTTATCTTTGATTTTATATAATGGTGGAACTGATAAATATAATCTTCCATCATATATTAAATCTGTCATATGCTTTAAGAAGAATCCACCTAATAATGAGAAGATAAAGAAACCATCCACATCAGCATCCGATGTTATTATTACTTTATCAAATCTACATTTACTTACATCAAAATTATCTCCAATACCTGCATTAATTGCTCTTGTTAAGTTCTTAAACGTTTCATTCTTTGTATACACTTCATTACTATCCATTGTATATGCTTCTCCTGGAACACCTCTCATTGTATACATCGCTTGATAATCAGCATCTCTTGCTTGTGTACCATTTGATTTAACTGATAACCCCTCAAATATGAATAATTCTCTATAATCTTTCTTACCTTTCTTATTTGCAGGGAAATAGTTTGGTATTGAATGTTCTGCAACTGCTCCAACTTCTCTTTTAATTACTGCTTGTTTTGCTTTTGTAGATTCATATCTTGCTTTTGCATTGGCTTTAATTAAACTTGTGTATGATTTAAGTTCTTTAGGATTATTTTCAAAGAATACTGTTAATTGAGATCTAACAATTTCTTTTAACGGTTTAACCATTTTATTATTTTCTATCTTCTCTTTCGTTTGCCCAGTGAATCCTGGGTCCATACTCGTACTTACTGTTAAAGCTAATACTAAAGAATTAGTTATATCATTATATAATATATTGAATTTCTCTTTTTCTTTCTCTGTTAATATATCTCTAGTTTTTCTACTTAAATATTCACAAATAGCTGTAACTACTGCATTCGTATGATCTCCTTCATCTACTGTATGCACAAAGTTACAGAATGATCTTGTTTTCATTTCTAACATATCTACATTTAATGCAAATGCAAATTCTAAATCTATATCTCTTTTTAATATTTGGTTGTCAACTTTACCTCCTGATTTAACTATTCTTATTTCTTCATCTATTTTTGTAGTTCCTATTCCTGTATATATAGGTGTGTGATTTTTAGGAGATATTTCATATACTAGATCTCCTATACCGTTTTTACTTCTACTAAATTCATATCTTGTTATTTTACCTTTCTTTTCTATTTCAAGTTCTATTGTAATATTTTTATCTAAGAAATGTTTTATATTATTTAACCAGAATAGGATATCTTCACCTTTCATTTGACATTTACCCATATATTTTTCACTAGGTTTAAATGTCACTATTGTACCATGTCTTTTTTTGTCTTTGCAAGGTTTAACTTTACCATCTTGTACTTGAACTCCGTCCTTAAATTCAACTACTGCATATTCACCTAATTTATATACCTCAAGTTTGAAATATTCTGATAAAGCATTACAACATTTTAATCCCGCACCGTTTTGCCCCGCAGACTTCTGATTAGAAGTCCTGTTAAATTTTGTACTTGATTGTATTTTTGTACATGCATCTAACATTTTATTAAATGGTAGACCACGACCATCATCCTCTGCAACAAATAAATTTTCATCTTCATTTAAATATAAATAAACATTTTCCCCTGGTGAATTAATATTTAGACATTCATCTATACAGTTATTAATACACTCTTTTGATAAATGTATAGCTCCTAATGAACCAACTCTTGATATATACATTAAAGGCGACATTCTGATTTTATCTAAATCATTTTCCATAACCTGCATTTCTTCTTCAATAAACTTCTTATTATTTTTACTCATATCATCAACCTCCATATTATATTAATTTATTTGTTGTCGTAACTTTAAATTCTAAAAGTTTTAAATAAACGTCTATGGGTAATACTTGTTTATATTTTTCAGCCAAATATTTAATATATTTTTCTTTACTTTCCTTATAAAACATAAATGCATCAAATATGTTATCAAATGTTTTACTAGTATACACTACGTTATTATATTCATCTATTGTTGTTGTTCTAGCTCTATATTTTACGGTACGCATATCATTTCGTCGTGTAACTCCTATAGGTAGATCATCATTTTTATAATTTCTAAAATCTTTGAATACTTCATTTATTGAATTTGGAATTAAACAACATGTCTGAGGCGAATATATCCTACTATCGGGTTTTAATATGTCTTTATCTATACATAGAAAATCATCATATAATGTATAAACATGTTCATTATACCATTTTGCAAAATTTTGATAACACCACCATTCTTCACAAACTGTAACATCTTCATATGACGGGTGTTTACCATCAAAATTCCCAACTCGTTTATGGATTCCACTCCATATTTTATATTCATTATGCAAAACTCTTTTACCGTTTTCATCTCTATGTTCAGAAGCATACGGTCCTTGACCCAAATATCCATGTTTACCATGTACTACTTTATTATAATTTTTAACATACCCTTTTTGAAAATTTACGTACTGAGTTTTAACTTCACAATCTTTACCATCTAGAAATTTTACTATGATATTATCATAACTGTAATATTCAATAATTTGCATTTTTTCTCCTTCTTTATTAATTCCTACCTGTCCTATCCTTTCATCTATTGGTAAACTTTCATTTAAATATTTCGACATATATACCTCCTATAAATATAATTTACACTTATTTGTTTATAAAAATATAATATTTAATACAGAGTAACCCCTGTATTAAATATTATATCATTTTTATTTATTATTCTTTATTTCTCACAATGTCTTACAGCGAATAGGAAATCACTATCTACCCATGATATTACTCTATCTACAAATAATTGAAATGGTTCTTCATATACTTCCCACATACCATCATTCTCTAAATGATCTAAAACATATACATGCATACAACAATCATCGTGATATGTTTTATGTCTAATTTTCGTATTTATATATTCAAGATCATCTACAAATTCTTCTGAATAACAAAAATCTTCATCGTCATATTCCTTTATTAAACTTATTATTTTCTTTGCATTTTCAACAAGTTTACTAATTTCTTCTTCATCTGTCATATTAATAGTTTTAAACATACCTTCAAATATAAGGTCATTTGAACCCCATCCATACCATTTTCCTTCAAATTTCTTTTCACAATCATCAAAATCTCTTTGAATGAATCTGTCGTAAATTTTTTCATCTTTTTTCCATTGATTAAATTCTCTCCACCAATTTGCATTCTCTTCATATAATTTAATACGTCTATCCAATATGTCATTTAAATATGCTATATACTCAAGATATTCTTCATACAGTTTTTCTTCATCGAAATTATCAGGGTCTATTTCATCACTATAGGCATCTAAATTTTCTAAGATAAACTCACGATAATCTTCATCTTCAAACATACCAAATATACTTTTTCTATAATCTTTAGAATATTCTTTTACATTTTCATCTAAAGCTTTATGAATATCATATTGTCTTTCTCTAAACATTCTATATTCTTTTTTTATTTCTTCTAAATTTTTCATAACAATACCTCCAATATTTTTTTTTATTTATTTCATTGTTATAATATATAATTGAAAATTAACCTTTTTACAAAGGAACATACAAAAAAAAGATAAGGATTATTCCTTATCTTCCCAATATGTTCTATTAAATTCATCATCAGTTTCTACTTGATTTTCTATCACATATTGTTCCATACCTTTTGTTATTGGGCTTGGTTTACCTGTTACTACTTGATATAATGCTGAACAGAATGCTGTAGCTAATACCAGTGCACATAATATCACTGGTATTAATCCTATTATTATTGCAGTTTTTATTAATCTTTTTATAGTTTTCATATTATTACCTCCTAATAATTTAATGTATAACCTAATTCTAATACTTCAGGATAAGTTTCTATAAATTCTATAGCCCATAAATCAGCCATTTTTTCTATTGTTATTTCTCTATATCCTTTTTCATATTCATAAGCTGTTGTAGCTCTTTGTATTTTCATCATATCTTTATCGTAACTACATTGTATAACGTCAGAAGGTACATCTTCTAATGTTATATAATGCCCTATTTCATGAAGTAATGAGAATGTATAATTATCTTGTTCTGTTAATAATAATCCATATTCTACCATTAAATATTTCATCATGAAACTTTTCCACCAATGACGGTCTTCTATTGTACCTATATATTCTTCTGGAACAGATATATTTCTAGAATCTACTCCATAAGTAAAGCTTTCACCAAGTATTATTTCTGGTCTTACAAATCCTTCTATTTTACTTTCCACGAAATCTAATATCATTTTATACATAAATTTACCCTCCCTAATTATTAGTTACTATATTTATTATATTAACTTTCTTTTCTAATTCCCAATTATTAATTAATGCTTGATTACATAAATTTCTTATAGTATCTTCAAATCTATTATCATCAGCAATTTGTTTTAACATTTGATCGATTGTATTTTGATACATTGTTCTATATTCTTCATTTAAATTCATAAATTCTTTACTCATAATATTCCCTCCAAATTTATATTATAAAATGATGAAAGAGAGATTAAATCTCTCTTTCATCTATACTAATGTTGCTTCCATCATTGCTATTTCAATTGTACAACCACTATCTAAATCAACTTTTGTTAATCCCCAACACTCTTTAGGATTGTACTGTTGTTTTAATACTCTATCTGTATTTTTTGATTCTACTAATGCTTTAGTTCTTGCTTCAAATATTTCTAAAGCTTCTTTTTCATCTCTAACATGATTTGTCATTGTATATATATTAAATCCTTCTTCATTCTCAACTATTTCTGTTATTATAAATAATCTCATATAATTATTCCTCCCAATATTTTTTATATTTGTTTTATTTGGAACATACTAATTTATACTATTAAACTTTTCTATTTCTTATTCTTTACTATTTTAACTATTGCAACTATTAAACCTATGATTACAGCAAATGGTAATAATGCTACAACTATTGCTAATAGAATTCCTAATATCCAGAATATAAATTTGAAGAATAAGCACGCTAAACATATACCTATAAAGATTATAAAGAATCCGAATATTATCGGTTTGATTACTAAACCAACTGCTGTATCAAACATTATTATACCCATTGCACTCATTGCTGCTCTACCTACTAAATAACAAACTATAAATCCTATTATTACTCCAAATCCCATTAATGTTTCCATAAATTATTACCTCCATTTATTTTATTTTTATGTGAATATAGATATCTTATTTATCTATATTCACATTTATAATATGGTATCAAAAACCTATGAATTACACTTCTTCCCCTTTAGGTTCATGTAACCAATCAAAATATTTATTTGTAATATCAGCTATTAAAGATGCTGCTTGTTTATTATTGCATACCTTTAATACATCACTAACCTTATTCATAATAGCTTCAACTTCGTCTTTCGTATCATGCATTTCAGATATCATATCCATACATTCATCTATATACCATTCAGTTGTTTCCCAACCTTCTTCTAAGGCATATAATATCCAATCTGCTCTTTTATCATAATCAGCATAATACTCATCATATTCGTTTCCTTTAAACATAAATTCACCCATGACTGTACATCCAGGTTCATAGAATTTTAGACTAGCTTCTAAATGTTCACTATATTTTTCAGCCCATCTTCTAAATATATTATCTGGTGGTCCCCATGGTGTTTCACAATAACAATGTATTTCTAATGTCATGATACAATCTGTATCTAAATTCTTAACAAATTCTTCATTGAATATTTGATTTTCTTCATGTAAATGATGTCCTTCATTAAATATTTGAATTGGCTCTTCACCTTCTTTTTCTATCATAAGATACACTTGTTGTTCATAACTTGGGGACCATTTACATCCCCAATGTTCTAATCTCCATGTATACCATTCACTGAATACTTCTCCCGCATCATCTAATGGTGTTGGGTCAAATTGTTCAAAATCTAAAATGTAATCATATTCTTTAGAATTCGAATCATAAGGATTCTTATTAGTTTTAAAATTATCTTGTATGAATTCTTTAACATATTTACCTTGACCTTTCACAGTTATATTATTAGAACACCAATTTGGCATATAATTACCTCCCTATATTTATATTATATATTTTGTATATTTATATATTAAAATACATCTCCAACAAATCTGTCTTGTTTACATAAATTTACATCATCTAATTCTTTACCAGCTATATTATCATATATCTTACATAATGATACATAGATTTTTGCTAATTGAACTTTATCATTACGTGCTAATGAATATACTAGATGTGTTATATCTGCATAAGCTTTATTATATTTAAAATGATTTCTTTCAGCATCATATTCTAATTGTATGTCATAAGGAACTTTATCTTTTATATCGTATAACATATGACATAACATATCACCCATTTTATACGTATCAGCTAAATCTTGTTCTAATAATGCTTTTAAATATAAGAACGGTTCGTCGTTTGCATTTACTGTTTTTATTTTAGGTTCTTCAGTTTTATCCATTGGATGTCTGAAATATTCTTGATAATATCCTTCATTACCGTCTATACATAATACTCCTGTAGATACTTGATATTTTTCTTTCCATAATTCTAATAAATCTACAGGTAATTCATGAACCATAACTTTTAATTCTATCTGTGCATAATCATCTAATTTTCTTTTCTCTTTAATCTCATAAGATTGAATTCCTGAATAATATTTAAAGAAATCACACATAAATTGCATTCTATCAGAAACGAATGTATCATCTCTAAAATATTGACCTTGGATAAATTTCTTTTTAATACTTACACCAAAACCATTATCAACTATACTAAATTTGTATAAATCTACTGGTCTATCATCATTTAATTCTTCTTCATATCTATCCATATTTTTATATATTTCAACGTTTACTTGATGACAATTAACTCTAGCATCAGTTCCGTACATTTGTTGCATTGAAATATCATCTGCTTGGTTAACTATATTTCCAAATAATAATTCTGATGTAAACGTTAATCCATTTTCTGATGATGTAACAAAGTTTAAATTATCATTCATAAATTGTACTATATCCTTAGCAAAACCTCTTAATTCTACTATTAAATGTTTCATATTATTACCTCCTAATAATTTTATTTTGGTGTTAAATTGTTATTTGGAACATAAAAAATAGAGGATAGATATTTCTATCCTCTATTATATCTTAAAGCTTGCTACTTCCGTATGCAGCTCTTCTTTGATTGTTGTTGTTGTTATTTCCTTTATTCTTATTAGCATTTCCTTGTTTAAGGATAACTTTTTCATAAAGAGCTAATAATGAATCAACACCTTCTTCTATCTTAGCTAAGCTTGGAGTTAATTCTGAATTACTTGCTATTTTGATACTTTCTATTATATTTAAAACTTCACGTAGTTTACGATCTACCTCTACTGTTGTTTGTACTCTAGCATTTATAACTGTTCCACAAATTCTACAAACAAGAGTTCCATCTTCTTTACCTGGTTGTACTGCAGGTCTTCCATGAGAATCTTTATGATCACATCTAAATCTGATCATTTTGTCACGTTTGTCTAATTGTTGTCTTTCTATTTTCATTTGTCTTAATTCTTCTGCTACTTTGTTTCCTGTTCCTTGTACATTATTATTATTTACATTATTATTTAATTGGCTCATAAGTTGTTACCTCCTAATAATTTTAATATATTTTTTATTCATGGAACATAGAAATGTATTATAATTATTTTCTATATTCACTTATATAATATAGTACTGAAATTTTACGTTTTACACTTTAGACATTTGTTTATATATTTATAAAATTTTAATCGAGCACATCTCTTAATGTTATACCTACTTCTAGGTCCATTACTACATAAACTTGAACTATTTCATCTACGTCAAGATATGATATAGCCTCACGATTCTGTGTATCCTTATGTCTAAGTTTAAGAATATCACATCCACCCATATTTACAAAATCTTCTCCTTTTAAAGCATATCTACCAAAATAGAATTTTGTTCCATTGGCACATCTTATACCAACTATATTTTCATATCCTCCTGCTTCTGCAGCTATCGCATCTATTACTGGTTTATTCATTTCCTTTTACCACCTTTCTTCTTTTTTCTTTTTCCCTTTCCATGTTTTTCTATACCTAATTGTTTCATCAATCTCTCTATTCTCTCCTCCTTGGTTTCGGGAGGTTTATAGTTAGCAGACCTCCCTGTACCTTTAAAGGCTTTCTGTAAATTTGCTGGTATCATTTAATCATCTCCTTAATAGGCATATATTAAACCTTCACTTGCTCTAGTTATTCCTGTATAGTTTAATTTGTTTTGTATATCCCTATCACCTCTTCCAAATGGTTCTGATATAAATAAAACATTTTCTGCTTGAGAACCCTGAGAAAGATGTACTGTTATACAATCTCCAAATTCAAACATATCAAACATAGAATAACCTTTCTTATGATCGTTATCAAGTTGTATACTTTGAATTAAACTTTTATAATCTATTCTTACATTGTTAAATATTAAATCTTCATTAAAATCAGGTACAAATGTTATATCTACTGTTTTACCATTATATGTTGACTTGTTCACATCTTTAACAAATCCCAACATACCATTTACTAGATATACACCGTCACCTACTATCCTATTTCTATTATTTTTTCTACATATAAGTTTTTCACCTATAACAGGTAATTCTGATTCTATACATCTAAGTTCTTCTCTAATATACTTATTAATTCTAGCTCTACTAGCATTTGTAGGTGTTAATATCATATCTGCCCTTAATAACATATTGTCATTAACTTTATCCTTTGGTATAACATAACATTTGTCACCATATTTACCATATGGAATATGTTCACCTCTAGAAGCTAATTGACTTAAATATATTATAGGATTTCCTTCTGCTTGACGCATTATCTTAGTCAATACATAATCAGGTCTAATGAGATATTTAGTTCCTCCTATTACAGGAGGTAATTGTTGTAAATCTCCTAGACATATTATAGGTACGTCAAATGATTCAATATCATCTCCAAATGATTCATTTACCATAGGAGCTTCATCTATAACTATCAATTTAATATTACTAGGAATTTGTTCCTTTTTAATAAACTCCGGTCTTGTTACAACCCTACCATTCTTAATTACGGCTTTTCCGTCCTCATCTTTTACTGGTACAAATTCTATATTATAAAACGCACTATGAATAGTTCTTCCATTAACACCACTTCGTGTTAATTGTAATGCCGCTTTACCAACATAAGCGACAAATAATACATCTTCCATTTTCAATCCCAATTCTTGTATTATCGTTCTAACTATAGTTGTTTTACCCGACCCTGCAGGTCCACTAATTTCAAATGTCTGTTTTGACGAATAATTCTTATACCATTTAACTGCAAGTTTAACACATTCCTCTTGCTGGTCATTTAATATTATTCCCATATTATCATACCTCCTTAAATAATTTATTGTCTATGAAATTATACAATATTATAAATATCGTATACAGGAGGTAAAATTATGGATATAACAAATATGAATGATATTCAAATAAATCAATTAGAATACTGTATAATAGCTGAGAAAACTTATTTACCAGCAGACAGTGTTAAAGTATATATACCTAAATTAAATATAGATACAAGTAAATGTACTGTTAGAGCAAACGAATCTATATTGGTGAATGACCCTGAATGTAAACCTAAAGTAGTAAACCCTATAAAACTATTAGATACTATAACTGTAAAAACATTCTCAGGATTAGAGTTATCTAAATCTGCGGTATTAAAGAAAAAAGAATGTGGATGTAAGGTAGTAAATCACGTATTAATAAAAGATTGTCGGGGGGATGAAATGACATTTATAGACGGTCATATAGTAGAAGCTTATTTACCAAAAGGTGCTCAGATGATAGTTTGTTTTATGGATGGTAATATAAACGATGCTTATCTAACGAACTTTATATAATGAGGTGATGTGAATGTCCTATAGAAATAGGTCAACAATAAAAAGTATTATAGATGAAGGTAAAAACTTAAAAATAATAAACAGAGAACTTTCTTTAAAAGAAATTATGGTTAATAGTGTAGGTGAAAAAATTGTTGTCAATATGTATAATTTATACGAAAAATACTATGAATTATTATTAGAACATACTGCAAGAGTTGTATTATCTGAAGAAGAACAAATGAAATATAGATTTAATCCTAGATTACTATCTAAAGACTTATATGGTACTATAGAATTACATTATATGTTATTAAGATTAAATCATGTCTATTCTGTTATCAATTTTGACTTTACAGAAGTTACAGTTTTTAAACCTTCAGTAATAACATTATTAAATGAAATAATGGTTATTGAATCAGAAAATTTCATTGAAAATGAAGTTTCGATAATAAAGAGATTGAATGAGTAAAAACTCATTCAATCTCTATTTTGTTATTAAGACCGATTAATACCAAAGTATTAATCGAAAGGATGTAATGTTACCATCCCCTACCTACAAACTACATAGGTAATCTTAATATAAAGTTTAAAGTTAAAAAATAATCTAATTATTCATCATTTGTTATTTAAATATTAAGCTGCTATCATACCAGCTAAAGCTGGGTTACCAAATTCAGCTTCAGGTAGTGAATCTAAAACATTTGTTTCTTTTCCTAATGTACAATCTGGTGTTATTGTCGCTTGTTTCTTTCTAGCCGCATTTGCAAATAATGAAGAAGAATTATTATTTTTCTTACTACTATGTTTTTCTAATTCTTCTTTATCTCCTTTAAATTGTAACTCTTTAACTGTTAACCATACTGGTTTTCCATTTTCATCTAATAAATCAGCATCTTTTTGGAATGCTATTTGACTTCCTTCAACATAAGGTATAAAACATCTTGCGGCATTATGTTTCCCTGCTCTTGATTTTATTACAAGAGCTTCTAAATGTGTAAAATGTATTGAATCTGATAATTCATCTCTTTCATATGTTTCAGATGTTTGTGCAAATACTAAAGCGAAATCTGCACATTCAACAACACCTTTTGATTCAGAGAATACTGTCTCAGGACAGTCTCTAGGTATAACACTTGTATTCATTTTTCCTCTTGCTTTAAATACTTCATTACTCATTTCAACTTTAACTTGTGATGCAGTTATAACTGCTACGTCACATTCTATTGCTAAAGCACGTAAATCTGAAGTTATATTATCTATTCTTATTCTGTTTTCTGCATGATTTTCTACAGGTCTGAAACCTTTTATATAATCGGCTATTACTGCTACTACTTGTAATTTTTCAGACTCTCTTAATATTTCTATATCTCTTATTATTTCATTTTTAGAATAAGAGTTATTTGGTACTTGTATAAATCTTATTTTAGTTGGTGTATGTCTTGATAATATTCTACTTGCTTCAACTAATTCATTTTCTATCTCTTCGTCAGTTAATTTCATTTTTTCTCTTGTTAACGGATCTTCCCAAGTTATATCAGTTCCTGTTAACATTTTAATATATCTTCCTTTTATATCTTCAACACCTGTTTCTGCAGATATATATAATATACATGGAGTTAAACCTGGTTCATGTTTAACTTGTGGATTATATAATGCCATATCTATTGCAGAACTTATCATCATTGTAGTTTTACCATTTCCTGAAGGTGCTCCATAAACCATTAATTGTTTTGATTCTAAACCACCACCAGTTATCATATTTAACCAACGATGACCAAATTTAAATTTATTACAACCATTTACTTGTAATTGTAAATTTCTTTGGTTTTCATCTCTACATTCTTCTTCATTTAAGTTTGCTGTAAATCCTGTTTCTAAAGCACTTTTACCAACTTTACTTCCAAGATTTATTCTATAATATTTTTCTCTATTTCTTTCTATTTTCTTTTTAAGATTAAGATATTCTTCTTCAACGTCTTTACCTTCTCTTAATCCATCAATTGTAGCTTGTAATGCTTCATAATCTTCACATTGTTCAAATAAAAATTTATTCTTTGTTATTCTATTTACCATATAATTAAAAGCTGACTCTGATAAAAATTTATACATATCTTCATCTGTCATACCTGTTAAATATTCACTTATAGGTAATTCATTTTTAACATGTTTCATTAAATCTAAATACCCTATTTCTTTATCTACTCCTGTATCACAATAATCTAAAAATGCATATCCCGAACATATTCCTTTATTTCTTGCCTCTATTGCAGTTTTACACCATTGCACCATATCAAATATTTTAACGTCCTTTATATCTTTCAAATTCAATTGATTTACGAACACTTCTAAAACTCCTGTAATGTAATTATTTCTTTTTGGATATTCATCTAATAAAAAATATAAAACCATATCCTTAATTACAAATTCAGGTAATCCCATTAATAATTGCTCCGTATCAGATTTTTTCATTCTATTATAATTATCTAAAAATTTATTTTTCCCATTAGTTTGTATTAAATTGTTTCCTGACATAGATCCATCTCCATGGATTGTCGTTGGTGATAAATTTATATTCTCCATAAACTCATATCTCCTTTCGATTTAAAAAAATCATATTTTTAATTATTTTATTTGTTATATTTAAAATACAATTTTATCATTCAGTTATAATAATGTTATTAAATAAAAAATCACTGCTTGGAGACCGTCGACTAGCCTCCAAACATTTTATTTACTAGCATTACCAGAGATCATTGACCTGATCCTTTCTAAACTTATTTCTTTTCCTGTTTTAAGTTTTATATATTCTCTTATCTTTTCATCGTAGCCTACAGATTTATCGAATATAAAATTATACTTATCCATCAATAAATTAACCTTTTCTCTAAGTTCTTTGTCTAATTTAACTTTACTATTTTCTATAATCTGTATTTTAACGTTTTTCATATCATGAAATACTACGTTCATGTTATCAACAAAAGTTGCTGAATTCATCATATTCTCTGGTGTATTTATTTTTATTCTTAAGTAGTCTTTTTTATAAGTATTAACTAGGTTTTTAAAGTAATTTATCTGTTCGTTTATCATTAATGAAAATACATTATTATCTGGATTTATCTCTATCGTATCATATCTCATAGTATTTTCGTTTTCAATAAATTCAAAATTAGATTCTTTAGTTTCACTATCAAATTCTACTATATAAAAACCTTTAGCCTCTTCTTCACCAAATCTACTTCTAACTAAACTTCCTGTATATTGAATTCTATTTCTTATTCTTTGTGCTGTATGAATATGACCGAATACTATAGGTCCTTCACATATATCTTCCATATCTTTAGAATTGAATACTGGATATTTTTTCATAGTTTGATATTTATTCTTTGAAGAAAAATTAGTTTCTTCGAACATTCCATGCCCAAATATAAATTGATATTTCTTGTTAAAATATTCTTTATAATAATCTTTATAATCTTCCATATATTCTTCAGGAATATATAATATATTTATTCCTGGAAATAATTCCTCTTCGTCAACTGTTAATATTAATTTATAATCACATTGGCTACTATTAGCTATCTGTGCTAAATTCTTTAATTGATTTTCAGGATCATGTGAACTAGTTCCTCTAATTTGTCTAACTTTAATATCATTCTGCTCACATACTTTAATTAAATCCGAAAATGCTTTTACTGAATACATTGCATGTGCACTTGACATTGATAACTTTGTATCATAATAATCTCCTGCGATAACAACACAATCGATATCTTTTAGATTATCGATAATTAATTGAAATTCTTTATAAAGCAATTCAGGAGGGTAATACCCAAAATGGATATCACCCACTACTAAAAACCTTTTAATCATTATAATAAATCACCCCATTCTTTATTTAATTCATAAACCATATAAAACACATCTGTCAACTTATTAAATAAATCTATATAATCTTCCATTTCACTTCTATGTTTAAATTTAACATTAACTTCACCGTCTTTTATTCTACATATACCAACTTGCTCTACATATATATCATGTTTCTCTAATAATTGAATATAAGCACCTAGTTGAATAAAATGTGATGAATAAAATCTTTTAGATGTTTTAAAATCTAGAATTGTTAAATCACCATTAATTTTACATAAAAGGTCTATTGTACCACCATAACGTGTAGTACTATATGATTTCTCTCCCCATATCGGTTCAAGCTCAACTGTCTTTAAATAATCCTTAAAAGCATTTATATTTTCATATATAAAGTTTACTGTATCCGGGTTACTTATATCAAATTCTTTTCCTTCTTTAAATAAATATTCATGTAAAAGTTCATGAACAAACGTTCCTTTATTTGCAGATTCTTCTAGAACCTTATCATAAGATTGTCTTTTCCATCCTAAACTATTAGCCCATTTAGCAATAAAGGGTTTATTTAATATTTTCATAATAGTTGTAACTGAAGGTACTTCTACCTCCTCTTCATTCATATAAGTTGAATGATCTGAATATTTTCCCATATACTACCTCCTATTATATAAGTTCTTCTTTAAATTTATAAAAACTTCCATGTAATTGGCAAAATTTTTTTAAAGCAAACCTAAAATATTCTTTACATAATTCATTATTTTGTTCGTTATATATTTTCCCACTCATCATTATATTATAACCTTTAACTATATTTACTATATCTCCTCGTAAGTCATCTTTTAATCTATCAGGTAATGATATTTTACTTAATTCTTCTTCTATAATATCACCTTCTACTTTTATATAATAAGTCTTTTCTTCAGGTAATTCTTCAATATATAAAAATATTTTCTCATCTCCAAAAACTTCTTTGAATAATGTAAATGTCGTTTTCATAATTATTCCTCCTTTTAATATTCAATTTATCATAATGTTAGTAAAAAATTATAATTTCATTTAATTGTATCAATTATTATATGAATTAAATGTTATAAAAAGTGTATTATAAATTATCAACAGTACAACAACTTATTAATGCAAAGCATTAATTAACGAAACGACTCCCTCCAAAGGGAGGAGTGGAAAAATAAGTTGTTAATAATTGACTTTGGGTTAGGACGGTACGTTCATTTTCAATGAACAACTTAACCCAAAAACCTCCCATAAACTCATATTTAATTTTGTATAGACAGTTGGTATCTGAAAATACCAACTGTCTATATTTTTTATGCTAAAACAATTTAGTAAGATTAAGCTAAATAAATATAAAGGAGTTGATACAGTTTATGGCAGGATATAAACCTATAACTAGTACATATTTATTTAAAAACCTAGGTGGAAATACTTTAACTAGTAAAATAAATGATGCTGCCTCAAGTGGTAAAAGATATACTGAACAAGATTTATTAGAACAGTTTGTATATATAAAAAACTATGAAAAATCTTTATTAAAACAAAGAGTATTAACTGAATTTAAAGAAGGAAGAATAGAATTAATATATGCTGATAATGTTCAGTTATCAAAATTAATGCCTTTTATATTAGTACCTTCGCAAATGGGTCATAAGGTTATAATATTTTTAAATCCATTCTGTGGTAAAAGATCTGATGGATTATTAAATATAAGAGGTAATGTTTTATATACTTTATTAGAAAGTGCATATTTAGCTAAAAACTTTGCAGATAATTATAATGCAGTAAAAAATGATACTTTAGTTAGACAACAAGGTGCATTGATGTATGCTAATATATTTATAAAACCAATAAATAAAATGTTTAATACTAACTTAGATACTACAAGAGAAGGTAAAGTATTATTTTTAGCATCTAAATTTTATTTAAAAAATGTATTAGGAATAGATAACGATGAATATATACTTAATGTGGGAACTAAAATAGCAAATCGTGTATCACCTTATACATTACAAGAAGTAGATGCTATAGTTGATGAAGAAGCTTATCAAGATATAAGTACATTTATACAAGCATTAGGTGATGAAAGACTACATTTAGGATTTGAAGGAAAATTACAACTAAGAAACTATTTATATACATATATTTCTATGTATGGAGAAGCTGCACCATTCTGTCTTGAATCTATGGTATATTTTATATTTATGGTTAATACAGTTAGAAGAGGTGCTGATAGAATGTTTAATCAAATGCAATTAGAACCTATAATAGAAAAATCTGGAGAAAAAATGTTAAGAAATCTTTATAGATAGGAGAGGATTAAATAATGCAAAATAATCAAGTTTTAATGGCTAGACATGAGGATAATGGATTAGGATTAGTTTTAGAAAAAAGTATAGACTGTAAAACTGTTGTAGTTGGTTCAAATGGTCTTCCAGTAGAACCTATAGATTATGATGGAGTTAAATATATTCCATGTAATGTAGGAGATAAAATTATATTATATTACAATAAAGATAAACGTAATAGAACATTCAAAGTTGTTGGAATAGAAAAAAGTGAACACTTCTTTATATGTGAAATAATATATGACGATGCAGAAATAATTGAATTAGAATTAATATCTTTAGCTGAACAGGTTGAAGAAGGTAATATGAGTGTAAATGTAGCACATCTTAAAGCTGATCAGTTATTAGCATCATTCCTTTATAAAAAAGGATTTGATCAAATAGCAGATGCTTTTAATAAAGTTCCTAAATATTATGAATAAAAAAATAAAACTTACCTTTTGGTAAGTTTTATTTTTATTTGTTAACATATAACCATTTTTCTTTCTAAATTTGCTATTCTTAAATCAACTTCTTCTAAATCTGATGGTAAATCTAATTCTGTTAATGTAACTTTTAAACTTTCTAATGCTTTTATTGCTTTGTCAAAACCTATTTTACTTGCACTATATTCATCAGCTTCATATTCTTCAGTTATTCTTCTTTCACTATCAGAATCTTTATGATATTCCCAATGTCCTAATTCATGTTGTAATAAGAATTCTTGTTCTAATCTATTTAATCTTGTAAAGTCTTCATCTACTAATATTACTAAATAAGTTTTCATTCCTGTAAATGTTGCAAAATCTACAGTTGTTACTGCTGATAATCTTATTTCATTTTCTTGTAATAATCTAGTACTTTTTCTTAATATAAATCCTAATTCATTTACTTCATCTTTATAGAAACAATTATTATTATTTTCTTCCATATTTTCTAATTTATTTAATATATAATTTAACATATTATTACCCTCCATTAATTTATTTTTTACGGATCATACAAACTTTCTTATTTATAATCTACTTTGTATTCCAAATATTATTTTAAATTTTCTTTTGTTTTTCTTTTTAATTTTAAATCCTTCTTTAGTATCGAATATAAATACTCTTTTTCCACCAAGCCATAATCTTATATAAAAGCTTTCTGCATATATTCCACCTTGCCAACCTTTAATTTCAAATTCATAGTCATCGTTTAATTCAATTTCAGTTCTAACTAACCAAGTATTACCTATTCCTATTTCTAAATATTTCATAATATTACCTCCTATAAATTATCTATACCAAATGTATCTATAAAACATGCTGCCCAATTATCTGCTAAATATTCAGCAAATATTTTTCTATATCCTAAATAATCATTACCATCAAGTCTTTCAACTTCTTCTATATATCTATCATAATTGACTTTCTCTATAGTTTCTCTATGTCCTAATTCATGTAATGTATAGAATATATATAATTTTTCTTCAGCTATTTCTAAACCAAATTCTTCTTTTAAATAGTTTATCATAAATGTATTAAATTCTTTATCATCATGTTTTTCATTATTTACATATAATTTATCTTCTACCATATTATAAGCAAAATGTTCTTCATTCTCAACTATTTCAAAGTTTTCAAATCCTTCTATCATTTCATTTACATAATTTATTATAGCGTTATAATTATACATAACTTACCTCCATTAATATATTATTATCGTATTTCATTGTTATAATATGGTATCGAAATCCTACGAATTACGGATCATATAAAAGATATATCCCGAAGGATATATCTTTTATTTATCATCTGGTGGTTTATTTTTCTTTTCAACCGATTCTGTTAAATTAGGCTTATCTTTAAGGTCAACTTTTTCACCACGTTTAATCTGTTGGTATGTTTGATAGAACTTAAATAAGCCATCTATATTAGATAATCTTTCAAATAATTCAAAACTAAGTATTCCGATGAAAAATGCGATTACAACTATTTCCTTTAGTCCCATGTACTTTAATAACCATCCTTCAATACCGACCATTACAAAAGCACTAAACAAAGATCCTATTAATATCCTATATAATCTAAATGATGTATCAGTACCTCTAATACTATTATACATATCTTTGACAAAAGAACCTGCTAATGTGATTAAAAAATATAGAGATAATGGTATAGCTACAGATAAAAAAACTTCAATATTCATTCCTTGCATCGTACCATCTCCACATATTAATCCTTTACTTAGGTTTATTCAAATCGTTGTTTAATTTCATATTCTCATCATCTAAACTTTTAATCACTATCATTAGAATTATTATTGTTGTTGTAACTAAGAAAATATTGATTAAACCGTTACCAAATTCAGTATTATTTCTATATTGTATAATTTTTGTTGTTACTGATTGGTCACATTGTTCTAATAAATCAGTATAATTGGATAGAAATGTACCAATTGATATAGATTTAAATATATAAATCTTATTAACATTAGGGTTTTTAGCTAGATAATTACTATCCCTCTCCCCAAATATATCACCATTATCCGTTATAACACCTATAGTGACTATCATGTATTTATCCATATTCTTCATACCATTTTCATGATAATCTTGTATAACATCATCTATAGTGTAATATGTACCATTAGGATAATATCCATCAGTTCTAAGTATAGCATAATCAACTCTATTTAATGATATGTCTTCATATGCTTGTTTCATTACACCTGAGTCATCAACTTGTAGATAATACTCTTCCCAAGTCAAATAACCATTTTCTGATTCTATATATTTATAAGTATCTAAATTTATATTAGATCTACTATAAATAACATAATCTTTTGTGCCTACGGTAATTATTATATTATCGTCCTTATTTTCTAAATTAAATACATCATCGAGTATTTCTATAAATTTATCACCTAATTTCATATTAACAATATTATCATATATTTCTTCCATCGACATTGATTCTATCATTAATCGATGTAAAGTTATAGAATCGTTTTTAGTATTATTATTTGACATTTCATAAGCTTCTATTAATATAGCTTTTAATATAGTATGAATATTTTCATCAGCATTTTTTTCTATTGTAGCTATTTCTTGATTGTAACTTTTATAATTTTTATATAAGTTAAATGCTCTGAAACCTCCAGCAAAGAATAATATCAAACATGCTATCATTAATAAGTATTTTCTAAATAAATTTTTTGTAAATGTGACTTTCATTAAACAAACACCACCATTAAATCTGATATTTTTAATGATGAATTAGCTGCACATTCACCGAATATTCTTATATTTAATGCATATGGAACATCAACATCTTTATCAAATTTAGGTATCTCAAAGAAATCAGCTGATAATATAGCGTCATTAGCATTAAACCAATATGGTTTTTCATCTAATGCGTTAAATGTTATAGAACACCCTATAGTAGGTACTCCTATTAATTCTATTATATGTTTTAATTTGAAAGTTGTAGGTTGTGTTAATAATTGAATAGGATTATTTAATGTAAACTCTAATCCCACTCCAGGTACTGCTTGTATAGAACCTGGTACATGTAAACCATTAATTAAATTTATATTTTCTAAATCCCTGAAATTATCTCTATAAAGAACTTTTAATGATAATCTATGATCTACAAGTCCTGCTAATTCATATACAAGAGTTGCTATATCGTCAGATAAAGCTTCTTGTTTAGTTTGTATTATAGTATTATTTTGTGTTAAAATACTACTATCTTTAAATAAATCTGTAAATACTACTTCTCCAGTATTTTCAGGATTAAATGGTCCAGTAACACCATCTTTAGTTATAGTAACAACTGTATGAACACCATCTTTTTCTATTATAACACAGTCACCTTTGTTATATATTTTATTTTCATCATATATTTCTGGATTTTTACCACCAAATAAAACGTTTAATATTAAGTTAAAACTATTTACAGTATCTTCATTAACTAATTTTTTAATTAGGTTAAGTTTAGCCACTTATAGTCACCTCCTATTTATTTACAGATAGAAATATATTGTGTAATAATAATGCTCTATTATCTCCACCAGCATTACTCACAACTAGTTCTACTAATTTTATTGATGAAGCATTTTCAAACTCTAATGGAATTATTGAAACATTTATATTTGCAAGATTTTTGTCTACACGGTGATATTTAATAACGCCATCGATAACTATTTCAAATAATATTTTAACCTTTCCTTCACTATATACTATATTAGGCTTACCATCAATAATATCATACTCATCAATATCAAGATTTAATAAAATTTCTTTACTATCACTCGGTAATTCAATAATATCGTTTTGAAGAATATTTACATTATAATCTATATGATCTGGAAGAACATGATTTTGAAGTTCTACATTATAAATTTCTCCAGTCATACATAATAATTCAGCTACACGAATAGCCTCATCAGTTGATGCTTTCATACGGTTCATTATATCAGCAGACATTACGACTGCATCTTTAGATTTGATATAAAATTCACCTGTATATTTACCAACTAGTATTTCTTCATTTAATGCTTCATGCTTTCTTTCTCTAGAAAGTGCAGAGATAGCAAATCTTTGTATTAAATCACGTAAAGCATCTTGATTACTCATACTTTTACTCTCCTTTCAATTTTACAGAATTTATTAAATAATTGTTTTCTGGGCACTAACCCAGAAAACAATTATAATATTTTTATTCATCGGGATTTATAGATATAGCTAGTCTATTTGTATCAATTACATTTTCTCCCATTCTATCAAATGCAAGTTCAAATGGATCGTTTATATCTATTATACCTTCAAACAATGCTAAATCTTGTTCAGTTAATTGTAAATAGTCAGGATTTATAAATCCAAAAGAATTTGTAAGATATTTATAAAATTCTCTAATTATAAAATCTAAAGGATCTATAGGCACATCCACTACAGGTTTTTCGGTATCTTTTATATCTTCGTTATCTGCAACTGAATTATCTATATTCCCTGAAAATTCTTCATCCTTTTCATATATATCATCGAGAATATCATATATACCATCAAATGCACCATCTATACTATTATATAGACCTCCAAAGTATTCAATATCTCTAGAATTCTCTATTATCTCTAAGCTATGTATAGAGTCAGTTTTTAATATTTTAATAATATTTGCAGTTATTATTTCAACATCTTTTTTAACAAGTTTTTTACCATTTAAATATATATCATACCATTTAAAATCAAACGGTTTATCTATAAGACCTTTTAAATTTATAGCCTTGTCAGTTGGTATTTTTTCTAAATAACAAACTTGTTTCATCATATAAGGCATACTTTCAACAGCTATATTATAATCAATACCTGGTTCTCTTAAGAATCCTGGTAGCAGATTAACTTTTGAAGTTAAATCATATTCATCTATTTTAACAACACCTAAATGTCTAGGAACAAGTCTACCGTTACTATAAACTCTAAAATATCTAGGATCTTTTTTACAAGCTGAAGGTACTTTTATAACTTCAAAGTTAGCTTCAGGTCCATCTTCAGGTCGTAATATATCATTATCAATATGGTCCATATTATGTATTTTTTTAATATGAAGACTTAATTTTTTATCAAGATATTGCTTATCAGTTATTTTTATTTTTATTATTCTCGGACAGTTTATGAAAACATCTTTTAAATCAATTAAATTAAGCCCACCCTCTGCTAACGATTTACCAGAACCGTCATCATCAGATATTTCTATTTTTACAACACCATTAACCATTTTAAATTGATATATCATTTTTTTATTCATAGATCTTATTTTATTTATAGCATATCCATTTATAGAATCAACCTTAATAAATTTAGCTTTATTATTATTCATATCAAATTGATAGAAATTATCTTTATTATCTTGTAATGAAAGATAGTATGCGTTATCATGTTCAATATCATCGTCATCCCTATAAATTTCAATTAGACCCCTATCCAATATAGCTAATTGATAATAACCATTATCATTTTCAGATATAATATAATCAAGTACTATATCAGATTCAATATCATCCATATGGAATTTTATTGGTAAAATTATTTGATAAGACGATGGGTCTAGGTAATTTCCAGTTTCATTATCAACTATAAATAAATCATTAAATAATGTCTTATTTCTAACTGCACGATCTCCTATATCTATTGATAATATATCAGATGTGTTATTTGCTATAAAATTAAAATGTTTACTTGTATCTGAAACTTTTTCTATTTCTAGTACGGTTGTGGGTTCAACTAATCTACATGGTATATAAACATAATCTAACATATCTGTATTATACAATATTATTTCATTATCGTAACGTGTACCATCTACATGTATAATTATATCATCATACATTCCTCTAAAGTCATTTCTAAATATAAACATATACATATCTTCTTTAAATGTAGATAACATAAGACCAGTATCTTTATTATCTTTACGTTTTCTTTGGTTTAAATTTATTTTAGCAACATCAACGTAATAGTAATTATTACCTAATCCTAAGTTACGTAAATATCTTCTAAAATTATTCACGTCAGCTTTTATAAATTCTCTCATTTTGTTTATCTTATATCTAAAGTGGTCATCATATTGTAAATACTCAAATAATGCTAAAATTGTATCATAAACACCAACTCTATTATGAGAATCATTAGTAGGATCATATACGTAAAGGATATCAGGATCTATATTTTTATTATACAATTCAGAACAAAGTTGATTGCCTTCCATATATATTTTATAAGATAATGATGTTAGATTATCATACACGTAATAACAATCAGGAACTTCTGTTATGTCTCTACCTTTATATTCTTCACTTATTAGTTCACCATCAAGTAATGATATTTTATATATAATACCATTAGTACTCATTATAAAAGAAGAAGGGAAATCTTTATTTTTCATCAAACCTTTTCTGTAGTCTTTTATACTGTATGGGACTAATAATGGATTAAATTTTTTAATTTCATCTAATATAGTACCATCACGATATTTTTCAAGATAATGTGGTACGTATTTATGATATGCTGCTAACATATCAAGATGTTTTAATTTATCTACGTTATTTTCATAATAGAAAACATAAATGTATAATTTTTTAGTTTTTATTATATCATCTATATTTTCTATAGAATATATATTTGGATAATAATGGTTTAATTTAGCTTCGTGAACAAATAATCCGTCTTCATCGATAATTAGGCAGTTTTCTACTGCAACAGGATAATCCTGCATAGGTATCTCAAACCATTTATCGTATTCTATTTTTATAGTTTTTAACATATGTCTTAAAGGTATTAATTGTATATCTATAGCAGTATTATCAGGATAATAACGAATTATCTTTTCAACATATGAATTATCTACAACCATACCTTTATCGTTTATATCAATATCTATTAATGATGAATAGTTTTCATTAACATGTCTAGAGAAAACTATAGATTTAGAATAATCAACATAATCAACTAATCCTAGATTTTTAGTTGGAAGTCCGTTATCTTTATTTAACGTTCTTAATCTATATGCATTAGTAGATATATTTTTTATTCCTGTATTTGGTATGAAATATATAGTTACATCTGAATTTTTTTCTATATAATCTCTCATTTCACCTATACTAAATCCCTCTTCTGAAGGTGTTTCTCTACAAGTGAATATCATATAAGTTTTATCTTCTTTACATAAAACATTTATACCCTTAGTATATAATCTACCGTCGATAAATACAAGGAATGTTGCATCAAATAAATCAGGACGATTTATTATTTGGTCAAAGCTTAAATCTTTTTCATATAAGCTAGATCTTTTATATGCAAGACGCTTACCAACATTTATAAATTCGTAATCTATAAAGAATACCCATTTTCTAGGAACTAAAACAGGAACATGATTTACTTTGTTAGTTCTATAAATTTCTTGCATCTTAAAATCGAATCTTTTATAACCCGTAGAGTCTAATTGAAATTGTCTTAGATATTGATATGCGGACATTTTGGATTCATCTAAACTTTTTTCAACTACATCTAAATCAAACGTATTATTTTTATACGCCTGATATCTAAAGTTATAATTGTCCATACCCATACTAAAACCTCCTTTATTTAGTTATTTTAATCCTTAATAACTTGTTTTTGAAGCATCTTATTAAAAATTATATATAGTATAACAAATTAATAGAAATAAAATATGAAAGGGGAAATAATTATGAATAATTCTAAAAAAGAGGCTTTAAAACAATTTATACAAGAGTTAATTGCAAATAAATATACAAGAGAAAGATTTTATGAAATAGCTAATAAAGATGCAGATGGTGAAGAAAAAACTATCGAACCATTTGCTTTTATAGATCCAACAAATGTACCATGTGTAGAAGCAGTAGAACCATTATTTGATTTTAAAACATTTAATGAAATGATGGATGAAACTGATATTACATTGAAAGAAGAAGAAATAGAATATAAACCAACAGAGGAAGAATTAGAATATTATAACAAACTAACTGAAGATTTAAAACCAGTAGACGGTTTATGTATTCCATGTATAGTTGATGGAGAAGATAGAGTGTTGTATGATGGTTTAAACTGTAATATAAAACCAATGCCTATATTAGGTATAAATCTTGTAACACCAGTAAATTTAAAAGTATTAAAAGTTACGTTAACAAGTGACATGAAAAATGAAGAAGAAATAGAAGTAGAATTTGCATTAGTATCAGAAGAAAATATGGTATTATTTAAAAATACGTTAGGAGAATTAGCACATATTGGTGTAATAGCAGTTGTAGATGAAAATGAGTTTGAATTAAATTTATCACCAACAGGATTCAGAGGCATAACTAAATCAGTAGATGTAAGTGAATTATTATAAAGGATGGTGTATAATATATGATAAATTTTTTAGTTTGGTTATGTGTAACAATTTTTGCAGGATATGCTGCTCATGAAATTATAAGAATAGGAAATGATAAATTTCCTGAATTAGATATGAGCCCAAATTTATGTGCTATTATAGGTGTATTATTTGGGTTATATGGTGTAGGTGTAATAGTTCTATATGGATTTATAAAAGTAATGATAAAACGTATGATTAAACATTAAAAATAATTAAAATATTCTATTATATGATCTTAGATCATATAATAGAATATTTATTTTAATCTTCATTGTAATAATCATCTAATCCTTCTGCGATTTCTCGTCTTATGTCATTTTCACTTTCTCTATAAATCTTAGATTTTTTAGTTTCGATTATATTATTATTTATTATATCAGCTTTTAATTTATTTAACTCACATAAATATTTTTTATTATTAGTTAAACGTATTAAACTTTCTATAAAATATAAATCGTTATTCTTTGGTAATTTATGTTTTGCAGCTAGTTTACACAATGCTTTACCAGCTTGGACTGATTTAACATGTGAATGGCATTCGTAACTGGATTTCGTGTTTACAACGACAAATCCTCCTTCTGTTGTTTTTTTAACAACAAATTGATCGTATCTATAAACATAGTTATTCATACCAATCCTTCTCCTTATAATTATACTAATACTACATAATCTCCTGAAATAAATCCTTGTTTTCCATTGATCACAACACCAAACCATCCGTTGAGACAATATCCAACTTGAACTATAGTACCTTTAGAAAGTTTACCTATTATATTATTGTATTCAGGACTTCCAGGTCTTCCTGCTCTAACATTTAAAGTTCCTGCAGTTACTTTAACTTTAGCGTTATAAGTTCCATTTTTCCAAGGTTTACCATTAGATGGTAAATTGATAACAGGTTTAGTTACTTCTTGTATTGGTTGACTAGAAGCTGCTTTATAAGCTACACCGAAATGTTCACATATACCTTTTAATGTAGCTTCACATAATAAATTTCTTTTGTTTTTTAATATTTTAATATCTTCTTTATTATCATAGAATGCGTATTCAATTAACACACCTGGCATATTTGTATGTTTAACAACATAGTAATTATTTTGTTTATAACCTCTATTTTTAAATCCTTTATCTACTGCATAAACGTCTTTGTATATTGCACTGCATATTTTCTTAGCTGCATTTGCTGATTTAGTTGAACAACCTTTACATGTATAAACTTCTACACCTCTAGCTTGATACCAACTACCTGAACCTGCAGCATTTGCATGTAAACTAACGAAAAGACAGTTAGGCTTTCCTTTTCCAGCCCAATAATTATTAGCATCTTTACATCTAGCAGCTAATGCTTTATCGGCACCTTTTTCAGGATTAGGGTTTACTAGATAAACTATAAAACCTAATTGTTCTAATCTAGCTTTTAATTTATACTGCATATCATTATTGAATTCCCATTCTAATAAACTGCTATCAGGAGATCTTTTACCTCCAGTAGCTTTCGCATGTCCTGAATCTAATATTATATAATTTGCCATAAAAATCTACTCCTTCTAAATTTGATTACATTGAATTTCTTATCCAATTTAATTAGTTGTTTCATGTCAACAAATATTTAATAAATTATGAATTAGGGAGTGAAATTCTAATGTTTAAGATACGTCTTATAAAAGATAAAATTAAACGTAACCGAGTAAAATCACATAGTAGAACTAGTAAATTGATAATTTTATTCGTTATAATATCATTATTCAGTTATACAGCTGCTGCTATATGGTTACAACTAAAAATAGGTGTTGAAATATCTCCAACACTTACAACATGTTTTTATGCTTTCTGTACAGGAGAATTATGGTTATTAGCAAGTATTAAAAAATCTAAAATTGCTAATGGACAAAAAGCTAGAGCATATGATTCTGAAATTAATAACTATAAAGGAGAAAATAATATAACTGATGATGATGAAGAAGCTAAAGGATAAAAAATGAGTATAGACAACCAAGTCTATACTCATAATTCTTTTAAGAAAACAATTAGGTAAGTAATTAGATACTTAAAATTTTATAAGAAAGGTGTTGATAATTCCTATGAGTAATTACGATGAAAGAGAATTTTATCAATCTTCACGATTTGTTTTTATTGGTGATAGTATACCAACTGCCAATAATAAAATAGTGTATCGTAAGGGAGATATAATTGTAAACATAGGTGAAACTCAAGCAACAGAACCTATATTCGTATGTATTAAAGGTGGAATGCCTGGTGAATGGATATCTGTTGGTGGTGGAGAAGCTACTGCTGGTGAAAATGGTAAATCTGCGTATGAACTTGCCGTTGATAATGGATTCGAAGGTACTGTAGAAGAATGGTTAGAATCATTACAAGCTAATGGAAAAGCATTTACGTATGAAGATTTTACAGAAGAACAGTTAGCAGCTTTAGTAGGACCTCAAGGTGAGGTTGGACCACAAGGACCTCAAGGTGAGCCTTTTAAATATGAAGATTTTACTATAGAACAATTAGAACTGTTAACTGGACCTCAAGGTGAGGTTGGACCACAAGGACCTCAAGGTGAGCCTGGACCTAAAGGAGATCCGTTTAAATTTAGTGATTTCACGTTAGATCAGTTAGAAAATCTAAGAGGACCACAAGGACCTGTTGGTGCACAAGGACCAATGGGACCTCAAGGTATACAAGGACCAGCTGGTGTGGCAGGACCTAAAGGAGAACCAGGTGAACCAGGATATACTCCTATCAAAGGTGTTGATTATTTCACTGAAGAAGAAATAGATAGATTAGTTTATAATGATGAAGAAATTAGAGAGTTATTATTAGACGATGAACCTTATGTAGAATACTTACACAATTATAATAGAGTATTTATGTGTGGTTATCCAACAGTTGTTGATATTAATAAAGATCATAAATATGATGAAAATGAACCAGAAGATTCTATTATAGTGAGATATAAATTTAATCAAAAACACTGTTATATAGCAATACTTGCTGAAGATGCTCCTAAAACTATAATATATGGTGGTTATGGACCAAGAAAACATGAAATAAGAAGAGTTCTACCTAACACATTCTTAGATGTTAGAAATGTTAAAATATATGGTGTTAATGTAGGTGGATATTTTGAAGGTAATATAGGAAAAGCAGAATTAGTTATGGAAAATTGTCAAGTTGAACAAATATGCTGCGGTGATTGTGAAAAACCTATAGATAAAAAACAACCTGAAAAACTTATAATCCATGAAGTTGATATAAAACTTAACAATGTAGTTTGTAACGGAAACGCTTATGTAGGAACTGGAGGATTCGGCGTAGTAAATAAAGGAAGAATGGAAATAAACGATGGATGTATAATTAACTTTGCTATTGCTGGTGGAGCAAATGGATACACTAGATTTGGAGAGATAATAGTTAATGGAGGTACAGTAAACGTATTACAAAGTGCTAATAGAGGAATTGTGGATAAATCTCACTTAGTTATAAATGGAGGTATTGTAGATAGATTTTATGCTGGTGGATCACCTGCATCTGTAGTATACGACCATTATATAGAATTAAATGGAGGTACTGTACATAAATTAGCTCCTGGATTTAGTAATGGTGTTACTATACCAGAAATAAAAGGATGTATAATGAACGCTGAAGTTATTAATGGTGATACATCTATGTTAGAAGTAGTAGAAGAAAAACCAGAAGTAATTGGTGGATATGGTAAATCTGCATATGAATTAGCAGTAGAAAACGGATTTGAAGGTTCTTTAGAAGAGTGGTTTGAAAGTTTAAAAGGACCACAAGGAGAACAAGGACCTCAAGGTGAAGCATTCGGATTCGACGATTTTACTATAGAACAATTAGAAGCTATAAGAGGACCTAGAGGTAAGCAAGGACCTAAAGGTGAAATAGGACCAGAAGGACCTGTTGGACCTAAAGGAGAACCTTTTAAATATGAAGACTTTACTGAAGATCAATTATTAGATTTAATCGGACCAGAAGGTCCTAGAGGAAAATCTGCTTATGATATTGCAGTTGAAGTTGGTTTTGAAGGAGATATGAAAGAATGGTTAGAATCATTAATTGGTCCACAAGGAGAGCAAGGACCTAAAGGAGAACCATTTAAATTCGATGATTTTACTATAGAACAATTAAGATTATTAAAAGGACCACAAGGAGAAAAAGGTGATCCGTTTAAATATGAAGATTTTACTAAAGAGCAATTAGTCGATTTAATAGGACCACAAGGACCAGAAGGACCTGCTGGACCACAAGGGGAACCTTTTAAATATGAAGACTTTACTATAGAACAATTAAAATTCTTAAAAGGACCTAAAGGTGATCAAGGTGAAGTTGGTCCACAAGGTGAACAAGGACCTAAAGGAGAACCATTTAAATATGAAGATTTTACTAAAGAACAACTTATAGAATTAAAAGGACCTCAAGGACCAGAAGGACCACAAGGTAAACCTTTCTTATATGAAGATTTCACATTAGCACAACTAGCTGAGTTAAGAGGACCTCAAGGTATACAAGGTGAAGTTGGACCTCAAGGTGAAGTTGGACCTCAAGGACCACAAGGAGAAAAAGGTGAACAAGGACATTCTGCTTATCATGCATGGAGAACTATAGAAGGAAATGAAGAAGGTACTGTAGAAGAATTTATTGAGGCTATAAGAGGGGAAAAAGGAGATCAAGGAGAACAAGGACCTAAAGGTGATGCTTTTGAATATGGTGATTTCACTATAGATCAATTAGAAGAATTAAGAGGACCTCAAGGTATCCAAGGTGAAGTTGGACCTCAAGGACCAATGGGACCACAAGGTATACAAGGACCAGAAGGACCTCAAGGACATTCTGCTTATCAAGCATGGAAAACTATAGAAGGAAATGAAGAAGGTACTGTAGAAGAATTCTTAGAAGAAATGAAAGGACCTAAGGGGGATAAAGGTGATAAAGGAGATCCATTTAAATATGAAGATTTCACTATAGAAGAATTAAGATATTTAAGAGGACCTCAAGGTATCCAAGGTGAAGTTGGACCAGAAGGACCTAGAGGACCTAAGGGAGATAAAGGTGATCAAGGTGAAATGGGACCTCAAGGTGAAATAGGTCATGTTGGACCTCAAGGACCTCAAGGTGAAAGAGGACCTAAAGGTGAACCATTTGAATACGGTGACTTTACATTAGAACAATTAGAAGCATTAAGAGGACCAGAAGGACCTGCTGGACCACAAGGACCTAAAGGTGAACCTATGTCTTTTGACGATCTTAATGAAATACAAAAAGCTGCTTTAAAAGGTGAACAAGGACCAAAAGGAGATAAAGGTGACAAAGGAGATCCATTTAGATATGAAGATTTTACTGCAGTTCAATTAGCTGCTTTAGTAGGACCAGAAGGACCTGCTGGACCACAAGGACCTAAAGGAGATAGAGGACCACAAGGTATTCAAGGATTACAAGGTGAACAAGGACCTCAAGGATTACAAGGTGAAAAAGGTCTACAAGGTGTACCTGGACCAGAAGGACCTAAAGGTCAACAAGGTGAACAAGGACCTCAAGGTGAAAGAGGATTACAAGGTGTACCTGGACCAACTGGACCACAAGGATTACGTGGTGAACCAGGGCAACAAGGACCTAAAGGAGACCAAGGTGAAAAAGGTCTACAAGGTGAAGTTGGACCTAGAGGAGAACAAGGACCTAAAGGAGATAAAGGTGAAGATGGTTATACTCCAGTAAAAGGTGTAGATTACTTCACAGAAGAAGAGTTAAATGAATTGTTATACGATGATTCTGAAATAAAAGAAAGAATTGAAATTTTAGAACAACCTAAACATAAAATAACTAATGTACCGGAAGGAACTATTGTTGAGTACAGAGAAGATGAAATAAGAATAATGTGTCCAAATAATGCTGTATTTACTCAACAAGAAGTAGGAGATGGTGGTAATGCTAATATGTATTATATGGCAATGACTACACAAGCTCCAGAAGGTGCTGTTGCATTTAATGAAGGTGATAAGGGTGTTATTACTGAAAGAAATATTAAACTAGAAGGTAACACATCTAAAACTATATGGTTAGCACTTGCTAGTTTAAACGGAGGGAATTGGACTTATTTTGGTAAAAATTCTACAGCTGCAAAACCTATAGGCTGGGATTATATAATAGAATGGCTTGACGAAAATGGAAATATTATAGAAACTAATGTTATAAGAATCAACTTATCTAATGAAAACTGTCATGGTGTAAGTTTATTCTCTGCAGTTAAAGAATTAGCTAATATGTTTAAGTTCAACGCAAATGGAGAATTAGTTGTAACTATAGATGGAGTTTCTAAAGTATTTATACCTAAAGAATAGGAAAAAACAAGCCTATAATAAAGAAAGGATGTGAAAATATATGGGTGCTAAAAAAGTAGTTACTTTAGCTACAGAAGAATTTGTTATAAATTTAGCTAATCAAATTAGAGCTGAAATTGAAGGTAAAAACTTCGAACAATTAAAAACTGATGATAAAACTATTTTAGGTTCTATCAATGAAGTTAATGATTTATTACAAATATTCACAGTTCCTGAATATGATGTAACTGCTCCAATGTATTATGGTATATTAGATCCTCAAGATGTTGGAAATGTTCATTCATTTAAGGATATAACAATAGACATGTTTAATAATGATAAGTTTATGACAACTAAACCAGGTCAAAGAACAGTACCGTTAGGAAATGTAAAACAAGGGCAATTTATAGTAATTGCTATTCCAGTAATCTTTGACTTAATAGCTGTTAAAGATGATGGATTTGGAAACTATATGGAATTTGATGAAAGTATTCTTGGAGTTAATGGTGTTGATGTTAAACTTGGTGATCAAACTTATTTATTATTCGGTGAGTTTGTAATAGTAGAAGGTGAAAGAAAAATATCTATTATTCCTAGAAAACCTATTGAGCCAATTTGTAAATGCCCTGAGGTTACAGATACAGATATTGAAAATATAATAAACGGAATAGAGTAATTAACTAATAAAGAGAGGACGATATTTGTCTTCTCTTTATTTTTTCTATTCAAAAACAAATAGATAATGTATAATTTATTATAAGAAAGGAGACAGATAAATTATGAAAGTTATATATAAAGGAATTGCTATTGATAGTAAAATAGAGGAAAAAAGAATAGAACAGTTATTACATGATGATGCTATAAATAGAGTAACTAAAATAACTGTTAAAATTCCTGAAGATAATTATTCCTTAACTTTAGTTCCTAGTGCAGACTATATAACAGATGAAGGTCTTGTAAGCTGGGGAGATAATATTGATGGATATTTAAACGATACCTGTGTACATGTATATGAAAAAGCAGGAGTTTATGATATATCAGGACATTTTACTTTTGGTTTAGGAACAGAACCTACGGCTAGTATAAGACGATGTCTTGTTGAAGTTAAAAATTTAACTGAAGTAAATGGAAATTTAAGTAATGCATTCTTTAGTTGTTATAATTTAAGAATATTCGATTCCATTACTGAGTTACATCCGACTACATTATATTCCACATTTAGAGATTGTAATCAATTGTTATCAGTCAATACAACTAAATGGGATACTAGTAATGTAACTAATATGAGCAATACATTTGGAGGTTGTCGATCATTATTAACTGTTGATGTAAGTAATTGGGATACTGGTAATGTAACTAATATGGGCAATTTGTTCAATGCATGTGAAAAAATAAATAACTTAGATGTAAGTAATTGGGATACTGGTAAAGTAACCAATATGAACAATACATTCGGTCATTGTTACTTACTGGAAAGTATAGATGTAAGTAATTGGGATACTGGTAACGTAATAGATTTCTGTGGAACATTTTTTGATTGTTACCTATTAGAACATATAGATGTAAGTAATTGGGATACACATAGTGCACAATATATGAATGGTGTATTTAGAAGATGTCATTCGTTAAAATCAATTAACATAAGTAATTGGAATACTATTAATGTATCTACTATAGGATATATGTTCTTAGAATGTGAAGAGTTAACAGAAATAATAGGATTACAAAATCTTAATGTAACAAATGTTACAGATATGATGAATACCTTTAATGGTTGTAAAAAATTACAAGATATTTCAGGAATAATAACTTGGGATACTGGTAAAGTTGAGATTTTACAAAATACATTTGCAAATTGTACAACGCTTAATAATATAGATTTAACTAATTTTGATACTGATAATGTAACTAATATGACTGGTATGTTTATGGGTTGTACAGGTTTAACTTCATTAAATGTAAGTAATTTCAATACACCTAGGTTATTATATACATCAAATATGTTTAAAGATTGTATTAACTTAACTTCTATAATTGGTATAGAAAACTTAACTGTTAATAGAGTAACTAAAATGGACTATATGTTCTATGGTTGTGAAAAATTAACAAATTTAAATTTAAGCACTTGGGTTACAGGAAACACATTGCATTCAATGATGGCTATGTTTGCTGATTGTAAATCATTGAAGTCGTTAAATGTAAGTGGGTTTAACGTTAGTGGAGTACAACATATAGTAGGTAAAATTGATAACGTTGATAGAGGTTTATTCTCTCAATGTAATGCTCTTACTGAAATAATAGGTATTGAAAATTGGAATACTAAAAATATAAATAATATGTTTGAAATGTTCTGGAGATGCTATGAATTAACTTCATTGGACGTATCTAGTTGGAATACTGGAAATGTAACTAGTATGTATAGAATGTTCAATGATTGTAACAAATTACATACTATAACAGGTGTTGGTAATTTTAATACTAGCAAAGTAACTAGTATGCAAAGTATGTTTAATGGATGTAACGCTTTACAAACATTAGATAATTTAAGTAAATGGGATACTGGAAATGTAACTAGTATGTTTATGATGTTTAAAGATTGTAATGTGCTTACAGAAATAAATGGTATAGGTAATTGGAATACTGGAAATGTAACAAATATGAATGCGTTATTTCAAAATTGTTATGGACTGAAATCAGTAGATGTGATTGGATGGAATACTGCTAAAGTTACTGATATGAAATATTTATGCAGTAAATGTAATTCATTAATTAAACTGGATGTAGATAACTGGAATACTGAAAATGTAACCAATATGCAAGGTATGTTCAATGAATGTGAACAACTAGAAACGTTAAACGTAACAAATTGGAAGACATATAAAGTAACTAATATGCGTGGTATGTTTAACAGCTGTAAATCATTGAAATTATTAGATGTGAGTGGATTTAATACTGCAAAAGTAACTGACATGACATACATGTTTATTTATTGTAATTCATTAGAAGTATTAGATGTAAGTGGATTCAATACTAGTAGAGTTACAAGTATGGATAATATGTTCAGAGATTGTTTTTTAGTACAGTCATTGGATGTAAGTCATTGGGATACTAGTAATGTAACTAATATGTATAATATGTTCTATAATTGCCAATCATTAACATCGTTAGATTTAAGTAATTGGAATACTGGTAAAGTAACTGATATGAGAAATATGTTCCAAAATTGTTATAGATTAGAAATAATAGATGGAATTAGTGATTTAGTTACTAGTAAAATAACTAATATAGATAATTTATTTCACATGAATGAAAAATTACAAAGTATAGATGTAAGTAATTGGGATACTAGTAATGTAACTACTATGCGTAATACATTTTTTAATTGTAGATTAATAACAACAATAGATGTTAGTAATTGGAATGTTGGTAAAGTAACTAATATGCATTGTTTATTCCAAGGTTGTACTAATTTAATTGATGTTGGTGATATATCTAATTGGGATGTAAGTAACGTAACTAATATGAATGTTATGTTTGGTTTCTGTCCGAGTTTAGTTAGAATAAATACAACTAATTGGGATATGAGAAAAGTTAAAACTACTCAACAAATGTTCAATTCATGTAACAACTTAGTTGAAATTATTGGTATGGAAAATTGGGTTATGGATTCTCTTGAAAATATAGCAGGTATGTTCTGTTATTGTAATTCTTTAATTTCACTAGATGTTTCTAATTGGAATACTAATAAAGTAACTAGTTTAGGTGTTACGGCAGGTGAAGATTTTAAAGGATTATTCAAAGGTTGTAATTCTTTAACAACTATAATAGGTATTAATAATTGGGATGTTAGTAATGTAACTGATATGAGTCATACATTTAATTCATGTACAAGTTTACAAGAACTTAACATAAGTGATTGGGATACTAGAAATGTAATTCGTATGGATAAAATGTTTATGCGATGTCAATCTTTAACTTCATTAGATGTAAGCAATTTTGATACTAGTAAAGTAATTACTATGGATGGCATGTTCCGTGAATGTCAATCTTTAACTTCATTAGATGTAAGTAACTTTGATACTAGTAAAGTAATTACTATGTATGCTATGTTCTATGATTGTAGATCATTAACTTCATTAGATTTAAGTAATTTTGATACTAGTATTGTGACTAATATGAGTTCAATGTTCAATATTTGTAATAAATTAACTTCATTAGATTTAAGTAATTTTGATACTAGTAATGTAACTACTATGAGTCATATGTTCTACGGGTGTAATGAATTGACTTCAATAGGAGATGTAAGTAACTGGGACACTGGTAATGTAACTGATATGAGTGTGATGTTTGGTAATTGTTATAATTTAACTTCATTAGATGTAAGTAATTGGGATACTGGTAAAGTAACTACTATGAGTAATATGTTCCATGGTTGTCAATCATTAACTTCATTAGATGTAAGTAATTGGGATACTGGTAAAGTAACTACTATGAGATATATGTTTGCTGCATGTAGAATTATAACTGAATTAAATTTAAGTAACTGGGATGTTAGTAATGTAACTGATATGACTAGTTTATTTGATAACTGCTATATGCTAACTACGGTAGGAGATATAAGCAACTGGGATACTGGTAAAGTAACTGGTATGGGAGCTATGTTCTCTTATTGTCAAAAAATAAATGGGTTAAATGTAAGTAATTGGAATGTTAGAAATGTAGCATATATGTATTATATGTTTAATGAATGTTTAGAATTAACTTCAATAGATGTAAGTAATTGGAATACTGAAAGTTTATTACAATCTCATTGGATGTTTAGAAAATGTCAAAAACTAACTTCATTAGATGTAAGTAACTGGGATGTTAGTAATGTAATTAATATGAATCATATGTTCCAACATTGTCCTCAATTAACAACAGTTGGTGATTTAGGTAATTGGGATACACATAATGTAACAACAATCAATAATATGTTTGATTGTTGTAATAGTTTAGAATCTCTAAATGTAAGTAATTGGGATACTAGTAGTGTAACTAATATGTCAAGTGCATTTGTAGGCTGTAGTATCATACCAGAATTAGATGTTTCCAATTGGGATACTAGAAATGTAACTACTATGGATAGATTGTTCTACTCATGTAACTCATTAACTTCATTAGATGTATCTAGATGGAATACTAGTAAAGTAACTACTATGAATAATATGTTCGCTAATTGTAACAATGTAACAGCGTTAGACGTAAGTAATTGGAATACTAGTAATGTAACTAATATGCTTAATTTATTTGATGGGTGTAATAATTTAACTTCAATAGATGTAAGTAACTGGGATACTAGAAATGTAGATAATATGGGGGGAATGTTTAGAGCTTGTAACAAATTAACTTCATTAGATGTAAGTAATTGGAATACTAGTAAAGTAACCAAAATGGACGCTATGTTCTCCAATTGTTATAGTTTAACTTCATTAGATGTAAGTAATTTTGATACTGGTAAATTAGTTAATAGTTGGGCTATGTTTTATAATTGTAACAAATTAACTTCATTAGATGTGTCTAAGTGGAATGTTAGTGCATTAAAAAGCTCTCAAGAAATGTTTCAATTATGTCAGTCGTTAACTTCATTAGACATGAGTAAATGGAATTTTGCACCAATACATATATATGAGATGTTCTGTGATTGTACTAACTTAAGAAGTATAACATTTGGTGAAAATTGGGATACTGGAAATGTAACTGATATGGGTTATATGTTCAAAGGATGTAAATCATTAACAACATTAGATGTAAGTAATTGGAATACTGGTAATGTAACTAATATGCATTATATGTTCCATAGTTGTACTAATTTAAAAACATTAGATGTAAGTAAATGGAATACTAGTAAAGTAACTAGTTTAAGAATGATGTTCCATTATTGTATATCATTAACTACTATAGGAGATGTAAGTAAATGGGATACTAGTAATGTAACTACTATGGAAAATACGTTCCAATCATGTACTAAATTAAATGATATAAATATAAGTAATTGGGATGTAAGTAACGTTGAATCTATACATGCTATACTTCATAATTGTACTTCTCTTACTAATGTAGATATCAGTGGATGGGACTTTAATAATTCAATAAATGCATCAGTATGTATAAGTGGATTAAATAAGGTAAAAACAATTTATTTCCCTAAAAAGCATGTTAATATCGTTGATATTGTTTATACAGAAAACGGTCAACCAATACATGGATTCTTAAAAAACTGTCACGAATTAACAACTATAGATTTTGGTGGATTTGATTTAACTAATGCTGAAGATGATTTAGGTTTATGCATGAAAAATTCACCTAATATCAGATATGTAAGATGTGATATAGCAGGTACACTTAATAAAATAGTTAATTATTTACCAGTAAGAACCGTAGAAGCACCAGGTTGTTTAATAACTACAGCTAGCGTTACTAATGAAATATTATCAGTACTTAATAGTAAAAACTGGAATATAGTTAGCCTAGAAGAGGATGGTACTAAATTAGCTTCGTATACATTCGATAAGAGTATTTATTCTAGTCACGTTCCTCAATTTAATAATCCATCATCTAATGAATATGGTGATTATGACGGATATTTCTGGAACGATGTTATAGACGGAAACTTAGTAACTAGAACTTTATACACATTACGTGAATTACCTACAACTATGAGATTTGGTCATATATGGATAAACGAAGAAGATGATGTAAAATATCAACCTAGAAGTCATAGCTTGATAGATGTTGAATATGTTAACGTTGAAGGTTTATTTAATATGTCTGCAATGTTTAGAGCTTGTGTGAATTTAGTAAGAGTAAATGAATTTAATGTAACAAATAAAGTGGAATATTTAGGAGCAATATTCCAACATTGTATTAATTTAACTTCATTAGATGTAAGTAATTGGGATACTAGTAATGTAATGTATATGTCTCACGTTTTTACTGATTGTATTAAATTAACTTCAATAGATGTAAGTAATTGGGATACTAGTAAAGCAACTAATATGAGAGGTATGTTCTCTGGTTGTAATAAATTAACTTCAATAGATGTAAGTAATTTTGATACTAGAAATGTAACTAATATGCAAGATATGTTCTATAAATGTACTTCATTAACTTCATTAGATGTAAGTAATTTTAATACTAGTAAAGTAACTAATATGGCTTGTATGTTCTATTGGTTAAATGTTGAATATTTAGATTTACGTAATTTTAATACTAGTAAAGTTGAAACTATGAATGGTATGTTTGATAACTGTCCATTATTAAAAGAAATAAAAGGTATAGAAGATTTTAATACTGGAAAAGTAAACGATATGAGACAATTGTTCTTTAACTGTAATGCATTAACTTCGTTAGACTTAAGTAAATGGGATGTTAGTAACGTAAGACTTATGAATGGATTATTCTATAGATGTTTTAATTTAGAGTCATTAAATATAAGTACATGGAATACTGCTAATGTAACTGAAATGGTAAGTATGTTCCGTGGATTAAGAAAATTAACTTCGCTAGATGTAAGTAGTTTTGATACTAGTAATGTAACTAATATGAGTTGGACGTTTGCTGGTCTTGAATGGGATAGAGATCCATCTTCATTAACTGAAATTATAGGTTTAGAAAATTGGGATACTGGTAATGTGCGATTTATGGGTGCAATGTTCTTAGGCTGTGACAAAATAACAACATTACCTATAAGCAATTGGGATGTTAGTAATATAGCTGATGTTTCATCATTATTCAATGGTTGTAAATCATTAGTTTCATTAGATATAAGTAGATGGAGCTTTAGTAATAAGCTTGAAAATATATGTTATATGTTCCGTTATTGTCATTCATTAACTGAAATAAGTTTAAATGGGTTTAATACTACAAATGTTAAATATGTCGCTGCTATGTTCGCAGGTTGTAAATCTATAACATATTTAGACTGTTCTAGTTTTATATTAGATAAATTGGAATATAATAATGGTATACAATGCGATTATTTATTTAACGATATGGAGTCTTTAACAAACCTAAATATATCACAAATGGATATTAGTAATGTAGTTAGTTATGAAACAATATTTATGACTACAAAAAATCTAGAATTGATAAGCTGTAATAAAATTGGTACTATACATAAGATAATCCCATTAATACCTGATAGAACTGGTAAAGAACATGGTATACTTCTTACTACAGCAGGTGATAAAATAGATAAAGAATGTATGGAATTATTAGCAGAAAAGAACTGGGAAATTACTTCTGAAATAGGTATGTTAGTTGCAGATTATATATTTGATCCAGAAATTTATCCTAGTTTACTTCCATTTTCAGGAAATTATTTAAATAGTTGCGTTATAGTAGATGAAACTATTGAAAACTATGTTGTAGAAGAAACTAGCGAAGAAGTTGAAACTTTAGGTATAGACGAAGAAAATTATGGAATAATGACATTAGAAGAACCAAGTTCTAGAAGAGTAATAAGAAGAAAAATATATAATGTAAAAGAGAAAAAACCGTCTTATCTTAGATTTGGTACGGGAGTATGGGATATAATCGATAATCGAAGTGATTCGTTATTGGAAGTTAAATATTTAGATATAGAAAACTGTACATACTTATATAGATTATTTGGATGTTGTAGAAACTTAATAAAAGTTGATGGTGTGGTTATTACAAATAAAACTGACAATATACAACAAACATTCCATGGTTGTCGTAATTTAGTATATCTAAATACTGAAGGTTGGGATACAAGTAATGTATTAATTACACAAGGTATGTTCCAAAATTGTGATAAATTAACATCGTTAGATGTAAGTAATTGGAATACTAGTAAAGTGACTAACACAAATTTCATGTTCCAATATTGTCAATCACTAGCTTCATTAGATTTAAGTAATTGGGATACTGGTAAAGTAACTACTATGAGATTTATGTTCAAAGGTTGTCAATCATTAACTTCATTAGATTTAAGTAATTTTGATACTAGTAAAGTAATTAATATGGAAAGTATGTTTAATGCATGTTACAACTTAACAATATTAGATATATCAAACTTTACAATTAATGCCGATTGTGTTGTGGGTAACATGTTTGATGGTATACCTATAAAATATCTAAAACTAGATGATGTTCCTTCATTAATAAATATAATGGATCAATTACCAACTAAAACGACAGTTAATAAAGGTCATGTTGTAACTTATAATCCTGCAAGACTTACAATTACAAATATTAATTTAATTAAAGCTAAAAACTGGGAAGCTCATTCAATTGATGATTGTACAGTTGCAGCTTATGGATTTGATAATACTGTACACAACGACTTAATGCCATTATTCAATGAAGATTATGATACATCAGCTTTAGTAATATCTGATCATGTTCACGGTGGATATTTTGTTCATAGAGATATAATGAACTTTGAAGGTAAACGTCCTACATCAATTAAATTTGGTGGAGATGAACCAGATGCTAGAACTAATGCATTAATGCAAATTGGTGATATTAACTTAACTGGAATAACTGATTATTCTGAAATGTTTAAAAACTGTACTAATTTAAATTATCTAAATATTTGTGTTGGAGAAAAAACACCTACAAATGTTTCTCATATGTTTGAAGGATGTTCTAACTTAGAATTATTTGATATTTATGGAATGAAATATGATGGAATTACTTCATATGAAGGAATGTTCGCTGGATGTAATAAATTATGTAAAATAAGGGTAAAAGATATTCAAAATGAAATATTTATGAATATATTAAATGATGAAAATAATAATTTTGCCAATGTTAAAGAACTTGTAAGTAGTCATGTGCATGACTTAACTGAAGAAGAAAGAGGAGTAATCGAAGGATTAGGATGGGGATTAAAAGGAATGATTGCTCATTATGCTTATGATAGTATAATAGCTAACGACTATTTACCTGTATTTAATGATGAATTTACTGATTTTGAAGTATTTGATTACTTAAATGAAAGACAAGGGATTATGCATAGAACTATAGAAAGTAATATGTTACCTACAATGATGAGATTTGGTACTGATAATGTTTTCACATACGCATTATTGGAAGTTTATGATATGGATACACGAGAACTTACTACTGGTGAAAATATGTTCGGCTATGTATTTTCAGTAAATAAAATATCATGTGATTGGAAAACTGAAAAAATGACGAGTACACGTCAAATGTTCACAGGTTGTCAAAAACTGACATATGTTGATGTTAGTGGATTTAATACCGGTAATGTAACAGACATGAATCATATGTTCCATTGTTGTCATTCATTAACTACATTAGATGTAAGTAATTTTGATACTAGTAAAGTAACTGATATGCATAATATGTTCTATGGATGTATTGGAATTAAAACAATTGATGTTAGTGGATTCGATACTAGTAAAGTAACTGATATGTGTTATATGTTCCATGACTGTAAATCATTAACTTCATTAGATGTAAGTAACTTTGATACTAGTAATGTAACTAATATGAAATATATGTTCGCTAATTGTAGATCATTAACTTCATTAGATGTAAGTAATTTTGATACTAGTAAAGTAACTAATATGAGAAATATGTTTGCTGATTGTTTAATAATGGCTTCATTAGATGTAAGTGGATTTGATACTAGTAAAGTAACTAATATGTATGCTATGTTCTGTGGTTGTGATAATATATCTAATATTCATTTATCTAATTGGGATACTAGTAAAGTAACTGATATGATCTCTATTTTTGCTTATGCTGATAATTTAAAATTATTAGACATGAAAAATTTGGATATTTCAAATTGTACGGATGGAAATATAAATAAATTGATAGGAGTAAATGGTAATATTCATCTATATGTTAGATATATTAGATGTGATAATATTGATACTATAAATCGTATTTTATATATGATTCCAGATAGAAGTTCTGTTACTACAAATATTACAACTTATGAATTACCAAAACCTTCGTACGAAAATGATATCATGACTCTTGAATTAGATTACGAAGAACCTGAATTAGTTCCGGTAGTTAATACTGTCACTACAGAATTAGAACCTGGTATATTAATATCAGATGCTGAAATATCTGAAGAAACACTAGCAGCTCTAGCAGCTAAGAACTGGACTGTTGTTACTTCTGATTCATTTATTAAAGTTGCTGAGTATGTATACGACCCTGATGTTTGGGCTTCATTAATACCTGACTTCAACGCTGAGTTTATAAACTACTTTATAGATGATGAAGAGATTGAAGGAGAAGCTGCTGATGGTACTGTTAAGACATTGATTAAGAGAACTATTTGGAGTTTAGGAGAATTACCTACAGTAATGAGATTTGGTACATACTGGATTGACAGTGCAACTGACCAAAGAAAAGAATATGAAAGTTTATTGGAAATTTTATATGCAGATGTTAGTAAAGTAACTAATATGATGGCTATGTTTAGACGTAATGCTTACTTACGTAAAGTAAATTCTAGTACTTGGGATGTAAGTAATACTGTTGATATGATAGCGATGTGTCAACATTGTTATAATTTAACTTCAATAGATGTAAGTAATTGGGATGTTAGTAATGTAACTGATATGCATGCTATGTTCCAAGAATGTTATAATTTAACTTCATTAGATGTAAGTAATTGGGATACTGGTAATGTAACTGGTATGGGTTCTATGTTCCATGGTTGTTATAATTTAACTTCATTAGATGTAAGTAATTGGAATACTGGTAAAGTAACTAATATGGGTTCTATGTTCTCTAATTGTAAATTATTAACTTCATTAGATGTAAGTAATTGGAATACTAGTAATGTAACCAATATGTATGCTATGTTCGATAATTGTAATAATTTAACTTCATTAGATGTAAGTAATTTTGATACTAGTAAAGTAACTAATATGAGTTCTATGTTCAATGGTTGTAGTAAATTAACTTCATTAGATGTAAGTAATTTTAATACTAGTAAAGTAACTTATATGAATTATGTATTTAAAAACGCTTACAAACTAGAAAATATTGATGTAAGTAATTGGGATACTAGTAAAGTAACAACATTTAAAGACTTTATTGGCGATTGTTTTGAAATTGAAAGGTTAGATTTATCATCATTTACTGGTGAAAGTTGTAACACTGCGGAGGATTTCTTATACTTTAATAATGATAAAACAGCAAAACTTAAATCAATTGATATATCTAATATGATTATACATGAAGGTATTTCTTATACTAAGTTCTTATACGTAGAAAATAATGAACTTGCTAATTTAACAGATATAGGTATGGTTCACTGTGATGTAAGAACTATTAATATAGTAGCAGGAATGACACCAGTACAACCAATTACTATATGGATAGGAACTCATTTAACAGCAGATGAAATAGCATCACTAGACCAATACGATCATATAACTTACAGTATACAACTAGAAAACGCAGAGAGATTATTACTTAGCTCACCACTTCTTGAAGGTGATGAAATTAAAGTCGTAGATGGTAAATTATGTCATGTTCATAATATGGAAATAGTTGTTTTAGACGGAAGTAGTGATGAAAGTTGGAATAATAATGGAACTGATACTGCTACACATGCCACTTATTATTCTAGAAGAATCCATTATAATAATGCTACAAATAACATAATTTGTAATATAAAATCAGATATTTATATATCAACAGAGTCTATAGATTTCAATAAAGCTGGATTATTTAAATTTGATGAAAATAACAATGAAATAGATGGCTTGGGTATTTACTTTAAAAATATTATTTATATCAGAGTATCTAAAGAAGAAATTAAATCACTTTCTGAATTTACTAACGAACTTAAAGAAAATCCTGTTACTATAGTATATGAACTAGCAGAACCTTATACAGAAGTAATTGATTTACCAAGAGCTAATATAGATGTAGAACTTTATGAAAATGGAGTACTTTATATGTCAGACCCAACTGCTTCTACAAATAGAGTTGATTCTGATGGTAATATGATTATAGATGTAATACAAGGAGATTCTGTTGTGAACGTTTCTAATCAACAATTCTCTATTGAATTATCAGAAGAAGCTAATGCTCCTATACAAACAGGAGAAATATTAGAAGATAATTCTATTAGACCTAAATTCTACGGAAGAACTATGGTTAACTTAATGGACAGAATTGGATGGGAAAAACTTATAGATTCTGTTGATAATTATGTTGCATATGTTTATAATTCACATGACATAACAAATGAACCTATAACTATAGTTAACTTTAATAATAAACCTATAAAAATAGGAATATATAATAGTGAAGTACAAAATGCTGATGGTAAAGGTGTGGATATAGCTGCTAATTCATCTGTTATTATATCTCTATCTGAAGTTGAAAGTTTATTCTCGGTACTTGGTGGGTTTGCAGATGGTTGGACAGAAGAAAATATGCACGAACTTAAAAATGTAAACATATTTGAAGGTGAATTATCTGAGGATGAATTACCTGAAAATAGAATGAGTGGAATGAGAAATGCGTTTGATAAATATCAAACAACTGAAGGTAAGTACAGAGTTGAAATGGTTGTAAGTAATTCACCAATTCAATTTGGTAAAGCTGGAAGGAAATAATATTAATCTTTTATCTAAAAACAAATAGATAAGAGAAAAGGGCGTATAGAGATTTCTCTATACGCCTATTTAATATAGAAAGGAGAAAGATAATATGATTATAGCTAAATATAAATTTGATAGAAGTATATATACGAATTTAATACCTATTTTCGATGATTGGTATACAGGATACAGTATAAATGATATAGTGGATGAAAATAATTCAAATCATATAATAAGAACTATAGAGTGTGATATAGTACCGTCATTTATTAAATTTGGGTTCACGAATAATACACCTACAAATACAGAAGCCGCAGCAAAATCGTTAATAGAATTATTAGAATTAAATATTAGTGGGCTAACTAATTTAACACATTTGTTTTGCAATTGTAATAAATTAACTTCGGTAAATACGAGTAATTGGGATACCAGTAATGTAACTGGTATGCAAAGTGTGTTCGATAATTGTCGTTCATTAACTTCAATAGATGTGAGTAATTGGAATACTGGTAATGTCGATAACATGGCATTTATGTTCAAAGGTTGTCATTCATTAACTTCAATAGATGTAAGTGGTTGGAATGTTAGTAATGTAAATACTATGAATGCCATGTTCAGTTATTGTGAATCATTAGTTTCATTAGACGTAAGTAAATGGGATACTAAAAATGTAATTAATATGGATTCAATGTTTTATTACTGTAAATCGTTAGAAAATTTAAATGTAAGTAATTTTGATACTAGTAAAGTAACTACTATGGGTGGTATGTTTAATAATTGCCGATCATTAACTTCGTTAGATGTAAGTAAATGGAATGTTAGTAAAGTTGGGGAAATGTATGCTATGTTCTCTGACTGTATAAGTTTAACTGACTTAGACTTAGCTAACTGGGATATGAGTAAAGTAAATACTATAGGTTATATGTTTGACGGTAAAGAACTCGGTGCATCGATAAATATGCCTATTGTAGATTTAACAAGTCTAGATTGGTCTTTAGTTACTGATATGCAAGGAACGTTCTATAAAAATAATGCAAAAGCCATAAAATTGCCTAGAATTATAAATCCTAACTTACTATCGGTTATAAGTGAAAGAAATGACGGTTCATTTGGTCTATTCTATTGCCCTAACCTAATATCATTAGATTTCGGAGGATTGGATTTATCAAATCTAGATAGTTTTAGTACAGCTAATAAACATTTGGTATTAGAACATGTTCCTAAGCTAAGATATATAAGAACTGAAAATGCTGCTTTAATAGCTGATTTAGCACAATACTTCCCTGCTAGAACTGAAGCAGAGCAAGGATATCTGATTACTAAAGCTGAGATTTCTGATGAAATAAGAAGTGCTTTAAGTAGTAAATATTGGAATATAATTGATTTAGAAGAACAAATTCTTATTGCTAAATATAAATTTAGTGCAAATGTATATAAAAATAACGTTCCTATTTTTAATTCACAATTTGTTAATTTCTTTATAGAAGATGAGATTGAAAATGAAAATGAACCTAACATAATAACTAGATCTATATTTAGTATAAATGATATACCAACAAGTATACAATTTGGAGTTCATTGGATAAGTGAAAGCTATGAGTTAAAACACTATCCTAGAACACAATCGTTAAGAGCTGTTGAATATCTAAATACAAGTAGAATAGTTTCAACAAATAATATGTTTAGACATTGTCATAATGTTACTAATATATATGCATCTAATTGGGAAACTTGTAACTTTACAAATTTAAATAGCACATTCGAAAATTGCAGTAGATTAACTTCATTAGATGTAAGTGGATGGATTACTGATAAAGTAACTGATATGGAAGATATGTTTAGAGGATGTGAAAATTTAAAAACGATAAACGGGATAGAAAATTGGAATACCGACAAAGTAACTACTATGATGGGTATGTTCCAACATTGTAAGGTATTATCATCAATTAATTTAAGCAATTTTGATACTAGAAATGTTAATAACATGAGTAATATGTTCTATCAATGTCATGCGATAACTTCATTAGATGTAAGTGGATTTGATACTAGTAATGTAACTAATATGCTATATATGTTCCAACAATGCTACAATTTAACTTCATTAGATGTAAGTAATTGGAATACTAGTAAAGTAACTAATATGGGTTATATGTTCTCAGATTGTCGATCATTAACTTCATTAGATGTAAGTAATTGGGATACTAGTAAAGTATCACAAATGAGTAATATGTTCTATAATTGTAATAAATTAACTTCAATAGATGTAAGTAAATGGGATACTTGTAATGTAATTAGTATGGGTGGTATGTTCTCAGATTGTCACAATTTAATCTCGGTTGATGTAAGTAATTTCAATACTAATAAGGTAACCGATACTTGGAATATGTTCTGTAGATGTGTTAAACTGGATAAAATAGATGTTAGTAAATGGAATACTAGTAATATAATTAACCCAACTTCTATGTTTGATAGTTGTGAGTCATTAACTTCAATAGATGTAAGTAAATGGGTTACTAGTAACATGAAGTTTTTAAAGAACATGTTTGAACAATGTCATAGATTAAAATCAGTTGATGTAAGTAATTTTGATACAAGAAATGTTACGGATGCACAAGGAATGTTTAGCTCTTGTTTTGAATTAACTTCATTAGATTTAAGCAGTTTTAATACTGATAGAATGGTTATTATGATACAAATGATTAGATCATGTAAAAAATTACAAATGCTTGATATAAGTAATTTTAATATAACTGATGAAACTGATATATCTGGAATATTAAACGATTATACAACATTATCAAATATAGGTATGATTTATTGTAATTTCAAAACAGTTGAAAAAATTGCATCATCGGTACCAGCAACTAACCCTACTACAATATGGGTAGGAAACCACATAGACATCAACGGACTACCACAGTACGACCACATCACGTACAAAGTGTACGAAGTCGAAGATAAGCTGGAAGTTGAGCTGTCAAGCCCACTGTTAGAAGGCGATAGACTTGAAATTATTGATGGTGACTTATATCATTATCATAAGATGGGATTAGAAATCTTAAATGGTGTTGTTGCACCTAAAGATTATTATTTAGCAACAATGCAACCAACAGATTCTTCATTTATAAATGTATATCATAATATAACAGGTATGAAACTTTTCGCTATAGTTTCTTCTGATAAATTTAAATTCGCTGGTCATAATAGTATTAACGAAGAGTGTTTATTGACATCAGGAGTTGCGTCAAACGTTCATGTTATATTAAATAAATCTAGATTGGTATACGATAATGTTGAAGGAGTTAAAGCTTGGCTTAAAGCAAATCCGATTACATTAGTATATGAACTAGCAAATCCTTACTATGAATTAGTAAAACCAAACGTAGGTCTTTTAAATGCAGAACAAGGACTTTATTTAAATATTTCAGATTCTGTTGTTCCTGTAGTAAATCATCAAGACCTTTGTACATTAAAACTTAACTATTTACTTCCTAATGTAGAATATAAAGTTAAATTTAAAGCTAATAGTTCAGGTTCAATCGCTATTAATCTAGGAGGTACTTTAGTTCCTTTAGATGTAGTAGAAGGATGGAATGAAGTCATGGTTACTACACCAGAAACTTTAGTAGATGAATACTTAAAAGTAAATGGTTCAGAAGGTATAAAAATACAAAATGTTATGGTAATAGATAGTAATAAAGATTTTGATTATTTCAAAGGTATGAATAATACGTTTGATGAAATTCCTGTTAAGAATATGTGTACTAATAGGACTTTAACTTATACTCATGGAGTAGATGAAGAAGGAGTAAGTCCTCAAGGAGAAATGAATGTAAATGTTAATAAAGGTAAAGTTGTTACTGTAATAGGAAGAGTAAGTAATAATCCAGATAATTTACCTATAAGTATTAATTTATATAATGATACTGGTAGAGCTACTGGTAAGAACTTATTTAATCCAGAAATGTATAAAAATGCTCCTATGGTTAGAGGTACTTGTACATTAACACCAGAAGGTTCATTAATTGTAAGATCTAATCAAATAGCTCCTGATACATTTATTGACAACTATATGAATATCGGTGTAGGAGCGGGAACTATAGGTAAGCCTATAAGTGACGGTTATAAAAAATATTTAATTCCTGTAAATGGAGGAGGATTGTATACATTCTCAACTATCATTCCAGACTGGTATAATACAAAAGGTGGTTTTGCGTCATATGATGCTTACGTACAATGCTACGACAGTAATTATACATTATTATTGTCGGATACTTATCAACATACAGGATTTATAGGTAGAAACCTTATACAAGACAAAGGTAATCATGATGATGCTTATTATTATACACAATTCAATTTACCTGCAAATACTGCTTATGTATTATGTAGATTAGATGTAAATGCTGGTATTGAGACTACTACTTTTACAAATATATTATTTGAAAAAGGAGATACTGGTTTTGAACCATTCAGAAACTATGTAAACGATAATCCAATATTTATAAATCCTGATGAAAATGGTAACTTTGCCGTACAAATAAAAGCAGACCGTGATTATGCTAATAGAATAGGATTTAATGTTGGAGATGCTTCTTCATGTGAAGCTAACGACCAAGTAATTATAACTGACCTTATGGTATTCGAAGGAGATATTCTTGATTGTCACCCTACAACTTATGTAGACCCAGCAGATACTAGATATCTTGTTGAATATAAATCATTCGGAAATCCATTCGGTTTTGGTAAAAATAAATTAATATAAAACACTGAAGAGAAGCTTAGGCTTCTCTTCCTTTTATTGAACATCTTGATAAAACAATCTTATAATGATAAAATAAGTAAATTAAAAGGAGTTGAACTGTTTATGAGTATGGTAGATAAAGAGAAGCTTGCAAGATTAGCACAAGCGTTGGATGATAGAGCTGATGTTAAAGTTGCTAAAGAAGCAGAGAGGGCAGCTCAAGCTGAAGCAGGTATACAAGCACATAGTGATGAAACTAGAAATATGCTTGGTGGTAAATCGCTTAAATATTTAACACAGGCAGAATATGATATTTTATCAGAGGAAGAAAAAAATAATGCAAATATTATTTACTATATAACAGACCTTGAAGATAGAAGTCATGACCATTATAATAAAGAGGTTCTTGATCTATTAAATGAAGAATTTGTTAAAAACCTAGGTAAAGGTCAGTTATTGGAAACAGTTATACCTGGAGAAGAAGGTTGGTATAGAGTTGCTTCCGTTATGGCAAATGGTACAGGTCTAATAAGTATACGATGCGAACATCATGGAGATTATATGCTTATGATTGGTAATGGTATACAAGATGAACCTAATATGATGCAATTAGGTATGAATTCTGCGGGTACACGTAGAAATAATATAGTAAGAGTTGTTCATAATCCTAATGAACTAGAAGCATACTTAGAACTTTTCTATGTTTATTCTGATGAGGAATCTCCTGTAAAAATACAAATATTAGGAGAATCAGAATGGAAATTACAAGAACCCGTACTTATATCATCAGTAGATGAAAATATTTACGATATAAAAGAAATGAACTTAGTACCAGGTAAGATAGTTGGAGAATTTGAAGGCGTTATAGAAGAATGTAATAAATTAGCAAATGCTAGAAATATAATAGTAGGAAACTCTACTAAAGTATTTGACGGTACAGAAGATATATCATTTACATTAAATGAAATAGGTGCAACACCTAGAATGCATGAATCATTAACTACTGATAATAAAGTAGTTATAGATGCTATCAATGAATTAGATGCTGACTTAGGAGTTGTTGAACACGCATTAAATGGATATAAAATATGGGTTGGATCTACTGCAGAACTAGAAGCCATAGTTGAAAGAGATCCTATGACTTTATACTTTGAAATAAGTAATGACATTGTTGCTACTGAAATAAATCCAGAACCAGAAGTAATGCCAGGAATAGCAACTACTGATATATTCGATGAATCTATACCTGCATACCCTGGAGAAATGGAAGAAATACCTCAAGATGTTATTCTTGTATCACCATCAGGATTTAAATATAGATTAAAAGTTGATGATTATGGTAATTTATTTACCGAAGCAGTGATAGAATAACAACTACAAAACAATGAAATAAGAGAAAAGAAATAATTTTGAAAGTAAATTGGAGGGAGGAATAAATCCTCCAATTTACTTTTTAATACGAAAAAGGAGAGTGAATTAAATGGCTAATATAGCTATATATAAATTTAATGACGGTATAGATACTTTACCTTTATTTGAATCAAGTTATACGTATAGTTATACAGACGAATCTAATGGTGATGGAACTATTACTAGAACAATAACATCTGATACAATACCAACTAGTATAAGTTTCAAAGATTTAGAAGGATTAGTTTCAGTAAGCTATATAAATACAGAAAGTATAAGTAATTTTAGTTATTTATTTCAAAACTGTGTAAACTTAACTTCGGTAGATTTATATAATATAAGTTCATCTCAAGCAACAGATATGAAATATATGTTTGCTGGTTGTACTGGGTTAATGTCTATAGACCTAGGAGGATTAAATACAGGAAATGTACTAGATATGTCTGGTATGTTTATGGGATGTTCTAATATATTTGCGATAGATATAAAAGGCTTAAATACTAGTAAAGTAACTAGTATGAATAGTATGTTCCAAAACTGTGAAAATTTAAGTAGTTTAGATATGACAGGAATGAACATATCTGCATTAAGTAATATAGGATTTATGTTTGCTGGTTGTACTAATTTAATGAGTGTTTTATTTACTGGGTTAAATTTAAATAATAGTATGACTATGACAGACATATTTAAAGATTGTCTAGTATTAAACGTAGTTAATATGGATAATTGTAATATAGATGATATTAATATGATGATAAATTATTTACCAGAAAGAGAAGCTGGTAGTAACGCTAAATTAAAAGTTAATAATAGTGACATAAGTGGAATTAACACAACTAATTTAACAGCTAAAAACTGGAATTTAGCAAGTTATGAAATATTCTTAAGATATGTATTTGACAAAAGTATTTATGCTAATTTAATACCTGAATTCAATAGTGGATTCACTGGATACGTTGTAATAGACGAGGCTGTAAATGGTAATATGGTTACTAGAGCTATAGGACACGAGAATTTAAAACCATCTATGATCAGATTTGGTAATCCTAATGGTAATGGTCAAAATCAATCTGCAAAACAACTTGCTATAATTAAAATATTATATCTAGACGGTAGTAATCTTACAACATGTGATCTTATGTTCCATCAGTGTCAGAATATTAATTATATCGAACCTTTTATTATAACTAATAAATGTACGAATACGCATGGAATGCTTTCTGGTTGTAATAAATTAACTTCAATAGATATAAGCAATTGGGATACTAGTAATGTAACTAATATGAGTTATATGTTCCGTGAATTATTACAAATGACTTCATTGGATGTAAGTAATTTAAACACTAGTAAAGTAACTGATATGACTGGTATGTTTAGTTATTGTACAAATGCAGAAATTATAAATATGAACGGATGGAACACAGCAGCTCTTACAACTATGCGTACTATGTTTGATAACTGTAGAAAATTAAAAACTATAGTTGGTTTAGGTGATTTAAACACTAGTAAAGTAACTGATATGTATGAAATGTTTAGTTATTGTGAGCAATTACCATCATTAGATTTATCTAACTGGGATACTAGTAATGTTACTAGTATGAGTAAAATGTTTAGAAATTGTCGTTCTTTAGTAAATATATCACTTACACCATCTAAGTTTAATACTAGTAAAGTAACTGATATGGGTGGTATGTTTGACAGTTGTTGGAAATTAACATCAATTGATATAAGTGGATTTAATACTAGCAATGTAACTACTATGTATAACATGTTCTGCGATTGTCGTGCATTAACTTCATTAAACTTAAGTTCATTTAATACTAGTAAAGTAACTAATATGAAATATATGTTCAACGGTTCTGATGATTCTTATATGAATTTAGAAACTATAACATTTGGTCCAAACTGGAGTGTTGCTAATGTAACTGATATGGATTGTATGTTTGGAGATTGCTATTATTTAACTAATTTAGATGTAAGTAATTGGAATACTAGTAAAGTAACTAATATGAACTGTCTGTTTAGAAATTGTCGTTCGTTAACTTCATTAGATGTAAGTAATTGGAATACTAATAACGTAACTGTTATGAGTAGTGTATTCTATAATTGTTATAATTTAACTTCATTAGATTTAAGTAATTGGAATACTAGTAAAGTAACTACTATGTATTGTATGTTCTGTGGTTGTAAAAAATTAACTTCATTATCTATCAATCATTTGGATGTTAGTAAAGTAACGAATATAGACAATTTGATCAATGACTGTTATGGTTTAACTTCAATAGACTTGAGTAATTGGGATACTAGTAGTGTAGTTAGTATGCGTTATGTATTTAATGCTACAGATGGTACATTTATGAATCTACAAGAAATAAAACTAGGACCTGGTTGGAGTAAAAATAACACTACTGACATGTACTGTATGTTTAGTGATAACGATAAATTAACAAAAATTGAAGGCTTACAATACTTAAATACTAGTAAAGTAAAAGATATGTCTTGTATGTTTATTAGATGTAAAAAAATAGAATCACTTGATATAAGTAATTTTGATACGAGTAGTGTAACTGATATGTATCATATGTTTGAGGAATGTTATAAAGTTAAAGAATTAGATGTGAGTAATTGGAATACTAGCAATCTTAAAAAAGCTTATAATTTATTTAGTAAATGTCATTCATTAACTTCAATAGATGTAAGTAATTGGAATACTAGTAATGTAACTAGAATGGATGGTATATTCCAATATTGCCAATCATTAACTTCGTTAGATTTAAGTAACTGGAGATTAATTGATAATGTAAATATTTCTAATATGATTGACTATTGTACTAATTTAAAAACTTTAAATATAAATAATATAAAAATTACGACTGCAAATATAACTTCTAATACATTGGCAGATGATGTATACTTAGAAAAAATATATACAAATGACGTAAACACGATACAATTTTTATTAAATACTAATGATATAAAAAATAGAACTGAAATGTCAACAGGTGTATTAGTAGTTCCTAGTACAGTTAATATTCCTACATCAACAATGGTCGAACTTATCAATAGAAACTGGGAAGTTAGAAATTTAGTTGTTCAATATACATTCGATGCTAATACTTATGAAGATGTAATACCTGAGTTTAATGCTGAATTTACATCAGATAAATATGTTGTTAGAGATGAAGTAAATGAGACTTCTATTGGTAATTTTGAATGGATAGTTGAAGGTATTGACGATACTGATGGTGGATTCTGTTCATCTTCAAATCCAGACATTGAAAGAAGAACAGGTTATATATCTATAAATGGTAACACTCGATATAATGTTGAATTTCTAGATCCAGGTACTATAATATATTATTATACTTCAGATAAAGTATATATTGAAAGAAAATCACTAATAGTTACTCTAGACCACTTTATAACACCACCTAATGCTAAGTTTATAGCTATAAAAACAGGAGTGTCATGGAATGGAACAGATTTAGAAAAAGCTAATATAAGTAGTAAAACTATAACTAGAACTATTGAAACTGTTACTGGTGAACTACCAACAAGAATAAGATTTGGTCATAGAGATGCAGAATCGGCAGCAAATGATACTTATGAAGCTGCACATGGTAACCCAGATGCTGCAAATGCATTATTAAAAGTATCTGAATTATCTACTAATGAATTAACAAATATGAACGATATGTTTAGAGAGTGTACACGTGTTACTGAAATCAATACTAATAAATGGAATACTAGTAAAGTAACAGAAATGAGATGTACATTTGAAAAATGTGATAATTTATCTATCTTAGATGTAAGTAATTGGGATACTAGTAAAGTAACTCTTATGGGTTGGTTATTCAACGGCTGTTTATCATTAACTTCGATAGATGTAAGTAAATGGAATACTATTAATACAATACAAATGCAAAGTATGTTCGGTAGTTGTCAATCATTAACTTCAATAGATGTAAGTAATTTCAATACTAGTAAAGTAAATCGTATGAATGGTATGTTCTCTGATTGTTTATCATTAACTTCATTAGATGTAAGTAAATGGAATACTAGTAATGTAATATATACTCATCAAATGTTCTATAATTGTCAATCATTAACTTCATTAGATGTAAGTAAATGGAATACTGGAAATTTACAACTTATGAATAATATGTTTACTAATTGCTATAAACTAACTTCATTAGATGTAAGTAAATGGAATACTAGTAATGTAACTAATATGAATAGTGCGTTCCAAACTTGTCAATCATTAACTTCAATAGATGTAAGTAATTTTAATACTAGTAATGTAAAAAATATGGGTTATATGTTTAGACGTTGTGAAAACGTAACTTCATTAGATGTAAGTAATTGGGATACTAGTAAAGTAACTGATATGAGTTCTATGTTCGGACTATGTAATAAACTAACTTCATTAGATGTAAGTAAATGGAATACTAGTAATGTAACTGATTTAGGTTATTTATTTGATGATTGTATAAAATTAACGGAAGTAAAAGGTATTGAAAACTGGAATACTAGTAATGTGAAAGACATAAATGGATTATTCAACGATGCTGTTGCTATTAAGAGAATAGATTTAAGTAAGTGGGATACTAGTAAAATAACTAATTCAAGAGAATACTTATTTGCAAGTAGAGATAAAACTAATCCTATGGCATTAAAAACGCTTGATATAACAAACTGGACAATGTTATCTACTGATAACATGGATTCTACTATATTCTTTGATAATAATCATGGTACTGAACTTCAATATATTAAATGTGGTACAGTTGAATTAGCAAATGTAATAATACCATTATTACCAGATAGAACATCAAAAGATGCTGGTGTATTATTAGTTAACTCTGTATCAGGTATAGACACTGCAACACTATTAGCTAAAAACTGGAACTTAATAACTGTAGAAAATGCTACTGTAGTGGCTGAATATAAATTCAATAAAGCTTTATATGATTTAGTACCTACATTCAATGATGATTTTATAGACTATTTCGTTATAGATAGTTATGAAGATACAGAAGATTACATTATAAACGATTATTTACAAAGTGGTGAAATCCCTCCAGAATTATTGTCACTTGAAGAGGATGAAATAGAAACTATAGCTACAGGAGATACTTATAGAGTTCCTGCAGCAAATATAGTTACTAGAAAAATAATATCTACTGGTAATTTACCAACAGCAATGAGATTCGGTCAAATGGATAATGTTTATAATGCCAAAGCTGCATCTTTATTATCGGTTAGTCAATTAAATACTGATAACTTAATTAATGCAAATTATATGTTTAAACGTTGTATGCATGTTAAACGTTTAGATATACCTAATTTAAATATGGAAAACGTTGTAACAATGGTGGACTTTATTTATAACTGTCCAAATATCGAATATGTAAATGTTGCAGGGTATAACCTTAGTAATGTACAAGATATGACAGGAGTAATGGCACATAACACTAAACTGACTACAATAGAAGGAATGAATACATGGGTGACTAGCTCAAAATTAGTAACGGTTTATAATGGATTTGCTGGTGACCGTAAACTTACAAGTATAGATTTAAGTAGTTGGACTGTTGGTAATCTTAGAAATATTGCTGAACTTTTTGCTACTTGTGTATCAATAACTTCAATAAATCTAAATGGTTGGGATACTACTCAAGTACGTAATATGGACCATATGTTTTTAAATTGTAGATCATTAACTTCATTGGATGTAAGTCATTTTAATACTAGCTATGTAAATAGTATGCTTGGTATGTTCCAAGGATGTAAAAAATTAACTTCATTAAACTTAAGTAATTTTGTTAATGATACTGTACAAGATTTATCTTGGATGTTCTATGATTGTAACGAATTAACTACAATAGGAGATGTAAGTAATTGGAATACTGTTAATGTATATACTATGGCTATGATGTTCACTAATTGTTATAAATTATCTTCATTAGATGTAAGTAAATGGAATACTAGTAAAGTAATTGACTTGAGCTCTACATTTGCATTTTGTCAATCCTTAACTTCATTAGATGTAAGTAATTGGAATACGTCAAGTTTAGTTTATATGAGTTGCTTATTCGCTGGATCTAATAGATTAACAACAGTAGGTAGCTTAGCTAAATGGAATATTAGTAAAGTTAATAGTCTTTATGCATTATTTAGTGCATGTGGTAGTTTACAATCAGTGCCAGGAATTGAACTATGGGATACTAAAAATGTAACAAAAATGCATCATATGTTCTCTCAATGTGAAAATCTAACTTCACTAGACGTAAGTAAATGGGATGTTAGTAATGTAACTGATATGAACAGAATGTTCAATAGATGTTTAAAATTAACTACACTAGGAGATGTAAGTAATTGGAATACTAGTAATGTAACTGACATGTCATTATTATTCTATTTATGCCCACTTGTAACTTCATTAGATGTAAGTAATTGGGATACTAGTAAAGTAACTAATATGTCTCACATGTTTGGAGAATGTGCTAGTTTAACTTCATTAGATGTAAGTAATTTTGATACTAGAAATGTAACTAATATGTATGCTATGTTCTTTAATTGTCAATCATTAACTTCATTAGATGTAAGTAATTTTAATACTAGTAAAGTAACTAATATGGGTAGTTTTGCGGGATTTTTAAAATCTGTAAAAACGCTTAACTTCAATAACCTTAACGCAACGCAACAAAAAACTTCTATACACACAGATTATAGATTTATAATAGAACATGACAACTTAGAAAAATTATATATCAATGATTTATATACATTAGCTACTATTATAGGTTATTTATTGGATAGAACTGGTAAAACTCCAGGTAAATTAGTAACTTCAATACGTGATATAATACCAGCAGATATAATAGCTATATTAAACGCTAGAAACTGGCAAATAGTTGATATAGTTGCACATTATAGATTTAATCCTGATAGATACGAAAACTTATTACCAGAATTTAATGTAGAATTCACTGCAAATGATTATACTATAATTGATACTGAACATGTTATAACATTAGATAATATGTATTGGGAACCAGGAATTATAGATTCAACAGGTGCGGATGCTGTTGATAGTAGTTACGCTAGTGCCGCACGTTCATCTTATTTACCAGTACGTGATAGTTTAACATATGATTTCAATATAGATTATTGTCAAGTATTCTGGTATGATGAAAATAAAGCTTTAGTTGCTGCTTCTGGTTTATATGGAAAAAATCAAGGGGTTTCTAATGGAAGTAAATGTTATGCACCAGCTGATGCTAAATATTTAAGAATTTATAGAGGAGTTGGTAGTACAACTAATGTATCAATAACTGCTAGATATATTGATAGAATTCTTGAAGCTACTACAACTAAATTACCAGCACGATTTATATTCGGTTTAAATGCTGATAGTGGTGATCAAACACCAAGAGAAGAATCATTATTAGAAGTTCTTGATTTAAACTGTAGTAATCTTTATGATGCTACAAAAACATTTGCATATTGTACTAGAGTTAAATTTATTAGAAGTAGCTGGATTGGTAATCATATAAATAATATGTACGATATGTTTGCGGGATGTAGAAACTTAGTTTCCTTAGACTTAAGCAATTTAAATACTGCTAATGTAGGTAGACTAGACTTTGTGTTCTTAGTTTGTGAAAAATTGACAACAGTAGGGGATATAAGTAAGTGGGATACTAGTAATGCATGGACTATGGCTGCAACGTTCCAAGGTTGTGTAAAACTTCAATCACTAGATTTAAGTAGATGGAATACTAGTAAAGTGAGAACTATGAATAAAATGTTCCTAAATTGTCATAAACTAACTACAATAGGAGATGTAAGTAATTGGGATACTGGTAACGTAACAACTATTGCAAATATGTTTAGTTATTGTTATTCATTACAATCATTAAATCTAAGTAACTGGAATGTTGTTAAAGTGACTGATATGTATCAATTATTCTTACATTGTGAAACATTGACAACAGTAGGGGACATAAGTAATTGGAATACTGGAAATGTGAAAAATATGTCTAATGTATTTGTTAGATGTTATAAATTATCTTCATTAAATGTAAGTAATTGGGATACTAGTAATGCAACTAGTATGCATGACATGTTTGGTTATTGTGAATCGTTAACTTCACTTGATTTAAGTAACTGGAATGTTAGTAATGTAACCGATTTAAGTGGTATGTTTATCAAATGTTATAAATTAACAACTGTAGGTGACTTAGCTAATTGGGATGTTAGAAAAGTTAATTCTGTGGCTTGGATGTTTGAACATGCTGAAAGTATAACTAACTTAAACATAGCTAACTGGCAAACAGATAGTCTTACAAAAATGAATTCGGCATTTACATTTACTTATAAATTACAAACATTAGACTTACGTAAATGGAATACTGTTAATGTAACAGATGCAAATAATATGTTTACAAGTGCAGCGTTTACAACATTAGATATAAGTAATTTTGATCTAAGTAATGCTACAAATATTAGTAACATGATTGCAGGTAATTGTGGACAGATTAAATATTTAAAATGTAACAATGTAACAACATTAAATAAAATCAAAGGTTTTTTACCAACAAAAACTGCAGCAGATCCAGGTTATATAATCTGTAAAGCTAGTAATATTTCTAGTTTAGATAAAGCTACATTCACATCTAAATATTGGAATATAGTAGATGTAAGTACACAACTTAAAACTGTTGCTAGATATAGATTTAATAAAACTATGTGTGATTTAGTTCCTATATTCAATACTGGTTATATGGGATTCATTGAAGATATATCTACAAATGGTGATTTAGTAACTAGAAAAATAGAACACCTTGTGTTACCTACAAAAATAAAATTTGGTGATAGTGGTGATTATGCAAACGGTGGTACACCAATGTCACATTCACTATACAACGTTTATGAATTAGACACTAGTAATGCAACAGATTTAACTCAATTATTTAGATTCTGTACTAATTTAGAGACTATAGAATGTAAGATGATAGCTGAAAAAGTACAGTATATGATGGGTATGTTCAACTGTTGCTTTAAATTAAAAGCTGTAGATGTAACTGGAATAAAAACTGATAAAGTCTCATCGTTTGTTACGATATTTGCTGGTTGTCACGCATTAACTGCAGTAGATGTAAGTGGATGGAATACTAGTAAAGTAACTGATATGCATCAACTTTTCGATGCATGCCATGCTATAACAGAAATAAAAGGATTAGAAAATTGGGATACTAGTAACGTAACTAGGATGTCAAACATGTTCTTATATAACCAAAAAGTTTATGCGTTAAATGTAAATAATTGGAATACTAGTAAAGCTACTGATATGAGTCGTATGTTCGCTTACTGTCAACAATTAACAACACTAGATCTAAGTAACTGGGACACTAGAAATGTAACTAGTATGGAATCTTTATTTGACAATTGTGTTAATTTAACTTCAGTTGGAGATTTAGGAAACTGGAATACTAGTAAGGTATGGGATATGAAAACAATGTTCCAACATTGTGATAGATTATCTTCATTAAATGTAAGTAATTGGGATGTTAGTAATGTAAATAGATTACACTATACATTTGCTTATTGTCAAAACTTATCTGTAATTGATGTAAGTAAATGGAATACTAAAAATGTTAAATATATAGCTGGAATATTCAACACATGTAAAAAGTTATATCATATAGATGTATCTAAATGGGATACTAGTAATGTAGTTGATATGAACTGGGTATTCGGTCAATGTGATAATATAATAACTGATGTAAGTAATTGGAATACTAGTAATGTAACTTCTATGCAAGGTATGTTTGCTAATACAAGTGTAGATAATGGATTAGATGTAAGTAATTTTGATACTAGTAAGGTATGGGATATGAAATATATGTTCTATAATTGCTGGGGATTACAATCTATAAATGTAAGTAATTGGGATACTAGAAACGTTGAAGATATGAATTATATGTTCCAACGTTGTAGATCATTAAAATCACTAGATGTAAGTAATTTTGATACTAGTAAATTAAGAGTTGCTGATAAATTTATTTGTGAACTTGAAAGTATAGAAACACTAAACTTAAACAATGTTGATTTTACAAATGCAAATATTACAGAATTCTTTAGTAACAAACTTAACACGTTAAATAAACTTTATGTAAATAAAGTAGAAACATTGGATCTAGTATTACCAAATTTACCAGATAGATCTGCTACTACAAGTGGTAAATTAATGACTTCAATACGTGCTTTAATACCTGAAGAAACGGTAAATGCATTAACAGCTAAAAACTGGATAATATGCGACACTATAGTTAATTATACATTTGACGCTAACAGATATGAAAACTTATTACCTGAGTTCAATATAGAATTCACTGAAGATGATTATACTGTTATAGATGAAGTTCATGACCATGTACTTGATATTGAATTTAAAGATAACATTGATTGGTCATATACACAGCCTACTAATAGTTATTATCGTGAAGGCTATAAATGTACTAATCTTATAAATTGTATACCTAACATATTATATATATTAAAATCTCCTATAAACGTTATGTTCTTTGATGAAAATAAAAACTATATTAGCGATGCATGCAATAGTGAAGGCGATACTTATCCTAAAACTATAGTATCACCAAGCAATGCTAAATATATGACTTTCGGAAGAAGTTTAACTAATAACCGAGAATTTGACGTAAGATATAAAATAGTAAATAGAACTATTGAGTCTGTAAATGGAAAATTACCAACTATGATAAGATTTGGTGTAGAAGGTGATGGTATAGAAGGTGATACAACTGAAAGAAGTATGTCCTTATTGTCAGTTCTTGACATGTGTACTAGAAACCTTACTATTGCGGCTTGTATGTTTAGAAGATGTAAAAACTTAACTAAAGTAAATATAAATCATTTCATAGTTCCAGAATTTGCTAAAGATATATTTGCTGAATGTAATTCAATAGAAAAAATAGATGTAAGTGGATGGGATACTAGTAACGTAACTTCACTAAGAGGAATATTCTGTTATTGTTACGCATTAACTGAAATCGTAGGACTTGAAAATTGGAATACTACAAACGTACAAGATATGCATGGAATATTTAATCAAGACGGTAAGTTAAAATCAGTGAATGTAGGTAACTGGAACACTGCAAATGTAACTAATATGAGATTATTATTCTCTGATTGTTCGAGTCTAACAAATTTAGATTTAAGTGGATGGAATACTGATAAAGTTGAAGATACGCATGCTATGTTCAGCAACTGCACAAGTTTAACAACTATAGGTAATATAAAAAAATGGACTACTAGTAAAGTAAATAATATGGCTTGGATGTTTAATATGTGTAATAACTTAGAAATACAAGACGTAAGTGGTTGGGATACACGTAATGTAACTGATATGAATAATATGTTCTCTAACTGTTATAAAATGACTAAATTAGATGTAAGTGGATGGGATGTAAGCAAAGTAACTAATATGGATTATATGTTTAACAATCTTAATTGTCTTACTCTAAACTTAGCTAATTTTAACTGGAGTAATGTAACTGCTAACTTCGACGGTATGTTTAGAACTACTAATACTACTAGTCCATCATTAGTTAGATTAAACTTACCATCTTACGATATGAATACAAATTTAGGTACTGACTTCTTAGTAAATCAAAAAAATCTTAAATTCGTTAAATGTGAAAACAAAAATAATATTATTAAGATAATAGACCATCTTCCAACAAGACCTGCTAATGACCCAGGTAAAATTTATACTAAAATAGCTTTATCAGAATTTACTGAAATAGCTATAAGTACATTAGCTGCTAAAAACTGGTCTATTGTAAGTGTAAGCGAAGGATTAAAAGTTTTAACTAAATATAAATTTGCTAAGAGTATATGGGGTAGTATGCTTCCAGTAATAAACAGACCAGATAAAGAACTTACAAACTATTTTATAGAAGACGAGTATTTAGATACTGATAGTGTAACTGTTAAATATATAGGAGTTGCTGAAGAGCAAACAACTATACCTGCTAATGAAATAGTAACTAGAACTATTTATTGTATAGAAGGGGATTTATCAGGAACTGCCAATGCAATTAGATTTGGACCAAACGGAAGTGACCCAACAGAATATGAAAAGAAACAATGTTCTTCACTATTAAATATTATAGAATTGGATTTATCTTATTATGAAAAAATAACAGGCTTAATAAGATACTGTACAAATATAACATCAATGAATATAACAAAATATCCTACAGTACCTCTAGTGGGAATTGGTATAGAATCAGCATTTGCGTCAGCTAAATCATTAACTTCACTAGATGTTAGTAATTTTGATATTAGAAATGTATTTAGTTTACAATGGACATTCTATGATATGATGGCTGTAACAAATATAACAGGATTAGAAACATGGAACACATCTAACGTATCATCAACTAAAAGTATGTTTGATAGATGTTTTAATTTAACTTCATTAGATGTAAGTAATTTTAATACTAGTAATGTAAAAAATATGGGTTATATGTTTACTAACTGTCAAAAATTAACTGAAATAGTAGGAATAGAAAACTTTATTACTACTAACGTACAATACATGGAAGGTATGTTTGCTAGTTGTTATTTAATAACTTCATTAGATGTAAGTAATTTTGATACTAGAAACGTAACTAGTATGGGATATATGTTCAAAGATTGTCAATCATTAACTTCATTAGATGTAAGTAATTTTGATACTAGTAAAGTAACTGATATGACTAAGATGTTTGAAAATTGTAATGTGTTACAAACACTAGATGTAAGTAAATGGAATACTAGTAATGTAACTAATATGCTTGCATTATTCCATTATTGCTATGAACTAGATGGATTAGATGTAAGTAATTGGGATACTAGTAATGTAACTCATATGGAATCTGTATTTAGACATTGTAGAAAATTAAGTTCATTGGATTTAAGTAAATGGAATACTAGCAAAGTAAATAATATGGTTAGTATGTTTGGAGATTGTTATTCTTTAACTTCATTAGATATCAGTAATTTTGATATGAGTAATGTTATTAGAGCTGAATGGATGTTAGCTCGTTTAGACAATGCTACTACTATAAACTTAAATAATATTGTTATACATGATGATTGTGCAATAGAAAATTTCTTTACAAAAACAGAAAAAGCAGAAAGAATTTATATGAATGAAATAGACACATTAGATAAATTAGTTCAATATCTTCCAGATAGAAGTTCGACTACTACTGGACGTATAATAATGCCTAATAAAGACCAAGTGTCTGCAGAAACAGTTGCTTTATTGGCTGGTAAAAACTGGCACCTTGGATACTTAATTGCTTCTTATAAATACGACAGTAATATCTATGAGGACTTAATACCTATATTCAATTATGACTTTGGTGTGGATAAATATGTTGTTGTGGATACAAATGATAGTAAGGGTGTAATAACAAGAAATATAGAAGATGTTGATGGCACTATGCCTACTATAGTTAGATTTGGTAGATGGGATAATACACTTTATCCTAGATATACTTGCTTAATTGAATTATGTGATATGGATACCAACTATATAACAAACAATGATTATATGTTTGCTGGTTGTATTAATTTGAAATATATAAATACTACTAATTTTAATACTAGTAAAGTAACTACTATGACAGCAATGTTCTTTAAATGCCATAGTTTAACTTCATTAGATGTAAGTAATTTTGATACTAGCAATGTAACTAAAATGGATTGGACATTTGAACAATGTACTAGTTTAACTTCATCAGATGTAAGTAAATGGGATACTAGTAAAGTAACTGCTATGAACGGTATGTTTATAAACTGTAATTCATTAACTTCATTAGATGTAAGTAATTTCGACACTAGTAATGTAACTGGTATGGAAGCTATGTTCCATGGTTGTAATAATTTAACTTCATTAGATGTAAGTAATTTTGATACTAGTAATGTAAATACTATGCATGCTATGTTTGAGAATTGTAAATTATTAACTTCATTAGATATAAGTAATTTTGATACTAGTAATGTAACTAATATGAGTTATATATTAACAAATACTCCTGAATTAATTAAAATAACATCAAATGACCTAAATACAACTAATTCAATAATTCCACATTTACCTAACAGAACAGGTAAAGAAGCTGGTACTCTTGCTTACTATGATATAGACCCAGCATTATTAGATACAGAAACATTACAAGCTAAAAACTGGAATTTAAGCTATGAGCCTATAATGGTTAAATACATCTTTGATAGTAATGTATATGAAAACTTCTTACCTATAACACCAAGTTATCCACAATCAAACTATGAAGTTATTGATGATGTGAAAGCTGATGGTAGAGTAGTTAGAACATTAAAATATAAATCTGATAAGAGACCTACGAGAATAGTATTTGGTGATTCAAGTAGTGCGTTTACAGAAAGTGGTATTTTATCATTATTAGATGTTTTATATGTAGATATCAAAGAAAATATATCAAGTATGAATAATATATTTGCTAAAGCTGAAAATGTTACTAGAATTAATACTAGAAATTGGGATACTTCTAATGTTATAACTTTATATTGTGCATTCTATTCTTGTAAGTCATTAAAACATTTAGAAGTTGGACATTTTAAAACTGATAATGTTACTGACATGACATTTGTATTCTATAATAATAAAGTACTAGAATCAGTAGATGTTACTAATTGGAATACAAGTAATGTTACTGCAATGTATGGATTATTTGGTGGAAGTCCTTTCAAAGAATTGGATTTAAGTAATTGGGATTTTAGTAAGGCTACTAACGTAAGTGCTTTATTTATGAATTGTGAAGCATTAGAAACATTAAATATTTCAAACTGTAACATAAATCCAAACTTAACAATTGAACATATGTTTGGCGGAGCTGATAAATTATCTTTAGTTAATGTTAATAATTGTAGTGCAGATGTTATCAACTTATTATTATCAAAAGTACCTAATAGAACAAATAAAGATAGTATTAAGTTCTATGCATTACATAATACTAAAGAACATGCTTCATTAGATAAAACTACTGCTGATGCTAGAAACATAAAAATTGTTATTCGTGGTGGTAATATCAAAGCTATTCATTTACCTGATGAATTATTCCAATCTTTAGGATTAGGAAATAATATAAGAGTTAAACATGTTCATATAGGAGAAAGATTCCTTTAGAATTAACAAAAACAAATACATAAGAGATTACAACATCTCTTATGTATTTGATTTTTTATGTAAGTGATGTTGTAAATTAAATATTCAATAATAAAGGAGAGTGTAAATTAATCATGGCTGATAAAAGAAATAACGTCGTAATCGGTGGATCTTTAATGCCTTCTGGTAAAGATACACCTATAGACGCAAGATCAAGAATAGATACAATCGCAGATGTTGAAACGATTGAATTACCATATGTCGGTATGATGTTCTATGTTAAAGATGAACAGAAATTCTATGTAGTAAACTCTTTAAAATCAAAAGTCATAAATGGTATAAAAGTAGAAGGAATGTTAATAGATAAATATGCTGAAATAGCCATGGGAAAATCTGCATTTGATATAGCAGTTGAAAATGGTTATGAAGGTAATGAATTAGATTGGTTAGATGGCTTAGTTGGACCTCAAGGACCTATGGGACCAGTTGGACCACAAGGTGAACAAGGTATACAAGGACCTAAAGGTGAACAAGGTTTAGTCGGACCTGTTGGACCACAAGGACCAAGAGGAGAACAAGGACCTATGGGACCAGAAGGACCTCAAGGTTTAAAAGGTGATAAAGGGGACCAAGGTGAACAAGGTATACAAGGACCTCAAGGTGAAATGGGACCACAAGGACCTCAAGGTAAAGCAGGACCAGAAGGTGAACAAGGTCTTCAAGGACCAATAGGACCTATGGGACCTCAAGGTATACAAGGACCAGAAGGACCTCAAGGACCAGTTGGACCTAAAGGAGATCAAGGTATCCAAGGTATACAAGGACCTCAAGGGGAAGTTGGACCTAAAGGTGAACAAGGACCTCAAGGTCTTCAAGGACCTCAAGGTGAAAGAGGACCTAAAGGAGATCAAGGACCTCAAGGTGAACAAGGTCTAATAGGACCTATGGGACCTCAAGGACCTCAAGGTATACAAGGTGTAAGAGGAGAAAAAGGGGACCAAGGAGAAGTTGGACCAATAGGACCTCAAGGACCTCAGGGTGTACAAGGTATACAAGGTGAAGTGGGACCACAAGGACCTCAAGGTATACAAGGACCTAGAGGAGAAAAAGGTGAAAGAGGTGCTGATGGTACTTCTGTTAAAATAGTTGGTGTATTAGATGCTGTTAGTGATTTAGATAACCTTGCTGATGAAGAAGTTGGTAACGGTTACATCATAAAAGCAAACGGACACTTATACGTTTGCGTTGAACCAAATAAATTTGTTGATGCTGGTGAAATAAAAGGACCAAAAGGAGACCAAGGTCCACAAGGGGAACAAGGACCTCAGGGACCACAAGGACCTCAAGGATTCTCTGCATATCAAGCATGGAAAACATTAGAAGGAAATGCTAATAAAACTGTAGAAGAATATATGGAATCAATGAGAGGACCTGCTGGACCTCAAGGACCTCAAGGAGCAGTTGGACCTCAAGGACCTCAAGGTATACAAGGTGAAAGAGGATTCTCTGCATATCAAGCTTGGAGAACTATAGAAGGAAATGAAGAAGGTACTGTAGAAGAATTTATAGAATCAATGAGAGGACCTCAAGGTATACAAGGACCTATGGGAGAAAAAGGTGAACAAGGTGTTCAAGGACCACAAGGTGAAATAGGACCTGCTGGACCAGAAGGACCTATGGGACCACAAGGACCTGTTGGACCACAAGGTGAAAGAGGTCACTCTGCTTATATGGCTTGGAAAACTTTAGAAGGAAATGAAGCTGGAACTGTAGAAGATTTTATAGCTTCTTTAAAAGGAGAACAAGGACCTCAAGGTGAAAGAGGAGAACAAGGTATACCTGGAGAAAAAGGTGAACAAGGTGTTCAAGGACCACAAGGATTACCAGGTGAAAAAGGAGACCAAGGACCACAAGGTGAACAAGGACCTAAAGGTGAAAAAGGAGATAAAGGTGACCAAGGTGAAAAAGGACCACAAGGACCTCAAGGTATCCAAGGTGAAATAGGACCACAAGGACCTCAAGGTTTACAAGGTGAACAAGGACCTATGGGAGAAACTGGACCACAAGGACCTATAGGACCACAAGGTGAACAAGGTATACAAGGACCTCAAGGTGAAAGAGGACCAGAAGGAAAACAAGGACCACAAGGAGAAGTTGGACCTCAAGGACCACAAGGACCACAAGGACACTCTGCTTATATGGCTTGGAAAACTTTAGAAGGAAATGAAGCTGGAACTGTAGAAGATTTCGTAGCTTCTTTAAAAGGTGAAAAAGGAGATCAAGGAGAAGTTGGACCTCAAGGACCACAAGGTGAAAGAGGAGAACAAGGACTTCAAGGTGAAAAAGGAGATCAAGGAGAAGTTGGACCTCAAGGACCACAAGGTGAAAGAGGAGAACAAGGACCACAAGGTGAAGTTGGACCTCAAGGACCACAAGGTGAAAGAGGAGAACAAGGACCTGCTGGACCACAAGGACCTCAAGGAGAAGTTGGACCACAAGGTGAACAAGGACCTCAAGGACCACAAGGTGAAAGAGGTGCTGATGGTACTTCTATACATATAATAGGTGTTATACCTACTGAAGCAGATATAAAAGATATAGTTGGTGAACAAGCAGGAGATTGTTATGTTATAGAAGATAATGGTCATTTAATAGTATTTAATGGAACGGATTCATTTGTTGATCTTGGTAAAATAGTAGGACCACAAGGACCTAAAGGAGATCAAGGTGAACAAGGTCTTCAAGGACCTCAAGGTGAACAAGGACCTGTTGGACCACAAGGACCACAAGGTGAAGTTGGACCTCAAGGTGAACAGGGTATACAAGGAGAAGTTGGACCTCAAGGTGAAGCTGGATATACTCCTGTTAAAGGTGTAGACTATTTCACTAAAGAAGATATAGAACAAATAAGCTATGATGATTCGGAATTAAGAGCTTTAATAGATGAAGAAAAACCTTACTTAATGGATATAGATGCATATCCAACTAGTAAATTCTTATTTGCATGTGGTATACCTATGTACGTTAATGTAAATAAAGACCATAAATATAGTGCGGAATTACCTGAAGATGAAATAATCTGTAGTTATATGTGGAATGAACGATTAGAGTATATAAATGTACCTGCAGCAGATGCTGGTAAATTAATGGTATTCGGAGGATACGGACCAAATAATGTTAATATTAAGAGAAGTTTACCAGCTACTAAAGTGGTTGCTAGAGGAGTTAATATCAAAGGTATTTGTGGTGGTAGCTACTTTGAAGGTATAGTTGGAAATGCTGAAATAGATATTAAAGATTGTGTTATGAAACAAATAATCGGTGCTGGTTGGTGTGGTGCGTCAGTAAATGGAAAACCAGCTAGAGTGAATGTAGTTCACGATGTTATAATAAAAGCTGAAAATATGACTGGTTGTTCATTATTATTCGGTGGTTCTCAAGGATTCGGTATTGCTGATACAATTAATATAAAATTAATTAATTGTGAAGTAGGTTGGTTGACTGCTGGAGGTTCTAATGGATGTTCTAGAAATGCAGTAGTAGAAATAAACGGAGGAAAATATACTTGTGTTCAAACTACAAACAGAGGTATAGTAAATAATGCTAAAATTATATTAAATGACGGTTTAGTACAAGGATTCTACTGTGGAGGAGAAACTGAAGATAAATCGGTTAACGGTATTATAGAAGATTGTGAAGTAGTATTAAATGGAGGTACTATTAACAGATTCAATAAAGGTACAAATAACGGTGTTGATGGAGATGTTGATGTTCATGGTATTATAGCTAAAACTAACGTTGTTATCGGAAATATTCAAATGCTTGAAAAAGTAGACGAAACTATTGATGATAGTGACCTTATAAAACAAATTCAAGCTCTTAAGGAGGAATTAGCAATGGCTAAACAAGAATTACGAGATATGAAATATGGTATAGACTATGAATGGATACATGAAATAAAACAATCTGTTCCTGGAATGTATGTATTCGATCGTGAAACGGCTCCTAAACTTTTTGAAGAAATGGATTTCGTTGAAGAAGAATATAACAACGGTAATATTACTAATGCAGAATATGAGGCTTGGTGGACTCAATTCATAGAAAAAGATAACTACAGACTTTATGCTTTAAGATTAGTTGAAGACCACAAGGCTTTAAACAGATATGATGCATTAATACCATATGATGGAAGTTTAGTACAAGTAAAAGGAGAAGGTTTAGAAAACTGGGATGCTGTACCTAAAGCAAACTGGACTTGGACTTTTGATGGAGAACAAATAATATTAAATGGAATGTCAACATCTAATATGGTATTTGTAATTTTAAAAGTTAAGCATTAATATAAATTAAAATCACATAAGAAAGAGGTGAAATTGAATGGCACTTTCCGAAGAAGCTATACTTCAACAAATTAACGTATTGACTACTAAAACAGCAGAAAATGCTGAAATGATATTTAAATCAATTCCAGCATTAAATAAAGGATTGAATCCTGAATACTTTAAAGGTAATGATACTAAAATAGTCAATGCTATAAATAAATTGGCTGCTGAAGTTGACGTATTAAATGAAGCAGTTATAAATATGATAACAAAAGTTAATAGTGTTCTTATGGATACTAATGGTACTGCTAATAAAGAAGAGTGGGAAGAAACTCAACAATTGATGGGTGAAGAAACTATCATAGAGGGTATCAAAGCTATGTTGGAAGGTAAACTTCAAGATAAGCTATTACAATTAGATCCAGCAGATAAAGATAAATTACTTTCAGTAGTAATAAATACAGAAGGAGTTCCTGAAGTTAAACCAGTATCTATAGATTCACTTACTGTGGAAGTTGGAGCATATGATGTTTCTTACGCTAATAGAGATTTTAAACAATTAAACAGTATAGGTGAAGCAATAGATCATATTCTTGATGATATAAAACAACCAAAAGATTGGGATCAACTTGTAAATGTACCTAAAATAGCAGATGAATTGGTGATAGAAGAAAATGAATTAATATTAAAATCATTAGAGGATGATGAATTATCTGTTATACCTATAACTAATGATAGTGATATAGATAATATAATCAACTCTTTAGATATTTAATGTCTTATAAGAACAATACAGTAAAGGTAAATTTGGGCTTATTTTTATAAGCCCAACTTATTAATAAAAATCTAATTAAAAAAGGAGTGTATTATAAATGTCTAAATTAGTAGATAAAGATAGACTTGCGAAATTAGCTAAAGCTCTTGATGATAGATCAAAAGCAGGAGACGCAGCTAACGCAGAAGCTATCGCACAAGAAGTAGAAGATAGAGAAGCTGCTATAGCACAAGAAGTAGAAGATAGAGAAGCTGCTATAGACGAAGCTGTAACATTCGAAAACGGTATAACTACTGTTAATGCTTTAGGAGGAATAGCTGCAGGTACAAGTTTAGATGGAAAATCTGTTACTGAAATACTTGACATGTTATTATTCCCTTATGTAAAACAAACTATATCTAATGTTAAAGGAACACCTAATGGTGGTACTTTCGAACATGGTAATAACCAAACTATAACTGCAGTTCAAGCTACAGTTACTAAAAAATCTAAAAAAATAACTAAAGTAGAATTATTACAAGGAACAAATGTATTAGCTGTTAAAGAAGGTGACGAAGTTGCTAATGGTGGTACTTTCACTTTCTCTGGATTAAGTGTTGCTGTTAATTCTGTTAACGTTCAATTAAAAGTTAAGGCATACGATGAAACTGGTGCATCTGTTGAAGGTTCAACTGGAGCATTCTCTTTCGTTTATCCTTATTACTATGGAGTATGTGAAGCAGGAGCTGCTGTAGATGAAGCTTTAGTTGAAGGATTAACTAAAGATGTTTCTGGTAAAGGACAAAAAGCTTATTCATATACTACAAATAACCAATGTGCAGTAATAGCTTTCCCTAAAGCACATGGTGTATTAAAATCTGCATTAGACCCTAATGCGTTCGAAAATATAGCTGCATTTACAAGACATGAAGTAACTGTAAATGGATTAGATGGTAAAGATGTTGCTTACTACGTATACGTAAGTGGAGCATTCACTGGTTCTGGATTTAAATATACATTCAAATATTAATATAAATAATAAATAGGTAAAGGAGTGAAAAAAGATGGCTTTAGATAATCAATTCGGTAAAGGTATAGGGGTTGCCGCTGGTTTTGACCTTGGAGCCCAAAAACCTCTTGATGCGAGGGTTGCTGTTAATACGATAGCAGAAAGGGATGCTCATGTAACAAATAACAGAGCATACGAAGGGATGTTAGTTTATGTTGCAGAAGCTAACATGACTTACCAATTAGTAAAAGGTGAAGAAGAAGGGCAATTAGTATGGAAAGAATTTGGATTTAACCAAGCTGATTTCGATGAATCGTTCGATGGTGCTATCCAAGATGTAGATGACAGATTAAAAGCTGTTGAAGAAGATTTAGCTCAAGGTGGAGAAATAGAAGCTAGAATAGCTCAAAATGAATCTGATATAGATGGATTACAAGGATTAGTAGGAAAACCTGTTGAAGGTGAAGAACCTGCTACTGGATTACATTTAGCTTTAGACAATGCTAAAGCAGAATTAGAACAAGATATACTTGATGAAAAAGGTAGAGCTGAAGGACAAGAAGCTGCTATAAGACAAGAATTAGCTGATGAAGCTGCTGAAATAAGAGGAGAAATGGCTGCTGAATTAGGTAATTACACTGTTGAAGCTGGTGAAGGTGTAGAAGGTAAAGAAGCATCTGGATTAAGAAAAGAAATAGAAGATGCTCATAAAGCTATGAACCAAGCTATGGCTCAAGCTCATCAAGAAATGAACCAAGCTATGCAAAATGCTGTAGCTGGAGAAAAAGAAAGAGCTGAAGGACAAGAAGCTGCTATAAGACAAGAAATGGGTGTTGAAGCTCAAAGAGTAGATAAAAAAATAGCTGACGATATAGCTGCTGAATCTGCTTTAAGAGTTGCTGAAGAACAAAGAATAGAAGGAAAAGTTGATGCTGAAGCACAAAGAGCTGACGCTGAAGAAAAACGTATAGTTGGTTTAGTAGAAGCTGAAGCAGAAGCTGCTAGAGCTGCTGAATTAAAATTAACTCAAGATTTAGCTAAAGAAGTTGAAGATAGAGGTAAAGCAGTTCAAGATTTATCTGATAAACATGATCAAGAAATGGAAGCAGCTGCTGAACAAGTTGGAAAAGATTTAGCTGCTTTAAAACAAGAATTACAAGGTGAAATAGATGCTGACGTTGCTGCTGAAGCTAAATTAAGAGAAGATGCAGACAAAGCATTAGATGAAAGAGTTAAACCTCTTGAAGCTCACGTTGCTGCACAACCAGGTGTAGATGCAGAACAAGATAGAAGAATAAAAGCTTTAGAAGACGATGCTCCAGTTAAACAAGCTGCTATAGAAGCTGCTCAAGCTGCTGCTGATCAAGCTCAATCTGAAGTTGACTTAGTTGAAGGTAGAGCTTTAGCTTTAGAAGGAAGAGCAGAAGCTTTAGAAGAAGATGTAGCTAGATTAGACGGAGCTGTTGATGTTGAAGGTTCTGTTAAGAAACAAATAAAAGATGCAGTAGATGCTATAAATGCAGATGCTGAAGCTTTAGAAGCTAGAGTTAAAGCTAATGAAGATGATATAGTTGAAATGAAAGCTGAAGAAGCTAAAATAAGAGAAGACTTTGCAGCTGCAGATGCTCAAGTATTAGCAGATGCTAAAGCTCATGCAGAACAAAAAATAGCTGATTTAGTTGACTCTGCTCCAGATGCAATGAATACTTTAAATGAATTAGCAAAAGCTATAAATGATAATAAAGGTATTTACGATGCATATGTAGAAGAACATAATACAGCAATGAACAACTTAAAAGCTGACTTACAAAAAGAAATAGATGATGATGTTAAAGTTGTTGCTGATGAATTAGCTAAACAAAAAGATGCTGAACAAGAAGGTACTTTAGCTAACCAAATAAAAGTTGAAAAAGGTAGAGCTGAAGGTGTGGAAGCTGCTATAAGACAAGAAATGGCTGCTGAAGCACAAAGAGTTAACCAAAAAATAGCTGATGATATAGCTGCTGAATCTGCTTTAAGAGTTGCTGAAGAAGCTAGAATAGAAAAAGCTTTAGAAGATGAAGCTGCTGAAATAAGAGGAGAAATGGCAGAACAACATCAAGCTATGAACGAAGCTGCAGAACAAGCTCATCAAGCTATAAATAAAGCTATGGAAGATGAAGCTGCTAGAGTTAACAAAAAAATAGCTGATGATATAGCTGCTGAATCTGCTTTAAGAGTTGCTGAAGAAGCTAGAATAGAAGGTAAAGTTGATGCTGAAGCACAAAGAGCTGACGCTGAAGAAAAACGTATAGTTGGTTTAGTAGAAGCTGAAAAAGGAAGAGCAGAAGGTAAAGAAGGAGAATTACTTGCTGCTATAAACAAAGAAGTAGAAGATAGAGGAGCTGCTGTTCTAGCTGAACAACAAAGAGCTGAAGGTCAAGAAGCTGCTATAAGAGGAGAATTATCTGATGCTATAGCTAAAGAAGTTGAAGACAGAAATGCTGCTATAAAAGTTGAAGCTGATAGAGCTAAAGCTGAAGAAGCTGATATAAGAGCTGACTTTGCTCAAGCTGATGCTGACTTACATGCTACTATAAAAGGTGAAATGGCTGCTGTTATACAATCATTAGTAGCTGAAATAACTGAAGATGGTATGTTAAGAATAGCTTTAGGTGGAATACAAGGAGACGATGTTTTAGTAATAAGAGAACAAGAAATACCTTTTGTTACTGATGATGAAATAGATGCAATAATAGCTGGATTAGATGCTGAATAATAAAATTAAGTAGATAGAGAATATTCTCTATCTACTTTTTTGTCATCAAAACAATGATATAATAAATATAATAAAAAGGTGGTAGATGTATAAATGCCAAAAATAAACTGGACTATAAGAAAACAAAATCCTATGTTTTATATTCAATTAATATTATCTGTATTTGTACCAGTTTTAGCATATTTAGGAATCAACTGGTCTGATGTTACTACATGGGGAACATTTTTCCAAGTTATAGTTTCTGCTGTAAGCAATCCATATTGCTTAAGCATAGTTGCTGTATCATTATTTAATACTGTTGTAGATACTAGTAGCCCTGGTATAAATGATAGTAATCATGTGTTATGTTTAAAATGTATATTTGATGATTGTGATGAACATGAAAAGGTTGAAGAACAACCTAAAGAACCTGAGAAAAAAGAATAAATATATACGTATAGGATAATTCCTATACGTATATATTTTATTTTGAATATTTATAAATATGTGCATCCAATATAATGCTATTATAATGTTTAAATTTAATCGTTCTAATATATTCTCTTTTAGGTAAAACTTCAGCTAATTTAAATATATGAACGTATCTATCAGCAGAATAATGTTTATCTATAACCATTGTTACATAAGCTTCATCTAACATTCCACTATCGATTATGGAATTATATAACTGAGCCCCACCGATTATAAATATATCATCATTCTTTCCAAGTTCGATTACTTGTTCTAAATTACTTAAAACTTTAACATTTTCAGTTTCTTCAATATCACATTCGCCATCACATAAGATATAATTAACTCTATTAGGAAGGGGTTTCTTTGGTAAAGAAACCCATGTATTATATCCCATTACAACTTTGTGATACATCGTCATACCTTTAAAAAATTTCATATCTTCTTTTATATTATATAATAAATCATTATTAAATCCTATAGCACCCATAATATCAGAACAAAAAATCATTTTAATCATTTATATGTCCTCCTATATAGCTATTGGTATAAATATTTTAGCTTGTGGTTCATAATCAACTACTTTAAAATCATCTATTGTAAAATCATAAAAATTATTTGATTTAGGTTCAAATATTAATTTAGGTTGTTTTTCACTAACAGGTCTATTTAATATTTCAGCTGCTATTGGCATATGTCTATCATATATATGCACATTTTGAATGAAATGCGTAAACTTACCTGGTTTTAATCCACAATGCTTAGCAACCATCATCATTAAAGCTACATACTGAACATTATTTATATTATTTGCTCCTAATATATCTTGTGCTCTTTGAACTAATGTACAATCTAAGAATTCACCTCTTACCGTCCATAACGTTTGGAAAGCACAAGGAGGTAATCCTATAACTCCTCTTAGTTCTTCTTCTTGCCATAAGCTCATTATATGTCTTCTACCATAAGGATTCTCTTGAATTCCTTTTAATAATGTTCCCATTAAATCATATTTCTTAACTATTGCTCCATATGTTGAACCAATTGTTCCGTCACCTATATCCCAACTATCCCACCACATTATACCAAACTTTTCTCTCGCAACTTTTAAATCATTAGATGCTTCTTGATAAATCCATAACATCTCTCTAATTCCAGTTTTCCAAGCAGTTGGTTTAATTGTTGTTATTGGGAATTCTCCTTTAGATATATCAAATGTCTCAACATACTGAGTTGTAAATATACTATGAGCTGGTGTATGAGTTCCATCTTCTTCTAACCAATAAGGTCTTGGGTCCTTATCTATAATACCATTTTCAATTACTTCAGTTAAAATTTTTTTATAAGCTACATCTGCTTTATTCATATTATTACCTCCTAATAATTTAATTATTTTTTATCATTCTTTTTACTTACATAATTAGAAATTTTTTCTAATAAATATGAACTTAAAACTAATGAACCTATTAACACTACACAAACTATCGCTTCTTGCATTTTACCACTTCCCATGTTTTATATTATCTAACGTATATTGTAAATATGTTTTTTCTGTATAAAATCCTTTATCGATTTCAGTTCGTATCATATTATAATATTGTGAAACTCTTTTTCTTGGCACATTTTCAATCCAAACATCAATTTCTTCATCATCAAATTTTATATAAGCACCATCTTTTTCTCTAGTATATAAAACATCATTAATTTTTTTAAATCCTAATTTTTCAGCTTCTGTTTTTAAATTCATTTTGGTATTTAATAATTGTACGTATCTCTCCAATGTCATTTTCATTTTAGCATCCTCCCTTAAAATATAATTAATGATAATAAACCTGTAACTAATAATATTACAACACCTTCATAAAATAAGTTTATGTCATGTTTCTTTAACCCTTTATACGTAAATTCTGTACTTAAACATAATCCTGCTATTATACATAAAATTTTAATCAGTGTAAATAACATTTATCAATCTCCTTATTTATTATTTTTTTATCTACTTATTTGTTATTAGTGAAATAAAAAGTTAGTAGGAATAAATCCTACTAACTAAAATTACATTTTACCATATAAATCAACTACAAGTCTTCCTCCTATATTTTTTACAGCAAATTCTGGTTTTAAAACTACATGTTGTCCAGAAATACTATAATCTGTTTGAGCCAATCTTCCTAATTCTGAATGGAATATAATTATATTATAAGCTCCCTCTCCAACGCCATATGTTTTTAATTCAAATTCTCTTTGATTTGCTACAGTAGATTCTAATACTTCTTGTCTTACGTCTAAACTCGCAACTACAGTTTCATCAGATACTATAGGTTTTCTAAAACTTTGAATTAAATCTATCCATTCATCTGGTTTAAATTCTCCAGCAGTAGAATCTTCTACCATACATTTGTAAATATGATGTTTGTCTTTAATATCTTTATAATAAACCTTTTGATTTAAATGATATACTTTAGTATCATCATAATCTTCTACTTCATCAATATTTACACGTAGAACTATATCAAATAAAAAAGCTATTAAGTTATCATGATCAAACTTTTTAAGATTCTCTTTAAAATAATTGATACTCAAAATTATCACCCTTTCTATTCTTTAATTGAGAACATTAATTCCCCATCTACCATTTCTATAACATATTCATTATCTTCTTCATCAAGAACTTTTATTTCTGTTTGTACAGTATAAATACTTGTTAATTCGTAATATAAATCATCATCTAACATGAATAATCTATAATTTTCTCCAGTAACACTATCTTTAATGAATACTTCTGGTTTAGAATGTTTAAGATCTGTTTCAATAACAAACATATCTTCTCCAATTACACCTATTTCGTAATTTAACATGTTACTGCTTAATAAGATTAATCTATCTGGTAATCCTTTAGATTCTTTTATTTCTATAATAAGTCTGTCCCCAATTTCAATTTTAACATGTGGGAAAAATATTATTTTACCGTTTTCATCTACAATAAAGTCTTTACCTTCTATATATACTTCATTTCCATTATATATAGTTACAGACGAACCTGGTTTATACCCTGGTATTATTAGATTATCGATATTATCTTTATCAACGATAATTATTTCTTCTTTTATTTCAAAGTTACAAACATTTTTTATTTCAGCATCATACGTATCCATTGCATGTTCCCATTCATCAGGATTAAATGGAACAGATGACTTATCCACCTTACAACGATATATTTTATGAATACCATTTTCTTTTAAATATATAAAATCTCCTTTTACATACGATTTACCCTCTTCGTAAGGCAAAACGTCTTCTAAATTAACTACAGTTAAATCTAAAAGGAATCTTAATACATTATAACAATCCAATTTCCCATAGTTTGTTTGTATATATCTTATACTCAAAAGAAAACACCTCCTTTATAATTTAGTTTCTTCATCTATTAAGTGATTGTTTCGGTATCATTTCTCATCTCTAAAGTTAACTATATCGGCAAGTAAATCGTTAAGATAAACTGTATTTACAGATAATATAAATCTATATTCTTGATTTTTATTACAGTTATAAACTAATAAAGTTAAATTATCCCAATCTATTTCATATTCTTTTCTTTCAATTTCCATTGTTCGATTATTCTTCAATACTTCAATATCCATGAATGTTGTTAATGGGATACCATGTTTATTATGATACTTTATAGCTTCCATTAGACTTGTGTTTAATAATACTGAAAAATCTAATGGATATGGTCGTTCATTTGTATCTATATCGAATGCAGGAGTAGTGAATATTTGCCAACCATTAGGCAGTGTTCTACTATAAATCTTTTGAGGAGTTGTTACATTTATCAGTTTAGTTTGTTCTAACGCCCCTTCACTTATACCTTCTCGTTCAAATTCTTCGAATACGGTATCATTATTAGATAGGTAAACATATAAACCTGCAGTATTGAAATCACATCTTAGTGTAAAGTTTATTAAACATTCATCGGAAACAAATCCTTTTTTAGTAGGATCGTCTATAGATAAATTTGTAATAGCCATATTAACATGTGAATGATGGTATCTAAAAAATTCATGTCTACCTGAAGCATTTTTATATTTGATAGTAACTGGGTACATACTATTATTATTTACATATGATAAAAATTCACCTATTCTATTTTCTTCACTTGTAGTAAACACATCTTCAAATCCAGCATCTTTTGCTAATAAATACATTATATCCCTGGATATAAAACTTTCTAATCCTACAACTGTAGTCATTTCCCAGTTCTGTCTAACTCTATTTTTGAAATAATGTACTAAATTTATTTGTTCCATTTGTGTTTCTACAGCAATAGTAACATCAAAATTTATTCGTAAAGCATTTAAAAGAAATTGGATTTGTCTTTTATTATCTCTATCAAAAAAGAAATTTTGTAAGTTACCAGTTTCTATATCATCATTATTTATATCATAAATTCTTTGAGCTAAGTATGTTTGATTTATAGGAAGTTCATCTAAAGTATCTATTTCTATTCTCGGTCTTAATAATATCATTGGTTTTTGTTTTTTAATAAATTCTTTTCTATTGTTATTATAAGTTGCAAAATCTTTATAAGCGATAGTAGAATTTATGTAGTTAGTTTTAAAATAATTTGGTGGAAATAGACTTAATAACCATGAATTAGCAAATGTTGCTATGTTTCCATAAGTGTGTGCCATACTAGCTGCTGCCATTGAATATCTCATTTGTTAACCTCCTTCTTGTTTATTCATTATCTCATTGTTTCGATAAGAAAAAATAGATAGATGAATGATCATCTATCTATTTTAACTCTAACTTTGTCTGTTACATAATGTGTTATATAATTGCAATCTAGGATTTCAAATATTTTCATAAATATAAAATCTAATTGCTCTTCATTTATCCCATTTAATAAATCATAAGGTTCAAATTCAATACCTTCTAAAGCAAAATCGTATACACTACATAATTGCATACCTTGATTATAGAATACTCCATTATGATATACTAAATCATGTTTATCAAAAACTTCACCTGTTCGTAATGTTGAATCTAATACTAAATCGAATAAATAATCCTGTAAGACCCAGTACTCACACTCACCTGCAGGTATCAATGCTCGTAAAAGTGTCATAAAATGTGATGTACCATCAATTACTCTATACATAGTATTATCTAATAAAATCATGTCATATTCTTTATTTAATATACCTTCATTAATTAAATATTTTATTCTTTCATTAATATAATTGTGATAAATTTCATAATGTTTTTTATCCAATATCTTATTATAAATTTCTCTATTATACACTTTAGACACTACCCTATATTGATTTGAATCTATATCATAGAACCATTCAATACTAAGTTTTTTATTAATGATTTCTTTATTGAAACTTTCGAACATTATTATACCCCCTTTATAATAATATCATTTCTAACATAAAAGTTTTTTCTATATCGGTAATAGAAAGTTTACAACCTGGTATATGATTATTATATAAGAATAATTCGTCCATCATTGCTTGAACGTAATTTTCAATAGCTTCATCATCCCAAAATATCGGTACACATAAAGTAGCTACTAATGATGCTGATGGATCTAAGTTTATTTTACATGGAAGATAAACCCTATGTTTATTTAAAACATGTTCTTTTTCTGGTCCATTTATTTCATACTCAGATATAAACATTCTCATTTTCCCCGTTGATAAATCTACTTCTACTTTAATAAATTCTATGTTTAAATTTTTGTCTTTCATAACTAAACTAGAAATCATATTACCAACCTCCAATAAAAAAATATATTAATAATTTGTATCAGTAATAAAAAATAAAGAGGTTTCCCTCTTTATTTTTTTATACTCTACAGAAATGACTTAAACCTATAGCTAAATCTTTTATAGGCATCATATTACCACTTAATAATCCGTCATTATGAGATATCATTGAATGTAATTTAGGATTATATTTTCTTGTAGCTTTAATTTGATCTTTAGCAGATAGCTTAGTTATTGTTAAGTTGTCGCCATCAAAATCTGCGTTAAGACCTGCTAATATCATTAATGAAATACCCATTGTATAATCATCAACTTTCTTTGTAACATCAACTATCTTAACCTGTAATATACTACCCCAATCTATAGTTGGTGCACGGTTGATTAAGCAATATGTTAAATCTTGTGATATCATTAATTTTATAATTTTGTATATCTTTTCACTAAAGTTGATACAACCCATATACCATTCACTGTATGCTTGACTTTCTGTAATGTTTTGTGTTGTTGCTAATTTTTGTATTATCTCAAACTTATACATTTCTAAGAATGATATATAAGATAATATAATTTCATCTGCTGCTAAGTTTGGATTTGATATTATAACGTTTCTTGATGTATAGTTCATTCTTCCTGCTAATACACCTGATTTTATAAACCCATCTTTCTTATTGATTAAACTAAACATCTTTTCATATAATTCATTTACTTTCTTTTGTATATAAGGTAATTTCTTATCTACTGATAATGTATCATTTGAATTATTCATTCTAGATACAGAACTGAATATCATATTATATATTTTATCAGTTCCATTTACAAAGTTAATTTCATTTTGTACCATTGCAAATCTTAATGCTGAACTAAACACTGGAATATATTGGAAGAATAATTTATCTTTGTTTGCTTTTACAAATGCAACATTTCCTTCCATATTTGAATTTCTCTTATTCTTTTCAGCATAATAATCTAATATTTCATCAAATCTTCTTTGGAATTCTAACATACCTATATTCTTAAATGGTTGATCTTTATCAATTTCAACTTCATCATCCAATAATGGATTACCGAATGCATCCGTATCTATAAACTTAGGTGGTTGTATAATATTCTCTAATATAGATTGCTTATTCTTTTCACCCATTATATTATTAAGATATAAATATAATGCTGGATGAATTATATGATAATCTTTAATTTTAATATAAGCAAACTTTTCTAAATCTATATCAACCAATCTAACATTTGTTCTACAATAAGGACATATAGATGATTCATGTGATTTACCTTCAAGATAGCCACATTCACAACTATATCTTTCTTTGAATGCATTTTCACTTGACATTTCACTATAGAAGAAATCCGAACGGATTCCTCCTTTATTATAACTACCATCTGTTGTCTTTTTATCTTTTATCGGTTCATATACAACGAATGCTTTTCCTGCTTTTAAATCTAATTCTGCTTCTTTATCTATATCAGCAATTTGTAACATAAATCCATTCTTTTCAATTCCATTATTTCTTTCTATTATCATACACATTACCTCCTATTTTTTTATTTACATTATAACTTTATTTAAATCTAACACTATCATTTCTATTCTAAATACTGTATAATCATTCTTGTCTCTTATATCTGTTATATATTTTTCTAATCCTGTATTTTCATCTTTATACGCTTCTATTATTTCATAATTTTGACTATATGATTTCATTTTCATATAATCGTCTATCAATAACTCAACATAATCTTCTGCCTTTTCTTTGTTCTTATAATATCTTGGTTCTCTAAAATATTCTAGATAAGTTACATTATAATTGTCATCTTCTTCTACCTTACCACCAAATATTACAAATAATTGATTCTTTTTCATAATTCATTCCTCCTTTAAATTAAATGCCATTATTATATTCATAGGAACATAATAATGGCAAAAATTCTTCAAACTCAAACTCTACAACTATATTATTACATAGTAATAATATAGTGATCAAATATTACGTTTTACACTTTAGTTGATTATTAATTTATCATCTATTCCAATCAAACTTGATGTTGTTACTCTATATTTTTCATTGCCCAATTCTTCAACTGAATCAACTTTAAATTTATACCATACTCCATTTTCTATACACATAACTGTACATCCTGGAATTGCTTTATATTGTACATCTATTGTAAATTCTCCATTTTCATAGAAATTTCTAACATTTATATTATTCATAAATAACCTCCTATTTTTATATTCTATATTATTTGTTAGTTTATAAATTAATTTTTATTCTACTTTTATTGTAGCACCTATCTCATTAAATTTTGCTTGTAATTCTGTAAATGTTAATCTAGCTGTAGATAATTTTCTAAATGTTAATTTATGATAAAGTTCACTTAAATCATTCCATATTATTGAACTATTATCATAATACACGTATAAATATACACCTGTATCAACTATAAACGTATAAGGAACTTTATAAATATCTGCTAATGTTGTAAATTCTAATAAAGTTAATTCTTCAGTTCTAACTGAATCGTGTAACATTTCTAATGCCATTTTATCAAATCTTTCAATATTAGTTGCTTTATTAGTTTCCATTGCTTTTAATATTTTATTATTTAATATCATAATATCAACCCCTAAATAATATTTTTGTATTACACTTTTATAATATATAATCGAAATTTAATCTTTTTACAGTATTGAAAAAAATAATACTGAATACCTAATTGTATTCAGTATTATTAAATTTTAGAATGTCATATCATCTAAATCTATTTCATTAACTTTTACTGATGTGTCATGCATTGCTTTCATTTTAAGGTTAAGTAATGCTCCAGTTAATGTAGACGTAGTTAATCCTATTGCATCTATTTGAAGTTTTTCAAATAGTCTTCCTACACATGTTAAACAAGCTCCTGAGTCACATCCACAATACATTATTGATCTAAGCTTAACTTTCTTACCAGCATATTTACCTATATTATTTTCATCTAATAAAACTAGTTTACCATTCTCAATTATATATCTATATAAAAATTTTGATTTTAATGATGGTGGTATAACTAATTCTATATATCCTTTAGTACCACAATCAGGTACATCTTTTCTTAACACAACTGCTTGACCTAAACTTGATATTTGTTTAGCCTTATATCCTGATACTGCTGTACCACATGATTTAGGATATTGTGCATTTATAACGTTTGTACCTGCTGCAGCTATATCTTCTTTACGTAATCCCTCAAAGAAACTTCTTTGAATGAATTGATATTTACCTATAGTTTTATTATAAACTGGTCCTTTAACTATACTCAGCTGTTTATAGTTATTTGGTATAGAACCCCTTGCACCAGAATAATATAAGTCCATAGATGGGTCATCACTTACTTCAGCTTTAGCTAATTCAACTAATTCTTTTTCTATAGCTGACATTACCATTATATCACCTTTTTCTAAAGCTTCAGCATTTTCTTTTATTAATTCTTCTCTACGTTTAATAACTTTAGGTACTGGTTTTAATCCTCTCATAGTAAATGATGCAGCTAATGGTTCATGGAATTGCATTCCTAGCCATTGTATTCTATCAAAATAATCAGCAAAATCAGTAGTGTTTATTTTATCTTCTAATAATAATTGTGCTAATTGACTTTCTAAATCTTTTAATCCATCAGCATCTATTACATTATTTACATACCCTATATGCTCAGCAAATCTTGGTTCTATAATAAACTTATTAAATATAAACGATCCTACAGTAGTACCCATATCGGTTTTATTCATATATTCTCCAGCTTTAAGTAAGAATACATCAGTAGGTTCAAATCTAGATTTAACTTCAACTAATTTTCCATCTCTATTCTCAACATGATCTGCAAATAATTGCATACCTAGTGTATATGTAATATCCTCAGGTTTTAATGATAATAAATATTGTTTATCTTCTTCACTAATTCTAGCCATACTATCATATCCTTTCATAAAAAATAAGTAGGGATATCATACGATATCCCTTAATATATTCTAAGATGTATAAATTCTATATACTATAGTTATATCTTTTGATAAAACTAACATTTCATTTGGTATATTTAATTTAGAGAATAATTTTACTTGTTTATAATCAGCTTCTCCATATTCATTAGTTGATAATATTCCTGTAAATAACCCTATTGAATTTATTCTTGCGGCTTCTATATCCCCATTTATTTCAAAGAATTCTCTACAATCTTTTTTATTTACTTTTAATATCATTTCAACGAACGTTTCTATCGGCTCAGTTCTATCTGTATTATGAACACCAGTAGCAACTTCTGAACCATCTTCTCCTTCTTCTCCGTCTTTCCAAAGAACTTTTATTTCTGGTTCATGTTCAAAAGATTTTAAGAAATAAGATATTTTTCCATCTACTTCATGACGTTTAAACCAATATCTCTCTTTATTAGAACCTGTAAATTCTTCATCAGTTATTCTAAATGGTATCATGTTAAATATTTCTCTTTCATAATATTTAACATCTTCAACAGCTCTTGATGCATCACCGCAACCACCAGTTCCTACACCGAATAAGCAAACTGCTGTTTCTTTTGGATATCTTTCTTCAATTGGTGCATTAACACAAATACCCATTATATCATTTAAATATTGAACCTCTATAGGTGCTTTAGCATTAAACACTTTTTCTAATATGAATAAAGCTCCACCTAATACTATTTGGTTTTCTTCTTCAAATAATTTTTCACCTGTTAGAGTATCTAATCCAGTTATTTTTGTTCTTAACACCTTACCTTGTGTACTTTCAACTCGTAAAGGCTCTATTTTCTTAGCAGGAGAACCAGCTATAGAATCATTTGAATTTATTTTATCATTTAAATTTATAACGTCTTTACTCATTTCATTACCATCCTTTCTACTAAATTCACTAAAAATCAATCTTATATTAATGTTTCAGTGTGTATTAATCTTCATGGATAATTTTTACACTATCTATTATTGTTATTGCCCCATTACTACTACATTTAGCATCCAATAAGCGAACTACGTCATTATACTCCCAATCAAGTTCATCTTCTTTTTCAAGTAAAGAATCATATGAATACTCATGTTTTAATTTATAGACTTCATTTTGATTATATTTAGGGAATACTAAATACTTAATTATAGGAACAAAATTGTCATCATTTTTATGTTTGTTAATAATTTGTATGTTATCATTATATTCTAAATCTAGTTTATCATACTCTTCTAAGGCTATCATAAATGATTGAAGTTTGTCTTCTGTTTTGTATATTTCATTGTTATATATGCAATCAAATATCATTCTTAAATCTTTTAATTTCATTTTATCTAAAATATATAATATATCTATAAACGTCATATGATCATTGTATAGGAAATCAAAATTATCTTCTTTATTCAGTCCTATTCTTATTTGTTCGATTTTATCAAACATTTCTGGATTGAATTTATGATATATAACTCCTTTATAATGATCTAGTTCTTTTATTACTAATTCATCATTATCAACTATTTCTTTAGATCCATGTACAGTATCTTTATAATCTAATTCTAACGATTCTTCATGGTGTAATCCGATAGATAACATGTAATCTTCATCATAATCAACATAATCTTTAGGTATTATTCTATTACTCATTCTAGTTTTATCAACTATTATCAAGTTATCATATTTATCAGTATAAGTTGAATATGTCAGTGTATCACTATATAATAAAGCAGGTGTTTCAGGGAATAATATATTAAATAATTTAGGGTCATCTATCATGAATATTTTGTTAGTTGCTTTATTGTCGAATATGTATAATACATTTAAATTTCTTAAATCAACAGTATACGATTTAAAGAAATTTATTAATCCTATTAAAGCATTAACTATATTATTATTTGTACCATTTAATGATGTTATATATTCTAATTTTGGTATAAGTTCATTTAATTTACCTAATACATGTTCAATGTATATACCCGTTTTATCTTTATGTAATTCGTCTATGAATGAAGCTATATTAGGTAGTTTATCATAAAGATAATCCAAATATGTTGTAGCTACAGTACCATCATATTTTCTAAACGCTTCACATGTTTCATTTCTTACAGTGAATACATTATATAGTTCTCTATAAGCACGGTATTCATTTATATCTGTAGTATTAGCTAAAACATCCTCACAGAATTCAGCAAAGTTTCTAAAATTAGTATATAGTGTATCTATATCTTCAACCGTTCTTATATCTAATAAATCTAAATATTTAACTATCTCTGGATTTTTAAAAATTCTTTTATATTTTAAAATGTTTTCTCGAATCAAATCAAAATTTAAGTCAAAATTAAATCCTTGTACAGCTAATATCTTTGAAGGGTTATTTGCTATAATATTACCTTTCATACCATTCTTTTTAGATAATAAAGCACATAATATTATAACTGAATCGAATATTGAAACTGGTACTGAAGAAAATCTATCTAAGTTAAGATATAAATAATCCGTACCAATTTTCATAGCATCTTTATTTAAAATCCTTTCATCTAAAGCAGTTGTGTTATCTTTATGGTCAACTAATAAATTCAAGAAATAGGTTGTCTCATATAGCATTTTAGTTACATTTTGCATTATATTTATTCCTATATATTTAGTATCAATAAAGTTATAATCTCTCTCATAAAGCTCTTTTTTAAGTTCTTCTGTTTCCCACCAATACACATCGTCAGTTACAACTTCATCATAATGATATCTATTATATTTAGTTTCTAATGCACTTATAACGTTACGTTCAAGTATATCTGTTGATTGGAAATAAACATCAAACATTTTTTCATAATCATAAACTTCAATTATATTAAAAGCATATGGGTCTGTTTTTAGTTTATTTTTATCAATATGCAATTTAAATCTTCTACCATCTTCATTAAATAAATATATTGTATCATATAAATAATTTGCAGCTTCAGTTGCTAATTCAGCACATAGTCTATCATCCTTCATAAATATTCTATAAGTATCATCAGTATCATCATCTTTTATGTATAAATTTTTTGGTGCATACACTGTATGATCAATAGCTTCTACTGAAGCTAATTTATCACCTTTTATACATAATAAATAATTACGCTTATTAGAACTTTTTAAAATAATACGTTTTCTGTTAACTTTTGAATAATCTATTTCATCTGGAAGTGGGTAAACTGAAGTATTTACATGCCCATTAATATCTATAGATATTCTGAATATTTGGTTTTGTCTATCATAAATTAAAAAATCATCACGATATAATCGTTCTTTTTTATCTTCGATTTTCTCACTATGCAATACTCCATCCTTAATAAATATTTTATATTTATTTCCAACTCTATCTTTTAAATAATACTCGTCTATAGTACTAGTATATATAGTTGATTCAATACTACATAATCGTTGCTTATCGTTTACAGAAAGATAGTAGACTTTATTGTTATTAATATCTTTAAAGTAAGTTTTAACATGGTCGTCATCTACAGCCATATATTTATATGCTGTAATAGGTTCACCCTCTTCATCATACTTTCGTTCTCTAACTAAATAGAATTTATTTATATGAACACGTTCATAGAATAATGTATTAGCAACATCATATAATACTTTATCGGTAGATTTTAATCTTAGTAATCTATTAACATTTTTTACAATCATTCTTTGATAATCTAATGGTAAATCATCATAAAATGGTATTCCATACACATTAAATAATTTTTGAACTGATACTAAGTCATAATAATCTCTTTCTATACCCATTTTAAGTGTGTCAACTATTAATCTTTGTATAGTCATTATCATTATATGCATACCTATGAAATTATCATAAAGATTATACCTAACCTTAAACGCTTTATTATATACCATTGACATAAAATATTCCCTACAAAAATCATACGTTTCAAAGAATGCTCTTAAGAATACATTATCTAATATAACATCTGAGAATATTATTTCATAATTTTTAGCCTGTCTAGCTCTAACAAGATTAACTGTCTTACTCCCTAAATGTTTTAAATATTCTTTTTCAGGATATTCTTCAATCATTCTTTTTATAACAGAACGTTCCAATTTAATTTGAATTTCCTTAGGATATTCATGAATTGGTCTATCTTCATCTATTTTATAATAGTATCTTTCATCATCAGTTAGATAAAGATAATCTGATTCACCTTCTTCAATTGGAGGTAAACCGATAAGTTCTCTATAATAATTATTACCTTCAACATATTCATTTATTACAGTTTCCCTCATAGATTTAAGAACAGCTTTCCTTTTATTACGTGGTATTTTATTCTTATCAGCAGCATAAATCATAAATTCACTAGCTTGTGTAATCCCAGCACTAACCAATACATCTATAGGATATTCTCTATATGAATTAAACGTATCACGTTCTAAATACGCTGCAATATATCGATCTGCATCACGTTTAGTATCTACAGTTTCATATTCTTCTGCTTTATGCGATAACTTTATAACTAAGTTATTTATAATAGTTTGTATGTCATCAAGCATATATTCGACTTGAGATTTATCGTTCATTCATCACATCTCCTTCATTTTTTATAGTTCTAAACAATCACTTAAGTAATTGTACAAAAGCTAGTTTTTGGAAAGGAAGTGAAATAATGGCTAATAAAATACCAGGAATTGAAGTCAATAAACCAAATCAAAATCCAACTATAGATTCAGAAGATAGTTTTTACGAAATACCATTCTATAAAGATCCAGATTATATGTTTAGTATAGAAAATGAGGTAGCATTCGTAAATGCTGTTGAAAGAATGGTTAGAACGTCTAAATACTATTCAAGATATATAGCTCATTTAAAAGTTGATTTAGGTTTATGTTTCTGTCAAGTTAAAGGTAATATTTCCGAAGACGAAGAAACTGGTGTGAAAGACTTAATAGAAATGCATCATGGTCCTATATTAACATTATTCGATGTTACTTCCATTATATTGAATTATATGTTAATTAAGGGTATGAAAGTAACTACATTTAGTGTAGCTAATAAAGTAATCGAAGAACATTTTAAACACAGGGTTCAAACTGTAATGTTATGTGAAACCGTACATCAATTAGTTCACGATAACAAAATATTTCTAAATTACAAACAAGGTTTTGGGGATTTATATAGTTTCCTAGAAATATACTGGGAAGGAATGGATAGTACACAAGTATATAAAATATTGGACTATATTGAGAAATCTGAGAAATACGATAGTAATGATTTTGATAATCTTAAAGTCATTATTACTAGATGGAAAACAGAACATTTTGAATTTGATGACGAATTTTAATTAAATGGAGGTAAAACTATGATTACTTTTTTATCAATATTATTGTTATTATCTATACTTGGTTTAACATCAGGTATAGCTGTATACGCTTACTATGATATAAATAATAAAAAAATTGTAGCTGATAAAAATAAAAATAAAAAAATCCGTACTGAAGAAGAATTAATGGGTATAGTGTTTAATATATTAGAAAGAAAATGGGCTTATAGAGTTCAGTTTCATTTTAAAATAAAAGAAATAGGAATACCTAAGTTTGAATTTGAATGGAATTACTTATTAGAAGAAACTATAAATGCATTATCACCAGATGTATTGGAAGAATTAAAATACTATTATAAAGATGATGAAACTACAATAAAAGCAGTATCTGAGATGATACAAATATATTTATACAATTACATGGAAAGTAAAATGATAAAAAGATAGATGATAACCTTAGGTTATCATCTATCTTTATTCATATATGTTAACAATATAGGATACCTGACTAGTATGGTATCTTCTATTGGGGTTTTACCCTGTTTAAATTAAACTAGTACATATAGGTACTAAATATTTAAAATAATTATATGAAATGTCTATCGAATCGAAGCCCGAACTGTCTATGTTATCGAGACCGTATACTCTATTTTCAACGATAATGTTAAGCCTGTACGTAGACTGCACATTCATTTCTCTATAATATCCTAAATCTAATAATCTTGATTTATAGCAATACACAAAATTAGTTACATAATCAATCAATTTGGATTTATTATTAATCTCCATCAATGAAAAATATGTTTTAAAGAATTCGATCATGTGATGTCTATGCTGATCGTACACAGCATCACCAATTCCCTTTATATCTAATTGATTGGAGTTATAATAAAACTCCAATTTATTCAATTCCATATAACTGGTATAAATATTTTTAGGTATAAATTCAATATTACCGAATTTCCTGATATTACATCTTCTAGAAACGAAAATGGCATCTTTCTTTATAGCCACAATATCCTCCACATTCAATTTGTTCGTAACAATAAACAATTTACGAGCTTCTATGAAGGCTTCATTTTCCTTCTTACTTATTTGTTCATCTTTTTTCTTAAGTAGACCCATGTGAATATTACGGTCCCTTTTGTCCATTTGCTCTAATTTCTCTATGATCCTTTTATCTATATAACCAAACTCTTTAGCTAAATTTAATCCTGCTGCTCGTATATCGTATTCTATTATTTCACCATTTATAATTTGTCCTATGTCATGATTAGTAAAATTATGTCTCTCCCAAATGTTTTTAGACAATAATATTCACCTCCCTTTTTATTAATTGTTTAATAAACGATAAAAAAATATAAGAGTCAAACGCTCTTATATTTTCATATATGGTACATCAGATTCTTTTAATATACCTTCGTCAATTAATATTTTTATATCTGCTTTATATGACATTGCACATAATCTTTTTGCTAATAATCGTCTTGCTTCTTCTTCATATATATAAACTTCTGAATCAAATCTTTCATCTAAGAATCCTAATTCATCTAACTTTCTCATTATATCATCCATTCCAAATTCTCTTAGTTTTGTATAATAAGTTATCATTCTAAACTTAAATGCTTCTCTAAATACTCTTAATGCTTCAATCTTATGTTCTGCTCTTGCATTCGCTTTTATCTGTCTTTGTTTTGATATAAACATTTTTCTATTAAATTCTGGTTCTAATTCGTTAATATTTAAACCATATTCATCCCATCTTATTATCGTCATCCCTTCTTCTTGTGAGAATTGTTTTATAAATGTTTTGACTATATAATCTAATATATCATCGGTTAATGTTACTGTATTAACTCTCTGTGTTGTATCTTGGAATATTGTTGGAAATACTATAACTAAATCGGGATAATCTATAAAATCATTAACTATAGCTATTTGTCTACCTTCACTGAATACGTCATGTACAAATTCACTCCAAGCTTTTTCCATTTCTGGACCTGGTTTTTTATATCTATTAGAATTTATCTTATTACCTAATCCTGAAAATAATAATGCGTCTTGTAACACATCTAAATTATATCTCTCTATAGTTTTATATTTTTCATCTGAATCGAATAAGAACTTATATTTAAATTTTGTATTATCTAATTCCTCTACAACTCTTTCTAATTCATTTTCAAATATAGCTATACATGTACTCATACAGTTACCTCCTAATATTATATTCACTTTTATTATATATAATTAAAATATTTACCTATTACACATGTAGATATTATTCTACATGTGTAAGGAAATCTAATCTTGTAGTTGCTCCACTTAACTCTAATATATTTATCTTCATTACTCTATTAGCATAAGCATCTGTTAAATTTGTTTCTGCTAAATCATTCATTAAGATTTTAGTTTCACCACACATGTTATGTTTTTCATTTAACATATCAACTATCGCCTTCTTAACTAACTTATCCACATCTTTAATTGTTGCTATAGATAACATATCTTCATATTCGTTTATAATTTCTATTTCCTTTTCTGTCAATGCATATCTCATTATATCGTTACTTCTTTTAATTGCATAATCCTTCATGACTTTTTCTGTGAAATTTAAGTTTCTTCTTTGTAAATTACGTTTAAGTTCACTTTTCTTAGTTATTTCATCAGGTATTTCTGTATCAAATATTGCATCGTATCTTAACTCTATGTTTATTAACACATATTCTTTCTTATTGAACATTTCTGGTTTAAATGTATCTTCATTAGAATCTATATCAACTAACTTAGCTTTTATTCTTGGTCTTACTATTCTAGGATGAGTTACACAACCAACTTCTTTAGCTAAACTTCCACCATATTTAAATACGTCGAATACACTATCAGGTAATACATTTCTATATTGAAGATAATATTCGTTTAATATATGTTCTTTTACATTTGTTATATTTGTGAAATCTGTATTAGTTATTATATCTAATATATTAAGTTCTGTTGGAGACATTACAGCTTCCATATCATAATAATATACTATCTTATGATCATCCAATAAACCTTCTAATCTATATCCCTCATTTAATAATTCATCTCTTAATTCCATTTTAGCTTCTCTTAACATTTTAACCATTTGATCACTATCTTCAGCTATATTTAAATAATAATCAGGATGGTTTATATCTACACTATTTTTAGATGGTTGAACTACTTCATAATACTTGTCTAACATTTCATAATATTTCTTTAATTCTCCTCCAATGTTCATTATTAAATTATGTCTAGGTGGTTTCATACTATCTTCAAATCTATTCATAATTTGTCCAACTACCATATTTCTGTTTGTTATAACATCATATAAATCTTCTGGAACTTCAACTTCTTCGTCTATTCTATAAACTGCTTGGAATTCTGATTCTATCTTATCCATGTCATAATCAAATTTGATTAACATATGTCTGTATAATGGGAATGCGAAATCGTTTGGTTTCCATCCTCCTAAAATATTCTTAGCATTTACTCTTGGACTATAATCTAAATCTATAAACTCACCATTTAGATAAGTTGTATAAATATCTCCTGTTGTATAATCAGATTCATCTTCTTCTAAACATCCAGCTTCTTTATATCTTAATTTTATTACAGTTGTTAATGCATCTTCTAAATCATCGTAAGCTTGGCGTAAATCTTTTTCTGCACTATAAACTTTATAATCTTTATCTAATTTTTCTTGTTTCTCTTGTTCTTCTTTAGCTTTTATTTTTTCTTCAGCTTCCATTCTTTCATTAATTTCAAATAATTTTACTAAATCATCCATTGAAAGTTCATCACCCATACTTTCAACTTGATTCATAAAATCACTTTCTGCATCAAATGTAGTTCCAAAGCTGTTTTGGAAATCTGCTGTAAAGAAATCATCTAAAGATGTTGATATAACTTTATTATTTTCATCTTCAGCTACTCTATCTATTATCTTTAATTCTGATTCATAACCTTTAACTATATATTCTTCATCTTCATAACTATCTGGAAGATCTTCTAATTCCTCTTCAGCTTCTTGTTCTTTATCAAATTCTTTCTTTAATTCATTAAATAACTTATCATATCTAGCTTTAGAAAACTTTTCAAAATCTTTTATATAAGCATCTACATTTTGCATTGTTAACTCTAATGCTACTAATAAGAATGGATATAACACCTCATCATATTCTTCTTTTCTAGATATAATTTCTTCTTTAAGATCATAATAATTATCTAAAGTTATACCATAAGGACTTTTAACTAAATCTGTTAGCATATTAAATTGATCCATAGTTCTATCAATTCTTTCTTTTATATCTTCTGGCATTTTAAATTCTTCTTTAGGTGCTTCTTCTATAACTATTTTGTCTATTACATCTACCATTATTTCACCGTTAGCATCAAACTTAATATATCTATCATCATGAAGATTATCAACTATGTTATCTATTATATTTGCATAACCAAATGCATTTCTTAATGTTGTATACTTAACTTCTGTATGACAATCTGTTTTTGTACATACCAATTGTGAATATCCTGATTCATATTCTAATGAACTTCCACATACAGGACATCTAGCAATTTTCTTCCAAGCTTCATTAGTTAATTCATAAAGATATCCATAATCTAATACAACTATATCACCATTCATTCTTCTTCCCCAGTTACCATAATTCTTATTACTTGTACCCATATCACCTAAGATATAATTCTTAACTATGTTATTATTATCACCTAGTTCTATTGATAATGTGTCTAATATCTTCTTAAGCGTTGAGTTATAATCAATGAAATCTTCCTGATCCATAACTGTAACATATTCACTTACTAAGATAATACCATTTGTTTCATATGCTTGTGCTAAATATTTACTTTTATATTTAGCTTGTGCCAATTCGTTCATATTATCTATATAAGCTAGATAATTATATGCTACTTTTATAATATGATTGTCAAGAAGACAAACGAATCTGTTTGTCCCCTCACCAATTCTTCTATAATCTTTTCTGTGACCAAACTCTTTTGTAAATAATTCATCAAATATGATTGTCTTTTCTACTATACTTATACAATCATTTGAATAAACATCATAAATTTTTCTCATAAATTCCTCTGAGAAATTTTTCTTAATTAAACTTTGAATTTTAACCTCATCAACTTTTACTAATTTTGTTTTCATATAAATTACACATCCTTTCTTTCATTTTTCATTGATTTTTCTAATAATGTTGCATCAAACATTGGTTTACTTTCATCTAATGCTGCATCTACGAAATCATCTATATTAGTTCTTTCACTAAACATATTATTACCGTCTTTCTCAGATGTTAATTCGTATACTTTATTAGCTAACTCATCATTATTTTTCATATAGTTTAATAATTGTGATGGTTTTGGTTCTAAATAGAATCCATGCACTCTTGTATCTATTTCATTATATCCAGTTGCTTCATCTCTTGTCATTGTTGATTTATTAACATTATCTGCGTCTTTTGTCAACTCTGTTAATTTACCTTTAGCTCTTTGTCCTAATTTTCTAACATAAGCTGAAACGTTACTTTCACCACTTCTAACTTCTGCTTTAACTGATTCTCCAAATGTTGCTGAACCTTTTGTTTCATATACTGAACTTGCAACTTGACTCATATTAGATTTACGTTTTTGATCTTCTTGATATTCTTTACTGAATGTATATTCTACTGCATATTTAGTTAATTCTGTAACTTTTGTTTTATCCACGGTATTACTTAAATCATATCCGTTTATTGCGATCAATTGTTCTTCTAAGAACTTTTTATAACCTTCTTTTGTATATTCATTATTAATTAATTTTGCTTCTGCTATTGTTCTATCGTAATCATTTTCATACATCAATTTATCATATTCAAGTTGTCCTACTACTGCATTTAATGATAAATCATCAAGATCACTTACATTATAGAAATCTGATTCATAATAATGTTGTGTTGATAACATCTTATCACTATCTAAACTTTCTTGTATTAAATAACCTTCAAGTTGTTTATCTGGGTCTCCTGATCTGATTAATTCTTCTGCGTAAGCTTTTATAGATTTGAAATTGTTGATTTGTGTAAATCCATTAATGTTATATTGATCTGTTTTATATAACATTTTAAGATCTTCAGGTAGGTCTTTAAACTTAGGTGGTGTGTTATCATATATTTTATAATCTAATCCATCTACTTCTATTTCTTCTATTTCATCTTCAAATTCTTCTCTTATACGTTTACCCATATCTTTAACCAATGCTAATGCATTTAGATTTATACCTTTATCTAATTTTATATTTCTAGCATTTTTCTTGAATCTAGGTTTAACTGTTGGATAATATTCATAAGCTCCAAATATACCACCCAATTCTTTTGCATAGAAATAATCTTCTTTACTTCCATACTTATCGAATAATGCTTGTTTATAAGTTTCTATTAAATCCTTTGCTTCTTCATAATCTTCATAACGTTCATATATAGATCTCCCTAAACCTCCTTTACCTTTATCTTTTAATCTTTTAACAAACTCAAAATATTCTTCTTTAGTTTCTATTAATCCTGGAATTATTACACCAACATCTTCTCTAAGATCATCTGGAATATCAGCTTCATTCATTTTATATGTTGAACCATTATACGTATTAACATATATATTATTCATTACTTCATCAAATGTTGGTTTCGTGAACTGTGCTATCGCCTCAGATTCTTCTTCCTCTTTAGAAACTATTTCATTATATCTATCAACTGCTTTCTTACTAAAACCGTTTTGCATAACAGCTTTAGGTTTACTACTAACTCTATTACTATTGATACATTCTTCTATAAAATCCATTGCTACATCTGTTTCCATAAATCCATATGAATTATCTTCTTCTGAATTCTTTATTGGACATTTTCTCTCATCGTTTATTATTGTTACTTTAAACTTCGGATGTGTATCTTCTATTATATCCATATGATAGTTAAGATAATCATCATCAGATTTGAATTCATTATATATCTCATTTAACTTTTCTCTACTCATTGGTGTTCTTACTCTTTCTACAATATAATTTACTGATTTACTTTCATCAATTTTCTTAGCCATAAGTTACCTCCTATTTATTTTTATTTTATTAATCACTTTTATAATATATAATTGAAATTATACCTTTTTACAGCAGGGTAAAAAAAATATGAAAAGGATCATACAATCCTCTTCATATTTATTAAGTTTTACATTTTACCATCTTCTTTCATTTTTATTATAACTTTCTTTAACCATGTATCATATCTACCCATTAATTCCATATTTCCTAAATCATATTTTGTTAAATGAGCAATATCGTGTTTTTCAGGTTCACCACTTTCTATTTTATATTCTAACATACTTGTATCTATTTTTATTAAAGATATAACACCCATATGTTCAGAACTAACTTTATTATCGTTAGATTGAATTAAATACATAGGTTCTATTTCTATTATATCTTCAACTTTTAATGTTAACTCTTCAGTTACTTCTTTCTTTAAATTTCTATTCATTATCGTTTTTAATCTTGATCTAGATGTATCTCTTTTATCTACAGCCATATGTCCTTGGATCATTGTAAATTTACCTTTGAATCTCTCTCCCTTACATTTTAAAACTATTAATTCATTTTTATGAACATCATATACAACAGCTCCGATTACTAACTGTTTTACATCATCTCCATTATATTCTAGCGTATTTCTATTAGCTTTAAATAAGTTTATTCGTGTGTATAATTTATCTGTTACTGGAAGAATTTCACAAGGTAATTTGAAATCTGTATAATATATCATTTCATCATATCTTTCATATAATCCATTTTGTCTAAATACTAAATCTCTGTTTATTTTAAACTGTTCTGTTCCAGGTGTGTATTTATAAATTTGTGCTACTAACGGATCTATAGCATCCATATCATCATCTGATATAGCACTCGAACCTACTGGAGTTCTGTATATAGAACCGTCTAATTTAACTAATTTAACACCTGCTTCTTTAGCCATTTGTTTTGTAAACTCGTTTTCATATTCGTCAATATAATATATTTCTTTAATTCCTGATTGAACTGTTAATTTAAAACATGTAACACAAGGATACGTGTTTACATATAGAACAGCTCCTCTTAAATCCTCTCCCGTTTTTAATGCGTTCATTATTGCATTCTGTTCAGCGTGTACAGCATAACACATATCAAGCATTTGTCCTGATGGTATGTTATGTGCACTTCTATAACATCTATTACAATTATCTATACAATTAGGAAGCCCACTAGGAGCTCCATTATATCCTGTTGATAAAATTCTATTATCTTTAACTATAACTGCACCAACTTTTCTTCTCATACATGTACTTCTTAAACTAACTTGAACACAAATGTTCATATAATAATCGTTAACATTAATTCTTCTATTCATATTTTATTACCTCCTAATCATTAATTTCAACTTTATAATTATACATAGCCTCATAAAGATTGTTTGGTATAATATCTCTATATTCATCTGCAACTTTTTGAATATATTTTTCTTTAAACATTTTATAAGCCTCAAAAGCTTTTATTGTCGTATCATATCTACCTAATTGGACTCTACCATCGAGTGTATTACATGATACATATATACTTTTACCATGATAATAACAACCGATAGGTAAATTACCTCGACGCATATCATTTTTTGTAAATAAACTATTTATCCTTTGTGGTACGAATGTACACGTTTCAGATGAATATTGTAAATTACCTTTAATTAAAATATCTTTATCCAAATGCATAATTTCGCCTGGTATTTCATAATAATTTTCATCGAACCAACTTGCGAAATTTTGAAAACAAAGCCAATCATCAGATACATAACAATTGATATATGAAGGATTTGATGTTGCAGTTACTTTATCATAACAACGAGCTATCATATGTTTCCATACATTATAACTATGAGGATGGGTTTTATGTGAATACTGTCCTTCACCTATATACCCTACTCCATATACAGATTTGTCATAAACATTTTTAACTTCTCCTTTTATAAATGCTTGATAATTTGTATAAGTTTGATATTTGTATTCATCTTGAAATTCAACTAACACTTTTCTATTATTAATATATTCTATTATTTTCATGACAGTTCCCTTCTTATTAAAAGACTCTTCTCCTAAATGATCTACTGATTTTCTCATAAATCTACCTCCTATTTTTTATTCATATATTTTTGTTATATCTAATTTAATTTTTCATAAGCCATTTTATCAACTATTTGATTACCTTCGAATATCATTTTAAATGTTTCTAAATCTATATCAAAATATTTGTCTATGAATTTCTTATGCATATGAAGTATTTTACTTTCGTTATTATGTGAATTAATATGGCATATATAAACTGGAATAAACAATTGTAATGATAATATATTTATATATGCAGATTTAATTAATTCTTGGTTCTTTACTTCTCCTGTTGTACTCATAAGAGTTTCGTCAGTTGCTTTCTTTAACCAACCTTTCATCCATTCATTTAACGATTTTTCGCATAATTGTGAATCAGTTATAATTACGACATTATTGCAATCATGTATCTCAACCATGTTTTCTAATACATATTTAGTTCCTTTATATATAGCGTACATTTCAGCATAATTATTCGTATGGTTTCTTAACAAGATAGATTCTTTATGAACTATTTTACCATTTACATATATAACATATGCAGCAGCTGCATCAAATCCTTTAGAATTATTAGCACTTATAGAACTGCCATCAGTTACAACATAAATAGAATTATTCATATTAAATACCTCCTTATATTTATTCACTATTATAATATATAATCAAAATAACACCAATTTACACAAACATATCTATAAGTAGTCATAGGACTACTCTAAGATCTCTCTGGGATCATTAGAATTTTACCTCCAATAAAATTTGATAAAATATATTTTTTATTTAATTAAACAGTACGGAAAAAATATGTGTATATAGTGATATGAATTCACTATATACACATATTTTATTTAGTTAATAATGCTATCTTACCTTATCCACTATTGATAAGTAACACTATTAACAAATACCGCTCACTCCTACATCAGTATACGGTACACCACACTATTAGCCAAAAGTGTGATTAGTTGAGAATAAACCTACTAAGCCTCGGTGGCGAGATGCAATCTAGCGAGCATATATATAATGTAGTATATACACATACTCCCGTACCCTCCACTTTTATTCTTCTCCCTACATAATTGTTATGTTGGATAAAATTTCATTAACGTTTATGTCTCTTTTTATTTTTAGTTTCATTTCTCATATCGTCTCTTTTTGAAATTCTATGTGTTTTTTTCGAAACATAATTATTCATTTTTGCAGCTGCATTAAATTCATTATTATTTTCACTCATCGTTTTTAATGAAATATTTTTAACACTTTCTATTAGGTCATAACCTAAGTACATTAAATCTGATTTAATATCTGGCATAACATCTAGTGTTAAATAGTTCATTATTTCATCTCTATATTCATTGTCATAATCTAACAGTAATATATTTATACCCTCTTCTGATATAAAAGTGTCATCCTCAATAGTCATTAGATAACATCCATTTATATACTCTTCTTCATCTATTTGTAATATCCTAAGAACGTTAACTAATTCATACCATTTATAGCCAAGGTCATCGATAAACACAGGAGAATCTACTTCAAATAAACAATAAAGTTCATTTAATAGAATTTCCAATGTACAGTATTTATTATTTAAATTGTACATTATATAAGCACCCCTCTTTCTCGATTTTATCTTTAACAAATTCAACGAACTCATCAGTTATTTCAAAAATGAAATGTTGTCTACCACGTTTAAAAATAAATCTCTCCCTAAAATATAATGCGTATAATTCTCTTTCCCTAGCTCTAAATTTTATATTAACACAGAGTTTTCCTAATTTAACAGTAGTATTAGGATTTTCTTCTATTGCCAATATACCCATAGATTTTAACATATTGGTTACACTTTCAGTATCAGCGTTCACTAGTTCACCTATCATATTATACGGATAATATCTTATTTCGTTTTCCATCTTTTACACTCCTTCCTTGTTTTAAATATTTGTTTTATTTTTCTTATTTTTTTGGATCTGTAACAATCTTCTTCATAAATTCTTCCTGTCCTATTAAAGATAAAGGTCTGAAACCATCTACATCAATATATGTATATTTAGTTTCCAATAGAGAATAATCTTGACATTCTTTAGAGAATTTTACTATATTCTTTAACTTGTCTTTCATATCTTGAGGCATATAAGGTTCATATTCTTTATAGAATAATAACCAATCTCCTCTAACATTTTGAACAGGTATAAATAACATTCCCTCATGTACTAACTTATGAACTGTTGTTGATAAAGGTATTAACCCAACTCTACATTGATAATGTAATTTCATAACTTCTTCACATATTTCAAATAGATTAATTTCCCCATAATAATCCATGTGTTTAAGAAGAACCGTCATAGTTATATCATATAATGTAAATGGCGAATGATGAATTTCTACTTTAAACTTACTATAATGATCCATCTTAGAATTTCCAAAGAAACTACATTTAGTCATATCAATATAATCTTTAAGAAACTTAATGTAATCTTTATACTCTAAACTAGAACGTATCATTCTTTCACATGTCTTAACAGTTTTAATCTTATCTTTCTCAGAAGCTATATTATATATCATATCAACATCAGGGATCTTAGAAATATCAACTTCCTCTATAAGTCTATCATTCTTATAACTTTCTATTTGTTTTGGTACCAATCTCATTGTATCACTCTCCTTTATAAAATTGTAGATAAGAAAAAAAGATATAACCTGAAGGTTATATCCTTAATATAATCCTGCTTCTGGTTGATATGATGCTAAGAATCTTTCTAAACATAATGGTATGTTTAATATTGCACCATAAACCGAATCTTCTATTACGTCCGCTTCACCATATATATTTAATGTATTTACTGTATACATTAATTCCCCTAAATGTTCTCTTAATAAACCAAACCCATCATCTAATATTTCATATTCATATTCACTAAATCTCAGATTATCTAAATCTCTTTCAATATTATCAAAATACATAAATAATTGATTATATTGTGATGTTAGATATTCCATAAATTTTGTTATCATCATAGGAGTTAGATAATGTCCTGCCAAATATTGTATTTCATAATCACTTGCTAAATTATCATAAAAGCTGTCAACCATTATTTCTCCACCCTTACAGAAATGGTAATGTTCTTCTCTAAATCCATTTATCATATTTTGATCTTTAGTTACACCAATTATAAATGGACCAGGATCAACATTGTTATATCCATATATTATACAATATTCTTGTTCCATATACATTACCTCCTAATATCTATTAATATGTGTTTCTATATAATTAACATCTACAAACTCATCTAATTCACTTATTTTAGCACGTCTTAATTGTGCTATTTTTTCTGCTGTAATCATAATTGCATCAGTTATTCTTTCTTTCTCATTTTCTGTTACGTTTAATAAATCCAACATTTCATATAAATCTCTTGCAGAGTTATCAATGTTATTTACTATATCAGCAATTGTTATTAATGTAGATTTTTTCATATTACCAACCTCCTTATTTTCTTGTATTCCTCGATATAATATATAATTGAAAAATACATGTTTTACATAAAAGAAAATACATAGAGGAAAAGTCCTCTATGTATTTTAAAAATTCTATAAGTAAATTTGTTGTTGTTTAATCCAATCTTCAGATACAGCTTTAGCTGCATTATAGTTAGTTACTTTAGTACATTGATGTAATGCACCCCAGAAACCATTTTGATCTCCTTGTAATGCTGTAAATTTAGCTCCGTTCCAGAATTCAGGAGATGTACCTTCAAGATTAGCACATCTATAGAATATACCATAAACCATTCTTAATTTTTTATTTTGACCTCCACCATTTAAGAATGTCGCTCCAACACTCGTCATATTAGTAAATGCGAACATTTTTCTTGCATCTGTAATAGTGTTTATTGAGTTTCCAAATAATAATGGAGATACAGCACCTGTAACTGGTGTACCCATAAATAATTCATAAACAGTAGTAACTTTAGCTTGTTTATCAAATGTTCTAGGATGTACTTGACAGTTAGTAGGAACTTTATACATTCTATTAAATACAGAACTACAATCTGTTAGTGCTGTACATTTTTCAAATAATACAGGATTACAAATATAAGTTATACCTGTCTCCTCTTCAATATAACCTTTATTTATAGCTTGACAATCTTTAAATAATCCTGAAATATTTGTAAGTTTAGTATATTTACGAGATTGATTTTCTGTAAATAATAAGTCATGTGGTATTCCACCTGGCATTTTTATACATTTATTAAACATGTTAGAAATACTAGTAAGTTCTAAACATTCCGCCAATAATCCTAATTGATTAACTTTTATAGCATCACCTATTTCAGCTATAACATAATAGTTACCACTAGCATTAATTATAGTAGCTAAGTTAGGAGATAAGTTAACAACGTCCGAATAAGCAACTTCTGTAAATGGATCGTTCATAAATTCTACAACACGTAACGCACCTTCAGTATCCGCTGTTACTAGTTTATATGATGTTATACCTTGCACAGTTTCATATTCACCAGTTGGTAATTCTTCATCGATAGATTCACAACCAGCAAACATACCTGTTGTATTAGTTAATGTTTTTCTACAAGTATCGAATAATAATAATGGTATTCCTCCAGAAACCATTTTACAATTTTGCATGAAGTATTGTGCTTGTTGTAAGTTAACACAATCTACAAATAAATCTTCTGGTATAGTACCAGTGAAAGTTTCACAACCATTTATAAATGCTGAAACCGATGTTAAACTTCCACAATTTTTAAACCATTCATTACTTATACCAGTTTGTGGGTCTTCACCATTTCTAACATCTATATTAACTCCTGAAAGAGCAGCACAACCACTAAACATATATGAAACAGTTTGTAATAACTGAGCTGAATTTTTAAATAAACCTTTAGGAATATGTCCTTCAATTTTACTACATCCTTCAAAGAAACAACCCATATCATAAATAAGTTTGTTATTTATAAATAAATCTTCACAAACACTATTTCCACGTGTTAATACGTTAGATCCTTCATAGTAGTGACAGTCCACTAATGATTTACAGTTTCTAAACATTCCTGCTACTATTTGTACTTTAGGTACAGTATTTAAGAATGTTTCATGATAACCTGTTATACTAGTAGCTTGGAAGAAACCTTCATTTGGATACCTAGCAGTTGACCAAGGTTGGTTATCTTCTGTATTCATACCAAGGTTAACTAAGTTTTCAGCACCTAAGAAGAATCTAGAACTTACTATACCTTCCATAGCGTTACATTCAGCAAATACACCAACAGCTTTAGTTAAGTTAGGTAATTTATTAGTATCCCCTATATTAACTCTAAATAAACTTTCTGGTACTGTTGGTATTTTTCTACATCTTTGGAACATACCATTCATCTTAGTCAATTTAGTATTTTTAGATAAGAATCCATTAGGTATTTCACATGTTAAGTTTTGATAACAATCGAAGAACATGTAAGCACAGTTAGTTAAATTAACCAATGGATACATCATTTCTCCTAGTCCTTCTTCTCCAGATGCTAATGTATAACAACCACTAAACATTGCAAATGTAGAAGTTATATTTGGACTTCCTATAAATATATTAGGATATTCATCTATATAATGTGTTAATTTATGTGAACTTGCAAATATAGATGAAACTGTGTTTAATTTAGGTTTATTATGTAGTAAATTTGGTCCTACTGTAGTTAAGTTAGGCATTCTACTAAATGTATAAGATAAATTATTTATTGTGTCTGCACAAGGATTGAATAAATCTCCATGTACAGAAGTATATCCTGTAATATCAAATGCATGATAAGCATTTTGTAAATTACGGTTTTCACTAAATAAATCAGCAGGTATTTCAGTTGTAGTATCTTCGGAAGTACCTAGTATACCAACTAGTTGGTCTTCACTATACATATGACACATTCCTGTAATGTCTGTTAACGTTCCACCACAAGCATCTAATAATTTTTTAATCATAGGTGTTTTTGCTCTAAAACATCTATCGAACATATAAGACGCATTAGTAACTCCTACAAAGTTAAAATCAAGTCCATCTATATCTGATAATAAATAACAACTTGCAAATAAATTTGAAATTGAATTATTTGCGTTTGTTAATTCTCCTGATATTTTAGTTAAATTCTTACATGCATAGAATAATCTTTGTAAGTTTCCTGTAAATTGTATATCTCTTATTTCTGTTAATGATGTTGCACTATCAAATGATAAGAATGATAGATTAGTTAATTGAATCATATCAATAACTTCATCTTTAACATCTTCAGAACCGTATTGTATCTTTGTTACACTTGAGTTTGATAAGTCTAGATGTTCTAACGTATCCCATGGTAAAGCAGACTCACCATTAGCTGCTTTAATTGCTTCTATTTCATTTAAATATTTAGGTAATCTTATAGTATGTGCTGATGTTGTTTGTGAAACTATAAGTTTCTTCAAGTTGTACATTGAATACAGTTTTAAGTCCCTCATAACTGGACTAGTATTACCTTTCATATTTAAAGTCTCTATATTATAACTATTAGTAACATCAAAACCTGCTATAGACTTACATTCTGATAAATTAACATCTTTAACTTTTGTACAGTTAGTTACTGTGAAATTTTGTATTGTTGAACCAGCAACATCAACAGTTTCAATTCTATTACATCTGTTTAATTCGAATTTATTTATATTATCACAACCAGTAATTCTTATATCGTCTAAGAACTCTGCCCCATCTATTGAAATATTTTTAATACTGCTTCCTGTTAAGTTTATACTATTAAGCACTGTATCTCTAGGGAATACTATACCTGTAAATGCAGTATAAGCTATATCAACAGTTTTTAAGTTTTTACAGTTACTTAGGTCTAATGATTGAGATTCAGTAGCTGTACCTAATAAATAAGAGTTAGTACAGTTAAGATTTCTTAAGTATATATTATTACCTACTTTAAGACCATTCATACGGTTAGAATATGAGAAGTCTAATTCAAGTATTTTAGTTGCATGTTCTATTCTGGCTTCAGTTAAGTTCAATGATTGTAATCTGTTTATACGCTTAATATTACCTGCTCCAGTTATAGCCATCTCTTTATTTACACCTCTTATTGGGAATGAGAATAGTGTTCCTTCATGTTCTATTCCTGTATCAGGGTCTTTATATCTAGATTCAGGACCAACATAAGCAGTAACTTTACCATCGGCACCAGAACCGATACTTACTGTTACATATTGTGGTGAATATGTACTTATACCTAAATAACAACGTACTGTAGTACCTTCACCTTGACCATATGCAGCATCTGAACGTAATCCTATTTCAGTATTTAACGAACCTGATTCTTTATAATCAAATATAGTATCTAAGAATATCAATCTTTCTTTTAAGAATTTTTTATATTTTTGTGCTCTGTTACCATGAAGCATTTGTAAATAAGTAGAGTCTTTTTCTGTAACTTGAGATAAATATTTAGAAGCGGCATCTTTATTAAAATAAATTTCTCCTATTACATCATCTGTATCCGCCCATATAGATCTAGTTATATTCTCATAAGAATACACTCCACTACTTCTTAATTGATTATATGCTTTTTTAATTTCATCTTTAAACTCTTCAGCGAAAGCATTCCAAAGTTTACTTGATGTAGTATTATAGTTCATGTAACGTAAATCTGTTGTTTCATCAATATGACTAGAACCTGCAAACGTACCTTCTGCGTTGGTAGGTGACATATCGTCTAATATTTCTGCGTCAACACGTATTATTTCTGTACCTGTATTTGAAAGTCCCATCTGTGTATCCATGTCATATGGTCTTGGATAGAATTTAACTCCATCCCATGTATCCCACATTGAGTTTTTACCACAGTTGTCGACTTGTGTGAACATTTGCATTTGTAAATAATATGCTAATGTGTAAGTTAAATCTAAATGAGCTTCAAAATCTTTTTTGAATGTTCCAGCTTTTATAGAATCACTTACCCAATTAACCAAGTCAACCATTGGTCTATAAGTAGCTTTTTCATCGTCTTCGTTAAATGTATATCTAGCTTCAAAGTCATCCATTATATAATCTATCTCATCATAATCTGCAACGAATTCTTCGAATGTCAAATAACTTATAGTTCCATCAGCTATACCTGCTTTAAATTGATCCATTGTACATTTTTCTGGAGTAAGACCGTATTCTTTAAGATATTCTTCATAAGAGTCATCTAAATAATATTTATAAACGTTTTTTATAGAATCTTCTAGTTTATAGAAACATCCTGCTGTATCATTTGCATTGGCAGTTGCTTCGTAAGAAATACAACTATCTTTACCAGAACCTATAACATCACCGTGGTCATCATATAAATCACATTCAAATCCTAATTCTTTACCCTCTTTATCTATATTAAACATAAATGATCCAACTAAAACGTTTTCACTACTAGCTTCACCTTCATTATAATAAACTATACAAGGGAAACCATCTATAGCATCATGATACCCGTCTTTTTTAGCTGGAGACATACCACCTAATTCGTCTATAACTTGATTATAGAATCTTGCAGTAGGTGTATTATTTTTATGTGATTGCTCCATATAGTCACATTTCAATGTATAGCAGCTATCTTCTACCCAATCAGGTGCGTTAGGAGGAGCAAATTTAAATTTAGATGTTTTTTCTTGATCTACCCATGTTTTTATTTTATAGTTTTTAACAGGATATTGTAGTGAAGATGTACCTTGTAAATATACGTCAACATTATCAAAAACTATAATATTACCTTCACCATCATCATATTCCATTACACAGTCAACAAATGTCTTTTTAGATTCTTTTTTATCTTTAATTGAGTGTAATGTAGCAAATTTAGCGTTTCCTTTAAATTCTTCTCCACCTTTTCTTTTAAATACTATTGTAGGTAAAGATGCAATTTCTAAGTTATTTTTATCATTTTTTTTCTGTTGTTCTTCACTATCATATATATGAGATATGTAGTTTTGTAATACTTCAGAAGATTTTAAGAAACTATTATAAATACGTATGAATTTTATTTCACATTCCCCAAAGTTCTCAAATGATATTTCGCCAGCAGCATTAATCATTCTACAAGCATTAAGAATCAATGGATAAGCTTGTTTTGAACCATCTAAGAATTCATCTTTTTCCGATAATGTAGTACAAGAACAAAGAACACCGTTTATATATACACGAAGTGTTTTTGTAGGGTTAGCATCTTCTATCATGGCTTGCCCGACATGATCGAATGTTCTGACATTATTATCTACTACTAATGTTATATGAACCCATTCATCTTCCACGAATTGTAATTTGTTTACTTGTAAGTTAGATCCTATAGCCATAGTATCATATGATATAGCAACACCTGGGTCGCCTATAGAGTCTGCTTTCATACATGTCATGACTCTAGCATTTAATTCCCCTATATTTCTAGTACGTATAGCTGTTTCAAGTGTAAATCCTTGTTGACCACCCATACTAAATATTGAGAATGGACTATAAGGACGTGGTTCCCCATTTACCATTTGAACCAGTTCCCCATATGACTCACCTGTAAATTTAAGCATCATTTCTCCGTCATCTTCATCAGTTAATGTTTCATCAATATGTTTCCATCCATTAGATGAATAGTTTAATCCATGAAGTAATATTCTATATTTATCCCCTGTATGTCTAGAAGAGTTTTGCCATACATCTGGAGAACCGTCATTATTTCTTTTTGCATTAGCATCGAAATATGCGATTAAGTTAGGGTTATCTATATAAGGAACTTTTTGATATGTTGATGTAACTACTGTCATAACTTTTATAGCTGGTTCTTTTGTTTCAACAAGTCTATCGACAGTATATGCTTTTAAAATATATCTATAAGTACCTTCTTCTAATTTACCTACTGACCAATAGTTAGTTATATTAACCCTAGAAGAAATTCCTGCATCGGCAGTTTTAGCAACTAATTCCCATGATCCTAAGTTATCTTTATAAAGTTCACCTGTCATTACAAAGTAATCTGCTATTTTAGATATAACCCTAAAAGGAATAGAGAAATACATATTAGTATCAACTTGTTGGTCTTTAGCTTCATCTATGATAGCTATTTCATTTTCTTCAAGAACTCTAAATACATATTCTAGTTTATTAGATGTAAACACACCTTCAGTAGTATCATTTACACTTTCACCTGTATATGCTTGAGCATGTAATCTATATAATCCACGTTTAGGTATTCCAGTTGAAGTCCATACAGATTCCATATATGTTCCTTCTAACACTTCTGTAGTTTCTGCTACAGTTTCACCAGTTTCAACATTTACGATTCCTATGTTTAATTTCATATTAGCACTAGCATCTGCTAATGAAGCTATATATGGGAATTCTACAGAATCACCTTCTTCATAAATAGCAGTTAATAAGGTTTCTTCAAATGTACTTGTTAATTTTAATCCTCCGACTATAACTTTAAATGTTAATGTTTCTGGAGCAGGTATAGTTAAATAATCAGTAGCAGTTACTGTTATAGTATATGAACCATCAGTAGTTATTCTACCTAAGTTAGCTATAACAGAACCTTTAGCTCCATTCCATGCTTTTACTAAAGAACCATCTCTATACACACGATACTTACCATCACCATATGTATTACTCATAAAGTTAAATTTTATAATTAATTCTTCATCGTCTTTTAAATATATTTTAGTACCCTCTGGCATACTAGCATCATATGATAAAGTTGGTATTGATGATTCTTTTTTATTTATTTTATCCCAAGTTGCTGGTACTTTTTTACCATTTTCATCTTCTTTAACAGAAGTTACTATATAAAATCCTGGATTGTCGTCATCAGACTCATCTGAAATTATATAAAATATAGATCCAACATTAGCTTTACTTTTAAGCATATCTCTATAATTTGGAACTATAGTTGTACTTGTACTACTTACTGAACTCCATACACCTGGTGTACCACCTTCATTACAAATCCATATAGGTTCATCTACAGAAGTAGCACTGTCATTAATAATCATATCCCCAGTTAAATAAGTACCTTCAGTTGGAATAGAACTACCTCTCATTATTCTATTCTCTGTAAAATAGGTATTATTTTTATCAGAGATTAATTTATTCTTTTTATTATTCTCAGACATTTATTTTTCAACTCCTTTTAAAAATAAATTATATTTATTCATTACAAAATTGTTTCTGTGATGAAAACAAGTATTAGATAAGCCAATGGCTTATCTAATACAATTATTTTTTATCTATTAATTTATCTATTTCTCCTAATAATTCTTCTAATTGTGCAACTCTGTTTTGTAATTGCACAATCTCTTTGTCTTTATTATCTTTAGCTACTCTTTCTTGTTCTAAAGCTTTTTCTAATTCTGCTATTTTTTCATCTCTTGCTTCTACATCATCTTTAACTGCTAAAAATTGTTCTTTAAGCATATCAATATTAGCAAATAATTCTTCCACCGATAAAATTTTCATTGGTTCTAATTCAGGTTCTACTTCTTTTTTCTTTTTAAAAAATAATCCCATATATAAAACCTCCAATTTTTTATTATTGATATTCATTATAAGATTGTTTCTAATGATAAATATAAAGATTGGAGTATACCCCGTACTTAAACGAAGTATACTACAATCATCAACCATGGTTATAAATTTCTATCTTCGTCAACTCGAGGACAGATCTCTGTGGCATAGACTTGTATGCCTAACTTACTATATTGTTAGTATTAATATAATTTTATATAATCACCACAAATAAATGCTTGTTTTCCTTTATATATAACACCAAACCAATTGTTAAGACAATATTTAACTGTAACAACTTCTCCTTTTTTATATTGACCAAGGATTTTTTTATATTCTGCAGTTCCAGGTCTTCCTGCTCTAACATTTAATGCTGATGCAGTTATAACTGCTTTTTTATTATAAGTTCCATTTTTAAACTTACCATCGGCATTTTTATGTGGATCTACAGGTTCTTTCGGTTTAGTTACTTCAACAACTGGTGCTGGAGTTGCTTCTATTTTAGCAATTATAGATTTTAAAGTTACTGCATATTTTTTATCCGTAGCCCATGTTCCAGATAAGCCTTCTACTGTAGGACACTTACCATATAAATAGGTAAAATGTCTTGGATCTAATGTTGTACCATTGGCTTTGTATTTATCATTTGGATAATTTTTAGTTTCAGGTGAATACTTAGGACAATTCTTAGCTCCTGCATATAATCCAAGATGATCAGCATGGGCTTGAATTCCATCAGCCCATGATTTAAATCTCATATGTGCGTTAGCTTCATAATCTCCTCCACCTTTTGTAGTTTTTAATCCACACGTGTTATGGAATGAAGCATTTAATACTCCACCAAAATTAAAATATCCTGTCTCACAACAAACTTGTGCTAACATAACAACAGGATTTATTCCATTACCTTCTGCAGCTTTCCATATTATTGGTAAGTTTTGTAATAATAATTTATTTGCTGTTTTTATTGATTTAACCCATGCTTCTGCTTGTGCATATGTTGCTGTTGCTTTTCCTAATATATTCATTATTCATCATCTCCATCTTCTCTTATTATACCACATATACTATTTATTTTTCTTAATAAATCATTCTTCTCATTTACTACATCAATAAGTTTATCTTTCAATTTACAATTATCTTCATATCTTTCTTGTGCTTCAGATTCCAATCTTTTTATTTTATTATCTCTTTCTTCTATTCTATTTTGTTGTTCTTTTATAACATTATTCAACTCATTTATATTTTCTTCTTTCACAGCAAGCTCATTAATATAACCTTGCATATCTTCTGTAAGTTTTGCTATTATATCATTTAAAGCTAGTTTATCATTCTCAAGTTCTATAACTAAGTTGTCTCTTTTTTTAACTTCTTCTAATATTAAGTTTAACTGTTCAGACATAACATCTACACCAGCTATTAGTTCTTTTACTGTTAAGTTATTAATTTTGTCATCATCTTTTTTACTTTTTGTGTTTGTTATTTCCAATCTATAACCCATTATTACCAACTCCTTTTTATAATTCGAATGTAATTTCTCTTGCTTCAACATTAACATTTGTTAGTTTAACTGTTACCTCATCCCCAACTCTGAACGCTATTATGTGCATTTCATCACTATGTCCTTGACCTATTAATTCATGTGTATTTTCATTATATTCATAATAGTCATCTTTTAATGTTTCTATAGGAACTAATCCTTCTACTGTATCTGGAAGTTCTACATAAAATCCGTAATGTGTTACACTTGAGATAAATCCTTTAAATTCTTGACCAATTTTATTTTCCATATATAAACATTTGTAATATTTATCAATATCTCTTTCAGCGACTTCTGCTTTTCTTTCCATCTCAGAAGATTGTTCTGAAGCTTTTAAAACTATAGCATCTAATTTATTTTGTCTTCCTTTACTTATACCACCATTAATAAATTCTTTTATTATTCTATGGATTTGTAAATCTGGATATCTTCTTATAGGTGATGTAAAATGACAATAAAACTTAGCAGCTAATCCAAAATGACCACTACAATCAGGAGAATATTTAGCTTGTTTTAAAGATCTTAATACTAAAGAACTTATAGCCCTTTCTTCTTTCTTCCCTTCTATAGATTTTAATATTTTTTGGATTGCTTTTGGATGAACTTCTTCCGTATCACCTTTTATCAATAAATTATAGTTGTGTATAAATTTATTTAAAGCTTCAACTTTACTTGAACTAGGTGTTTCATGTATTCTATAAACAAAAGGCATGCCTAACCAATAAAAATATTCAGCAACTGTTTCGTTAGTTACAAGCATGAACTCTTCTATTATTTTATTAGCAATTCTTCTTTCATAAGGTTCTATATCATAAGGTATCCCATTTTCATCTAAATGTATATAAGGTTCTGGGAAGTTAAAATCCAGAGCACCTCTCTTCTCTCTTTTCTTCATAAGAATTCTAGCAAGTTTTTCTGCTAATCTAAAATCATCTACTAAATCAGCATATTTAATCTTTAATTCTCTATCGTTATTTTCTAATATATCTGAAACGTCTGTATAAACCATTCTAGCTTTAGATTTGATTACAGTTTCTTCTATACTAGAATTAACAACTTCTCCTTTCCCAGTTATTTCCATAAATACAGATAAAGTTAATTTATCCTCATCAGGATTTAAACTACAAACACCATTTGATAATTGTTTAGGTAACATAGGGATTACTTTATCTACAAGATAAACAGATGTTGCTCTTTTTAAAGCCTCTTTATCTAAGTTAGACTTTTCTTTAACATAATGTGTAACATCTGCTATATGAACTCCTAATAAATAGTTACCGTTATCTAACATTTCTACTTGTATAGCATCGTCTAAATCTTTTGCGTCAGCTCCATCCATTGTAAATATATGTTTATCTCTTAAATCTCTTCTTCTTTCATATTCTTCTTCAGGTATAGGAACTGCTACATGATTTGCATTATCTAATACTTTTTGTTCAAACTCTAAAGGTAATCCATGTTCTCTTATAATAGATTCTATTTCAATTCCTCTATTGTTTTTATTTCCTAATACTTCTATTATTTTACCTTCAGGTTTTTTGTTATCAACTTCCCATTTAGTTATTTCTACTAATACCATATCGTCTTCTTCGGCACCATTAAAATATTTCTCTTGTATATAAATATCTGATTTAAATTCAGTTCTTTTAGGAACTACGAAAGCGAAATGTTCATGAGGTTTAAATACCCCAACTATTTGTGTAACATTTCTTTTTATTATCTGAACAACTTTACCTTCTGCTCTTTTATACCCTGAAGCTTCTTTAGTTATTTCTGCAACTACTCTATCGCCATGAACTGCTCCATTAACATCTTTAGATTGTATATATAAATCACGCTCATTTTCATTATCAGATTCTATAAAACCAAATCCCTTTCTATGAGATATAAACTTACCTACAAAAAGACCAACTTGAGATGGAGGGATTATTCTCCCTTTTTTAGTTTCTATAAAATACATGTCTTTTTCAAGTTCATCTAACATTTTATAAAACTCTTCAACATTTTCAATCTTTAATTGAGCTACAAATTCTTTTCGTGTTAAAGGTTTATATAAAAAACTATTAATTATGCTAATAAATGATTTCTTAGCTTCTTCCATATTATCTTACCTCCTAAAAATTTAATTACATAATTGTAGATAAAAAAATAAAATACTAGGAATCAATCCTAGTATTTTATACAATATATTTCCACTTCCATCCATATAATTCAGCTTCAATTCCATTACCATACGTATATTTACGACCAGGTAATCCATCATCATCTATAACTTTTATTTTTCCAAGACATTCTATTTTAACAGGCTCGCATACCCACGTTTCTCCTGTAATATGAACATCAGGAACTTGTGCTTTAGTTGGATGAATAACATTAAATTGCCCTACTGGTGTATGAACGTAAAATATTTTCCCTTTACAATTCATAGATAATCCTAATAAACATTTATCAATAGATTGTGCAAAACACACTCTTTTCGTTTTATTATCTTCAAACCCATTATCTGTTAAAAAGTTTCTTGGTATTCTTGGTATTAACGTTTTACCATGCATATTAGTTTCTGATAGGAAAATTAAACCTTTATTTGCTCGTCTAACATTATTTCGTGTTTGTTGTTCTTGTAAATATCTAAAATAATCATTCATTTTTCACACCTCATTTTAGTATATTTTTTTTTATTATAATTTGTTACTATTTTTTCTTAGTTATTTTACATGCTATTATATTAGATATCTCATTCATTAACCATAAAATAATTATAGGTGAAAATATTACTAATATAAATAATCCAAATTCTAAAATTTCTTGCATTAATAATCAACCTCACTTATACTATAACATTTTTCTTTAAATACTTTTAATCTCTTCTTATACATATCTTTTACTTTAGGAAACCCTATATCTATAAGTTCTATGTGGTACGTATATTGTTCAGGTATTTCTCTTAATCTACCACATACTTGATTTGCTGTTATTGTAGCATTATAAGGTTCTAACATTATGTTATATCTTAAACCAGGAACATCAAATCCTGTACCACAACTCTGTGGAGTTGAACTTATTATATCCCATGTTTTTACTCCTTCTTTATCAGCTTTAGATATTTTAGAATGATATATTCCAACATCTTTACTAGGATACCATTCAACTATTTTATCCTTAAGAATATCGGCACTTTCTATCTTAGAACTTAATACTAATGCTTTACCTTCTAATTTACCAAAGGTATCCATGACATATTTAACGACTTCAAATATCATCCCATTATTCAATTGGTAATCCATATACGCATGTCTATTGAATCCCATTTTAGTTTTTATTGACATCTGATCTTCTAATGTTGGTTTGCTATTAAATAAAACTGCAACGTATTTAATATGTTTTCTTTTCTCTCCTCTTGTTTCATAACCATATTTAGCTATATTTTTAAAACATAAATGGAATACTCTATCCTCACCTATATCAGTTCTTTCAAATGTAGCAGTTAAATAAAATGTTTTATATACATTCGTATTTAAATCTACATTCATAATCGATTTAAAATGTAAATGTGCTTCATCAAATACCTTTATACCAACATTTATTATTTCAAAGAATCTATTTAATGAATCCCATCCATACTTCTTAGCATATGCTTGTATTGTACCATGATTCACTAAATACATATCATATCCTTTAGAATCTTCATCAAACATATCATCCATTTTTTTCGTACCTGATAAATCACAAATTCTTCTCGGGTCTATATTCGTAAACTTTATTAAAGATTTCTTCCACTGATCTTTTATATTTTCTGTATGTGTTATTATAATTGCTTTTGTTTGGAGCATACAAAGTGATGCTATAACACAATACGTTTTACCATCGCCTGTATCTAAATTTAATGATAACTGTGAATAATCTTTAGTATATTTAAATTTACCATTTCCCGTTAAAAATGCTAGAGACTTAATTTGAATATCGTCTCTAGGTTCCATTTTTAACTTAAGATTTATCTTTTCGTATTTATTGTAATTTTTGTCAACATGTACTGGACATTTTAGTTTCTTTTCTAGGAAATCGATATCTATACCCCTTGGTACTGATAATATCTCTTTTTCTTCATTATATTGTAAACCCCTAGGTTCCATTCTAAAATATACTTGATTCCATACACATAAACTATTTTCTAATTCTTCACAATCACCTATTTTATAATCATGTATATCTATTCTTGTATTATATAAAACTATCTTACTAGCCATATCTATCTCCCTTCTTTTCCAAATATTCCATCTCCTATTACATCTTCAAGTTTTCCTATATATTCAAATTTACCACCTATATAATTTAATACGTACAACTGATCTCTAAATACAGCTATGCACATACTATACGTGTCTTTTACATCGAATCTGCAAACTACACCTACTTCATTATAAGCGTCCATTTCTTCAGGAGTTAAGAATAACATATTCTTACCAGTTATTTCTTTAAATAACTCTGTATTCTTATTAAGTTCTTCTTCCTTAAATTTTCGCATTTCATCTGCTAATTGTTCTTTTAGTTTTTTATCTCGTTTAGCTTCAAAATCAATAAGATTATCTTTCATCTTACCAACTCCTTTAAAAAATATAAGGTATTACACTATTGTAATACCTTATATTAAATACTATAACATTAATTTTATTTCTCTTGCAATTAATATACAGGGAACTATATTAGGTGCTTTATTAAACCAGATTTCGAATATATAATGTATCTTTTGTGCTAATATATCTAATTTAACTTCGTAATCTTGTTGTTCTAAATACCTTACTATAGTTCTAGCTTCAGGACCATATTCATCATACGGTCTGTTCTTTTCTTCAATTAATCCCATCATATCGTAATCAGCTAATAACACTGTTACCATAAATTCTAGCATTTCCTTGTTTCTTTCGTCCATAATTTATCTCCTATTCTACATCAGCTAGAGATTTCATAAACATTAAATCTAATGGTGAATGTTTATGCTTCTTAAATGTTGTATGTGTATATAGTTGAGATTTTAGATAATCGTATGCTAAACTATTTGTTATAGATGGATTATCTGCTAATGATGCGTGCATACCTAATACAACATAATCTACAAATAATTTATTGAAATTAGGTCTTTCTAAATAATTATTAGCATCTCTAACAAATGATCTTAATATTGTTGCTGCATGTATTGATAATACACTGATTTTAGATTCTATTAATAATTCTATAAATCTTTGTTCCATCATATCTAATGTTGGATTCATTCCTTTGAAATAAGATCCACTTAGAAGTTTATCCATTTCTTTTAATGGTTTAGTTAATTCGTTGTTCTCTATGTTTATTGTGAATAATGTTTCTTCAGATAATCTGCTAAACGGTATTAATATAACTCCATCTTCATCAGATTCTGTTTTCTTAATTATAGCATCTAAATCTGGATGTATAAATAATTCTTTTCCATCGTTTTCAACTATCTCATAATATTCATCATGATTCTTAATGTTTCTCACTTTAACAAATTGTACAAATTTATTAAAATCTGCATTGTCTAATAATTCATCAATTTGTATTATATTATCAAATACCATTTCATATTGACTTAAATCAACATCAGTTTCATTATCACTTAACATTTTAACTTGGTTTGCTTCAAGTTTAAATGATTTATCAAATGCATCATTAAACTCTATAAGACAACTATTAGTTGTGTTAAGATGTTTTGTTGATAATATATTTTGTGATAATGGTCTTGATATAATCGTTGCTGCAAATATACCAACATCCATTCCTTTATTAACTTTAGATAAAGCTCCATAACATGTTTTACATACTCCATCTTTACATCCACATTTACCTGGGTCTCTAACTAATATAGTTCTTCCTATTAAATGTGTATCAGATTTCTTTAATAATTTAAACTCTCTCATACCTGGTAATCTATAATATCTTCCAACACACATTTCTAAGAATTTACTATCATTAATTGTTAATTTAACTGTATGTGGTGTATGACAATCTTCTGTTTCACTGATATAAGTTCCAACACAAGATAATTTCATTAATAACGCCATATGTCCTGAACTACCCATTTTCTCTTTATTAGCTATTAATGATTTTCTTGAAGCTCCAGCATCTATAAAATAGTTTGTTATGTTACTAAAACCTCCAACTATTAAGTTACTATTGATAGGTATTGGAATTGTGTTACCTAATAGGTCTGATTTTAATCCTCCGTTAATTGAGAACTCTCTAAGTTGTTCTTCTTTAATTGCTCCACCTGCTATTAACATTGGTTGGAAACAGTTTGGAGTTTCTTTTAATATCTCAACTTCTTCTTTCATTAATTTATTAAGATGATTTTCTATATCTTTTGGTTGCATATCTTCTGGTATCTTAGTTCTTATTAATTCATTAAATCTTTTATTTTCTTTTGCAACTTTTATAAAACTATTCTCAAGATTTATTGTTATTCCCATAAGACTATTAAAATCTTTTGGTATCTTGTTTAATCTGTAGATTATATCATGTAATACTATATTCAATTCCATAAAACCTTCTTCAGTTTCTGTAAATTGATCTTTAAATGGAATTATTATTTTTTCATCTATATACTGTTTGATATACTTATTAGAAATCTTTCTAGCATCAAATAAATATGTTATATCTAATTCTACTTCAACTTCTAATTCTACAAATGCTCTTAAGAATATCATATTTATTAATAAATGTCTAATTTCCATTTCAACATAATGTTCATTGTTTTTATCAAATGTTACTTTTACTGGAAATTTTCTTATAGCTTCTATCTCAAATCCTTCTTCTAATATATAATATATATGTCCGTACATTGTTTTAAACTCATCATAATCGGATATGATTTTGTTTAAATCGAATATTTTATCTCCACCATAAATTTCTTCTACTTCATTTAAAATTTGATTTTCAAATTCAATATATTTATTTAAATCAAAATTAAAATTATTATTCATAGACATTTACCTCCTATTAATATATATTTATTGTTATTGCTTAATTAATATTTCATTAATGATTTAAATCATTAATGAAATATTCACTTTTATAATATATAATTGAAATTTAACCTTTTTACACAGCAAAAATAAACGTAACTTCCCAACCATATTTTTATTTTAACAACTTCTTCACTCACCTCTTAAGGAGGTTCGTTTTATTCTTAATGCTGCTATCGCATTAAGAAGTTGTTGGTATGTTGATAAATTATAATAAGGTTTTTATAAAATTTAATTTAGTATAACAAATTAGTAAGTAAAATGATGGTATCGGAATCATCATATTACTTGAAACATAAACATCTTACCTCTTATTGTTATTGTTTTGACATATACCCTATGCCTATGATTGGCATAGGGGTTTTAACCGTCGATTTTTCAAGGCAAAAACAATTTTGTAAGTGAATAAAGAGTAAATAACGAAAGGGTGAGATTTAATGATTACTAGTAATAAATTACCATTATTAAAAAGAACTAGATTAAGACCTGTTATACAATATGACCAAAAGAATAAAAGATATGGTTCATTAGTTATAATGAATACAATGGATACTAAAAACTTAAAACTTAAATTAGGTACTATTAATCTAGAATATAATAACGTGGTTACTATGTGTTATGCTAAAAGATTAGAACAAATCAAGATAAGAAGTAAGTTAGTTAGAGAAAATAGATTACAAGGACGTCAAGCTTACTATGATCAAATACGTGCAGAATTACCTTATTTAAATGGTATAAATGAAGGTAAACTTAATATGGGATTTAACGTATTCTTTGAACTTTCGTATGCAAATACAGCATTTAGTACTAACTCATCTATGATAACAAGAATAGTTAAACCTAAAGAGTATTGGGAATTTATCATGCGATATATAGGTGAATTACCATTAGATAAATATCCTATGAAATCAATGATAATGAACGTTGAAGAGTTTAGTAATGATTTAGTTAATGATTTAAACAATAGGGGAGAAGCTGTAAACCCTATGACTTATTTATATATCTTAATGAAAAGAGAACCCGAAGAATTTTTTAAATTAGGTGATATAGATTTTTTAATAACTTCTAAAACAGGTTGGACATTAAGAGTTAACCCTGCTGAGTGTAAGAGAACTATGAATACTGATGCAAATAAAGCTAATATTGCAGCATTATACAGAAAAGAATTATTTAAAATGCTGAATAGAGAAGATCCTGAAGAAGGAAGTGTATCTGCTGAAATAGATTCTATATTAGCACAAAATAAAGCTGATATAAGTAAATCCTTAATAGATAAATATGTTTTTGGTGCTACTGGTGATGCAGGTGTTCCTGAAGATGTTAAAAATAAAATAGAAGCTGAAGTTGAAAAAGTTTTAGATAAAAACCAAGAAATGGATGAAAATGATGTTAAGAAAGAAATAGAAAAAGACGAAAAACTTATGAAAGAAATAGTTATGGCTAATAATAAAAATATAGCTAAAACTGCTGCATCAAACAAACGTGATGAATTACTTAGAGAAAAACAGTTAGAAATCGCTGTAAGAGGAAAGACTCTTGAAGAAATATTAAATATGAAATCAGAAGAAGTAGAAGTTCCAGTTAATGATGTATCAAGTCACGTGGATACTATAAATAAAAATGTTACTGATATAAGATACCCAAATATAGATAAAGCATACGTTGAACAACTTATGGAAAAAGACATGGTTTCAATGTTTACTGATATGAATAATAAATCTATAAAAGTATTTGTAAGAAATATATCTGTAGAAGATACTTCTGATATATCAAACTATAAAGAAACGTGGACTATTGAACTTGAAGACGAATTAAGGGTTAGACATAAAGTAGTATTTGACGTTCCTAAAATAATAGAAGGTAGATATCTATATTTAGGAGGTAATAGAAAATATATAAATAATCAACAACTACTTTTACCGATAGTTAAAGTTGATCCTGATACAGTTCAATTAGTTAGTAATTATAACAAGATATTCATAAGACGTTACGGAGAAAAAGTTTCTCAAACTAATGAAAAACTTAAAAAAGCTTTATCAGAAGAAATAAAAGGTATTAGAGTTCAACGTGGTAAATTCGACTCTGAGAATGAAGGTTTTGTTACAACTATAGATTATGACGATTTATCTAAATTATTTAAAGAAGTTAATATAAACGGTACTAGAATAATATTCGACCAAAAGGAAATAAGACATATATTATTAGATAGAAACATAAAAGGTTTAGAAGGAAGATTAGATGTTGAATTACTTCCTTTAGGAATTAAAGGTAATGAATATTATTGTATAGATTTAAAATCTGACAATGTTGTTATTATAAACGCTCAAGGTAAAACTCAATCAACAGGAAAAACATTAGTTGAATTCATATTATCATTATCTCCAGCATTAAGTGCTAAAGTTGGAGAACAATCTGCTGGTAAAAAATATATGTACAGTAGAGCAACTATAATGAGTAAACAAGTACCAATAGTTTTATTATTATGTTACTTTGAAGGTATAGATGGATTCTTAAAAAGAGCGGACATAAAACACTATTTCTCAGATACTAGACCAAGATTAGCACCTGATGAAAACTGTATACAATTCCAAGATGGTTATTTAATATATACAAATAAACCTATAGCAACATCATTATTAATGAATGGGTTTATAGATATACCAACTAAAAATTATAATTACAGTGATTTAAATGATAAGTTTGTTTATCAATCAATGTTTGAAACTATGTTTGGTAGAAGAAATATAGCAAATGCATTTGATAACTTCCAAGATAACTTTATAGATCCAATGACATTGGATGTGTTAAAGAGATTAAATTTACCAACAGATTTAACTGGTATGGTATTATATGGAAATGAGTTATTAGCAGATAATCAATATACACATGAAATAACTGTATCTAGAATAAGATGTGCTGAAGTTGTAAATGCTATAGTTTATAAAAACGTTGCAAGTGCTTATGAAAAATATAAAGAAACTGCAAACTTTAATAACCCTACTAAGATAAGTATAGAACGTGGAGCTATAATCAAAGATATAATGAAACAACAAACAGTAGAAGATTATTCGGAACTTAATCCTATATATGAACAACAAAACTTAAGAAAATGCTTAAGAAAAGGTCCTAGTGGATGTAACTTAGCACAAGCTTATACAGAAGAACAAAGATCTTACCATCCTGGTATGGCTGGTGTATTCACATTATCTTCTTCTCCTGATGCTAACGTTGGTGTTAATAGATTCCTTACATTAGAACCACCTATAACAGATCCTCGTGGATTTATAGACAATAAAGCTTTACAAGGTAAAGTTACAGAATATAATGACGCAAACTTATTCGGTGTTGCTGAGCTATTAACTCCAGGTTGTGCATCTGGGGATGACAGTGTTAGAACTACAATGTCATGTAGACAATCAACTCACTGTGTTGCTGTTGCTAAATCTTCTCCAGTTTTAGTATCAAATGGTGCAGAAAGAGTTATGCCTTATCATTGTACTAAAGACTGGGTATTTGTTGCTAAAGACAATGGTGAAGTAAAAGAATATGATGAAAAATTAGGTTTATTAATAGTTGAATATAAAAATGGGGAACATGATGCTATAGATATAAACCGTATAGCTAAGAATGGTGCTGGTGGATTTAATATATCTAAACATATGGCTGTCAATGTTAAGAAAGGTGATAAATTTAAAAAGAATGATATATTAGCATATGAAGATAAATTCTTTAGTGAGAACTCAGCGTTTGGTAATAGATTTAATGTTGGTTCATTACAAAAAGTTGCATTATTATCTTCTTCATTAACTTATGAAGATAGTTCTTATATAAGTAAAAAACTTTCTAGAGAAATGGCTACTGAAGTAGTTATGCAAAAACAAGCGGTACTTGGACCTAACACAACTGTTGACTATATGGTTAAAATAGGTGATAAGGTTCAAAATGGAGACGAACTAATAAGATTTGAGAAGTCATTCAGTGAAGATGTAATCAACCAATTATTATTTAATGTTGGTGATGAATTCAAGGAAGAAATTATAATGAGTGGTAAAGAAAAAATAAAATCTAAATATTCAGGTGTTATAGAAGATATAAAAGTTTTCTGTACAGTTGAACTAGATGAACTTTCTCCGTCATTAAGACAAATAGTAAATCAATATTATAGTAAAATAAAGGCAAGAAAAAAATTATTAGAAAAATATGATGATAATGGTTCTGTAGTTAAATGTAATATGTTATTCAACGAACCAACAGGTAAAGTAGAAGCTAAAGATGGTAAATTTAGAGGTGCTATAGTTAACGAAGGTGTGTTAATAGAATTCTACATTAAAATACATGATGAAGTTGGTGTAGGAGATAAAATAGTTTTCTTTAGTGCATTAAAAAGTATCGTTGGTAGTATAATACCTGAAGGACAAGAAGCTTATACATTATTTAGACCAGATGAAGGAATAGATGCTGTTCTAAGTTGTAACTCATTAATAGCAAGGGGTGTTACATCTGCTCCTAAAATGATAATGGCTAATAAATTATTAGTTGAGTTAAGTAGATCGTTGGAAGAAATTTATAAAAGAAAATAAAAAAAATAGAGATAACCAAATGGTTATCTCTATTTTAATTTACATATATCTTTTATAATCATCTACATCTTTTTGAGAAACTTCTTGTCTAGGTCTCATTCTTTCTTCTGTGTATTCTAATTCATCATTATGAGTTGCATTATCAAATATCTCACTTATTACACTTGTGTTCTTTGGTGCACTATATTTAATTCTTCCTGTTTCAACATCTTGTAATGCCATATTAAGAGCAGTTGTTGTAAATACTTCTACACCATAAACTCCTACATCACTATAATTTAATATATATGATGCAACTTTACAACAATATGCAAGTTTATCATATTCAAAATCTGTCATATAATCACTTAGATATTCTTCATATAACATACTATGTTCATATCTTAATGATTCTACATCTCTACCAAATACTATATTTGTCATAGCATTTGCAACTTCAAAATATAGATTATCTTCATATACATTTAATCTATAAGCTGCTTCTGATAATGCTTTTGAATCGAAAGTTATTGCAAGATTTTTCTCATCATTTTTTCTTCTATCATAATGTGTGAATTCTGGATGAGGAACATACACACCATATCTGATTATTATACCTTTTGCAGTTCTTAAGAATGTTGTAAATTCTTTAACTTTAAGTTTACTACTTAATTCAATTACATAATCTATATTGATAGGTTTTTCATATAAATAATCTGCTATAATATAATTATCATAACATTTTAATGCTTGACTTATACAACCTTGTTTATCTAATAGGTAAACGAAATCTTCCATAGATTGTAAATAACCAAAATCTTTACTATGAACATTTTGCATAACGTATAATATATCTTGTGCATTTACATATACTTCATTTAAACCTGTTGTATATTCTATTACTGCACCTTTGTATTCCATCATTCTTCTACATTCTAAAACATCATTTAATTTTAACATAAACAGTTACCTCCATTAATTTTATATTTTTTTATATTAACTGTATTTCTACAGATGTTACCTAATTTGCATTACAAACTTGTGGCTTTAACATTAAACCTTCAGATGTTGCTATTACTTTTACATATGTGTTATCTACAGTTACATCTGAGAATGATAATTCTCTTTTTGCTTCATGATATATATCTGATACATAATTAACTTGATGTATTAAATGATTATCTGATAACCATTCATACAGTTTACTTATGTTTATTGATTTTAATGCGAATCCTTTTACTGTTCCATCATCTTGTATAGCTGCATATCTTATGAATCTTATCATTTTCTTATAACAATTTTCAAATTCTTTCATTTTGCTTTCTGGTACTTTACTTACTATTTCTCTATATTGTTTTGTCTCTTCGTAATCTTTGTAATGAACCCATATATCATCTCTTCTATCTAAACAGAAGTTCATACTATTGAATCCATATTCTATGAAATTTTCTTTAGCACATGTATATATTTTATTCTTTAATGTAAAATCTTCATCTGTATATCCTTTTGTATAAAGGAATTGTTTTAATAAATCTATTGTAAAATTACTATAAACTTTATGTTTTTTGATTTTTTCAAATATTGATGATATGTGTAATAGTTCATTAAAACCTTTATCTAATTTAGATACAAAATCCATTCTATTTTTATCTTTACATACATAAGTTCTATTGAATAATGCTTGAACTGGTCCTAAATAAATATTATTATTTTTGACAAACATTTTTAGTTTTCTTTCTACACCATTTTTGTCAACTAATGTAAATCTTTCAAATTCAGAAACAGCACTAACTCTTATCATAATTTGTACCCCCTAGATTCATAATATTTTTATGAATGATAATATATTTATTATCATTCACTTATATAATATAGTTTTGAAATATTACCTTTTTACATTAACGAAACAATTCTATATTATTGTAAATAACTTAATAGAAAATAATAAAGGAGTGATATTATGGATTACGAAAATTACTATGCTGAAAGATTAATAGGTATGTATTCATTATTAGAAGCATCAGATAGTGTTTGTTTAGAAGGATTTAAAGACAGTAAAAAGAAAAAAGTTAGTAAAGAAGAAGGTGAACGTGCTAGAAATAGTTTTATTAAGTTTGCTAAAAAACATGATCCTGAAAAAGGTGCTAAACTTGAAAAAGAACCTAGTCTTGCTAAACAAGCAGTAAAACAAGAATGGGATGTTTATAAAGAATGGAGAAAAGAACATGCAGCATTAAATGAAATATTAATATTATTTTTATTCGGTCTTGTTGGTGTTGCAGGTCAAGAAATAGTAAGAAGAAAAGCAAGAAAAAAAGGTAACTGGTAGAATAATAAAAGGAGAATGAAAATATGGATAAATCGTATCAAAATTTTTTAGATAACGTAAGTGATAGAATTGATGGTGTTAACTCATTATTAGAATCACTAGATATAGTATTAGAAAAAGCTGGTGATGAAATAAAATTTAGAAAAGCTAAAGCAAGTTTTTTAAATTATCTTAAAAAACATAATCCTAAAAAAGCGAAAGAATGTGCAGAAGATTTTAAAAAATTATACAAAGAAGCAAAAAGTAAAACACCTGATTTCCAAACATGGGCTAAGAAAAATCCACAACACGCTGCAATGTTTTATGCTGGAATAGGAATGAGTCCTGCTGCAGTTAAAAATTATGCAACAATGATTCAAATAGACGCAATTAAAACTACACATAAAAATAATAAAAAAATCATGGATGAATATAAAACAAAATACGGACTTAATAAAAAGAAATAGGCATATGCCTATTTCTTTTTAATTTGTATTAAATAATCATGTTTTACATTTACAGGATCATACTTAAATAATTTATAAAATATCTCTGTTATTTTACCTGTAACGAAAACTAATATTATTGTTAATAATGTTAAATGTTCTCTAGCTGTTAATATTGCTACTATATAATAACAACCTTCTATTATAGTTCTTATAAATGAAACTGATTTACCAGTTTGCTTAACTAATGTTGTTGTTAATATATTAGTTGCACCTTCACCTAATTCAGCTGTTGCTGTTATAGCCCAACCTAACATTGTACATAAACCAAATATTAACATTAACGGATGAGATGGTAATATTGATTTAAATACATCTATCAATATACTTACATATGAACATGCTAATATTGAAGATACACCTATACCTTCTCTTTTATAACAAACATAAACTAACATTAAACCTTCTACTATTAAACTTACCATACTGAATGGTATACCTGTTACTTTAGATAAACCTAAATAAGCTGCAGTTATTCCAAAGCAACCTAAACCAGAATTAATTAAAGAAGCTATACCAAATGCAGATATAGCTCCACCTACTAAAGTTGTTATTATTCTTTTAAACATATTCAATTGTCATTACCCCTTTATTATTTTTTATTAATCACATTTACTATAACCACAATTTGTGCATTGCATACAACCACCTGACATTTGTAATGTCTTTTCTTTACATTCTGGACATTCTTTTAAGCCCATAATATCAGATTCTTCTTCATGATCTTCGTCTATTTCTTTCATAGCTTTGAATATTACTTGGAATTCTTTATTTAACTCTATTAAAGCTTTACCTACTGCACCAGCACATGAAGAACCTGGTGATAATATTATTCCTTTAGCTCTTGAACTTGCAAATGAAGGACAGTTTATAGTTGATGCTAATTGATCTGCTACATCTTTAACATCTACACCTGCTCTTAACGTTATAGATATCATTCTAGATAAAGCATTTAGATTACTATTACATCCACCTGTTCCTCCTTTATTTATAAATACTTCTGTCATTTTACCTGTGTTTCTATCGAAATATACTTGTAGATGTAAAGATCCACATCCACCTGATAATTTTTTCTTTAACCCTATAACATCATCACTTGTAGGTACTACTACACCTCTAGGTATTTCATTTTTATTTTCTTCAACTTCTACAGATTTTTCTTCTTCTTTAGGTTTACTTGTTGTTAATATTGCAGCTCTATCACAACCATCTCTAAATATTGTCATTCCTTTTAATCCTTCATTCCATGCATGTATATATAGGTTTTCAACTTCTTCTACAGTTGTTTCGTTTGGAAGATTTAATGTTGAAGATATACTTGCATCTATATGTTTTTGCCATACGCCTTGCATTTCAACACGTTTATAAGGATTTATATTTTGTGCAGTTACAAAGAATTCTGGTAATTGTTCCTCTTCTGTTAAACCGAATTTCTTCATAAACTCATCGGCTATTGGTGTGAATACTTTATAATATCTATCTTCACCATGTAACGATTCTGTTTTTCTTGTATACGATAAACTGAATATCGGTTCTATACCACCACTTATACCTAACATTGTAGATAATGTTCCACATGGTGCTATTGTTAATAATTGACTATTTCTTAAACCATATTCTTCAACTAATCTATACGTATCTGTAGTTGTATTCATTGTTAAGAATGAAGATTTTAATACAGCATCATCATTATATTTAGGATAAGGTCCGAATTCTTTAGCTAATAACGCACTTGCATATATTACTTCATTAGCCATTATAAATCCTAAATGATCACAGAATCTTTGAGCTTCAATTGTGTCATATTTTAATCCTAATTTAATTAACATATCTGCTATACCCATTACACCTATTCCTATTTGTCTCCAATCTCTTACAGAATCTCTTTGAACTTGTAAAGGATGTAATGGTAATCCTTGATCTAAAACATCATTCATACCTTTAACTATTACATGTATATCATTTAAAAATTCTTCTGAATCAAACTCATTATTTTTAACGTATGCAGCTAAGTTTATTGAACCTAATAAACAACTTCCACCTGCAGGAAGAGGTTCCTCCACTTTGTTATCCTAAGGGCTTTTTATCCCCTAGCTCTTACAGTTTCCTGTAAGGTCGGCATATATTTTCACTCTTAAAGAGTGTCGGGAGCTCGTGGGAGAATTATTGCTTTCATAATAACGCTCATCTCCTATGCTCTACGGACAATATTAGATATTACTGCCCTCGGTATTACCATATCTTTTATTTATTATTTATATCTGGCTTCGTATGGAGTGCTAATCCATCCACCTCTATCCTTTACTAAATTATTATCGTAAGCATGTTGTGTGTTTATACTACCATTACACCATTCCAAATTTGTATAATTATTATTAAGCTTATCACCGTCTTTATGATTGACTTGATCATAAATATCTGGATATGGATTTGTAACATAATACATAGCAACAAGCCTATGAACTCTAAGATATCTTCGTGTATTCGTATCTATGTCTGTAACTCTAATTCTTTTGTAACCATGAGCTATATGGTAATAACATTCTGTCGTTTTACCATTTCTCATATCTACTTTGTATACTTCTCCATTTTCAGTTACATAATATTCATATCTATCTGAAACATTAAAATCAAAAGTTATTCTTTTCATAGTTATACTTAGCACTTTATACGAATCATAAATAAAAGACTTAGGCTCTCTTACCACTTTAACCTTACGGTTTAGTTGACCGATACATCCCGATTTTTTACTTGAGCCAATTAAGGTCTAGCACAAGGATTAACTCCAGCATATTCGAATTCTGGATCTTCACTTAATAAATTATATTTTTCTATTCTATCCCAGAATAATATACCTGGCTCTGCCATAGACCAGTTATTTTTACTTAATAATCTAAATAACTTTTTAGCATTAACCATTTTACTCATTTTATCCCCATGTTCTGTTTCAAAAGATAATTCCCATTCTTCATCATTTATAACAGCAAACATAAAAGCATCGTTTACTCTTACAGATATATTTGCTTTTGTTACTCTAGTTAGATCATTTTTGATTTCTATAAATTCTTCTAAATCTGGATGATCACAACTTATTGAAAGCATTAAAGCTCCACGGCGACCATTCTGCCCTATAGTTCCTGTAACTTGACTAAATGTATCCATAAATGATACTGCACCTGTAGTTGTATTAGAAGCATTATTTACTTTCATTCCTCTAGGTCTTAATTTACTTATATCTACTCCACAACCTCCAGAATAACTATAAGTTCTAGCTAAATCCGAACATGTTTTATATATAGATTCTATCGAATCTTCTACTGCTGGTATAACATAGCAGTTTGAATATGTTATTTTCTTACCTAATTTATCCATTCCTCTATTTGCTAATATACGTCCAGCAAATAAGAATTTTTTATCTTTAATTAATTGAGCGATTTCTTTATCCCCGTCACTTACTCTATCTAACCATTCTTCAAATGTTTCATTCCCTTGTTTATATTTCTTTTCCCATATATCTATACCTAATTGGTTTTCATTTCCTAACCATTCATTTACTCTCATAATCTATACCTCCTAAATATTATATTTTAATTTTATTCGTATCTAATTGTTATATAACTATTCAAATTTTATATTTTTCTTTTTCATTAGACTTCGTTTTATATTTATGACAATTTATTGATACAAAATCTGTTACGAATACAAATATAAACATTAATAAAAAGAATATGCTCATTATTCTGATAAATGTTAGATGAACACACATTTCACCACCCCTATCATTTTAAAAATCCTTTAGCAGTTTTCATTTTATATTCACATTTAATTTGATTAGCTATTTCTGAGAATATAGTTACTAATAATAATGAACTACCTATATTAAATCCAATATAGTTTATAACTAGCAGGATCATAATATTTAATATAATTTTATCAATTTCCATTTGTCTTAAGATTCTTTTTGTATCACTCATTTTTTTACCAGCAAATGCCATAGAATGTGTACTCATCATATTAAATTCTTTATTAATATCAGAATCAATTAAATCTAATATTAAACTGATTATAGGTATTGATAACTCTTTTGGTATATTTAAATGAGATAATAGTTCAGACATAGCTAATGTCTGAACAGCATTGGTTAATACTTTTTTACGTAATATATTTTTACCATTAACACATATAACGTCTTTATTTATTGTAACTTTACTAAGCATATAAGCTAATGGTATAGTTATTGTACCATATATATCTATGTCAGTTATTATATCTAAACCTAATAAAAGAGAGACGAAATCTGCATCGTCTCTCTTTCTTTTTATTATTTTATTTATTTGGTTTATAGTTACTGACATAATTATTATTTTCCCATCTCTGAATATTAACCCTGGTATAAGAACTGCTAACACTGCCTTAGATCTCTCACTCATTCTAATATCATACTTTAATAGGAAATTTTCTATTGCTCTTATTGTTATATTGCTATTTATAGCTGGTCTTAACATACTCAATCATCCCCCCTACTTATTAATAAAAATCGTAATATGAATTTACATAATAATGTTCTATATAATATTCTGGTATTTCAGTTGGTTCATCGTTAACTTTAATTTCTACTTGTGTATCAAAAGTTCCATATCTTGAGAAGTTATTAACTATCTCTTCGGCAGTTTCTATTATATCATAGGTACAATCAAAATTGTTTATTATAATATTAATATGATAGGTTTCAGTTGTTTCTTCATATCCTATACCTATTCCATGTTCAACTCCATGATAATCTATTGAATATAAATCTCCACTGAATGCTACTACATTACTTAAAACTTTTGCCATCGTTAATTCATCAAATTCTCCATTTCCTTTTGTACTAATATCTAATAAATAATTTTTCATAATATATCCTCCTATTTTTTTAAATAAAATAAGGTATAGGGAAATCCCTATACCTCCTAATTATTTTTATATATTCCTGGGAATATTTTTATTAATGTCTCTGCACTATCATATTCATATTCATCAGTTTCGCAACCATTTTCTGTTACTATTATTGTATCGTTTTTAAGTTTCATTATAAATTTGCCGTCTTTTTTATAAGACGAAAAAGGTACGTTCATCATCATTAGCATAGTATATACTGTCAAATATTCACTATCTAAACTTTTCATAAATCATTACCTCCTATTTATTATATTTATAATATATTTCTCCACCTGAACAATCAGGATAAACTGTAAATCCTTTACAACCATAATTTTCTGATTCATTTATAAATTTTTGTATTATTTTATAATAATATTGTTTTTCTATTATATAATGATTTTCTGTTTCCATATTCATAAAATAAATTAATTTCTTAGATTTATCTATCATTACTAAAGATTTCTTTAATTTGAAATCATATACTGGTTCATCATTTGTAAAATCATATAACATATAACACTCTAAATTTGAATAATTTGATTCTACTGCGTCATATAAAAATATAATATCCAATCCAATTACCTCCCAATTTTTTTATTACTAATTTGTTATCTGGAACATAAAAAATAATAAGGAGATTTCTCTCCTTATTAATCTATTTCACAACACTTCTTAACCAAGCTGGACATGTTGATTCAACTTTACATTTACGATGTTTCTTATATAATACTTCTTTTGCTTCTGAATCATCTGCTCCAGGTCTCTTTGTCATTTTAACTTCTTCTTCATAATCGTCTATTATTAAACTACATTGTAGGTCAGGCTTAGCAATGAAGTTAAATTTCTTTCCTGTACCTGCATAGTTTAGAATTGTCTCACTAGCTATTTCATATATTGCTGATACATCTTTGAATTGATAATCGTTTGTTAATATTCTTTCGGCTTCTTGTTTATCTACGCCGAAATCAAGAAGAATTTTCATTACCATTTTTCTGAAATCTAATGGAACATTTATTTCTTCTTCAACTAGTTCACCATTTCTTGTTTTAGCTATTGTTGTTTTATTGTTTTCTACATCATTTAAATATGCAGATGTAAGTTCATTGAATAATTCACGGCTGAATGATCTTTTACCACCATTAGATATTTCTTCTCTTACTTCATTTACTAATTCCATATAAGTTTTCATAAATCATTACCTCCAATATTTTTTATATTATTTTTGTATTACACTTATATAATATAGTATCGAAATTTTATGTTTTACGGATATAATTATTTGTTAGAATTTGTATAAAAAACAATACTCTAAGGACTAGTGAAACTTTATAGAAAGGAGAGTAAATATGGCAAAAAATTCGAAAAGAAATATTAACGATAGAATTAAAAAATCCGTTCCCGATAACGAATGGTTGCGTAATGCTGCCAAGAGTTTCGGATTTACTTCTTTAGATGTTGTTAAATCTTTATTACCAGATACATCAGATACAGTAGAATGGAATGCTAAAGTGATTATAGATAGCATGGATATGATTAACAATATTCGTGATAATAATGGGATCAGAAATGCTTTCAATAAACAGTTCCAAAATATACCACAAATAAAAGCATCCAAAATGATTGTTAAAAATGCTTTTGATGATATTAAGACTGGTAACTTTTATAATAAAGGTCGTCTTGAAGGTACTGATGATGCTTTCGATGATTTTGGTGATATGTTTGGTGATGATAGTGGACCTCAATTTATAGACGAAGGTGACGACTTTTCATCTGAACCACAATTTTCAGAAGACGACTCATCGAATTCTAGTAGTAGACCACCTGTTGCTGTAATAAATACAATGCCATTAGCAAAATCAATAGCTGCTAGTACTGAGGCTACAGTTAATACAATGGTAGCTATATCTGATCAACAGATGGCTGTAGAAACAGAAAAAGCAATGTTCACTCAAAGAGCTAACGGTGTTTTCCTTAATGCATTAACATCTATTAATGATAATTTAGCATTATTGGTTCAATTTAATTCCGACTCTACTGCTAAATTTCATGCAGCTGCTACAGAATATTACAGTCAATCAATAGATTTATTAAAAAATATAGAGAACGCTGGTAAAAGTGAAGGAAAAGAACGAAAAAGAAAACGTGTTCTTGATATGTTCACATCAAGTGGTGGAATTAAAGGAGATGAATACTTAAAACAATTAAAACAAAATTTAATTGATATTAAAGATGAAAACCCTATTATAGGTAACATAGTCGATCAAGTTTTAAATATGGATGTTTTAACAGGTATAGCACAAAATCCTATAGGTACATTAGTTCCTATGGTTGTACAAGGTGTCTTATCTGAAACATTTAAATCTACACTTGGGGCATTAGATAAAAGAGTTAATTCTGTAATGCCTGCATTATTAGCTAGGATTAATTCTTTTGAAGATAATGATAATACATTATTAAATGGTATAAATAAATTATTAGGCACAAACCCAAAAGTATCAAAATATGTTAAGTTAGGTGATTATGAAAAAGGTACTATAACTTGGGATGGTGAAAGTAAAAAAGCTTTAGTAGAAGTTATACCTACATATTTAAGAAGAATTGAAAGTGCACTAACTGGTAGGGAAGAAAGAATATATGATTATGACAGTGGTGAATTCGTTCCATATAAGAAACTAAAAGAAAATTATGAAAAACGTCTAACTTCACAATATACATCAGGATATGTAAATTTAGAAACTGAAATGATGGATATTGTTAGAAAGATGAATCTTAATACTAAGGATTTAGATCAGTTTAAAAAAGATATGGAAGAATACTTTACCGTTATGACTAAACAAGGTCATCGTATAAATCACAGAAAATATAAAAATCTTGCAGGTGATGAAATCGATGAATTTGAAGATTTACAATTATTCGAAGGTGACCCTATAAGAACTGAATTTATGCGTAAAGTTCTTGAAGGTGTTAATCCGACTACACTTGTTGAAAGTGCAGCTATGGGTATTCAAGATAGTATAAATGCAGTAAATAAATTTTATGATGATATACGTTTTAATACTAATAAATATGGATATTCATCTTTAAATAATGAAGTTGATGAAAATGGTAAAGTTAAATTCCAGGGATTAAAACCTGGTGGAATGCGTGATGAATTTGGATTAAGTCAGCTCGACTATTTACGTGATATAAGATCTGCACTTATAAATGGTATACGTGTATTCCCAGACAATACTAAAAAAGGTAGAAGTGGAATACCTAATGCAGAACTTTTACAAAAAGAAAAAGATGAAAATACTACAGTAGCAAAAAGAAAACAACGTGAAAAAGACAAAAAAGACAAAAACGATGATATAATAAATAAAGATAAAAACCGTATGAATTCTATAGTCGCTGGAAGTGAAAGTGAATGGGCGAAATATTACAATGAGCATGAAAAAATAGAATTTAATACAGATACTAAACGTGGTAAATTCTTACAATCTGTATCAGATTTTAATGATAAAGTAGATGGACATTTATTTGAAATACTATATGGTGATGAAGATATAGCTAAAAAATATGCAAACAAAGTAATCGACTATGGTAGATCTGGAAAACCTTTAGTTACATTAATGACAGGTATGTTTGGAGATACTATAAAAGCATTTAAATCTTATTTTACAGGTCAAGGATACGTTACATCAGATGGTGTTAAAGTTGAAGGTAGACCTGATAATATGATAGATAAAGTATTTGGATTCTTTACTGGATTAAAAGATAAACTTACTAAAGGTAAAGATGGTGAAGATGGACTCATTCAAAAAATGACAAAAGATTTCATGGCAGGATTTGAAAAATTCAAAGTAAATTTATTCGGTGAAAAATTCTTATCAGAAAATGATGCTAAAGAAACATTCCAAGATCTTGCTCAAAAAGTAAAAGAAAGATTACCTAAAGCTTTAGGTTATGGATTAGCTGGTGGAATGGTTAAAACATTCTTCTCCTCTAGATTAGGATTATTAGGTAATTTCTTATTACCTGGTGGACCAATGGGTGCTGTTTTAGCAGGTACTGCATACGGATTCTTAAGACAATCGGAAACTTTTAACCGTGTTGTATTTGGTGAACAAGGTGAAGATGGAGAAAGACTTGGAGGAATAATATCTAAGGAACTTCAAGATAAATATGCCGAATATAAAGGTAGTATTAAGAGTGGAATAGGACTTGGAGTATTAGGTTCATTATTTTTACCTGGTGGACCAATTTTAAGTTCTGTATTAGGTATCGGTGCAGTAATGACTGCAAAAAGTGATGCTTTCCAAGAATTCTTATACGGTAAAGATTTCGCAAATAAAGACAATAAATCATTAATGGATGGTGCTTTTGGTAATATGTTCAAAAGACTATCTGGAAATGAAAATCCTGAATTAGCTACATTCTTAGGAACTGCTGGATTAGGTGTAGGTATAGCACAAGGTGTAGGTTTACTTCCTGCTTTCTTATTACCTGGAGGTCCTATAGTAGGAGCATTAATGGGATTAGCTGGTGGTATAGCAGCTTCTTCAGAAAAATTCCAAAAATTCTTACTTGGTGAAAAAGATATAGATGGTCAAAGATATGGTGGTTTATTAACTAAATTTAAAAACTGGTTCGATGTATCTTTTACACAACCATTAAAAATAAGAGTTCAAGAAATGCAAGATGATATGTATGGATTCTTAAAAGGAAAACTATTTGATCCTATAGCAAGATCATTCGAACCTGTAGCACAAGCACTTAAATTTATGGCTAGTGATGCATTTGATCTTATGAAAAATATAGGTACATCTATAGTTGAAAGTTTTAAAGAATCTATAATAAATCCTATAAGTGAAAAATTAAAATGGATACTTAGTCCTATTGGTTGGGTTGTTAAATCTATGGGTAAACTTTTAACAGGTGTTGTTACATCACCATTAAAACTTATAGGGGCTATTGGTACAGTATCTGAAAAATATAATGAACATTACGTAATAAAAAAAGAAAAAAGACGTAGAGCAGAAGAATTTGATGCTTCATATACTGGTGATGAAGGGCTTAGATATTTTGAACGTAGAAAAGCTGCTCATATGTCTAAAGAGGAAAAAGAAGCACTGATAAATGAAAAACTTGCATATAGACATGGTAAATCTAGAAAAGAAAGAAAAAAAGAACAAGAAGAAAAACTTAATGCAGAAATGCAAAAACGTAAAGCAAAAACTGAAGAAATGAGACAACAGTACGAAGATGATAAAGAATTTGCTAAAAAACATGGATTTAAATATGCTAGTAAAAAACAAAAAGAAAAAAGAGAACAAGAACTAAAAGTTAAATCTGCTTGGATACAAGAACAATCTTTAGTTCAAGCTCAAGAGACTGATGAAAAAGTTAGTAAAATAGCAGATAATGTTGTTCATTTATCAGATTATAGAGATTCAGTTGTAGATAAACTAGATGAAGTTAATAATACTTTAAAAGACGGTTTAAATAAGCTAAATAATCAAGGGCAAAATTCTGATATTAGTAAAAATATAAACAACGATCCTGATATGGACCCTGCTAATTATGGAAAAGTTACAGATGAACATTTAGCACCTATTTACGATTTTATTGCTAAGCATGAAGCTAAATATGGTAAAAACACATCTGTTCCTGATACTCGTGATGAAAGTGATTATGGTAAAGTTACGGATGAACATTTAGCAACTATACATAATTTCATTGATAAGTATGAAGAAAAACATGGTACTACTTTACAAGAATCTTTAGATAATTTAAATGAAAAAATAGTATCTAATAAAGAACCTAAAGCTGAAGAAGAAAAAGTCGAAGAACCTAAAGTTGAACAACCAAAATCACAAGCTAAGATTGTTATAGAAAACGAAGAGACTTTAGGAACTAAAATGAAAAAAGGTATATCTAAGTTACTTAAAAATCTTAGAAAAAAAGGTAGATCACATGCAGAAGGATTAGATGAAGTTCCAGGAGATGGATATATAGCAGAACTACATAAAGGGGAAATGGTTGTTCCTGAAAAACCAGCAGGACTACTTAGAGGTATGATGGATAAAGCTGGTAAAGGATTTAAGGGATTAACTGATAAACTTTTAGGTGGTAATGAAGAAGAAAAAGTTGAAAAAGAAGGTGGAATCGACATCGATGGCGATGGTGATACAGATGGTGAACCATCTATGCTTAGTGGAATATTAAAAGGACTTTCTAGTGTAGTTGGAGGTATGGGTGGATTACTAGGTAAAGTTGCCGGAATGGGTGATGGTGAAGCTAGAGATAGAAATGATAATGCCTTAGGAATGACTGATGAAGAAGCAGAAAGAATGAAAGAACTTGAAGACAGAGCAAGATATGCACAAGCATCTAGAAAAGATGTTGACTTTGTACAAAATCAAATAGCTGCTAGAGATAAAGAAAAAGCTGATAGACAATGGAAAGAAGACTTACTAACTGCAATTAGAGGAATAGGTAGTTTAGGTGCTGCTAGTTTAGATAGTGGTATGTCATTATTTGATTTAATTGGTGCAGGATTTGATTCTTTAGGTAGTTCATTAGGTTCTATATTAAAATCATTAGCTATACCATTAGGTGTGTTTTCATTATTAAAAACTTGGAAAGATCATAAAAATTCTGAAGAATACATAGAATCTAGAACTGATGTTGATGGTAGTATGATATATGATAATACTGATCATGTTGTTAAAAAGAATTTATGGTCTGCTAGAAAAGCAATTAAAAACCCTATTAAAAAGGTTATTAAGAAATTCACTGAACCATATGTAGAAGGAGCTAAAGCTATTTACAATAGCGAATGGGGTAAAAAGAACCTTCAACCATTTGGTAATAGAGTAAAAGAACATATTCAAAATGCTAAAAATAAATTTAATTTCTTTGGTAAACCTAAAGCTGCTGATAATGTAGTAGATTTTGCTTCTGCAAAAGCTGCTAAAGAAGGTGCTGAATCAGCTGCTAAAAATGCAACTACAAAAGGTGGAGCAAAAGTTATTAATTTTGCTGATGCTAAATTAGCTAAAGAAGCTACTGAAAAAGGATCTGGTAAAGTACTTAAAAAAATTGCAGGTGAAGGTGTTGAAAATTTAGGCGATAATAAATCAGTAATGAGTAAACTTATAAAAATGACTAAAACTGCATTAACTGAAATAGGTCAAAAAGTTGCTGAAAAATTCCCTAAAATGGGTAAATTCTTATCTAAAGCTGATGGTATATTTGCAGCATTATTAAAAAATGCTGATATGTTAGTACCTAAATTTGCTAAGAAAATAGGTGCTGTAATCGGTAAAGTTACAGCTGGTGCTAGTACTGCGTTTATAACAGACTTAGTATTTGCAGCTGGAGATTTAATATCTGGATTTACTGCAGGTAATGCTGGTAACTTATTTGGTGTTTCACCAGAAAACGTTGACTTTAAAATGAGAACTATAAGTTCAGTATTACAAACTGTCACTAACTTTAATGTATTAGCATTAATATCATTAGTAAATGAAATTTGTAGTGCTGTATGGAACTTTAACTTCTTAAGAAATATTGCTATATGGATTTATAATGCAATACCTGGTGGAAATAATTTAGGATCTAGAATAACTGCTAAAGAAATAGATGCATGTACTTCTATAGACCAAGCATTAATGATAATGGGTGTAACTGATGCTGAAGACATTGCATATTTAAAAGACGGTAATGGTTGGAAAGATTTTAGTAAAGTTCCAAATGAAGAATTACATGGTGTTATATCAGCTACTGAACAAATGGAGCTAGCTAGATTACAATATAACTTAGAAAATGAAACTAAACTAAGTAGTCAAGCATTTATAGATAAAGAATCTAAAACATTAGGTTCTAAAATATGGGGTGCTATTACAAAACCTTTCCAAAAGAAAACAGATAAACAAAAACTAATGAAATATCAAAATAAAGTCAATATATATGAAGAAAAACTTGCTAACTCTAATAACTGGTTTACTAGAACATGGAATGGATGGAGATTAAATAGTAATAAAAAGAAAATGGCTAAATATCAAGATAAATTAAACGCTCCTTCTAATAACTATGAAGTTGGAGAAGTTGTAAATCCTGATGATTATGCTAGTATGACAACTCCTATATTAAATGGTAGAGCTGCTGATCCAGCCGAAGTTCAAGCAATACTAGACGCACATAATTTAAGTGGACCTGAAATGGGAGACCAAATAATAACAGATGCTTATGGTAATAGCTACGATGCTAATGGTAATTTCTTAGGCAATGCTGGTTATGGTGATGGACCAGAAATGGGAGACCAAATAATAACAGATGCTTATGGTAATAGCTACGATGCTAATGGTAATTTCTTAGGCAATGCTGGTTATGGTGATGGACCAGAAATGGGAGATATTGAATATGCTAGTACACCAGCTAAGAAACCTTCTTTACTTAAAAAAGTAGGTAAAACTATGATAGAACTTATGCCTGGTGGTAAAGCTTTAACTACAGGTATAACAGCATTTTCAACTTTATTTGGTAAAGATAATAAACCAGAAGATTATAGAATGGTACCTATACTAGATGAATATGGTAACATAGTTTCTTATCAGTCTCAATTAATAGATGATACTACAGAACTTGAAGGTTTAAACTATGAAGAAAATATACAAATGAAACCATTAGATAGTAATACACAAATAATACCACAAACAGATGAAAACGGAAATATTGTATCATATACTACAGTAAATAAAAATAAACCGACTGGATTATTTGGTCGTATTAAAAATGCATTCTCTAATATGTTTGGAATTGGTCAAACTACAACAACAACTGGTTCTAGTGTAGATAACTCAAGCTCAGTTACAAATAATACTGGAGACACGTATACTACAAATAACACAACTGAAGTTGATACATCTATGTTTGGTGCATTAACAGAAGCTATTAATAATTTAGCTGGTGGTGATTCATCACATCTTACTAAAGAGGGTAAAGTTGAAACTAGTGTTCTTGGTGCAATACTAAATCCAATAAATTATGTTACTAAAAAATTAACTGAAGCCGGAGTAAATGTTTCTGAAGCTGTTACTGGTAAAGAAATGAGCCCTGAGAAAAAGAACGCTATGGTTGCTGTTATGGATATGATAACTAACCCTATTGGATTTATGATGAATAAGATGAACTTAAATGAAAAAGGTGAAAGTAAAAAAGAAGCTAATGAACCAGGGTTTTTAACTAAGACTAAGGATAAAGCTGGAAATTTATGGGCTGGATTTAAAAACCAAGTATTCAATGAAAAACCGTTATTAGCACAAGGTCTTGATAGTTTAGCTGGTGGATTTGATAATGCTACTAATTGGATCAATAATACAGATGAAGCTATAAAAGGTAAATATAAAGGTGCTAAAAAATGGGTTGGTGATAAATGGCAAGAGTTTAATGATTTAACAGCTCCATTATATGAAGAAGGAGATAGAGCTGGTACTAAAACTGCTAAATTAGTTAAAGCAGGAGCAGTTGCTGTACCATATTTTGGTTATAAAAAATTCATTGAAGGTACTGCAGTAGACAAAGCTGCCAAAAAAGGTATAAAAGCAGTTAAAGATACTTATGCTTGGGGTAAAGGTAAATGGGACGACCAAAAAGCTTGGATATCTTCTGATTGGGAAGAAGGAGATAGTGCAGGTGTTAAATTTGGTAAATCTTATTTAAAAATAGAAAAAACTATTAAGAAAAAACTTAGTGACATAGCTGATTCTTTAAGCAATTGGTTTAAAAATACAATTCAAGGTATAAAAGATTTCTATAATGAAACTAAGACTAAAATTAAAAATTGGTGGAATGATACTATTGACAGTATTGGAGATTGGTTTAAGAAAAAGAAAGAAGATTTAGTTAATTGGTATGAAATGAAAACTGAAGAATTATCTAAATCTTGGGATGGATTTGTCGATTCATTTAAAAACTTCTTTGGTACAATAGGTGAGAAATTGAATGGCACTTGGGAAGCTATTAAAAACTTTAAAATGCCAAAAATAACTTGGGAAGGTATAACATTAGCAGCTAAAGATGTTTGGTATTTCCTTGAAGATTTTGCTAGAGAGATGGTTGGTTTAGAACCTAAAAAAAGAGGGGAAGAAGATACAACTACTACTAATAATACAAATACTAAAAATTCAACTAAAAAAACAGAAGAGAAAAAAGATGATAAAAACATAATACAAAAAGGTATATCCTTTGTTTCAGATACTTATAATACATTTAAACAAGGTCATGAAGCTGGAGGATCTGGTATAGATTCAACAGCAAGAAAATTCAGACCTAAAAAATACGTTGCATCTGATACAGATTTTATAAAATCAACAACTACTAACAATGATAATTCTAATAGTAATAATACAACTAATACTAGTAATAAATTCGTATTCTACAGTCAAAGTGATAATCGTTGGGCTAATACAAAATTAGGTAATAAGAATATGAAAGATGCTGGTTGTGGTCCTACTTCATTAGCTATGGCTGTATCACAATTAACAGGAGAACAAATTACTCCAGATACAATAGCTGAATTAGGTAAAGAGCATTTACCAGGTTATTCTAAATATTCATTATTCCCTTCTGTTGCTAATAAGCTTAACATGAACTATAGTGAAGGATATGATGGTAATTTCATAACTAGTAACTTACAAAGAGGAGTTCCTGTTGTATTATCTGGTAGAACAAACGCTTCTGGTACACCATATACATCAGAAGGTCATGTTGTTACTGCTACACATATGATGGGTAATAAAGTATTTATAAACGACCCACGAGGAAAAGAATATAGTGGTTATTATCCAATAAATGCTTTATTGACTGGATTAAATAAAGGTATGATAGTATCTCCACATAATGCTTCTAATGTTACTAAATTCTCATCTGGGCAATTAGCAAATGGATGGGATGCTGAGCCTTATAAAGATATTTATGCTGAAGAATTAGGTATGTATGGAGATGTTGGGGAATATAATGCAATTGATGATGACAAAAATTTAGGTAAAACTGGTGCTGGTCAAATAACAATGGCTGATAGGGTTTTATCTTATGCTAGAGCATTCTTAAATAATACAAGTAAATTTAGTTATTCTCAACCAAGACGTTTACAAATTGATACTAATAAAAGTAGCTCAAAAGGATGTGGTGCAGACTGTTCTTCATTCGTAAGCCACGTATTATCTAGAGCAGGGGATGTTAATATATACGGTACTACTTCTCAAACATTCTGGGATAGTGTTGGTACTAAAGTATCTGAACCTCAAATAGGTGACGTTGTTTGTCAACAAAATCATGTTGGTTTATATAGTGGTGATGGTAATTATATCCATATGTCTGGTAGAAAAGCAGGTATAAAAGAGTCTAAAGCTATTCAAAAAGGTAATAATAAACATAGAGGTTATAAACGTGTATTAAAAAATCCTTCACAAATGGTTGACCCTACAGTACCAAACCCTAACTCATTTTTAGGTACAGTTGTTGGTACATCTAGTGGTAATCCAGTAGGTGGAGGATCTGGTGGACCTCAAGCTTCATTAGATAAAGCATTATTAATAGGTGACTCTTTAACAGTTGGAATGAAATCTGTACTAGAAGGTAAATATTCTGGTGCTAAAGCTATGGGTAAAGGTGGTAAATGGGCTAAACATTGGTTAGAAAGTTTAGACGAATTACCAGATGCAGAATCAGTATCTACAGTAATACAATGGTTAGGTATAAATGGAGTGCATGATAATAAGAGAAACATATCTGATTCACAAACATTATTAGGTAAACTTAAAGAAAAATATGCAGGTAAACCAATATTCAATATGAGAATATTCCCAACAACTAAAGATTATTCTTATGGAAATTATACAGGTGAATGGTGGAGAGGTTTATCAAAAGAATTTAACGATGCTATGGGAACATGGGCAGGATCTAATGGAGTTACTCAAATAGATGCTACTAATGGATTTATACAAGAAGATGGATTCTTAGATCCTTCTAAAGCAGTTGATGGAATACATTTTACAACTGACGGTTATAAAGCAGTATTATCAAATATAGAAACAGCTATAAATAGTTACAATAGTAATAATTCTGGTTCTACTGCAACTGGTGGAGGTGCTGCTCCACAAGTTGATATATTAGGACAATTCTCAGAATTAGAAAAAATAGGTACTAGTATGGTTGGTGCTATATTCAATAATAAATCGGTAAAAGAAATGTATGATAATTTTTATGGTAACCAAGTTGTTACAGATGCGACTACAACTGGAAGTACACCAACAGATGGTTCTAATCCTGATATAAGTGGTATAAGTGATACAGCACAAGCAGTATGGCAATTCTTTACAGGTAAAGGATACTCACCTGCAGCTACAGCTGGTATAATGGGTAATATGGAACAAGAATCAGGAATGCGTCCTGATATAATCCAAGGTAATGGTAGAGGACCTGCAGCTGGTATATGTCAATGGGAAAACTATAACACTAAATCTGCTAGATGGAAAGACATGAATGCTCATGCTCAATCTAAAGGTAAAGACTGGAAAGATTTACAATCTCAATTAGAATTTATCGATATAGAATTACAAGGTAAATCTCCAGGAGATAACTATACATCAACATTATTAAAGAAAAACTGGGGTGGATACGAAGGATTTAAAGCTATAACTGATTATAAAAAAGCAACTGAAGCTTTCGAAAAATCATTTGAAAGAGCACGTAAAATAAATTGGAATAATAGATATGCTGGAGCTAAAAAATATTACGATAAATTTGCTGGTGGGGCTGGTACAGGACCTGCTACAGCAACTGCTGCTGAAACAGCTCCTTCTGATGGAAGCATACCAGATTCTATGAATGGATGGAAATACTATCAACAAAGTGACCCTAAATGGGCAGGTGATGTTGGTGGAAGTAGTGTAAGTAGAGGTGGATGTGGACCTACATCTCATGCTATGATGCTTTCTACTATATTTGGAAAACAAATAACACCACTTACAATGACTAGATGGGGACGTAAAAATGGTACATGGACTGGTGCAATGCAATGGACAATGCCTGAAAAAGTTGCTTCTGCGTTTGGATTAAACATGACTACTCTTGGAGCTGATTATAACGGTGTTGATAAATCAGTTCTAGAGAAAGTTAAAGAGTCACTAAAAGCTGGTAAACCTGTAGTAATGACAGGTAAAGGAACTGGACCTTCTGGAGCTGCAGCTAGACAAGATACACCATTTACACCTGGTGGACACGTTGTTCTTGCTGTTGGTGTTGATGGGCAAGGAAACGTAATAATAAATGACCCTAGAGGTGCTGGAAGAACTAAAGCCTATACTGATAAAGGTATATTAGATGTCGGAGTAGGTTTAAGAGGTGCTTGGGCGTTTGATACTAACGGAGGATCAATACCAGATGGATTCCAAGTTGATGGAGATTATACTCCTACAGGTGGAACAACTGGTGGAACAACTGAAGGTGGAGGAGCTGCTACTGTAGCTGCACCACAATTAGATATAATGGGTAAATTCGGCGAATTAGAAAAAATAGGAACTAGTATGGTTGCAGGTATATTTAATAATAAATCTACAAAAACAATGTATGATATGTTGTATAATAACGTTGCAGATACTAGTGGAACAACAACAACTCCTGCTGATGGATCTAATCCATCTCAAACAGTTACAGGAAAAGGAAACTTCCCTAAATATGCTTTAAATGATCAACAAATTAAAGGTATAGCTAATATATTACAACATGAACAACCTGGAATTGAAGGTCGTATGGCAGAAGCTTCTTTAATGGCTAACTTAGTTGATAAAACTGGAGATGATAAAGCAACAGTAGATAACTTAATTAAAAAAGCAACTGGCGGATGGTTTGCTAAAGGTAAAGATAGATTCAATAATCCTGGTAATCCTGAACAAATATCAATTGATGCAGCTAAAACTGTTTTAGTTGAAGGTAAGAGAACATTACCAAGATATGTTGATGAGCATGATTGTTTCTCAGACTTAACATCAGTAACTAATGATGGTAAATCATTCAAAGCTTCAGATAGAAGTCAATATAAACCATTTGTAACTAAGATAAAAAATAGATATGGAGCATCAGGAACATTCCATTCATTCCCTAATGCTAAATCTGACCCATTCTATTATACTAGTGAAGAATTAAGACAAAAATGGGGAGACGATTGTTATTCTCCTACACTATCAGGAGATGCTGGTAAAGGTGATGGTAACACTTATATGGTCTCACCAAGACAAAGAACTACACCAACAAGTAAAGTAACTTATACTAAACCTGTTTCTAATAGACCGTCTCCTAACATCAATGTTGATGCACAAAGAAAACTTGATGATATAAATAGAAAAATGAATTTATCTATAAACAATATAAATGCTACTGACCCTAAAGCATATGCAGAAATTTTAAAACTTATGATGAGAGAATTACAAGCAATTAATAATAATACTGCAGAAACAGCTTCTAAAGTTGGTAATATAGAAATAGTTGGTGCTAATGAACCAATTAGACATGATCAAGCTGGAATTACAACTGCAGATATTTATCAACCTGCTAATTCACCTAGACAAAAAAATAATTCTAAAGGTTATAATGTAGCTAGACAAATAGCAGGATATCAAAAATAATCATAACTTTATTTAGAGGAGATTAATTTCTCCTCTGAAAGGAGGTAATTATGGACAGTAGATTAAAGAAAAGAATTTATAATATTTTGACTGGAAAACAACCTAGAGATCCTGATCCAGAAACTGGTAGTGATCCAGCTACTGAAGGAGATTTGACAAATATATATGGTGTAGAAGATCCTTCAGAATATATGACAAATCTTAATAAAAATGTGTCGCAAAATATGTCTATAGGAAGTTTAACAACACAAATTTTTGGCATGCCACATCAATTTTTACCAGATACTGACCCTAGAATAGATGTTAACAATAGATTTGGTTTTGGTTTTTTTAATCATATTTATATGGAAAAACCAGTAGCAACATTAATGCCAGGTAAAATGTTATTTTTACCAGGGTATAGTAAAGATAATAAAGCCTTATTTGGAGCTTTAATGGGTCAAACAGATTCAGATAATTCTGCTAGAGCATTAGAGGATTTAATAAATGAAAACTCAGGAAGTAGATATTATGATTTTACTAGTGATTATACTGCTTATATGACATATGTAAATTTAATGTGTAGAGTTGCTGCAGTTTACTTAGGTATAGAAGATTTACCTGCACCCAACAATGAGGGTACATATAAAACTTATGATTGGAAGAAGTATCAAAGCGTTAATGGTGCAAATAAAATGTCATCAGTTAAAGATGATAGTATATTATCATTAAATAAAGAATTCTTTAGTCAAGTAAAAGATGATATTACAGCAGGACAACGTTGTTATGTTAATTTCTATATAGATCCAAACACATCAGTAAGTGAAAGTATTTCAAATTCAACACAACAATCTATGTTGGAAGGTGCTTTTGATAAAGCTGAAGGATTAATGAAAGAAGCACAAATGCTAGTAGGTACTATAGGTGGTAATAAACTACAAGGATTTGTAGATGATGCTACTAGTATGGTTAAAGACGTTGTAAATGCAGCATCATTCGGATTCTTTAAAAACTTACTAGGTTTAGGAGAAGAAGTATTACATGGTTCTAACCTTATATATCCTGAAATATGGACTGATAGTGAATATAATAAATCTTTCTCTATTCAAATAAACTTAGCAAGTCCATATGGTACTAAAGAAGCTATATATTTAAATGTGTTAGTCCCAATGTTCCATGCTCTTTGTTTAGCATTACCAAAACAATCTACGGAAAATAGTTTCAATGCACCTTTTTTAATAAGAGGTTATGCACAAGGGTGGTTCTCTATTGATATGGGTATAGTTGAATCAATATCTATAGATAGAGGTCCTGAACAAACTTGGAGTGTTGAAGGGTTGCCTACACAAGCTAAAATAACTTTAAATATAAAAGAATTATATAGTAATCTAATGATGTCACCATCTACTAAACCATCATACTTTTTTTCTAATCAAGGGTTAATAGATTACTTAGGAGTTACGTGTGGTGTAGATATGACAATACCTAATATATATTTTAACTTTAGACTTGCTTATGCATTATTAACAAATAAATTTAAAGATATACCTAATAACTTTTATTATAATGTAACACAATCTGTTAGACAGTATATTAGTAATCACTTTAGTCATTTCAATAAATAAAATAAGGGGGTATTTTATATGCCAAGTAAAAAAGAATTAATTGAATATGATGAGAAGTATGGAGAAGTTTCGAACGATTGTTTGGAAAGGATTTATAATTTTCTGGATGGAATATCCGATAAGCAATTAGAAGGAGTAAGAAATGATATAGAAAATAATCTAAATACTAAATGGAAAACAATTAGCTTTATTTTCTATTTTATACCAAAAGCAACTCCTAGAGCTAGATTAGCAGGATTTGGTAAACATTTTTATGTTTCTGACGCTATGAATAATAGAAAGCTCATGGAGAAGTTTGTTAAAGAACAATTAAGTGATTTTGAATTAATAACTACAGCATGTAAATTATATTGCGATTGTTATTTTCCAACACCTAAATCAATGAATAAGTCGGAACAACTAAGAGCTGAATTAGGATTAGTAAATAACTTAACTAAACCTGATTGGGATAATTTAGGAAAAACATACTCAGATATGATTCAAAATACAATTATTATGGATGATAGTTTAATTATAGAAGGACATGTAAGAAAGTTTTATTCTAGTAAACCTAGGATAGAATTAACTATAGAGTATGCTGATAGATATGATTCAAAATACAACATGAAAAACATAACCAAGAGAAAACAATATCTTGATAACATAGATAAAATAAATAAAGATATAACCTTTTAAGGTTATATCTTTATTTATTTATTTACTTATATTTTTTCTAACCATCTGTCTTACATTGTCTTTATTATAATTTAATAATCTTAAAGTATTAAATGTTTCTAATATAGTATATTCAACTATAGCTTCAGCCATAACTAATTCCATTAAATCGTGGTTTGTTGATTCTATTACACAATATTCTTTAACATGATTAAATATTCTTTCAACATCATCAGTATTATTATAAACTGACTCTTCGATATATTCATTAGATTCGTAATTATATTGTTCTAATACTGAATGTGCTTTTTCTAAATATTTTTTACATTGTTTTAATACTTTACCTTTATATTCATAGTTAGCATTTTCTTTAATTGCTTCTAAAACCTCATCTATTGATTCTAAATTCATTTTTATAGCTTTTTCAACTACAACAGCTTCTTCAAGATATTCAGCTTTAAGAACATTTTTCTTCATATTTTCACAAACCATTTTAGCTTTATACATGAATTCTAGATTATTTAGATTAACATCCTTAGGTTGTAAATATGGAACAAATACATTTTGACCATTTATTTCATAAGATAAAGACTCCATAACATTAGATCTAGCTTCTTCATGAGCATATATTATAACATCTAATTTCTCACAAATATCATCCATTTTATCAATATATTCTTTAACTACTTTACAAGAACATTCTTCTTTACCACATTTAGGGCAAAGTATAACTTCTTCAGTAGCTTTTTTACCTTCTTTGTTTATTTGTTTTAGATCTTTTTCTACTTCTTTACTCATATCTTTTTCAGCATTTTTATCATGAACAGCATCATCTGATTCAAGAATAGTTTGAACTTTTCTAACTATTCCTTTATAATGTTTAGCTTGTGATTTAGAATATATGTATTCAGAACCTTCATTAACTACATTATATAAATTTTCTAAAGCTTCTTCATACTCATATTCAGGAACGTTTTCGATTTTATGAGCTTCATCTAAGAACATATCTACTAATTCATCATTGTCTATTTCTTCATCTATTAATTCTATATCAGCCATAACGAATTCATGTTCTTCGAATGTAGGGTTCATGTCTTTATAATCAAAAGATTCAAATATTGCAGATGATTTATTTTCTAATATATTTTTATAATTCTTTCTCATTATTGAATTAAATAAAGTATCTACTTCTATACCAGTACTTTCGAATATAAAAGACATAGCTTCTTCTATAGGAGCATCAAGTTCACTAACTTTAGCCTCTATATCAGACATAACCATCTGTTTGTCACTACTTAATTTTTGTTCATCTTGAACAACATTAAATACTTTATCTTTTATATTGCCTACTATAGCATCTACTCCTATAGATTTCTTTTTATAATCATACTCTTCAAGTTCTATTTTTTCTAACCCGTAGTTAACATCTTTAGCACAACCTTTAGATTCTCTTACGTTACGTTGCCCTACTTTTTTACAAGTATCTTCACATAAACGTACCATGCTTAATAGTATAGGGTTATTAGTAGATTCAGCTATATGTTTTATACCTTCAAATCCCCCTATATCATCAACTTTCATTTCAACCATTTCTACTATATTTTTAAGGTTTTCATTTACAACGTCTTCATCAACTAATAAAGATTCCACACATATATCAGATATAATGTCTCTTATCAGTTCTTCTTTTAAACTTTCATAACCCTCTTTTATAGCTTTATCATAAGCTTTTTGATTTTTTAAATCATTTAATCTACGATTATCAACCTGCTTATTTAATTCACTATATTTAGTTGCAGCTTCTAATAATGTATCATCGTCTTTTTTTCTATCTCTAACAGGTATAACCCCTTCTCTTTTGAATTCTTTATCTACTTTAGAACCAAAACTTTTACGAGTTACATTAGTATTTGCATTATCAAAATAAGACATAAACGTAGTCTCCTTTCATATTGTATTTTTTATTGACTATTAAGATATTGTTTTATCTACGGTTTTTTTAGTTTAATAATTCTATTATAATATCTTCTAGTTCTATATTTAGATATTCTGGAACAAATTCTATTCTCTCAGCTTTATCTAGTGTAGTTACATCTACTGCAGTGTTTTCTATACTTTGACAACTATAACCATAATTATTAACCGATTCAAATTTTAAATATCTTATACCTGGGAAAGTATTTTCCAATTCTTGTGTTAAATTAGAAATAAATATACCTTCATTTTGTTCTTTATTTATATTCTCAAAATATTCTTTTATGAACATTTTCATATCTCTAACTAAAGTAGGACCTTCAGATCTAACATACGGATATACTTTTAATTCTAATGTACAATTTACATGGTTTAAAAGTTCTTGATCTTCACCTACAACAAAATTATTTGATCTTCCATACGTATTATAAAACTTCATATCTATGGAGTAGTTGTTAGTTTTCTTACTCATTATTTCGTCCATGTAATCATATTGTGATTTTAATATTTGTACAAATCTATCAAATTCTTCTATATCGGATTCGTATATAGTATCTTTCCATTTAATAACTGGGACATCTTTAATTAATAAATAATTAGCATCTAGTTCATCTTTTTCCCATACCATATGTGATTTAAGCATATTCAATGGAGTTATAAGCTCAACTCTTGTTTCCTCAGTAGTATATTTATTAGTTAAAGTAGTATTTTCAAATCCTGGAATATGTGAAAAAATATGACGTTTATTATCATTTTCATATTCAAATAATGTATACACATTCATTTTAAGATTAGTCATAGGTATCATTTGAACTAAATCTTCTCCATCATTCATATTTTGTAAATCATATATTCTCACAGATTCTGTATCAGATATAAAGTCGTCTGTAGAGATTTCCCCTTCATATGTATATCTCATATTATCTAGATTAAACTCAGTTTGTTTACATTCTATAAATGCTGCTTCAGTACCATTTTTATGCATGAATGTTAATATTACTTTTATCCTTCCAGTATCGTTTCCAGCTTCATCTATCATAGGTGATTCTATGTCAATATCAGTTGCAGTTAAATATAATTTAAATTTATACGTATTTTCATTGTTTATAGATGAACGATACACGTATAAGTTATTGCATATAAATTGAACCATAGAACTATCATTAACATACTCATAATCTAAAGGTATTTTATCATTTATATTATTCAGATAATATCCAACCATACCATTTTTAGACACAGTCATTAAAAATGGATTTTGATATATGAACTTATTATTAAAACCTAAATCTAATATTTCGTCCTTATCAATCTTAACAATACGTTTAGTTGATGGACCGTCATATATAAAAGTATTTGTTGGTTTTAATAACATTCTTTCAGATTGTTCAAATTCATGATCGAATTGATCTCGATATATTTTTAATTGAACAGTGTTAGTTTTATAATAAGAGCCAAAACTATCTTTACTTATAGAATATGCGGTATACAGTCTATCGAAAATATCGTCTCTTTTTTTAATAAAAGATACTCTAACATCATTCAATATATCAAATGAATTGAAATGTCTTTGTAAATCTGATTCTGTTGTATATGAGTTAACTGTTGCAAAACAATCAGCTACTCTATCCCTAAGTTCTAATAAATTTGGAATATCCTTACCAGATGTTGATGCCGATTCAGTTATTGCTATAACTGGAACTCTAGCATTATTTTCGTATCTTTCACTATTCCTATAAACTTCTACATTATAACCAGTATATAATTCAAAGTTTGATGCTGATCCATCAGTAGTATAATACTCAACTCTTATCTCTGAATTAAATTTAGGTTTGAAATAATTTTCTCTAGTAGTAAACGTTAATTCCAACATTTGGTCATTCTTAAGTTTATAATAACAAAACGGTTCTTTTATAACTTTAGAATTAACCAATCTTTTTTGCAATTGTGTAAATTTTTTATCAGTTGATTCTCTATAAAATACTTCAAAATTTGCTAACTGATCTGTAAACGGAACTTTAATAGTATTAACATTAATTCTATCATTATCTATTACTCTAGTTTCAAATACATGTTTATCACAACGTCTCATTTTAACTAATAATGCTATATATTGGGTTCCATTATAGTTATATTTTTGATATTTTATATACGGATTTTTTATATTACTTAAAGAATTATTATATTCTCTCACATAACTACAAGTTATTATATGAGTTTTTCTATAAGGTCTCATAGTTATCATTATATCATAGTCTAACATAAATCTATGTTCCTCAACATGTACGACAGTTCTTTGATCCAATATAAATTTTTTATATGTACCATCAGAACCATATTCTGAATATGCTAATAATGCATCTAATGGTAATAATAAAATACATTCCATAACCGCAGGTGTTGCTAATAAGGTATGTTCTTGGAATAAAGACGCATAATTATAAATAGTATTTGGCATTTGTGCTAAATTAGGGAACATTTCATTTGCTACCACAGGAACTGTATTAAAAACGTCTTCTGTGGTTGTAGTCATAAAATCTAAGCTATATCCTAATAAACCAATATTATATCCTTCAATAACATCTTCTGGAAAATATTTAGGTCCCAATACGTTTAATGCAAAATCTTTTATATCGTACAATGAGGTATATTTTTTAACATCATCTGACATTGTCTCACCCTCTCTCTATATTTCTTTCCAAACTAGTTGAAACATTCTATGACCAAAATCATCTTCAGTTTCTGCTATCCATGGTGCATGTGTTAATGTTGATCCTGTTTGAAATCCAAAGTCCGTACCAGCATCAGAATGTTTTGTTTCATAACCACCATGTCCATCTAATAATTTTTTATATTTACCACTTTGTTCTGTTAAGCTATTAAACTCAGCTATTATCATTGGATCCATAGTTGATTTAAAAGAATACATATATTTTATATTTATTTCAGGTTTAGCTAATAATGTACCTGAATCCCAAGAAAATGCATTTTCTCCAGTATTAACTGGAAATACACCTGTTAATTTTTGCCAATATAAAATAGTAGACCCGTCAGGTCCACATAAAAAATAATAACATGATGAAGCATAATCTACTATTCTATCGGTAATATATTTTTGCTTAGGTGCATAAATACCCCTAGAAACTTTATTTATATAATCAGTCCACGCTAAATGTAATTTGAATATATCTAAATTTACAGTATCTGTATATCGTATACTCATTTCATTTGCAGCGTTTGATTCTTGGTCTGACAGACCATAAACAATTTTATTACCATTGTAGGTTTCTCCATGTTCTACAGTTTTTAAAACAACATCTCCAACTTCAAAAGATTTAGCTTCGTTTGATAATAAAACCATAAACTTATGCTTTGGATTACCATTAGAAACTAATGATTTTAAACACCATTGATTATTATTCCAAAGATAACTATATTTAGCATCAAGAGCCGTTTGTGGTACTAGTGTAAAGTTATTAGTTCCACCAGCCTGTGTTATTATATTTAAATCTGGTCTAGTAAAAAATACATAAGCAAACGTTTTAGTTAATTCTTTATCAGGAAATGCTGTCTTATGTCTGTTAAAAGAGTTAAACAACTTTTTCTGTAAAGATGAAAAATATCCTGTAGGAATGTCTTCATTATATATTTCGCTTTTAGTTATATATTCAATATCCATTTGATATTTAACTTGTCTTATTTTCTTTAAAAGTTCTGCTTCAGTACATTGGTCGTTATACGGGTACTTCATATCAAAAGCAACTTTAGACGTCCAATCATATCCTGAAGTTGGTTTTGTTGAACCATGTGTTGTAACACCACCAGTATCTGGATTTATCGTACCAAAATCAACTTGTTTAGGTGGTATAGTTTCATCTACTGGTTCAGGAGGTGTTGGTTCGGGAACCTTTGGTTCTTCCTTAGGTGGATCAGGCTTAACTTCTAAATCTCTAACTAACCTTAGATATGTACCACAAGACCAACCACCATCTTCCCATTTATACCATGTAGCACCACCAACAGTTTTAGATTCTACAACGATACCAGTATAGCCTGGATTTAAATGGGTTATTATTCTATATGAAGTACTAGGTCCTGTTCTTTTTCTAAGACGACCACTATTAGTAGTAACCTTCATTTCTTTACGCATACTCAATTCTCCTTTCTTTAGTATTTCAGTAAGTTCTCTTACTTAGTTGTTTTCCCGCTAACTATCTATGGGTAAAACAATTATGTAAAAGTGAAATTGAAATTTTAAAAATAAAGGAGTTGTTATAAATGACTGTATTTGGAGAATTAGGAGAATTCTTAAAAGATGCCAAAGGATCTATACAAGATGTAAAATGGGCTCTAGATGATATTAAAGGGAGATCTATAGCTAAACAAAGTGCGGCTGCAACATTACAATTTCCAGTTATAATATCAAGATCTATAAATGTTGATACTGCATCTAATGTAGTAAAAGCATTAGAACGCCAATATGCCACATTTGTACAGATGGTTATATCATTAAACCCTATTCTTGATTTAAAAGAAGACGATATTCCTAGTTTTATAAATAAATTACATCAAAATAATCCTACAGTTTTAGATCTTGTAGAAAGTTGTATAAACGTTTATAGTGATGAAGCAATAGGTATACGTATGTTCACTTCTATAAATGAAGGTTGTAATGGACCGGTTCTACGTTCTAATAAAGAACAAATGTTCTGTATCGAAGATTATTTAAATCCAGTTAAATTAAATGATATATTTAAACCTGAACAGATAACATTAGAAAAAGCTAATGCAGCATTAGATTATTATGTGTTATCTGAAGCCAAAAATAGAGCTAAAACTGGAGGAAGAAAAACATATAAAGGAATGGATGGTCTTGCTCAAGCTTATGATGATTTACAAGCTGGTAAAAATCCACAACCAAATCCAAATGGACCTAGTATTAATGTATCTTCAGGTGGAGGAGGGGTAGTTAATAACCCTGTTGCAAACCATCAACCAAATCAAAATGGTGCTACAGCTGCAGGTGATGGAAAAACTACTGCTAAAGTTGGAAATCATAGTATAGAACCTAAATTTGATAAAAGTGTTGATACTATCAAATATACAGATGCTATTGAACCTAAATTTGGTAAAGGTATTAGACCTAAAATAACAAAAAAAGATGCAGATGCTATTGAACCTAAATTTGGTGCTGACGTTAACACAAAAAATACCAAAGATGTAAATGCTTCAGTAAAACAAAAATTAGATGATTCGCAAAAATCTGAAGAAGAAAGAAGAGCTGAGGCTGACAGAGTTGCATTCCAAAGAGAATTAGATAGAGCTAATGCTGATTATAGATCTAGAGCTATAGTTAGATTACATGATAATGATATTAAAAAATGTAATGAATTAGTACCTACTACACTATCAGTAACATTACAACAAATAAAAGGTGATAATTTTGGTGGAAATGTTAACTTTATATTAGGTATTAAAGGATTAATGCATCCAGTTAATTCTGATGAAATGGTAAGTAATTTATTAGATGGTTATAAATCAGGAAATAGATTCTTTAATTTCTTAAGATGGACATCTGGAGAAATAGCTTTCTTAAGAGACCTTGTTATGAATGTCGATGGAATTAAAGAAGATGCTCTTAAAAAACATAGAAAAGGTAGTTCACATTGGTGGACAACATTAAAAAGAAATAGAACATTATCTAGAGTTAAAAATACATTCGGTAAAAATAAAATATTACCAAATGCAACTATAGCATGTTCTATGGAAGAAGTTATGGAAATAAAAGATACATATAATGTAGATTTAATGGATCCTAAAGCTGTTATGAAATTAATGGATAGATATTTCTTATTAGGTTTCGTTGTAGTTGACGAATCTCAAGAATTATGCTATTTCATGTTTGATGGAGAAAGAGAATTCCAAGCTTTATCATTTAAAGGATTAGAAAGAGAAAATAATAATAAAAACGATTTTAAAGATATCTACAAAATGATAAACAGTGGAAGACTATAGGAAGGAGGTTGTATAATAATGTTAAAAAGAAATTATTGTATAGACATACTACTTGAAAACGTTTCAGAATATGGCGAAAAACAAAAAATATATGCATTAACAGAAGAACAACAAGCTATAGTAAATGATAAAATGGTAGGTAACTTATATCAATCAGCGTTAAGAAGAAAAGATATTGATTTTGGTGATATACCTAACAGTAAAGGGGATATACAAAAATTTAGTGGTTATCAAACTATGGTGGATTGCGTAGCTATGTTAAAAGCTCTAGCTAAAAAATTTGGTATTAAAATGCAAGAAATAGATATAGTTGAAGATGCTATAGATAATATAAGAATACAAAAGAAAACATTTGAAAAAGGATATGCGTTAGACGTAGACTTCATCAAAATGTATTATCAAGCTTTAGTGTTAGCTTGTATAGATGCTACTACATTACTTTTAGCGTCATATGTAGAATATACTAGAACATTAAATAATGTAGAATTTCAGATTAAAAAAGGAAAAGGAGTTTCTGGAAATATATGTATAGATAGTCTAGCTAAATTCAACCAATCTGTAAAAGATGGTTCATTTAATAAATTTGCTGATGGATTATTAAGTAAAAGACAAGAAAATTTTTTAGGTGGAGCTAGTGCTGCAGCTGTTGCAGGTAAAACACTTATAGCAGTTGGTATAGGTGTTAATATAGTTCCAGTATTAAGATTATTATTATTCTATTTCTACGATTTAAGAATATCTGTTGCAGAAATGCTAGATTATCAAAAAGAATTATTAGAAATGAATAAGTTCAGTTTAAAATCATCATCAATGGAAGCTCAAAAAAGAAACAAAATATTAGCTAAACAGAAAGGTTACATGGATAAATTAGATAAAGTTGCTGATAAAATAAGAGTACAAGACCAATTAGCAACTAAATCAAGTTCCAATAGTATAAAACAAGATAATAAGCAATGGAATTTATCTAATGTTACTAACGACGGCAACGATTTTATGTTCATTTAAATCTTATAAAAATAGAACAATAATGTAAGAATAAAATTATTATAATTTAAGGAGGAAACTTAAAAATGGCTAAAAATATATACGATTTATTTAATGAAAGAAAATACGGAGTAGATTACTTAGTTGAAGGTTATGAGTATGATGAAAACTCTGTAGAAGCTTACGAAAGTTTAGAAGCATCTATAGAAGCTATAGAAGCTATAACTCAAGAATCAATGAACGAAACTATTGAACTTCAATCTGCTTTCTATTTAGAAAATTTAGTTATAGAAAACATGATGTTTAATGATTTCAACGAAGAAAAATTACAATCTGTAATGGAAGGATCTGTAAGAGATAAAATACAAGCTGCAAAAGATAAAGTTCAACACTGGTGGAAAAAAATGAAAGAATGGTTCGTTGGAACATTCAAAGCTATAGCTAACCATTTTAAATCTGGTGAAACTTTAGTTAGACAAAATGGTAAAAAAATAGATGAAGGTATGAGAAGATCTAATCTAAAAGTTAAAATGAACAAATATAGAAACTTAGATGCTGCAATGGATGCTGTTAATAAAATGATAGAAGATCTTAAAGTTGACAGTATAACAGATGCTAAAAAAGAAGATGCTAGAGAAGAAATATTAGGTGCTGTTGGAGCAGACGATAGAAAAGATGTTGCTGAAGTTGTTAAAAAATTATTCATAGAAGAAGAAAATGAAGAACAAGCTATAAGTTCTATACCTGTAGATGTTGCTAAAAACTATGCAGGAAATAAATCTAAAATAATAGATAAACTTAAAAAACAACAAAAATCAGTTGATGATGCATTCAGAAAAACTTTACAAGGATTCCAAGAATTAGAAAGAACTACATCAGGTGAAACTAACGAATTAGCTGGAAGATTATTAGCTAACTTCAACTTTGCTTTAGGTATAAAAAATACTATATTAAGTACTCAAATGGCTATAGTTAAAAAAGCTTGTAACGACTATACTGTAGTTATAAGAAGAGCTTTAAATGCTCCAGCTAATAAGAGAGCTGATAAAAAAGCTTTAAAAGATAAATCTTTAGAAGCTTTCATACCTAATTTTGATGGTGAAGAATTAGATTTCTATGAAGATTAATATACATATAAATAGATATAGGATTAATTTCCTATATCTATTTATTTTGTCATTCAACAATCCCATAATATAACATGAAGAGAAGGAGGTTACACATGGAATATAATATGATAAAACATATACGAAAATATAAGGAATTGATTGAGAATGAACCTTATGATTTTATCGTAGAAGAAATGTTAGTTGATTTAAAAGGAATATTATTAGAAGAATCTAAAAATGATATAGTGAATAGCACTTGGGTTATAGAAACATTTTTTAATATAAACCATTCATACGATGTAATGGATGAACTGAACAGTCTAGAAACTAAGTTATTAGAAAATTCTGATCCAGATATAACCAATACTATATCTAATATCAAAGCTAACTTTAATAATAAACATCAAAAAATTATGAACCGTGATGATAAATGGCTTAAGAAAAATAAAAAGAAAATATTAAGTTTAGACTATACTGAAATAGAATTAGAAGTATTAAGTGATTATAAAGTAACATTCGAGCAATTACTTAATAGGCATAATATATTCGATAAGTTGTTCGTCAATTCTGCTGATAGTGAGAATTTAGATAATAAATTAAGAAGATTTGAAGATAAGAACGAAAATTTAAAAAATGGATTGGATAATTATTTTAGAACAGGTACATCTAGAAGAGAAATAGGATTAAGAAAAGTTGCTGGTGATGAAGCTAAACTGGCAGTAGAAAACATGGTAGCATATTGTGAAAGTTTCTTAGCTGGTAAGAAATTTTTAGAAGAAAAATTAAATAATATAATAATTGCTGCTAGTGATGAAGTTAAAGAATCGTTAAGTCCTATAGAAATTCTTAGAGAAGCTTTAGAGGATGATAAAAATAAAAAAGATGAAGAAGTGCCAGAAGAAAAACCTAAAAAAGAAAAACAACCTAAAGAGGAAGACGTATCTGATGAAGAAGTAGATGCTGAAGTAGAAAAAGAACCTGTAGAAGATAAAACAGCTGTTAAAAGAGGATCTAAAGATAGACAAGTCGGTATAGCTGTATTATTAACTGTAGCTGAAGAAAGATACTTCGATTATATTAATATATTAAAAGGATTGCTTGAAGAATAGAAAAATAGATATAGGATAATTTCCTATATCTATTTTTGTTTTTTTAATACAACTTGTACTTCTGCTACTAATTCACCAGCATCTTTAGCCATAACTATAGTTGTTTTGGATACTCTATAATTACCACCATATAATTTATTAAGTTTTTGATCTTCGTATGTTATTAGTATTTCTTTATTAGGTGATACAACTTCCATATCAACTCCTATTAAACTAACTAAGCATATACATTCATTTTCTTCTATTCTAGTTTGTAAATCACTTATAGCATTTGATTCATTCTCTTTAGTCATTAATATTTGTTCATTAGTAGAATTAACTTTAGTTGTATTTGGGTTTATTTGTGAATTTGAATTCGATTTTGCATTTATAATTCTTATTTTATTTCCATTTATTTGATTACTCATTATATTAGTATTTTTAATATCAACCCTTTCTGTATTACAGAAAACATGGGTTTGTTTTCTATCTTTATCTATAAATTGTCCATTCATTTGGCTGTCACTAGATTCTTGATCTGATATATGTAAATGTGTTATACGCACTTCATTTTTTCTCCATGCAGTACATTTATAGTTTTTATCTATTAAATATGCTGTATCTACATCATAAAAAAGAAGCATACCTTTTTGATAAAAAGGTTTCTGATTATTTAAATATAATATAGTATCAACAGTATTCCCTGATGGTACTGTAAAATTGGATAATGAAGGATTGCTATCTAACTTAGACATCAGCAACTGAGATATACCTGATTCTTGCATTATATAAATTAATAAATCTGACATAAGTGCTGATTGTATTGATAAATTAAAATACTTTTTACATTTAGTTACTTCATCAGTAAATAAATAAAAATCTCTTACGTTAGTACCTAAAGTAACAGCTTCATCCCCTTCTCCACCTTTTTTAGTTTCAACATTTCTATTATCCTCTATAACATTTTCTTTATCTTTAAAGCATACAAACATTTCGTTGAATGCCATTTCATATTTAAGAAAATTCATATCCCTGTCATAAATATTTCTTACTAATCTAAGTCTAAACTTAACAGTATCATTCTCTTGTTTAATTTTATGATATAATTCATCCTTTATAGTTAGTGATATATTTACTATAGGAAAATATAACTCATCATAATCTTTTTCCATATAAATGGATGTAACCATATCGCCATTTAATTTTTCTATACCACCATCTTGAAATATAATATCAAAGTTATCAACCTTATATTTAATAAGATTTTTATTTTCTCTCATCTCTTTAGTAATCATAAAACCAACCTCCTTATATAAAATTGTATTTTTAGTAAAAAAATAATAAGGACGAAATCGTCCTTATTATTTATTCTGATAAAACAAATCTAACATCTATTTTTGTCTTAGCATTTAATTCTGCTAATATATCTTCTAATAAATCTCCATTTACGAATAGACCTGAATTATCTCCTAAAGATAATACTATTGTATTTATATCTGTATTCTTTATAGATTCTAAATATACGTATACTTGATTTATATCTTGTGCATTTTTAGGATATAATGCTATAGGATTATAATCTCCTAATAATATTATTTTATCAATATCGTATAAGAATTCTTTATTTGTTTTTACAAAATCTATAAAGTTATTTATATAATGTCTATCTGTTATTCTAGCTTGAACTCTATCAAGTTTCCATCCATAGCAGATTACTTCTCCTTGTTTATAATTATTCCATTTAGTTATATTCATCATAATTATTACCTCCAAAATTATTTTATAATATCTCTTATCCAATTAGGACATGTGGATACTTCATTACATTTAGGATGTCTTTTATACACTTTATTTACTTCTTCATTATCTATTGGTTTCATATTCCAACTTATTTCTTCATAATCATCATATGAATAAACATCTTCACGGAACTTAGAAATTATTTCTTCTTTTACAGGGTTACTGTAATATATTTGTTGTATAAGTTCAGCTTCTAATATTTCTTTAGAAACGTTATATAATCTATCATAATCATAATCTGGATTATTTATACACTCATCTAATATACCTAAATTTACTTTCAATCTTTGATTCTTATCATCAGTTTCATTTAGGTATCCTCTTTCTCGTTCTATTTTACAGACATGTTTTCTTAATTTACCCACAACACTGTCATATCTGTCTAATAATTTGTATAAAGCTTTTGTATTTATATATCTACATTCATAGGTATATGTGTTTCCTCTAAAATCTTCAGTTTCTTCTTCAAATATACATTTATCTCTATCATCAATTTGATCTAACCATGTATTTTTTATCAAACTTTCATTATAACCAAATGCTGAAGCTATACAATACATCTTATACCATATGTCACCCTTTTCTTCATACCATTGTATAAGCACATCATCAAATTCATCATAATAATTATTTGGAACTATTACCAT